GCACCAAAAACATTTGTGCTACCGCTACACCATCGGGCAATAATCTCAAGCATTCTACTCCCCGCAGTACGGAATTGTATCTTACTTAGCCCATCGTTAGCGGTATGGGTACTTGAGTTGAGCAGATAGTCAGAATCGAACTGACATCTCAGGCTTGGAAGGCTAGAGTAATAACCATTATACGATATCTGCTTATGTGGACCAGGCTGGGCTCGAACCAACGACCTACGCATTATGAGTGCGGTGCTCTAACCGACTGAGCTACAAGTCCGAATATCGTTATTATGAACGATAATAGTTTTTATCGTATATTTCAACGATAGTGGAGGTACAGAGATTCGAACTCTGGATTCCTGCGTGCAAGGCAAGTGTGTTAGCCAACTATACCATACCCCCGTTTCAGTACTCGGGGCCGGACTCGAACCGGCACGAACCTTTCGGTTCAAGGGATTTTAAGTCCCTCGTGGCTACCATTACACCACCCGAGCATTACTCTAATGTGATTCGGAAAGGATTCGAACCTTTGACCTACTGCTTAGAAGGCAGTTGCTCTATCCAACTGAGCTACCGAACCAAATAATAAGATGAACTCTGGTCTTGTGTACCAGATGAGAACCTTTAGCATGCCACTAACTCAAAAGTGTGTTCTATTCATCTTATTTGTAGATATTTTCCGCTTTCGTAGCGAAGACAGCTTCTCAATCTGCCCAACCCCTTATACGATGATGGATTATGTTGGGATTTACCATCAAAACAGGTTTCGCGGTACTTACGGGATTCGAACCCGTGGTCTCTTCCGTGACAGGGAAGCATGTTAGGCCTCTACACCAAAGTACCGATTGCAGGGGATGTTTCCATTCTAGTGGGACAACCCCCGATTGGTTTTCATCAACTGATGAATCCACTCTATGATTACCAATTGACTCATTTCGAACTTTCGGGGCTCGTATCATTCAATTTCAGTAATCATTGAGCCTCCGGTCGGGCTCGAACCAACCACCTGCTGATTACAAATCAGCTGCTCTACCAAATGAGCTACGGAGGCAAAAGTTGTAGTAAGAGAGATGTACCAGCCACCACCTCTCTCTTACCTATTCACATACTAACGGCTCAATGTGGCTTGACCGAATTAAAGTGTTTGATATGTGAGTTGTACTCCGTAGGGGGCTCGAACCCCTAATCTCATCCGTGAAAGGGATGCGACTTAACCGATTTGTCCAACGGAGCGTTACTTACTAAACCATTATTTCAAAGAACATTACAAATATACGAAAAGTTTTTTATAATGTCAACTAATTCTATATATTTATTTTCTACATTTTTACTAAATGGTCCGCACAATATGTTGCGATTGGACCTAAAGTTTTGTATCGTACATTATAACCCATACCTTCAACCATACCTACTGCTTGTCTGAACACTTCATTAGATTTGTATTTAGGGTCTGGATTTAAATCCACATCAATCCAAGTTGCTTTTTGAACTCCGGCATTTCGTAATTCTTCTGCTACTTCAACTGCAAACCAAACTTCATTTAATAATCTTACTGAACGAGTGTACTCTCTCGGTGCATTCCACCGATTATACAATACATGCGCTCCTCTACCTGGCGTATATAATGCTACAACAATCGCATAGATAGTTTTATCTCTGAAGTTTTGTGAATCACATCCAATTAGTATTTCAACTCCTTCATGTTCATTCATATATTCAGCGATATATGTTTCTAATTCAACTTTTGTTCCATCATGTAGTTTTCTATAAACCATATCATTGTTATTTATTGTACCCATAGAAGGACTCGAACCTTCAATTGTGTGGTGTCTAAAGCCACTGCGTATTCCAATTCCGCCATACGGGTGTGTTTCCGTAGAGAGTAAGGGGTTCGAACCCTTGCGACTTTTACATCCTACTTGTTTAGCAAACAAGCCCCTTCACCAACTTGGGTAACTCTCTATTGGGGTGTTTAATGGGATTCGAACCCATGCTATCAGTACCACAAACTGAAGTGCTAACCGCTGACACTATAAACACCATATGTTGCATGTATGAGGTTCGAACTCATTTGGTCATCCTTATGAGAGATAACTCTTTTCCACTAAGCCATGCAGTTTTGTGGAATCGAACCACACTCTCCTCGTCAGGCGATACAACCAGTATCCTTTATCGAGTCACGTATTGGATTCGAACCAATGTAAAAGGATTTGCAGTCCTCCGCCTAACCAACTCGGCCAACCTGACATTTAATGTAGTTCTATTAGGATTCGAACCCAAACTGCTTCATCCGTAGTGAAGAGTGCTATCCATTACACCATAGAACCAACTTTACTTCCATTGAGTTTTACGATTGTATTTCCAACTTCTGAATCTTCTTACTTTGAATGATTCAATTGGTTTCCCACTTCCATGTCTACCATATACAAATGTGGGCGAACAATCATAATACCAACTCCCGTTTCTTTTCTGACAAATGTAGCAATAATCATACGATTGCTTCATTCGTTTTACTCGATACTCTTTGTTTGTCATAATACATTAGGTTTTGTTACCTAATGCTTGTCAAATAATTGTTTCATAGTTTTATCATTTAGCACGGGTAGTAGGATTCGAACCCACATCATCGGTTTTGGAGACCGGTATGCTACCATTGCACCATACCCATAGTTAATACGAACATTGACCGGGTTGTGGGTATTCTCCACTACTAGTCAGGTTTCAGCCACCCGGTTGATTCGTATTGTTGGTAGTGCGGGATTCGAACCTGCCACCTTCTCGGTATCAGCGAGATGCTCTAACCAAATGAGCTAACTACCAGTGTTGTAGGGTAGAGAGGACTCGAACCTCCATCGTCTTGCTCCCAAAGCAAGTGACTTAACCATTAGTCAACTACCCTATGGTGGATGGATTATTTTTTTAAAGTAGAATTCGCCAACCTCAAAACTACTATGTGAACCCGAATGGACTCGAACCATTGACTCCCTCATTAAAAGTGAGGTGCTCTAACCGACTGAGCTACGAGTTCAAATTGAATTGACATTGCTATCAGTGTTTAAGTGGCTCACAAATAAATTCGGAATCACCACCCATCGATTTTACGATGTCTTAGCCAATTCATTGTGGAGCCTCAAGGAATCGAACCTTATCCTCTAGTTCTTCAGACTAGCGTACGCACCAGCTATACCAAAGCTCCATTTTGTGCCGCCGGTAGGACTCGAACCTACGAACTCCGAAGAGGAGGGATTTACAGTCCCTTGCAATTGCCACTATGCGACGTCGGCGTTAAATGGTAGAAGATATAGGATTCGAACCTATGACCTATTCGGTGTAAACGAATTGCTCTGAACCGACTGAGCTAATCTTCTATTTTGAGGGAAGGGAGAATTTCGAAATCTCGACCTGATGATTAACAGTCATCTGCTCTGCCTCTGAGCTACCATCCCAAAACAAAAAACCCCTTAACTTTTTTTAATTAGTTAAGGGGTTCTTTAAATATCTTTTATCTAAATCTTACACTACTATCCTACATCAGTGTCCCTTAACTTTTTTCCAATATAATCCACCTTGCCTAAATTCAAGACTGCCGGATTTGCTATCGTACTAAACATACCAAGCCCTTGCCACTCATTTCTTTGAGCCGCTAATGAACAATTTGTATGTATGTTAAGAGTTTTCATTGTTAATATATATGTAAAAATTTATTAAAAGTTATTTTTTTATAAAATAAACTAATTCATCTTCAAAATACGCCACGTCGTGTCATGCACCGGTTATTATCATCCTCAATAAATTAGTTAATTGAGCGGTGGTGTGGATTCGAACCACCTCCCCCTAGCTGGACGCTAGGTGTGCAAACATTACACTTCCACCGCTTATAAGCTATAAAAGAAAGATTTGTAGGGTGGTACTTTCAAAGGCCTAGCTACAGCCGCTTTTACCATCAACACTAATTCGTATTGGTTGAGATTGTTTAAGGCGAAAATCCCCTACGAAAACCATATCTTCACACTATTTGTCATTTTTTTTAAAGTGGATTTCCAGTTATTGGAGAGATACACCCAACCTATCTGCCGTAAACCACTACGAAGAGCGAAACCAAGGAATTGAACCCCATCTTGCAACCTGGACGGCTGCTGTGCTACCGTTACACTAATCTCGCTTATATAAGGATGAGAATACTCCTTTTTGTGAACCAGCTTTCGAAAGATTATTGTTTCCTTTCTTTTCCACACCCTTTTGAGATGTACCAATTCAATGTGGGTTAGTATAGCCAACCACTCTTAGAGTTTCAGATTACTCTCTTCCTACTTATTTTCTTCAACCCTGCCGAGCTGATTCACACTTGCGATGCTAGAAACCTTTCAAAAGAATCACAGACCTCTTGCGGAGGTATCGTGGCAAGGAACAACTCCCTACTATGTACACACCTTTCATCTGAAACTGGCAAACACTTTTGCTTACTTGATTTATGATTTTGCGTCAAAATGCAAATGAGTTTTGGTTTGTAGATGGATTCGAGTAGTGGTTTGCCACCAGCTCCGTTATCTTTTGAACAACAGAATACTATACTACTCAATGTGATATCCCTATCACCATACTTCAAGTCATCTTCAATAGAAGGGATTGGTGTCCCAGTCTAAAGGATAATAACGACACCACTCGTACATTATCTTATCTCACGTCCTTTCGGATAGCTTGATTCTCAAGACCACTTTTGTATTGAATCACGCAATAATAAGGAGAGATTAAGTCCTTACTTTTCACAATAATTCTATGAGTTATTCTTATTGATGTTCCCATCTCAACTGAACAATCTACATTTGCCCAGTCATTCCGGCTCTTCGATGATAGTGTTACCCCCACCTACAAAGTCAGAATGATATCTCACTTGCCTACTCAAGCTTGCTCCCTTACGGGGGAGTAGCCGCAGTTACATTAACCAATGTACCCACTTTATCCTACTTTCGTAGTTTATTTCACGACCATAGGCGGCCGTTGTTATACTATGTAGAACGAATCTACTATGTATAATCTTTTCAGTATTTTAAAGAACATTTTTTGTAATCAGATTTCAACCATTTGGTATAGTAAACTTTGTTACTCTTACTTCAGGTATGTTTTTACGATTTCTGATTACTTTGTAAAGATACGAAAACTTTTCCAAACTTCCTAATATTTTTACAATTATTTTTTTATAAATTTGAATACCGAGTATCTTTCATCGCCTATAAGTTTCTCATTTACTATGTAAAGATAATACTTTTTTTTCACAATTCCAAATAAACTTTCAAATTTATTTTAATTTTTTTTGTTGAACATTTTCAGCTATGTTTACTTACACCATATATACTTCCTACTTCTGAACAACTTTACAAATATACGAAAGTTTTTTCAAACTTCCAAATTATTTGTAATAATAATTGAAATGTTGTACATTTTACGGGCGTCTTATTTACAATTAGTCTACTCTCCCACAATTATTATATTTTTCAAAATGAATTAGTGATATCCGGCTTTTTAACCCCTCCGCTAATATGTTGGAAAGATGTTCACACATTCGGTTTTATTAGATGTTGGCTTCAACCACTATCTCATTTTGTTTTACAAATATACGAAAACATTTTCACATTTCCTAATTTATTTGTAAATTTTTTTACTTTAGTTGCGGGGGGAGGATTCGAACCTCCGTCTTAGGGTTATGAGCCCAATATGCTACCGTTACACTACCCCACGATATAATGTTAAAGAACTTTTTCTCTTTTGTTGATACAAATATACGAAAGTTTTTTTTAACTTCCAAATATATCTATATATATTTTTTATTTTTTTTAAAAATATTTTGAAAATCTTTTATAAAGTATTCTTCAATAATACTTTTTTTATGCTCAATATTCTTAAAAAGGGCTTTATTGTACTCAATAATATCCAATACTTCATTTGTATTGTACTTATCAAGTAATTGAATTGCTGATGTTACTATCTTATCTAATTTAATATCAACATCTTCTTCCAAATCATAACTTTCATCAATTACATTGTTAAAAGTTTTGAATCCAAACTTATGTAAAGTTTCAATATGTCCGTTTGTAGCGCTTACTACAAATGGGACTCCTATATATATTGCTTTCCATGTTTTTTCAGTAATATGAATTGTATTTGTAAATCTATCATCAATTCTATAATCTAAAAATGTTTCAGGTATGATATTAACTTTTGTCTTAAAAAATACATTTGTATTTAATCTATACAAATATGTATCATCTTTTAATACATCGTTTACATCAGCAATATCATCGGATAATGTTATTGGTAATCTATCCAATCCTATATGTTTTGCCACTTCATTCAATTCAGCATACTTATTTAAATTATAAGTAGTATCTGGCAAAATCGATAGAATCGTATATAAACATTTATCCAATAATCCCCTATCAGATATGGTTTTTAATAATTTAAATTTATTTAATCCCAATCTTCTATTTAGAATTAAAAAATCCGTTTCCTTTTCAAATTTACAATCTACTATATCTGGTAATTCAAATAATGTGGATATGAAAAAATGAGGAAAATGAAAGGTATTTAATTCAAAATTTCTAATTCTAACAATAGAACTACCCATGTTTATACTATTGTTATAAATCATAGCTAATCTATTCGAATTAATTTTCATCTGATGGAATTTTTCCAAGAAGAAAACTAATTCCGGAGTTATATACACATCAGCTTCCATTACATTATCTATCAAAAAATTAAATCCCTTTTCAGATAATATTTCAACTATTTCAAAAAACTTTTTAGTAAATACAAAACCTTGTTTACGATATTCCTCTTTATCAATAGGGTCATCGTAATACTCGGTAAAATACCTACTCCAATTAAAAATTAAGAAATTGGTTTTCTCTGTATCGATGGAATCATAATCAAATGATTCATCGATTTGATATTGCGTAATATCGTATTCCAATTTTTCCAAATCGGATAATACATTACTACCTTGGAATGTGTAAAATACACATTTATTCAAATAACCAATTTTCACAAAATTTATTTATGTAAAGCAGTTTTAATCATTGATTTTGCAGCCTGCTTAACCTTATGGTCATCATCGTATTTCAACGCCGATTTAACCTTAATCATTTTACCTGTATCAGGATTCATAACAGTTTTATCCAATATTCCTTTAGGTAATAAAGATTTCAACTTCATATCATCCTTTGGTTCTTCTTTAGGCTCTTCTTGTGGTTCAAATGTGAATACTTTACCACCTTTCATTTTAGAATAACCTTGTGCTATTTTGCCAGGTGCAAACTTACCAATGTTGAATGCTTCACCTGATTTTGAATCAATAAATGTTGCTTCACCTTTGGCTTTAGTTGCTTCATCCGCAAATAATACACTATCTTGTTGATACTTCTTACCTAATGCCTGAATATGTTGTTGTGATATGTTAGGTACAAATAAAGATTTCTCTTCAGTTGGTACTTTCATATCTTCTGGACAATCCTTATATTCCGTATTTGGTTGTCTACATTCCTGCCACATACCATCTACATGAACAAACCCGTATCCCAATTTACGCAAATCGTTTTCTAACTCTTTGTTTCTTTGTTTGTTTTCAGCAGGTGTCAATTCACCTCTACTTGCAGTTACTACTCCCCAATTTTTCATTTTAGGATTTGAAACCACATGTTGATATATTCTACCTAATGATGCTTCGTTTAAATCGTATCTACCTGCCTTTATCATTTCTTAATTATATTTGCGTTTTTTAAAATTCTTGCATTCGTTACCCATTTCTTACCAACTGCATTTCTCAATGGTTCTCTTATGAATCCATCAACTGCTTTTTGAATGCTTGATGTTATATTGTTACCATCCTTTGTGTTATCTATGATACGGAAATTACCACTAAATAGGGTTTGAAATGCTCCTAAATTGTGCTGACATTCTTTCCATATATCATTAACCAATGATTCTGGCAAACTTCTACTTCTTTTAGCGTTACGAGCCTGAGCTATTTCCAATGATGTATTCACAAATACCATATATGTATCGTATCCTAACTCTTCTGCTCTTGCTTTTTGCTTTCTGATTTTAGCCACATCATCACCCGTACCATCTATAATCATACCCAATCTACCCTCTTCATAAAATGCTTTGGTTTTTTGAGTAATTCCTTTTCCCGTTTCTCTCGGACCTTCTTTTGATTTAGTAATGAAATCCCATAATGCAGGGTCTTCCTTTTCAATTTTACCTAAATCTTTTGGGTCAATACCACTCTTTTTTAATTGAGCTTCAAATGCGATATCAGAATTCACCATCTTCAATCCACTTGCCGAAAATGTTGCTATACCTTGTACACCAAACAAATCTGCAGCTACCTTCGATTTACCACTACCAGGTCCTCCTGCTAAAAATACACATTTAAGAATACCCGGGTCATCTACACCCTCATTTAATATGTTTGAATTTAATAAATCTTTTAACTTAATCATTATCGTTTTTCAAATTTCTCTATGATTGCAATAGCTGCTTCACAATGTTTAACTACTTCCTTACTATAAGGTCTGATATTATGAATTACATCTTTAAGATTATCCAATGCCTTTTCTCTTGTCATATCATGCATTGTTGCTTCTGGAATGGATTCTCTCAATTTTCCTAAATGTTTGATAGCATCTTTTTCATTCTTCTTAAAGTAATCTTCAACTTCCTTTTTGGTTTCAAATGATAATTGACCTTTGCCTTTCTTTACATCATCTACCCAAAAAGAATCTGAATCTCTATCGAATTCATAATAACCGATAAGATTACCACTTGATGTTACTTTACCATCTTTGGCAACTACACTTTCGTTTAATAAGTCTTTTAGTTTCATTGTATTATTTTTTTTCATTCCAAACTACTTGTCCACCCGCATCTTCGATATGGATTTTAGCTTTTGGATTTTCTCTTCTCATTGCTTCGAAGTGAGCAGGTAAAAGATTCTTATCTTTAATGTTATTCTTTTGAGCAACTACTTTGTTGTACTCAATTGCAACTAAAGACCAAGGGCCTGAACCACCAGCTCTAACACCTTGCATCATTCTTGACCAAGATGTAGTTGCTTCACTTATTAAATCCGTTAGTTTTATCATACTAATAAGTATAAATTTTTTTCAAAATGGTGGAGATGGAGGGAGTCGAACCCTCGTCCAAAATATGGTTTAATAAACCTCATTCACAAGCTTAGTCAGTTTTTCTTAACTGACAAAATAGATAAAGATTTATACATTCGTTATCATTAATGTTTCCAATTCGATTTCGGGTTCAATTGGTATCCACCTGGGTTCACATTCTATTTCAAGTCCCACGATGTGTGCGGGAGAGATTAGGCAGCTACTGCTAAATCAGCACCAACGAATGCCATAGCATCTTCGAAGGTCATTGTAGATAATTCTACTGCGTTTATTGTTCGATAGGTGTTTAAGGATTTCCATCTAATCCTGCTTGCATCAATTGTACTAACACTTCATACCTGTCAATACCGGGCATCCCCATTGTTGTTATATATATTATATTTTAATTATAAACCAACAGATTCAAAATCAATTTGATTAAACCCACCGTCTCTAGCAACTGGCACTCCAAATGCTCGGTTTCGTTGTGGGTCTTTTGAAGAGTTGTTATTGATTAAAATTCGTTCCTCTCTACCGATACCCATAACCAATTGGTCAAATCTGATACCTGCTTTGTTCATTTGAATTTCAGTAATCTCTCTCAAATGTTCTGGTCTTGCAGTAGTTAAAACGATGTAATGTCCGGCATTGTACCATTCATTCATTTTCTCTTTAACACCTGGTAAAACATTTACCACATTTGGGTCTAACTCTTCGAAACTAACTTGCTCAATTAGAGTCCCATCGATATCACTAAAAATTGTTTTGTATCCTTGTTCTTTTTTCATAATGTTTATCTCTTATTACTTAGTAAATGTACGAAAAAAGCTTGATAATGCCAAGCTTTTTGTCATTTATTTTTAAATTATTTTAGAAGAAAAATGCGTTCCAAGCCCAACTAATTGGTACTAAATATCTTTCACCGATTCTACTTTCATCGCCTGAACGATATGGTGATTTTACTACCTCAAAAGTACAAGTCTTTTTATTTACTTTTATTAACTTACCTCTCAATGTTGGTGATTGGTTTTGTGAAACCTCTTTTCCAATTACCGATATTAATTCTTCTATCTTATTCATAATTTTAGATTTTAAAGTTTAAGGAATTAAATGTATTGTAATGCTTTCTGAATATCAGAATCTTTAGCTTTGTAACCCTTAACTTTCTCAATTGCTTTCTCCAATGAAATCGGGCCCCAAACATACTTACCTTCTTGCATATCGATTAACATTCTCTTTACATCTGGCCAAGAAGCGAAAGGAGCTTTAGGTTGGAAATGAACATATTTGGAATTAAATTCCAATCTAGTTCCGTTATCAGTTTGACCAGACTCCCCGTATTCGTAGATATCTTCCATACCATTGTAACGACCGCCTTGCATCATATTAGCGAATGAACTTAAATCATTGTATTCTTTAGAACTATAATCAAGTTCATCACCATTGGCTTTACACACATACAAATCAGAAGAAGAACCATTAGCGAAAGTGGATGATTTACCCCACACTAAAAAATCAGGATATTTAGCTTTAACATATTGTTTGAACAAAAGGGGAACTTCTTTACGTCCGATAGAAATATAAGGAGTTTCTAATTTCTCACCCCAATAAGAAGTAGTTCTTAAACACTCTGATGGTAATTCAAAATTAACACCCAACCAAGTAAATTTCATTTTAGATTTCATATTTTTAAATTTTAGATTTTAACGATTTTAACTCTCACTCTCAATTACCTTACAATATACAAAAAAATTGAACACAAGTCAAGCTTTTTCTCAATTATTTTTTAAGAATTTATCCATTCTTGATAAATGTAATCATAATCATGACCTGTAATTTCGGAGAATTTCTCAAAAACCCTCTCTCTAATTACGGAATCAAAAACACCAATATATTCGTAAACAATACCACCACGAATTGCGGCCCATAAACCACCGAATGTAGCTTGTGAATTAATTTCAACACCCAATTCATCAGTTGGGTAACTTTCCAAATAAAATTGCTTAATATTCATATCTTTATCATTTATTACATAGTAAATATACGAATAAATGTCGATACTGCCAAATTTTTGAGGTACTTTTTTTACAAAAAAATATAACCCATTGAAAATCAACGAGTTATAAGTCGTTAAAAATCAATGGGTTATCTAACTAATTGGTTATCAATCAGTTACACAATATATGTTTTTACTATATTAGTTATGATTCGCATCCAATACAATGTACTTCTTTAAATCACCACATTCAGCCGGTTCTTCTAAAGTTTCATTGTTCGCATTTAACCATTCTAATGCTTCATCCATTGTCATAGATTCACATCCTTCAACTGGAGTAGATGTACAAGCCAAACATATTTTAAATGGCCCTTTATCTAATTCTTTTTCTTCCATAGTTTTGTTATTTTAGTTTCTATAATAAATATATAATTTTTTTCATTTCCAATGATTATTATACCTTTCCCACCAAAAAGTTAAATCTTCTTTAGAATCATCATAGTATTCGCCTACAAAATCTGATTTGAACTTCGAACCCACATTTTCAAAAAGAGTTAGAGTTACAAGTCGTTTCCCAGTTTCTAAACGCTTTTTAATCCAATCCATAATATATGTATAATTTCCACCTCTAATTACACCAGCCTCCACAAATATCAGAGCCTTTCCTCTAAAAGAATTGGAGTGTATTCGAAAGGTTTCATACATTTCATCAACATACCTTCTATTCCAAGTTTCATCCGGATATGGAACATCGATTCCAAACCCCTCACACACCTCTCCGTTATGGGAAAGATAATGTCGTAGGATTTGACCTACTATGGATGAATAATCCGTACTCACTATCACTATTACCGAATTCGAAGCGTTATAGCCCGATTCCAAAAGTCTATCCCCCAACTTATGGATTAGTTCCGTTTCTTCCGTTTGTGTTACGAATTTAGTGGTTCTCATACCTAATTATTTCTTTTAATCATACACCCCCAACAAATCCCCTCCGAACCGATTACCGAAGAGCATTTAGGGCAAATATCGTTTTGTTGCATACTATCAAAAATTTTGGGTTTACGACTGCGTTACCCCAGCCCCTCCCCCTATTGGAATTTAAAACCTGTCAATTTCTCTATATCTTCTCTTAACACCTTATTGTTATTGATACCATCTGGTGCTGATAAATCATTCTCAAATAAGTAAAAGAACCACTCATTTGTTTTCTTAATATGTACTACTTTCCAACATTGTTTTGGAACTGATGTTGTACCTATTTTTTTAATCTCACCAACATTTCCAGCCCACACATGCACCGAATCTTGTACTACTGCCCATTCTCTTGTTAGAGTTTCCAATGATTTCCAATCTCCTGCATTTAATCTATGTGTTTGTGCAGCCATATTAGAATAATAGAAACACTCATCTTGTACAAATGTTGTTTGACATTGGTTTGATTTTGCTGGCATTAAATGACCTCTATCGTATCCACTATTTACATAATCTTGTCCGATGTTAGTTTCTTTTGGTAATAATGGGTCTGGCTTAAAGTTATCCTTACGAGGAAGTGGAGTTGCGCATCCAACTTTGATTTTAGTTTCCCACCATTCTACCATTACAGGGTATTTTTTTGATTTACTGAAATGTGATGTGTAATTAAGATGTTTCAATTGTACTACATCTTGTGCGTTTAATGTTGTTGCTATAACCAATAGCATAACAATGGATAAAATTCTCTTCATTTATTTGTGTTTAATTTTGAATAAATATATAATTGTACAATTTAAGGAACTTTCATCAACTTATTTGGAAAATCCTATTTTTCTTACTTTTTTACAATTTAGGTCGATATATATATTAAAATAATATAATATATGATAAACTTACTTATAGCCCTTACATTAATGTGTAGCTCATTCGGAGCGATGATTTCAAAAACAACAAAAGAGTATGGATTCAGAAAACAAAGAGAACATACTGAACCTTTAAAATTGGATTAAAGCATCATTCTTGTTCCAATCAAAAAGTTACTTGTAAATTTCTGACCAGGTTGTGTATTCATATTCAACTTATAGTTAAATGAGAATCCAAATCTTCTACTGATTTTATAATCAACCGAAGAACCTACCAAAAATCCAAAGTGTCTACCTACTGCAGTATTTCCGGTAAATGTATTATATCCAATTGGAGAATACATTGCGAATACTTGCGGTGAAAGTGTTAATTTCTTACTATACTGAAATGGTTTGGTCCAAAATGCTACTGCCGATGTAGATAGGGATACATCCCATTTTTGTTTACTACCTGGCATCATTAACATCACTGCTCCCACATTGTATCCATATACTCCCAATTTAGGATGTGGTTTGATATAGGTATACCCCATCAATCCCATCCAACTACCTTTAAGATATGCCGATGTCAATGAGTATGAATTGATAGATGATAACTTACCACCTTCAAAGTTCATTTTAGTTATACCACTACTTAATGCGAATTGGTCTAATGAACTCCATATCATAGAGTTTAGGGAATAGGTTACATCTCCAGCCATTGAACTTCTACTAATACCTACCGATGCGATTGCATTGTATGTACCATCCTGGTCTTCAGCGGTTGTTAAATCCGATGCTATTAACAACGGATTCATATTTTGAGCCTTTTGTTTCTTTTCCTCTTTTTTCTCTTCCTTCTTCTCCTCTTTCTTTTCTTCTTTTTTAGATTCTTCTTTTTTCTCTTCCTTTTTAGATTCTGATTTAGATTCCTCTTTCTTTTCCTCACTCTTACTTTCAGATTTTGATTCGGATTTAGATTCACTCTTTGTTTCCGATTTAGTCTCTGATTTTGATTCAGATGAAGATGATGATGAACTACTACTTTCCGATTTAGTTTCGGATGAAGATGATGATGAATTACTATTATTCGATGAACTGCTACTCGATGAATTCGTAGATGATGAACTACTACTTGCTGGTGGTGGAGTTGAAGCAGTTGATGATGTAGATGCCGTTGCACCACTACTTGCCGCAGTTGATGATGCAGAACTAGCGGATGATGATGCCGCTGAACTTGCACTATTACTTGCTGCCGTAGATGCCGATGAAGATGCCGCCGAACTTGCGGCTGAACTTGCTGCAGTTGATGCGGCTGAACTCGCAGCTGATGAAGCTGCTGAACTTGCTGCCGCACTAGCCGCTTGAGTTGCCGCAGATGATGCTGCCTGTGATACTGCGTTATTTACAGTTTGTTGGACTGTTTGCTGAACTACTATGTTAGTAGGACAACCCATTGTTGAATATGCTAAATATGTTGCGTTTAACCAAAGTTTAACTGCTCCACTTTGTACTTCCAATGGAGTAAATACTTTAACTTGGTCATAAAAGGAAACAACGGCGTTACCATTAACCATAGTAGTTGTTGCCGTTTTGATTTGTCCACTACATTTATCTACGAATGTTTGGGTATAGGTTTGCCCTTTCGCTTCTTGAGCAAATATGAACATAACCATTATTGATAAACTTACTAACCATTTTTTCATTAATGCCTTCCTCTTCTAACTTTAGGGGCGTAACTTCTTTTGGGTAACTTATGTATATGTGTTTCCAATATGATACCTCTACCTGGAATCCAAGTTGGAGATGTATATGTGTTGGTTCTATGTCTTTGATAATAATTGTGTTTGCTATAAACATTTACTTTTCTAACAGGCGTACAACTAACTAAAAATAAGAATATAAGGAATGTAATATATTTCATAATAATTATTTTTCAAATACTCCCTTTTTAACCATTTTACCTAATATATTTGCACAAGCGATATCCAATGCTTTCTTTGTTGCAATACTAATAGTTGATTGGTTGAATTTTATAGGGTCAATAGTTGCATCTGATAATAGAGTTAATTCTCTTTTTGTAGTTGCTTCACCTAAACCAGATGCTGCGATAATAGTACCATTCTCTGCGTTTGTGAATCTAACCTGTAAACCTAAACGAGTTACCATATTATCTTTGATACCATCTTTTAAATTGATTGTTTCATCTTCGGAAACGGAATAGTCATATACTTCTATTTCAACAAAGTAATGTGCTAAACGGATTTTTCCTCTACCATCCAATTTATCTTCCGAAATGCCTGCTTGAGATGCCTGAAACTGCTTAACCATTCTGTTTTTAATTTCAGTTTTATCTTCCGTAAATGTAAATCGGTTAAGATTATCCAAATATTCAAGCGTGATATTAGCCACACCCAAACCAACTCTCTTTTCCTTGAGCTCCGGATATTGGTCATAAACTTCATCACCAATACCACATTTAAGGATTTGAATCGGAATTTGCTTTCCTTCATAATTTAAAAATTGACTAATGTCCGATTTTGTTTCGAAGGATGCTTTGTACTGCTCTGTTTTAGTGCTTCCTATTGTTTGAGCAACACCCGCAACACTGCTTAACAAAAAGAAACTTAATAATACTAATAAATTTTTCATACATAAATGAGTTTGTTCGTTTATGTATAAGTATAAAAAAAGGGAGAAACTATGTTCTCCCTTTTCAATTATTATCCTAATTCTTCTTCTTTAGGTTCACTCTTTTTATGTGTAAACTTATCTAATGTATCAGCTCCCATTCCGATTGCTGTGATTACCATTACTGCGTTTACCAATTCTGCTGCTGGTTTGATATCACCATGTGAGAAAGAGTTCACTAACATTGTTCCACATAAGAATAATGCTCCAACGAATGCAATTACAGGTTTTACTGATATTGCTCCTCTTTCATCTTTGAATAAATCAATTACCCATTCTTTAAAAGTCATAGTTTTACATTTAAATTGTTAATACTATGTAACCTATTTATCCTACCATTTCGGCATCATCATCTCTGATTTTACCACATTTTAAACATTCTTCTTCACCATCGCCATCCAAATCTCCCCATACATGCTCACATTGTCTATGTGCGAAGTATTCATCAATCTTACCATCACCATCGAAATCTAAACCATCCATTACGCCATCGCCATCTTCATCAATTTCAACACCTTTCTTTTCGGTTTGTTTTTCTTCAGTTTTTGGTAGTGATACTACTGATTCTTCGGTATTTGGTAATACTAATGGTGCTACACTCATAGGAACGATTGGAGTATCTGGCATATCCGCCGTATTACTTAACGATGTACCATCTTCTTCATCCATTTTCTGAACTAACATTTTATCCTTATCGGTATCACTAAACCAATAGTCAATGATTTTACCATAAGAACCAATGAAAGCACCCAACATTAATAATAGAAGTTCTTTCCATTCTGCCGATGCTGCCGTATTCGATGTAATTGCACCGAAAATACCTCCGATGATTAATATGAATGAACCCAATACTAACGCAGTGATGTACCATCTTCTGGACATCATTGAATTTAATAAATCCTTAAATCCGCTTGGCGGTTGTTGATTACTCATTTTCTTTTTGTTGTTTTAATCCTACATAGATTGCACTTGCTAATAACATTAACATAACTACAACTACGCCTAATTTATAAATTACCACTTTGGTGCTTCTTCTTTGAACTCATCGCCTTCTTTCTTCTTAGGCTTTGGTTGAGGTTGTGCTGGTTGAGCATTTCCACCACCAACTGCTTTCTCTTTAATGATTACAGTCTTACCACCTGCCGATTGAGATTGATTTTGAGTGTTTTGAATATTGATAACAGGTGCAGCTTGTTGTACTGCAGGTTTTTCTTCTTCACCACCTGTTAATTTGTTTGTAATGAAACCACCAACTCCTAATGTGATAGTACTCACTAAACCGATTAAGATACTTTTAATTGAAGTACCACCTTTTTCTTCTTGTTCTTCTGCCATTGTAAATTGTTTTTTATAATTTGTTAAAATCTGTTATTCCTAATTGTCTACCACTTGCATCGAATAATCCTATTCTATATGCAGATGATGGTAATGCTGATGTATATACTTTAAGTACATTATCACCTGCTACTACATTCATTGTTTCTTTTGATACTACTCTATTTCCAATATCGAATATTTTAATCGTTACTGATTGAGCAGTTTCAGTTTTTACATTCATTGCAACTTCCGATGTTACAAAGTGTGATTGTACTTTGATACCCACCGAACTTGCAATCTTCAAATCTTCCGATACCGATTGAGGTGTTGGGATGATATCTTCTTTACTACATCCTACCAATAAAGCTGCTATCGCAAATGTTAAAATTAATTTTTTCATTTAGTTTATTATTATTGTTGTTTTACCTAATTCTTTTTTAGTAACATCTTCCAATAACAAATATAAATATCTACTTTGTAATGATTTCGTATAAATCTTTTTTACATTTTCACCACTTATACCATTAAATCTTTCTCTACTTACAACTTGCCCACTTTCTTTATCTATTAAAGTTAATGTATACACTCCTACCGATGGTAAATCAAAGTGTATAGATTGTCCATTTGTTACTGAACTTTCAGTTGCATTAAATATTTTTTCAACAGGCAATACTGGTGTTGGTAATTCTGGTTTAGTACATCCTACTAACAAAATTAACGATATTAATATTATCTTCTTCATTAGTTTAACTTTACTTTTAATTGTGTACCATTCTTATTAACCGCATCAGTTAGTGATATAGATGTTAATCCCAAATTATCACCTAGCATCATTAGTGGTGCAAATGTTATTTTGTATTGAGTCGTTTTATCCAATGTAGTTGAACCATCCGTAATTAAAGAACCAAATATTATAGATGTTCCCTTATCAGTTCCAAAATTGGTAGGATTACCCTTTGTTACAAAATCTACTTTTTCAAATTTAAGAGCAGTATTATCATAATTCAAATTAAATTGAGTTCCAACCACTTCTTGTTGTAACGGGTCTAATGTAATTGTTACAACTAACTTACCACCCACATTTTCGCCCATCAATTCTGCGTTTATGATATTTGAAACCGAATTAGTTGTCAAACTCATAGTTCTAATTGAATTAGTTGCAACACTACTTTGGGTTTGTTGTGCTGAATGTGAAAGGTTTACATCACCTACCCATGTTACATTTATATTGTAAGTGTTATTCAATGCACCAGTGTTCAAATTAAATGGAATCAAACTTCTTGTTGAATTTAATTGTGTATTCCAATTTGATTTTGTTATTACATCATAATCTGATTTGTTATATAATTTCATCAAATAAGTTAATGCTGAATATTGTGTTAGTGGTGCAATCCCACTCAAATGTTGTAATAGTTTGTAAGTATCTGCTTCATTAAATGAACCATTACCATCCACATCCGCATTCATATATTGGATACCATTTCCAAATTCCAATCCACTTTGGTTTCCCAATATACCACCATTCGATAATTCTTTAAATGCTAAATAAACATCTGATACTGTTACAATATTCGTATATAAAGTGTTTAATTCAGTTTGTGAATTCGCAACAATTTCAATTCCATGTTGTTTGTAACTTTGAATTGGTGAAAATGTAAATTCTGCAGTTAATGCATAATATGAACCACCATTTCTAATATTAGATGTATAAGATGAACCAGCGAAATTCAATGGTGTTGTGGTATAGATATAAACCTCTGTCCAACCATTCGAGTCATAACTACCATAGGTAACTGGTCCATTCCATAAATCAAATAATTGTAAACTACTGATTGTTGATGGGTCAGATAAAATACCTGTAACCTCTCTACTATCGATTCCAACTCTATATCTTTGGTTTGTTACTTCATATTCGTATATTACACACCATTCAGCATATCCAGCAGTTGTTGATGCTTTTACACCATTACCACTTATTTTAACAGTATCCAAATCACTTGTAATATCAACTTTACCTAACCCACTTAATGCTCTTGCAGTTGAATTTGTTGTTCCCCATACATTATTTACATAAGTGTTTGCTTTTGCTGAGAATTTAGTTTCATCTACATTCCCACCAAAATCAAAATTAAATTGAGTTCTTAATACTGAGCCATTTGAGTGATTTACTGAATTGGTATAAAATTCGGTAAATGTTTGGTCATCTGGATTACTCCAAGTTCCATATTCAATTACATACGCATTATTCCAATTGTTATTTAAATCGTTCCATAAATTACCATTCCATTTTGTTACCGCATAATCCTCAGTATGATTACTACCATTTGGTTCACCACTTGCCCAGTTGTTATATACACCTGGAATGTTTCCATTAAGATTACCATTCCTTGTTTTCATTACAGTTCCCTTTTCAGGACCAGCATCTATTACCCAAGTTCCATCTATTACTTCATCCGTTGCGGCGAACCATATATTGGTTTGAGGAACATTGGCTTGAATAAAAGCATCTTCCGAAGCTGATGTAATTGTTACCAAATATCCCTGTTGTCCTTTGAATGTTGTTGTTAAAGATATTGCTCTTGCATTAGTATAAGTTGTTCCAGGATATACAGGTTTGTAAAAGTGTCCGTTTACACCATTATAATAGTAACCGATTGGATTGACTGTTGCTGCTACTGATAATTTAACATTTCCTACTACCGAACCAGTATTTACTTTTAGGGATGCCAATGCCGTATTGATATTAGCCATCGTTCCCGTTACAACTAATCGAGTTTTATTTCCCGACAATGTAAATCCACTTGCCGCAGTTAAACCTGTTGTGGTAGTTAGATAGAATGTAGTACCTGATGGGTATTCTACTAAACTGATTGATGCTAATAGAGTTGATGTAGAATTGAATCCACTCAATACAAATCCACTTGCATCTTGTGCAGTTGTGGATGGTATAAACGATTTAGAGTCCGGAGCAGATACACTCTGTCCGAACCCTAAAAATGATATGAATAAGAATAATGTAACTAATAAGTGTTTCATATTATTCAACTATTAAGTCGATTTTATTACCACTAGCATCTACTGCATCCGATAATACAAAATAGAATAATCCTGCTGTATTTGTTAATGGTGTTTTTGGTGTGAATATTAATTTGTATGGAGTACCAACTTTGATTCTCGCAGTTTTCAATTGGTCAATAGAACCAAATGTTAATCTACCATCTTTATGTGTTGAGAAGTTTGTGATTGTACTTCCTGCATCAAATATCACATTATCCAATGTTAATTTAGATTCATCGTAGTTCATAATCACTTGTAAACCTGCTAAACCTTCTTTTGTTAAATTTGTAGTTAATACTACTTTACCACCTTCCAATGTAGATGTTACACTTAATTTAGCCGTTTCTACTGCCAAAGTTTGGTATGCCATTGGAGCAGTACTCATAGATTTGATTGTATTTACCGATTTATCACTTACTGCATTTGTATATTGTCCTGCACTTATTTTAGCTACAATCGCAGATGGTTCTGATGAGTGTGACCAGTTTAAATCACCACCCCAAGCATATACTGCGTATACTTCTTTTATAGGAGAATCAATTAACACTCTACTTGTAGGTGTGCCATCTAACCAACTTTGATTCAACAAACCACTTTGCCATCTAATAGATGATGATGTTGATGTTGGAATCATTGATACTGATGTCATATCTTGTCCCATTACATGTGCAAATAATGCATATGAATCACCTTCACCAAATGGATTTGAATTAGTGGTTATTTTACCAACTCTTTTTTCCAATGTAGGATATGTAAAGAAGTTTGCAGTTCCACTAATATCAGTTTGTGCATGTCCTAAAAATGCCTTATATGCATCGGATACGGTCACAATGTTATTCATCCAACTTTTTTGAAATGCAGGTCCAACAAATACACCAACTGAATCACCAACTTTAACTTGTGTTGTGAAAAGTGCTTCACCACTTGCATCCAATGGTAATTGTGCAATAGGTTGTTGTGACCAATCAATCATACCACTACCATCCGATTTCAATCTCATTAATTGAACACTATGGTCAGTAATAGTGTATCCTTGTGGATAAAGAACTTTTACTTTGAATTGAGATGTATTACCTTTTACACCTACCAATGATGACCAACCACCACCATAGATTGTTCCAACCGCTGCACCTGTTGTATCAGTACCAGTTGCTAAATCTATTTTGAAAATGTTGTTGTAAGTGTTTTGGTCTTTTAAGATATACTTTTGAGTAGCAATTAAACCACTAATAGATGCATCTGCTCTTTGAACTGTCAATTGTCCAACATTCCAATCTGCGTTTACTGCATAATTCCAAGGGGTCAATCCGTACTGAACATCTAAATCATTATCACTCGCACCACCATTGAAAGTAAATTTGTAGTTACTCCAACCAGTGTAGAAAGTTTGTGCAGATGTTCCTTGATTAAATGCAGTAGATACATAAGCCAATGCTTTGTTATTGTACTGATATCTAAACCAAAGATAACGAGGATTTTTGATTACCTGTCCTTTGGTTAAATTGTAAGATACTGTAATAGTATCACCCACTTTTAAATTTGAGTTAGGTGATAGAGATTGACTGATTGTCAATTGTCCATAAGAAGTTAAGGATATCAATAGTATCCCTAAAAACATAATTAATTTTTTCATTTTACTTTCCTAGTAGTTTAGTGATAAGTTTATCGCAACCTTTTTTCAATGCATTTGACAATGATGTTTGGTTGAACTTACCACCTTCATCTACTATGAGAGTTGACATTGAGATTTCAGATGAACTTTCTTCAACCATAACCTCTTTGTCTTTTTTACCATCCTTATAGAGTGTACCTCTTAAACGGATAACAACTTCCTCCTCATTAGAGTGGAATACTGATATATTCTTTTTTGTAGTCAGAACATCTAAATAAATGATGTCCACTTTTAATCTTTGAGTTGCAGATGGAGCTAAATCCAATCCCTTCTCTTGTAAAAATTCTTCTAATATATTTTTTAAACCGAATTCTAAATTTCTATTACCGGCTAACTTACCGATTTTAACCTGATTGGTTACCGATTCAACCCATATATGGTCTTCGGCGTTATACATAATGTTGTTTGGATTATTTTTGAATGTACCATCAATTCTCCACATTATTTCATTTGATATCTGGCCTGCCAAAACATCTTTACCTGAAAAATGTAAGTAAACAAAGAATAGTTGAAAACATAGTGCAAATACAATCCATACACATACAAAGTATGCGAATCCTTGTACTAAGTAATCTAAAATATTATTTCTCAAATGTAATACCGCCTGTTTCATAAATGATTATTATCATCTATAAATATAGGAAATAATTCAAATCGAAATTATTTATTTGTTAATTACTTAAAGGTGCTTTAATTGTTGGATGTGAATTATAATTTTCTAATATGACATCGCCTGGCATAAATGAATATATGCCATCCATAATATGAACCGATGGTAATTCCATTGGTTTTCTACTGATTTGTTCTTTAGCCTGTTCAATGTGATTCTTATACAAATGAACATCACCTAAATTACCAATCAATTCATCAGGAACCATATTTACTTCATCTGCAATCATTAACAATAATAATCCATATGATGCGATATTGAATGGTAATCCTAAGAATGTATCTACACTTCGTTGATTCCACATTAAAGAGATTGCTCTGGTTGGGATATTTGCGTTAGTGTATCTTGTGTCTAATTGGTGTGTCATTGATTGGATTTCCATTCCATTTGGTTTGAAGTCATCAACAGATTTGTTTGGATATGTTTTTCTAAACAATTCACCTCTTTCATTCAAACTCAACTCTCTTGTATAAACTTGAAATCCATAATGACAAGGTGGAAGTACCATTGATTCTAACGCACCGACATTCCAAGCACTTACCATCAATCTTCTACTATCTGGATTTGTTTTTAATTCATTGATTAAATTTTGGATTTGGTCAATTGGGTCTGGGTTTAAATCCCAAGTCCATCTTCTCCATTGTGCGCCATAGATTGGTCCTAACTCACCATATGTATTTGCAAAATCTGAATCTTCTTTGATTCTTTTAATGAATTCCTCTTTAGTAAGAAATGGTTCAACATCGGTATAAGGACCGGCGAATGGTGGATTTTCTGCATTCCAAGTTTCGGAATAGTTTTTATATGCATCACCATCCCAAATGTGACAATCGTTATCAACAAGGTATTTGATATTGGTATCACCTTGTAAAAACCACTTCAATTCAGTTACTATTGTTTTCCACGCCATTTTCTTTGTAGTAAGTAAGGGAAACCCTTCACTCATTTTATGGCGAATTTGTTCTCCAAATAATGAAATAGTACCCGTTCCGGTTCTATCTTCTTTCTCTACTCCAAATTCAATAATATCTGAAAGTAATTGCTGATATTTTTTATCTATGTTGTTCATCATCTCCCTCCATTATAGATTTTAAAAACTCATTTACAGGTAATAACATACAATATAAACCAACTGATTCTAAAAAGTTTAAATCAGGTATTTGTGGTAATAAGATTGTGATATAGGATATTGCTAATCCTATGATAGATGTGATGAATAATACATTTAATACTATTCTAATTTTAAGTCCTAACATATTTTTATTATTATTGTTGTAACAAATATACGAAAAAAATGTTACAAAACCAAATTATGTTTCATAATATAATCACAAATATATTTAGATATCAGTTTGTAGCCCATATCGGTTAAATGACCAGATTCATCACTTGTATATATTTTATCTTTTTTGGAGTTATCTAAGTTTCCTAAATGTTGTAATCGATTTATTTCTACATCTTTCATTAAGATACCATTATCCAATTTTAAAAAATATTCTACAAATGAAAATTGCATTTTTTGTAAAATAGTATCATTATCATTTATCGATAAATAATTTTTAGGGTCTATTTCATTCAACCAACTCTCTCTAGCCCATAATACATCAGAATCCAATTTACCCATATTAAGAAATAAATGTGGTATCCCCTTTTGTTTAAAAAAATTGTGTAAACTTATAGTATAAAATATAGTATCATCAGTACCCTTTGGTTCTAATTTTAGAATATTTGTATGTTTAACAATATCGTTTAATTCATGTGGAATTTGAGATTGATACCCATACATATGAGTTTCATCCCATCTAGTTGGGAAATAAAGAGAATCGGCATCAGCTCTTAATTTATTATAATCAAGTTCATGCTTCCAATCGGTTATAAAATATCTTTCGGGATGCGACCAAGCTACTAAAGCAAAGTCGAAATGATTTTTAGAGCATTCTATAAGTGTTCGTCTGAATATAGATTCATTACTACTACCACCAATAGATGCTTTATAACTTTGTTTTATTTTGGTAATATCGGGATAAGATGTACTAAATATTGTTGATAAATCCGCAAATTCATCAACAATACAATCATTATCTAAAAAAGAACAACTATTCCAATATAACCTTTTTTTATTACTCATTATGCTAATAAATGATAATATTCTTTGAAGTGTTTGATTCTATCTGGCAATCCAATTGTCCCACCATTTACTCTTTTTGTAATCTTTGTTACAACTACATCACTTGCCCCCTCATCTGCCATCTTATGTAATCCGTTCTTAGAGAAGAACCAAGCTGCTGATGCTAATGCATATTTAGATGCTACTAAATCGGGATTGTTTGGAATATCCACTCCGATTGATTTACCAAATGCAGTGTAGTTATCTTTACCTGTCAATTGAATATAACCACGTCCTCTGAATTTGTATCCATCTCCACTTGCTTCAGTTCCGTTACCCATTCTATTAGAGTAAACTTTGTTAGCAATCTTTTGTGGATTTCTAGCATAAGCCGCTGCTGCAGCTTCAGTTGGGAAATACTTTTTGAATATACCATTCAAACCTTTTGCTGAATAGTTTAAGTTTTCTTGCGTTACTCTGAATCCACCACTTTCGTGTCCACATTGTGCTAAAAAGTGTGCAACTCTCAATGGAGTGTTGATACCAAATTTAGAAGCAACTTCTGGAATTGAATCTATTACAACTTGAGGAACATGTCCTTTAAGTTTATCTAATTTTAATCCTGCAACTTGTGGTGCTGGAGTTGATGCTACTGATTGTGTATTTGAAACTTGTGCAGTTATGGATTCTCCCATTATCTTTGCCCAAGTTGCCGGTCCTACAATACCATCCGGAGTTAAACCATTCTTCAGTTGCCAAGCTTTAACGGCTTCTTCGGTTTTTGGTCCGAAATTACCCATAGGTTCTACACCCAATTTAGCTTGTAATTTTTTTACATCTTCGTTATTATCACCTTTTCTTAACAACATAGTAATTTAAGTTTAGTATTTTTCTACTTTTTTATAATCTAATATAGATATTGGTTTAACAACTATTTCGTTCCAAAGATATGTTTTATCATTCTTACATTGTTCCCAATTCCTACAAAGATTGTTTTCATTATCTGGGTAGGAAAAACGAAATAGATTAGCGGCTCTATTGCCACGGTCTGTAACCAAAGTCTTAGCATCAGATTGAAAAGCTGCTACTAACTTACCTTTTACTTTAACTAACACATTACTTTCAGGTCTGAAAAACTCTTTAGCTTGTGTAGTAAATGTTGAAATGGAATATTGAAATCCTTGTTCAATTCCATCTATAATATTCTTTAATCCTTGCTCTGATGCCCAATGTAGAGTTTCTACTTCGATATCAGTACTACCATATGTTTCTTGTGTAAATTCCTTATCCAATAATACATAAGGTTCTAATGCTCCTCTTGAATAGAAGAATGCTATTTTATCATTATCAATATTTGCAATGTATTTTCCAAATTCATCTTTCAATCCCCATGCTCTATGATTTACGAAATCTTCAATGAAATCCAATACTTGCTTTTTTGTATATTCATCGTACAATTCAGTTTCAACATATAGCTGATAACCAAAGTACTTATTGATTAATCCTACTAATGTAGCGTTATTATCAATAACACCACCTCTTGTATCATACCCTTGCTTTTCTAATGCCAAAAACTCGTTAGCTATCTCTTCCCATTGGGAGATAGTATGAAATAGTGCTTCCGGTTTGTAATATCCTCTAACTGGGTACATAATTATCCTCTTGCGCCGGTATCAGCGGCTTTTGCTTTAATACCAATTGCTTCCGCAAATTTATTTGAACGATGTACTAATGGTACAATCGGTTCATCAATCACTCTAACATTCATTGGAATTTGTTCTTTAGGATGTGCCGCATTGTATGCTACAACTGCTGCCCATCTATGATGTCCATCTAACACATATCCATCATTTGAAACATATATAGGTGCGGTGATTGCTGGATGTTGTGGGTTTTCTTCCAATGCTTTACTCATACCTGCTACTTTAACACCAACCAATTCAGATTGAGTTGCTTTTAATCTATCAGGTGGAACTGCTGCAGGATTAGATACATTTATACCTTCTTTCTCTAACATTTGTTTAAAGAATTCTTCAGTATCAGCTTCTCCATTTTTATCTTTTGGTAACTTATCGGCTGGAGAACCTGGTTCAGGTGTTCCTTTGAATTGTGGCATATCCTCACGAGGAATACCTTTGTTACCATCGCAATATAAGTTAGTACCTGGAATTGAAACCTTACATAAATTAAAATTTGGTGCTTTTTCACCACTTTGTTTTGCCTGATTTCCTAATTCTGCTAACTTATCAATAATAGTAGAAATTTGTTGTCTTTCTACGGGAGTTACTTGAGATAGTGGTTTGTTAGAAAAATCTGCACCCGGCATCAAATCCTTTAACTTAGGGATGCCATTTCCTTTTGGAGTTTCGGCTGATGATTTGAAATCACTACCACCCAATTTTTGACCTGATTTTGTAGGTGCAGTATTTTTTGGAGTTTGAATAGGTTGAGGTTCTCCTTTAGGAAGTTGCCCATTATTAGCTGCTTTAGCTTTTTCAATTTCAACGGAGCTTGGTTTATCGTGTTTAGATGGGTCAAAAGTTTGAACCACATAAACATTACCTGTTTTTTTGTTTTTTACAACTTCTTCTTCCTTTAATAAGGATTTTAATCTAATCATATTAGTTTATCTTACCTTGTCCTCTGTATTTCTTTGGTTTCTGTGCTTTTGGACCATAACTCTTTGTACCGGAACCTGGGCCTGTTCTTCTCTTACCAAATGAAACTTTCTGCGATGCAGCAGATGATTTTGCTTTTGCCATTTTGTTATTCTCTGATTTTTTACTTTACTTTATTACTTAGTTGCTTTAGCTTTCTTAGCTCTTACTTTAGCAACTGATGCTTCAACTTGTGCAACGGCAGCCTCTGCTTCTGCTTTTGCTTTCTTAGCTTTTGTAGTTACTTTTTTAACTTCCTTAATTACTTCAGGAGCTTTTTCTGCTACTTCTTCTACAAAAGTTTCTACCTGTTTCTCAATAGCATCTGCTTTTTTGAAAAGGTTTTTTAGAAATGAAAATAATCCCATTGTTTGTTTGTTTTAGTGAACGATTTATTTTAAATATAAATATTAATTTTTTTTGGAAAATACTTGTCCGTAAAATTCGTAATTTTTATGTATAGATTCTTCATCATCTAAATCGATTGCTTCCTTCTCATCTCTGTAAATGGCATCAACAGGACATTCCGGAATACAAGCGCCACATAATATACACATTGTTGGGTCTATGTAAAGTTGCTTATCAATTAGTTCTTCCTTTGACATTGATTTTACTTCGGCTCCCATTCTATCAATATGAATAGGTCCGTTTATACAATCAACAGGACAAGCATCAACACACGATGTATCAACACATCCAACACAACTTTTTCCAATTATAAAACTCATTTTAAATCATTTGGTGAATCTTTATAAATTCGATACGAATCATCATCAAAATGCTGAGTAGATACTTCAAAAATAGTAGAACCATCCATCATAGCTTCCAATTGATGTGGTAATCCTCTTTCTATCACAACACTATCTCCTATTGCTAAGATTTTAGTATTTAATTTACCATTTTCAGTATCAATCCAATCAAAAATAAATCCCCCCTTTTGTACATACCATGTTTCTTTCTTTTTTAAATGGTAATGCATTGAAAATTTATTTTTTACTTTCTCAAATACTAATAATTTTCCACAATATTCTTCATCATTGTGAATCCATATTTCGTGCCCCCAGGCTTTTTCTACTTTTATTGGCGTTCTTATCATTTTTTATCATTTAATAACCAAGATGATGATTGGATTTTATCACCTAATCCAAAAATCATTTCTATTCCTAATCTATTACACACATCACCCTCACCAATAGTTTCAGCTGTTTGGTCACCTCCATTAGTAAATATGAATTTATCAAATTTATCCTTATACATATTGTATATCATTTCGATAGTTTTATTACACAATCTATCTCTATCAATAGCAATAAATGATTTATCTACGGGCTTTAATGATTCAATGACAAATTTCCTTTCATATTCTTCCATAAATTCTTTTGAACCTTTCTGCTCTCTTTGTAAATCAGAATTGACAATAACAAAGAGTTGGTCTCCCAGCTCCTTGCTTCTAATCAAATATTCTATATGTCCTTTATGAACGGGATTGAAATAACCACTTGCTATTACCAATGTTTTAGTCTTCGCCATATAATGAGAATTTTCGTACTATCTTTTCTACCTCTTCCTGCTTTATGATTTCCACCGTTCCCTTTCTTGCTTCAATATAAAAGTTGGTATCTCCATTGATTTGAAACCAACCTTCTAAAGCATCGGTAAGAGATGGGTAAATACCTTTTTGACTACCATCGGCAAATACCCATCTATCCCCTGGTGGAACTCGTTTGAGAACTAATACCTTCTCTTCTTTGAGTTCTTTTTCCATATTAGAATACTTCAATAATATTTGTTTCGGAAACTTTTACTACTTCGTATTCTAAGTTTACACCTTCCGATACGAACTTCTTAACTAACTTAGCTTCTGCTTCTGTTACAGACATTGCATCTACTAAATAATTTTCCTTTTGTTTTTTGATTTTACCTTTAGCATCTTCAACTTCGATTGCTACTTGTACTGAATAAAACTTTGCCATAATTGTTTGTTTTTTGTTTATATTAATTTAAATTTTACATTCCGAAACCACCTTGTGGTAATTGAGGTTTTTCATCCTCTTTTTTACTTGCTACTACACACTCCGTTGTTAATAATAGAGATGCGATACTTGCTGCATTTTGTAATGCTAAACGAGTAACCTTAGTTGGGTCAATAATACCTGATACTACCAAATCTTCATATATTTCGGTTCTAGCGTTATAGCCTGTATTACCCTTACCCTTCTTCACTTCATTGATTACAACTTCCGCTGAACCACCTCCGTTTGTTACAATTGTTTTCAAAGGAGATTCAATTGCTTTTGATACAATTAGGATACCCGTTTGATAATCATCAGAACCTTCAACATTCACACTAGCTAATGCGGATTGTGCTCTAATTAGTGCAACACCACCACCCGGCACAATACCTTCTAATACGGCCGCTCGAGTTGCGTGTAATGCATCATCTACTCTGTCTTTCTTTTCTTTCATTTCAACTTCAGTAGTTGCTCCGATGTAAAGAATTGCAACACCACCTGCTAATTTAGATAATCTCTCTTGTAACTTCTCTTTATCATAATCGGATGTTGCTTTATCAATTTGAGTTTTAATCAAATCAATTCTTGCTTTGATATCTTCCGATTTACCACCACCATTGATAATAGTAGTTGTATCCTTATCAATTGTAATCTTTTCAGCTTTACCTAATTGATTAAGAGTTACCTTATCTAAGGTTAATCCAACTTCTTCGGTAATCAATGTACCACCTGTAATAGTTGCGATATCCGTTAAAATCTCTTTTCTTCTATCACCAAAAGCTGGTGCTTTAACTGCTGCTACTTTCAATGTACCTCTCATTTTGTTTACAATAAGAGTTGCCAATGCTTCACCATCTAAATCTTCTGAAATTATTAATAGTGGTTTGCCCGTTTGTGCAGTTGCTTCTAAGATACCTAAAATATCTTTCATCGCTGAAATCTTCTTATCGTAGATTAACACATATGGTGAATCTAATTCGGCTTCCATTGATTCCTGATTTGTTACGAAATATGGTGATAAATATCCCTTATCGAATTGCATACCCTCTACGGTCTTAACCGATGTTTCAGTTCCCTTAGCTTCTTCTACTGTGATAATACCATCTTTACCAACCTTGTCCATTGCTTCTGCAATCATAGAACCAATTGATGAATCGTTGTTCGCTGAAATAGTAGCTACTTGCTCAATTTCTTTTGATGTTTTAATCGGTTTTGCAATCTTTTCTAATTCCTTTACTACAATACCAACCGCATCATCGATACCTCTTTTTAAATCCATTGGATTTGCTCCTGCGGCCACATTCTTAACACCCAATGCGAAAATCTCTTGTGCTAATACAGTAGCAGTTGTTGTACCATCGCCTGCTAAATCTGCGGTTTTACTTGCAACTTCTTTTACTAATTGTGCACCAATGTTTTCAATTGGGTCCTCTAATTCAATCTCTTTAGCAACCGATACACCATCTTTTGTGATGTGGGGTACACCAAATTGCTTTTGTAGAATAACATTTCTACCTTTTGGACCTAGCGTAACCTTTACGGCATTAGCTAATTTGTCCACACCTTCTTTTAATCCACTTCTTACTTCAGTGTCAAACTTAATAATTTTTGCCATAGTATAACTTGTTTTTAATTTTGTTTCCACAAAGATAATACAAATATTTTAATTTTCCAAATAAAAATGGGGAGAATTTCTTCCCCCCATTAAAATTTAGTTTATATTTGAAATTATTTTCCAAAAATATAACGAATTCCTAATTGTGCTGACCATACATCAAATACTGATGAATTATATTGATAAGTATCTCTAGCTAAGATAGTAGAACCATCTGCTAATTTTTGAGTTGCTAACTTATAAACTGGTTCACCTGCCGAATTAGTAGTTGAATAGTTTAAGATAGTTGGGATAGTTGCTCTTTGAGAAACACCCCACTCATTGTTCAATAAGTTACCAAAGTTTAAGATATCTGCTCTGATTTGAATTGTATTCTTTTTACCTTTAACCTTTACATAGATATCTTGTACAACTGATAAGTCGAATCTATGTAACATTGGTAAGAATGAACCATTTCTTTCAGCATATTGACCTCTACGAGTAGATAAGTATTCGTCTTGCTCGATGTAAGACCAAAATGCTGCTTGTTGTTCAGCTTCAGTATAAGTTCTTGTACCAACTGTCAATGGTGCGAATTTGATATCACTCATTTGTGATGGAACGAAGATTAATTCGTTACCTGCAATTCTATCACCATTCATATCACCACCAATTGTGTAAGAGAATGGATTACCCTGATTTCCTACATAACCTAATGTGAATGAAGTTGCTCCACCTAAACCTTTACCATATTCTAATCTATATCCTAACAAACCAACTAAACGATTTGGAGATAAGTTATCAGAATTAGCTAAGTTTAATTCGTTGTTACCATTGATACTTCTAGCACCTGTCCAACTACCTGAAGCGATTGAACCCGCGCTCATAAAGTCTTTAGCATCCGATACTGTCCATGCAAATGAACCGAAGATACCTTTTTGGTAAGGATATTCTAATTTCAATGTTAATGAACTGAAACGAGTATTATCTGAATTAGCTAATACGATTGCGTTTGAAACATTACCATTTACTCTAACACCTGCATCAGTTCCTGCATACTTTGCTCTCTTATCAACACCTGCGAATACGCCAGTTGGAACACCAAAGTTTGCGTTGTAATAATGAACTGCGTTTAAGTTTACATTTTGGATATATTCAGCAGTACCTATGAAACCGAATGGTAACTTTTGGTCAACTGCGATGTTTGATTTCCAAACTTGTGGGAACTTATAGTTCTCTTCCGTAAATGCTAAATCAAATGTAGATGGTAAAGTTGGAGTTGATGGGATAAAGTATTTATTAGGGTCTGCAGTGAAACCATATTTAGCTGCCGCAGAACCACTCACATCAATATACCCTGTCAATACACCATTGTTACCCACTTGGTTTGAGATAAACACATATGGAGGACGACCAGTGAAGATACCCGTACCACCTCTAACTTGTGTTTTTCTATCACCAAATACATCATGGTTAAATCCGAAACGAGGTTCGAAAAGTGTTTGTGTTTTTGGTAATACACCTGTGTTAAACTTCAATCCACCTGCAAATGTCATTGCGGTTACTGCTGGATTTTCCAATGCAGTTTGTTCGAATGAGATGATTGCTGCTCTTAAACCAAAAGTGAACTTTAAGTTTTCAGTTGCTTGGAACTCATCTTGTCCGTAAACATCTAATCTATCAGTTTTCAAAGTTTGCATTGGTTCAACTGCTCCCGGTAATGCCGAATAACGGAATTGGAAACGAGCTGGAACTAATGTTGAAGGTGCTCCACCATTTGCTAATGATTGATTAGCTGCAGTGTAGAAATCACTTAAACTATTGAAAATATAAACACCATTAGATGCTGGGAAGAATAAGTTATTAGATTGGTATTTCTCATAATTAAAACCTAATGTCAAAGTGTGCTTATCAGCGTACTTTGTTAAGTTGTTTGTAATGTGGAAAGTATTGTAATCTAACTTATTTCCTGGAGTGAATGGGTCAAAACCTACTGATGTAAGAGTTGTTGCACCATCCTTAATATCGATTGTTGGGAACATTTGAGAACGATATGCTCTATCCTCAATTTGCTTATCATAACCAACGATTAAGTTATTATGTAAAGTATTTGATAATTTAGAGTTTAATTCCAATACATAAGAACGAGTGTTATCCATAATGATATAACCACTATTTTGGAAACTCATTGCTAATGCTGAAGTTGTTCTATTACCGAATCCTGCTGATGTAGAGTTTGAAATATTAATCTCTGCTTCAGAATCGTGATGCACATAACGAGCCGTTAATTTATGTTTGTCGTTGATGTTCCAATCCATACGAACTAAGAATTTCTTAGATGCGTTTGTGTTAGAATATCCTTCGAATGGACCTGTTGTGTAATTAAACTTATCTTGCATAAATTTAGATAAGTCTGATAATTGTGTATAAGTTGGTCTACTAATTTGTGAACCTGTCAATGGAGAACCTGTTGAAATCCAAGTTGTACCTGGTTCAGTTTTCTCAATTTGTTCGTAGTTACCAAAGATGAACAATTTGTTCTTAATGATTGGTGCACCTAAACGGAAACCTTGTACTTTCTCATCAAATTTAGATGCAGTTACTTTTGTTCCTCTTGCGTTATCACCTACATATGTAGAACTATTATCTCTTTGTGTTTGATAAACACTACCTTCAATTTCGTTTGTACCACTTCTTGTTACTGCATTGATACCTGCGCCAGTAAACCCACTCTGACGAATATCAAAAGGTGCAATATTAACCTGAAGTTGCTCAATAGCATCTAAAGAAATTGCCGATGCTCCGGTTCTACCACCCGCTTGTGCTGATGAACCTAAACCGAATCCATTATTGAATTGAGAACCATCAATTGTAAAGTTATTCAAACGAGAATCTTGTGCTCCGAATGAGTTTCCGTTTCCGTTTGGATTGTACTTTGTAATACCATCGATTGTTCTTGCTCCCGTAATTGGGATGTTTTGTAAATCTCTACGAGTGAATTGTTGAGATGCACCTGTTCTTTCTCTCGATATAATGTTATTTCGAGTAGAAACTACAACAACCTCTTTTAAGGTTTTGTTCTCATCAACTAATAAAAAATTCACATTTGATGTAGTACCTAATTGGGTATTAACATCTGTAACCTCGTCTTTCTTCGTACCAACAAATGTTGCTTGAATTGTGTAAGGTCCTCCTACTCTAACCGCCGGTAACACATAACTACCCAACTTATTGGTAGATGTAGAATACTTCGTACCAGTTGGAGTGTGTACTGCTTGGATTGTTGCTCCAACCAACACTTCGTTTTTCTCATTCTTCACAACACCTGAAATTGAGGAAGTGGTTACTTGTCCAAATCCTACAAAAGCTGATACTGAAAGGAGAAGCGATAAAATCACTTTTTTCATACTTGTTTTGTTTTTGTTAAAAAAATTGTTTAATTGTTAAAATAAAAAGGGGTACACTTTCATGTACCCCATTGGGTTTACTACTTTGATTCCTCAACCGAAGCCTGTCTATAATCAGTTACTAACTTTTTCAAGTCACCAATCGCCGTTCGGGCATTCTTTTGAGATACTTTTGTTGTTTTATTGTGCTCTTCCACAAAGGTGTTCCACAATTTGTTCATTTGTTCGAATAATTCTTGCTTTTTACTCATACTTTTGGTTTTAGTTATACAAATATAAGGAGATTTTTTTGAATTACCAAATTTATCTTCCTCTTTTTCTTCTAAGTTCTAGCTCCTTTAAATAGTGAGCCTTCCAATGATATTCAACTGATATCGGTCCAGCGGTTGATTTTTTAAGGTCATACTTCCATATGGATTTACATTCCTCATCTTCGAATATGTATTCAAATTTTGTTGGTTTTTCCGTTTTACTATTGTTTTCTTTAGTTACTTTTAGAGACATAATAATTTCTTAATATTCAAATATACGAATAATTTTTATATTTGCCAAGTCCTCATACCAAATTTATTCCAAGTAAATGGCTGATGATATCCCATCTTCAATGAATCCAATGCTTTAATAACATTATATTTGGTATTATTTGGACAATAGAAGAACATAAATCCCCCACCACCGGCTCCACTTATCTTACCACCGGTTGCCCCTGCCTCCAATGCAGTTTTGTATAATAGCTCTATTTCAGTTGTACTGATTCCTTTTGCTAATAATTTCTTTTGCTGAAATCCGTAATCCAATATTTCACCCAATTCATCAATGTTTCCCTTAATAAGACAATCTTTAATCATTTTTGCTTGTTCAACCAATGCGTGTAATGAAAGTAACGATGTTGTGTTATTATCAGCCATTTTTTTAACTTGCTCTTCTAATACATCGGAACTCTTTCGAGTGAAATTTGTAAAATACAAAACTATATTATTTTCAATTTCATCTTGTACCTTATCTCTGATTCTAATTGGATTTACAATAACATCATTTCCTCTAAATTCCATATAGTTGAATCCACCAAATGCTGCTGCGTATTGGTCTTGCTTACCGCCATTTTCTTTCAATTCAACTCTTTCAATTTGAATAGCCATTTCAGCGATATCATATTCACCCAGTGGTAAGTTGAATAATTCCATATAAACACCAATGAGAGAAACTATAAGAGTAGATGAAGTTCCTAATCCACTACCAGTTGGCACATCTTGATTGGTAACTATATCATATCCAATTGGTTCTATCTTAAATCGTTTGCAAATGTGATTATGAGTTGCTTTAAAGAGTTTTAATCCATACGAACAATCTAACTCACTACTGAACTCATGCTCCTCAAATTCATCCTTATTTATCCATTTAAATGTAACTTTGGTATCATCTCTCAATTGTAGAGATGTATGTGTAAATAAACGAATAGTAGTATTGATTACCGCACCAATATGTGATTTGGTATATTCGGGCATATCAGTACCCCCACCTCCAAAACTAATCCTGAATGGGACTTTACTCCTGTATATTTTCTTCATCTTCTGGATTTCCGTTTTCTGCATACCAATTCTTTACATTTCGTTCTCCTACCAATAAGAAGAAACAATTATAACATAATGCTCTAATGTTTTCTAACTTTCTATTATTTAGATTACCATCTAAAAAATCAATCAATAATGGCATTTTTCCATCAGTAACTCTTTCTTCGCTGAATCCACAACTTGAACATACCTTTGGTAAATACCCACTATCAAACAATTTGTTTTTGAACTTGAATAGAGGATATTTTAAATGCTTCCCTGCAATTAAATCATCAATATGATACTTTTTGTTTTTGATTTTTTTGGCTCTCTCAATACCAATGCCATATGGGTTTTTTAAATCTTCAAAAATACCATATAATTTGGCATACTTCTTATATGTGTTATATGAGATACCCAATGTTCTCGCTGCTTCGAATGCTGAACGAGATTTTTCTTGTGCTGCTTTTATTTGTGATTCTAATATGGGTTTAGCACCTAACCCTCTTTTTGTGATTCTACTTGTTTCTTCGATATTTGGAAAGAATCCTTCCATTTCTTCGTTTTCCATACTAATAACTATTTGATTATACTAATAAGTATATCAAATTATTATTTTCTTATCTAAAATAATTTTATTAATATAATTTATTATTGTTTTACTTATTTCCGTATTTCCTTTAATTCCAGCATGTCCATCTATATTTTTCATATTTAATTCATCATCAATGGTTAGCTTTTTGATTCTGAACCAGCTATGCATTTGTATGTTTTCAAAAAAACAAAAATTAAATTTAATATCTCTCATATTATTTTTAAGAAGATAATGATGGAATTCCGAATTATCCAAAATAATACATTCTATTTCTAAACTTTTAATAAAAGATAATAATCCAATTAGAGAATTATACGATTTTTTATCTTCAAAATCGGGGTTTACAAATGAATCAAAATATACCATAACTTCATTGTATATTTTTTTAAATTCATGCTTACCATATCCATTTGATATATCTGTTAAATCGGTATCAGGTGCACTTATCAATCCGCTTGTAATATTTAAAGTTCTATCTAATTTATTAGACCAAAGTTCATCTCGCCACATTGGTGGAATTTCTAACATAATTAAAGTTCCCTTTAAATTATGAATATTTTTAAAAATATATTCGTAAGTTTTTCTAATCAATCTATTAATTGAACCACCTGAAATTGATTCATTTATTACGGGTACATTGAAGTGATTTGCAATTAGAGTTGGATATGCGAAATCCATATGATTATCTATATCAATTGATAATTTTTCTTTGTATAATTTTTTATGTATATCCCATTGTAATCCACCTGCGCAACTGAAACTACACCCATTGACATATATTCTATCGAATTTCATTATAATAACAATTTTATTAATTTTGTAAAAGTATTATCGGGTGTATCCGATGTATCCAAATCTACAAAAAATTGTATTGGTGGTTCGTAATCAGTAACAATTGAATCCGTTCTCATTTTTTTAGTATGACAATAGATTTCCTGTACTTTATTTTCGGATTTAAATTTTTCTCTTATTTTTCTATTGGGAAATACAAAACTTATTACAACATCATTACCACATTTATCCAAATATTTTGCAACTTCAATAGGGTGTGTTGTTTGATGTTCATCTATGTGGAATACGGATTTACGCCAATTTTTTTTATCCGTTTGTAACCAAATTTGTAACTTTTTTCCTAAAGTAGTTTTACCACTCCCAGGTTGACCCGTTAAAAGGTAAATCATAACTATTTTTGTTTTAATGCAAATTGTGCTGCTTTATATGCTTTTGTATCTTTTTCGTATCCTAATGCTGTTTTTAATTTAATCATTTTACCCGTTTCTGGATTCTTAATCTTCTTATCCAAATCCTTTGGTAATAATGATTTCAAACTCATATCATTTCCTTTTGTTGATGTTGGTTTAGTTACATCTTTTTGTTTTGATTGAGTTTTCATATCATCATTTTGTTTTGGTGGTGTTGGTATATCGTGCTGAACATGTCTTACCTTTAATGATATGTTTGGATATTTTTTAGATAAAGCTTGAACTGCTGATACATTCTTATGTGAATCATCTATGAAGAATACATCCGTTACTCCACTCTTTATTTTACTCTCTATCCAGTCTGCTTTCTTTTGTGGGTCAGAATCGGCTAATGCCACCACATATAACTTATCTAATCCAATATCGGATAAGTAATCCTTAATTGGTTTATAAGCGCTCCTTGCTGTTAATATTACGATTTCTGAACCACCTACTCTTACTATATTTTTAAGTAATCTCGTAACACCCTTGATTTCTTGTGGTTGTTTTACCTTTTCAAAATCGGAAAAATCAAATTGGTCACCATCTTTTGGTTCGTATATTGCATATTCACCAGGTGTTAGTTTAGATTTTTTACCATCTTTATGTGTGATGTATATGTGTGATTTTGTTTTAACTAATGTATCATCAAAATCAAATATTCTCAATTTCTTTTCACCCGCTTCTTGCAATGGTCTAAATGCAAAAGTATTTAATCCGGAATAAACTTTTCCGAATTCCACTTTCATACCATTCCACATACCCGATGTAAAGTTATTAACCATTCAATAATGACTTTTTTGTTTTTGTCTTTTTATGAAGTTCTTCGTTTTCTCTTGTAAGGAATTCAACCTTAACTGATAATGCTGCCACTTCTTTTGTAAGTGCCAATACCATATTACGAAGGTCATCTTTTTCTTTTGCAGATGATTCCAATAGAGCTTCTAATTTAGCGATTCTATCTTTACAATCGTGACGGATGAAATCTTCATCTCTTTCTTTATGAATCTGTCTTTTTTCATAGTATCTAAAAGCTCCTGCTGAACCCAATACTGTCACAATTGATATTAAGACTGTATATAAATTATCCATATTATTCACCTCCATCTAATTTATGAAAGCCAGTATTAGCTTGATTAATAAAATTTTGAGCTTGAGATATGTGGTCTTGAATCCAACCAGGTAAATTCATTTCTTGTTCACCAACCTTACCTTTTAGTTCGGTTGCGTTTCTTATAATATCATCCAATTGACCACCTGCCATGGATACTTCGTGGTCTTGTGTTTCAGGTCCTTCATTTATTTTATGTTTTAACAATTCTGTCATTTTGTTAAATACCTGCTCACCCCCATTTTCACCTAAACGATATGCTCCTCCTAATTTCTCATATACTTTAATTTTATGAGACATTGGAATGTTTTTTTCATTTACAGCTTTCCACGCCTTTGGATTAGTTACTTCGAATTTCATATTATTTTTTTATTTTCTTTTTCTATTTTAGACATTATTATATCATATAAATATTGAAAAAAAAATTGATGGCCAGTTTTATTGAAATGTTTATCAGAATTATTTACCCAATATTTAGGTGTTTTTTCTATTACCTCATCCATTAAACTATATTTGCCATTAAATGTTATTAAATTTGATTCAAATTGTTTTATAAGTGATATATGAAATTGTGAATGTGCATATGGTTCATTCTTAGATGATAGTTCTCTATCCAAACACCATATGTAAAATTTATTACCTTTTTGCTTCAAATATTCACAAATGAATCCATATTTTATTATATCCTGTCGTATGTATTCATCCATATCCAATACTTTTCTACTGAAAAATTCAAAATCCAATTCATCAAACCTATCATCGTATTCTAAATGTATTGTTGTATTTTTAAAATGGTCCAACAATCTATTAAAAAATCCAATTTCTAAAATGACAATATCATTATTTTTAATACATTGATATTCTTTAAAAAATTTATTTAATATTTCTCCATTACATCCTCCTACTAATGAATGATTTATTACATTCATATTTAATTTATTGGAAAGTAATTGTGGCCAACTTTCTTCTATCTTAACAGAATCATCTGTTGTAAAATGAGTTGAAAATGAATCACCAAAAATAATTAAATTACTCATTTAGTTTATCTTATTTAATTCTTGTTGAAAATTGGAGTGTGCTATTTGTTTAAATTCCTCCTTTCTATCGATTCTTTTTAAGATTGAATCATAGTGTTTTCTATTTCTATAAATATAGTTCTCACAAACTACCTGATTTTTTAATTTAAATTGGTATATGGATTCACCCGTTTCATTTAATTTTTGGATTCCCCACATTAAAAATGTATCATCTGGGCCATATGCTCCCATAGATTCTGGCAAAGGTATTCTATCCAATAATTCTTTCGATAATAAAGTAAACCAACCTGCTCCAAATTTCGTTATAGGTTGTCCGGGTACATTGTTATAAACAGTTTCTATTCCCACATCGCCATATTGCCCTGCATCTTCGAATGGGTTATTCGTTTTACAATAATCTAATGGTTTATCTATAAAATTTTCATTAACCAAACAATCCCAAGTTGTATCCCAATATTTAACAATTTCGGGTGTAATAAAATATTTAGTCCAATTACCTTCTTCAATTGCATCTATTCCTTTTTCCATATAGAATAGAATTTTATCATCAAAACAAATATCAGTATCTAACCAAATAAAATGGGTTGCATCATTACATTCCATATGTGCATATCGTTTACATTGAAATGCTCCATATATTTCATCTCTTATTTGAAATGTTGATTTAGATGCCCAATCAGTCAATGGTTTCAATGAATTAAATCTATCTATAAAAAATTGCTTATCAACTTTTGAATTTTCCCAATCAAATAGATAATCGGATACTGAAAATGATATGTAAAACTCATAGTTATTTCCATCTACATATTTAATAGTTTTATTTAAATCAACTAATACTCTTTCCAAATCATCTAATTCATGTGGCATCACAAAGGATGTTATAACTATTTTTTTCATTTGTATTTATTTTCTATGATTTTTTTAAGTTCTTCGTTTCTATCATATTGATGAATCAATGTGTACAATTCACCTTTTTCATTTTTAATTACATCACCATCAATGGTTGGTAGTACTTCCGTATATGGTAAAGTATCTCCCTTTTTTAACTTCAAATGTAATTGTGCTGCAAATCCCTCTTGTTGTTTTACAAATTGAACCTTATCTTTAAATTGATTCAAATGAATAAGAATGTTGTATGCAGCCTGGTCTGCCAATTGTTCTGGATTAGATGTTGTTAAACTCCATCTATAAATGTCAATAAACAAATCTCTAATTGCATCTCTCTTACCAACAATAGTTCCTGCGCAATATATTTGTTCATTTTGTAACCATTCCCATTCCATTGGAAATGATGTTCCGGCATTTAATCTTGCCCATTCCTCATCTCCAAATTTCAATGATTCACTAAATGCAAGGATATCCCTTCTCATCCATTTATTCAACCATTCAGTTGGGTCTTTTTGAAAAATAATATCTTTAACATCGACCCAAATAATTACATCTGTTTCATATTGATGTAATATCTGATACATATCTCTAAATCTTTGTAAGATGATATGTTGTTGAGGTTCTGATTGAACCAATATCCACCCTTTATCATTTAAATAATCCAGTGTATCTTGTGTAACATCATATACTAACATTAATTTTTCACCACTAAATCCACTTCGTTCAATTGATTCAACGAATGGTTTAATTTGCTCTACTCCATATTTTGTTATACATCCTACTATTGTATATTTCATCTTCTTCCGTATTTTTGCCAATCATTATGCATGAATAATCCCTCACCATGTGCTACTCCGTAATTTTGTTGAACCCACCATTTTCCAATGTTACCTTCCAATGAAATTCCATCACCGGCGAAAGGTTTTACAACATCTAAATAGAATTGCTTTCTATATAAGCAAGGATTATTTGTCCAATTACCATATCTAGAACTACTCAAAAAGTATTCTCCAAATTGGCCTATTTGTTCTGGAAATGATTTATGTGGGTCACACCAATGAACCGAATCTAAAAGATGCGGTGATGTTGCTCCAATTTCATCATCATAATAAGTTAATTCATTTCCTTGATGTCTGAATGAAAAATGTGGAAATCCAGGGTTTACTCTGTGTCTGTATCTAACCACATCAACGCTACCATCCAATAATTCTAAACCAGATGATAATCTATCATATGCGGTGTCTCTATCTTCTATTAGATTCCAATCGTGCTCCAATACCAAAACATTATCGGTTTGTGCATTTTCAGTTAATTTAATAAATGCTTGCCCAATACCAATATTTTGTGTCAATCCAATAAAATCCAAACCAAAATGCTTTGCAATTTGATAATCTTGTTCATTGAATTCCTGAAATAGTATTGTAACATCATTTACCATATCAAACAATCCGTTGTTGTGATATGTAGTTAATGTATCCACTAATACTTGTCCACTATGCCAAGCCAATATTCCTACACTAATTGGTAGTTTTTCCATAACGCAAATAATTTATAAAATACTCATAATCTTGTTTCTTAATTTCATCCCATTCTTTTTCATCGGATGTTGTACTCATTTCGGTTTCTACTTTGAAATTCCTTAAACATGCTTTTGGTGATGTGTTTACATCTTTAATAAAATTATCACCATACCAAATTTTAATATCATTCGGAATATCTACCCAATATTTTCTATTGAACATAATGAAACATCCCCATCCCCAATCATTCACACCAGGCTGCCATACATCTAAATAAGGTCCTCTTTCTTCATCAATTTCACCTCTATAATTTCCTTCCCCCATACCTATAATACCATATTGATTTAATACATCATTTGTAATTAAACCAAAAATGTTTGGGTCAAAATTTATATCATCGTTTAATAATGCGATTGATTCATTTTTTGCTAAATCAATACCCCAATTCCATGCAGGATTTACATAAATGTTTTTACCTTTTGAAATCATTCGCATTTTTGGTTCTACAAATAAATTCATATCAGCTGGTGATTCATTATCTATAACAATTATTTCATCAACATATTCGCATTCTCTTAAATCGGAAAGTAATTTTTTAGTTCTATTAGATTTCCAAAGTGTTGGTATAATTACACTATATTTATCCATTGTATAAATTGTTCTGGTGAAATAACATTTAACATTCTTCCTTTATTCATAGAATAATGATAATATGATTTATAATTATCCGTTGTTTCATATGGTATATTTGTACCTCTACGAATAATTCCACATCCATAATCCGTATTAACTACTCTGATATCTAAATCAATACTCTCAACCCTCAATTCTGCGATTGCCTTCCAAACATCTCCAGTCCATTCGCCACCATGGTCATCTCGTTCTTGCATCTTTTCGGTGGTAGGTAAACAATCGTGACAAACGATAGTTCCGTTTTCCGATAAATGGTTTAATGAATTTTCGATATCTTTTAGAACTTGGTCTGAATGATGTAATCCATCTATGAATATGATATCATATTTTACATCATCGGTTATTGATTCAAAATATTCATCCGATGTTCCAACAAATGTAACCCGTCCTCTCGGAAATGGGTCAATTGAAACTTTGTTTTCTACTTCTATTTTATCAAAATTCGATGTAGGGTCTTGAGTTCCAACTTCTAAATACGATTTATATTCGTATTTTTTAATTAACATATTAATTATGTCTGTACGATTCATATGCTTCTATTAATTTATCTATATTATTTGAACATAGTATATCTGAAATTTCATTTATTTGTTTTTCTGGCATATCCCACCATTTCATTTCTAAAAGTTTATCAATAACTTCATCACTAAATCTTTTTCTAATTTGTTTGGCAGGATTTCCAGCTACGATTGTATATGGTGGTACATCTTTGGTAACTACACTATATGCACCGATTACTGCTCCATCTCCAATTCTAAGACCACTCATAATAACTGCATTTGTTGCAATCCACACATCATTGCCAATGGTTACATCTCCTTTTGTAGATGGGTGTCCGTGGTCTTTTTTTACTTTTGGAAATTCACTTTCTCTTATATGCCCAAAAGGATATGTTGTAATCCAATCCATTCTATGATTTGCTCCTAAGAAAACAACCACTCCTTCGGCGATTGAGCAAAATTTACCAATACGAAGTGTTTTTCCTTCGCCTCCATGTATTATTTTTATGTCGTTATGTCCGTATGTGTTACTACCTACTTCCTTCATACATTGATATTAATTTATCTACTATTTGTATTTGTGTATAATTGTGCAATACTTTCATCATACCATTATGTGCAATTCTCTCCCTCTCCTCTTCATTTTCATTGTAATAGTTCATTTTCTCTATACAATCAAACATATCATTATATAATACGATATCTTCACCATCTACGAACAACTCTTCCAATCCTCTAATTACATCTAATCTATCAGTTAATACCATTTTACCACAAGCCATACCTTCGAATATTCTACGAGTGATTTCCCCCCATCTACTATTTTGAATAACCATTAATCCACTATTCAAAAATTCCGTATGTTCTTTTGGTCCCATTCCATTTTGATTTCCAATCGCACCTTCTGCCCAATTTGTAAGATAATCTAAAAATTGAGAACCACCCCTACCTCTACTCGTTACTGCAACATATTTTGGTTCTAAATTCATTGGAAATTGAACTTTGGTATCTGCAAAGTGATTTACCCATTCTGCGTTTATACCTCTTTCTCTATATTCTACTGCTGATATTTTATCAGGAGTAATTGTGTAGTGAAATCTATTTGCTTTAGGATAATTTCTTTCGAAGTTTTGTGGGTCATCACCACTCTCTTGTATCCAACAAGCCGATGGTTTTAAATTTTTATCCAAATATGGTGAATCAAATCTACCCCAATCTAAAAACATAACAATATTGGGTTCTTCTGGTCCTTCTACAAATTCTTTCAATAACCCATCACCATTTGCAATAGAAACTATATTGGTTTCCCATCCTCTTTCTTTAAATTCATTAAGAATTGCCAATGGCATACACCATTCCTCTCCTTTGTAATCAAAAATGAATGTTATTTTATTTTGCATAATCTTCTCTTTTAAAATTTATAGAATAATTATCTTGCGGTTCAACATCATATGGAGAATATGGCTTCCAATTTTCTCCCGATTGGATAAATTTGATTTCTGCATTAAATCTATTTTTCTTCATACCAGTTGTATTAATAGTTCTAGCATAATCACCTTTCATCCACCAAAAATTACCAGAATAAAAAAATCCATAAAAAAGTATTCCATATGTATTAAACGAACTTCTTTCAAATAATTTAAATACATCATTTACTTTTTCAATATTAAAATAATTCATAACATGTCGCCATGTCTTTATATTCTGATATTTTTCATCATTTTGTTTAGATGCTCCTTTAGTGTGAAGATACAAAATATAATCGGAATCTCCAAATTTTTCTTTATCTTTTTCCAATAAATCCAATGTAGTAAACTCATGTCCCATAGCTCGAATATCTCTCACCAATGTTATATCAATTTTATTCAGTATATTTGTAATGGATTTATTTTCATCGGCTATTGAAATACCAATATTTAATTTATATGGGAAATCAAAATGCTTTTTAATTAGATTTAGTTGCTCATCTATAATAGCTTCAACGCCATCGATTGCATATATGTGATAATATATGTGTATCATTATAAAGTATCGTAGTAATTATTTTGGCGTTCTTGTCTTTCGATAGTTTTTGGATGTTTAATACAATATATTTCATCCATAGGAAAATTTGTATATGATTCAAACCCAACAATTCTCTCATGTACATTACCACTCCAACCAATTTTATCAGAGTTTTTGTAGATACGAGTTTGAACATCGGGAAAGTTTACCCATCCCTTTTCGTTTACATTCCATCTCCATTTTTGAATATGTGCTTCAGTCAATCCTTCAACAGTATTGATGCGTGGAACTAAGATAAGGTCTTTATCGGTATTTGCTTCCAATAGAGCTTCCATATTGACAATCAAATCGGGTGTAAGATATTCATCCGCATCCAATTGAAAAATCCACTCACCTTTACATTGTGAGTTTAATAAGTTTTTCCATTGTGCGAAATCATTATCAAATTCAGATTCAATAAGATTAATATGGTCTGCGTTTGCTTGTAATTCCAAATACTCTACTAATTCAGTAGGTGCTTTTGGAGTATCTAAGAGAACTACGATTTCTGAATTTTCTTCTTTGTAGTTTAATAACTGATTAACCAATCTAATGGTTTCTTCGACTTCATTACAAGCCGTTATTGCGTAACTTAATTTCATTTAAATATTCTTTTAATTGGTCTTTTGGTTGCCATCCCAATCTATTTAAGGCATCATCATTAATTCTAATGGTTTCCCTATAATTCCCTTTAACATCATCCACATATCTGATTGGATGTGGTGCAAACCAACTGGCTACTTCATTTAAAGAGTAATTATGGCCTGTACCCAATTCCCAAGCATCTTCATGCTTTTCATCACTTTCAGCTATTCGAATTAAACCATCTACAATATCATCAATGTGAGTAAAGTCTCTTCTTTGCTTACCATCTCCGTGAATTAAAATAGGAGTACCATTTTTTACAGCTGCTCTCCATAACCCAATTACAGCCGCCATATGAGAATCTACTAACTCTCCAGGTCCATACACATTATAAAACCTAACTATCTCCGCATTCAACCCATATACCCCTTTAAACATCTTTATCCACTCTTCTCCCATATGTTTACTCATAGCATATGGTGATAACATTGGATTGTGATGACGAGATGATGAACCTGCATATATTAATTTTGATTTAGTATGATATGCATATTCTACAACTTGCTTAGTGCCATCCACATTTACTGAAAATGTTAGTGTTGGATTTTGAAACGATGGTTGTATTCTACTTAATGCTGCTAAATGAAAAATGTAATCATATGGTGTATTTTTGATATTATCCATTGCTCTAATATCTCCACCCAAAAACTTTACATATGGAGATACTCTTGCTTCATTTCCGATAGAAAGATTATCTATCACATGAACTTCATACTTTCTTTTAAGTAATTCTAATGTAAGCGCATATCCAACAAAACCTGCGCCACCCGTAACTAATACTTTTTTCATTTTAATCTTTTATATCGTTTCCACCATTTGTGTAACTTACACTACTACCTGATATTGGAAATCGTGTCATTGATGTTGATACATTATATATTGAACCACTACCAAATTGTACAGGATTATATGTTGTAATATATCCCGTTCCAGGTGTTGTTGTAATTGTTCCAAATGAACCACTACTACAAGTTATTTTATATGGATTATATGGGTCTGTTGATGGACCCGGTGTAATATATGGTAATGTTACAATCGGTGCCGTATTAGGAACTCCAAACGGAAAAGGCGATGATGTTGTATCATCTTTAACTTCTTCTAATTTATCTTTTAACGCATCCCATTGTTTTGGAGTTGGTGCGTATTCGTGACAGGCTTCTACAAAACCTTTAAGCCAAATAACATATTCTTTTGATGTCATAATTATCTATTCTTTATTTGAGATTTTGAATTTATTCCAGTTATCGTTTTATTCGATGGTGTCAATTTATTCACATCCATATCCAAATTAAAAACTCTACCAAATCCACTCAATTTATAAGTTCTATATGAATCGTTTGTAATTATAGGAACTTTCGAAACAACCTTTTCATAAAAGGCTTTAGCTCCTCCTTTCATTTCTAATTCTTCAGTTTCAGTATTAGCAAACTTACCAAAAAATTTCTGAATTAAATCAGGTCTAACATTTGATACTTTTATTGCATGTACTATATCTTTCGATTGAGATACAAATAAGGTAAATATAATGGGAGCGTTTGCTTCACTATATTTACCTTTAGTGCCATCTACATATTCGTATTCTTTTATTAAATAAAAACTATTTCGTACCATTCTATTTGGCATTACTATATTCCTATCATCTATGAATCTACGATATATTGGATTGTATACTGGCATTATTTATTTAACATTTTCAATTTAGGTAACTGAAGTTGTTGAAACTTTGGTTGTATCTTAGTATAAATACCATACTGATTTAAAATACCATCAAACAATTCGGTCATTTTTGATAAACTAAAATTTTGTTTATTTTGCTTACCCAATTTAGATGATGCTACTTTGTATTTATCATAATTTTTATAAACATCTTTGATTACAGGCAATGCTTTTGAAACATTTACATTAAACCATTGTGATTCTTTTAATAAGAATTGGTCAGCCGCTGATTCGTGTACATTTTTCAATTCACCTTCCAACAATACTGCGCCTTCTTTTAAGAAATCCAGATGCCCACTCCAATTAGATACTATTACAGGTTTACCCGTCAAACTGAATTCTAATAGGGGTCTACCAAATCCTTCACCTTTTGTGAAATTTAACATAGCCTTCACTTTTGGATGTTCATATAATCCATTCATTTCAACTTCCGTTAAATCACCATGTAAAAGATAAATTGGTACTGATTTATAATCTTTACCCAATACCTCTCTAATTTTTTTAATTGTATTTTCCCTATCAATTATACTAAATCCGGCCGAAGATGTTTTTAATACCAATGCCGGCTTCACATTTTCTTTTTTAAATGCAGTTGCAAATGTTTTAATCATCATACCTACATTCTTTCTATCTTCTCCTAAATCTCCTCTCAACCAATGTCCTACGAATAAGAAAGCAAAATCTTCTTTGATTTGGTCTAATTGTTCTACATATGCAACTTCATCACTTCCAAAATTTTCATTAAATCCTTCAAATAAAACTTCAACTGGTTTTGTAATTTTATGCTGTCCTATCAGTTGACCTGTTCTTTTATCTTGTTCATTGTAAATAGTTTTAACTAAACTATCTTTAGAATGTTCGGATGGAACTATGATTAAATCCATTCTATTACAACCATGTACCCAATCTAATGCACAATGTGTGGTTTCGATTGCGGCAGTAATTCCAATATTATAAAATCCTAATGGTTGAAATTCATTTGGAACTGTAACTTGAATGTAGATATCTGGCTTTTCTGTAATTTGTGGAGTTATATTTTCTATAATCCACTTATGAAATTCGTTATCATAATTCAGTGCATCCATTGGAGTTTGTCCCCAACGAGTACTGATTACTTTGATATTAAACTTATCCAATTTATAAAGTGAATGCAACAAATCTCTCGCGTGGTCACCATATCCACTTCTTGTTGCTACTGGTGCTTGAAATACTAATGTTGGTTTCATACTATAACTCTATTAACTTAAATTTTTGTTTTGGTTTCCAATTTGCGAATGCGCCTTCCATTCCCTCAACTAATGCATCACACATTGCCTCTTTACTTAATTTACCTTCACCTAAGAAATGCTTTCTACCTTTTAATCCAATGGATTTTCTATCTTCTTTTGGAGTCATATACCAATCCATAATTAAAGGAGCTACATCTTCAAAATCAACTCTATCATCAAAGATATATGGTGTAGGAACTGAACCTGTTGTTGAACGAACTGGCCAAATTGGTTTAACCCAATCTCCCCAAACTACACCTGCTTTCTTATGTCTATCATGCAAAGAACCAATCTCAACATAATCTTCAGCCGTTAATAATTTACCCGTACCTTTATCTCTGAATCCACATTGGTCTTGCAACCCACCTGTTACATTTACAATAATCGGTGTTCCAGCCATTACTGATTCTGCGGTTGCTAATCCAAATCCTTCATTAGATGCTATGTTAATTGTTACATCTGCAATATTGTAAAAATAATTTAATTCTATTTCAGAATATTTGTTTGGTGCAAATATTACATTTGTTTCAGATGAGCAACATTCTTCAATACTACGTGGTAAATCCGTTCCATGCTCTTGTACTGGTTCAGTATGCATTAGTAAACAAACTTTATCTCTTTTTTCTTCTGGCAAAGCTTGAACAAATTTATCAAATGCAAATATTACATCTAAAGGTTGTTTTCTTCTGATGTTACGATTTGACCAATAAAGAACAAATTCGTATTCTTTATCACCAAATATACTTTTCTTAAAATCAGCAGGTACATCTACCGGCTTATACAAATCCGAATTAATACCATGTGGTACATAACTTACTTGCCAATCTTCCGGCTTAGTCCAATGTTTTTCTCTATCCCATCCCCAAACTCTTTTAGTAATACCATAAGTTTGTTTTGAAATAGTTCCAATCCAATCGCAACTTTCGTAATAATCTCTATTATATTTTGGGTCTGGCAAATCATCCCAAATATGATAAAAGAATAAAGGTACTGATTGACGAACTTCGTGCTCCATTTCATATAACCAAATCCAATATCTCGGGTCAGTAAAGTGTAAGATTGCATCTGGCTTTTCAACCATCAACAATTGTCTAATCACATCAGCATTACCATATCCATCAAATGGATAGATTTTTACTTCAGCATCCTTTACACCGGTTTGTTCTCTAACACTTTCATTTAAATCCAAAACTTTTCCAGCTTCAGGATGTTTAATTGCTGCTCCCAATTGTACCCAATCATATTTATCAACTGTACCTAATACTAATTGTTTGGAAACATTGGCTATACCACTAGCCATTCGTAAGTCATCCGATAGTAACAGAATCTTCTTCTTTGCCATAACTTTTTTCTTTCTTAAAATTGTGAACCACTCATTTGTAGTGTAGTGTATTCGTTTAATTGTTTTCTAAATTGTTCATTTTTAGTGTAAAGGTCTAAACTTCTATTAACGAGTTTTTGGAAATTGATACCACCTTGAATTGCGGCTATCTTAAAATCTTCATCGTATAACTTTTGTATAACCTTAACAGTTGTTAATTTTAAATCTGCCATAGTTAATTTGTATTTATATATATACATATATATAGATAAAATTATTTTCCATCACAAATTCCTCTTTGTTTAAATTCACACCAATCACATAATTTTGATGGCTTCTTTGGGTATTCGATATCCATTCTATAATTACCAGCTTCATCAAATACGGATTCTACAAACGATAGGAATCCATTCCATGCTTTATTAACGGATGGTTTACCACTTGCTGGCACATGCTTACTGATACGAGGGATTGTATAATCTTCTACCTCTGCTACTTTTCTTTTTAAGATAATAAATTCTACCTCAATCATATCTTGTGATATGTTTAACATTTCAGCATAGAATTTCTTATACAAAAGTATTTGTGAATTTTTAACCGGGTCTGATTTTTGATATTTACTCCAACCTTTAGTAGATGTTTTGAAATCGGTAATACGATATCTACCTGTTTTTTTGTTTCTAACGATAAAGTCAATAAATCCTAAGAAGTTTACATTTTCTGCAATCTTAGTATTGATTGGTTGTTCAATAGCAACTAACTCATCATCTTTTAGGGAAAAGAAATTGTTGAAGTTTTTTGGCTTTTGAAAGTAATCCAAAATAAGATTACCATCTTCCAAAAATTCTACCATTTCTTCTTTTGTTGAAATATGTTTTTGATATTCTTCGAATTCCTTTAGATAAATGTCTTTCATTTTTACTTTCAACATATCTTTAAGATTCATCATCTTATCGGCCTGCGATTTCGAAATACGAAGGCATTTATCTAAGTATTCTTGTAGTGTTTCATGCATTGCCGAACCAAATACTGAATGTATATTTGAAGTTGATTCGGATAACTTATCAATATAACTTAATTTATATTGTTGTGGACAACTACTCCACATACTATATTGGGAAAATGAAACTCTTGCCATATTATTTGTTTATAGTACAAATATAAACAATTTATTTCATTTTTCCAAATTAAATGATTGGATTTTTTCGAGTATCTTCGTTAATAATATCATCTATAAATGAAAGTTTTTCAGGTAAAAATGTATCATTAAATATCATACCATGTGTAGTATGTGCTATCAAATATTTTTTAGAATTAACTCTATCCCAACTCGTAACTTTGGCACTTTTCAGATAGTTTATATACTTTTCTAAATACTCTTTTAATTTTTGAGACTTAATTGTATTTAATTTATCTGTATATAATGTTATCAATTTTGTTCTATGTTCATCAAAATTTACAGGGTTATACCACCAAGGAAAACGAACATAATGAAAATTAATCAATTCGTGTGATTCATCCAATTCCTCTATAAAATCAAAAAAATCATATGCATTTAATAATGAGCATGTATATTGAAAGTCATATGTAATATTTTTATATTGAGTCATAGCCCATTTCAACACCATCATATTCTTTTTAAAAACTTTCGTATCGAACCCAGTCCTTACATATTCTCCAATTTCGCCCAACCCATCGATTGATATTGAAAAGTGTACTTTTCTGAAATCTTTCAAATATTCAAATATAGTTTTTCCTTTATATTTTAAAATACTAAAATTCGTATTGTACATTAAAGAAATATCTTTTTTGTTTTTCAAAGAATCTAATAATTTAAAATGCTCTTCCAATACAAATGGTTCACCTCCTGCAAAATACAATACTTCTATATTTTTCATAGATTCCTCATTTAATTTGAAATCCACTTTATTTAATGATTCGACTTTTTCTTCACCGAATGCAAGAACTCCCATATTTGTTTTATAGAAATCTTCTTTCTCTTCTTGCCATTTAGTTGAATATGAATCGTTGCAAGTTCTACATTTAAAATTACATATATTAGAAGGTCTTAAATCCAATGATACAAATTCCGTAGCTACTGTACCATCAAATTTATCGTTATTTACATATTTCTTGTCAATATCATTTAATCTCGATGCATGATGTTCATTCCATCTAATTCTAGATGATTTTATATCTTGCTTTTCCAAATCATAACAAGCACTACAATATTCGTTTTGTACATCGTTTACCATATCCAATCGAAGTTTTTTATATTCTTCTGAATTAAATGCTTCTTCGATTGATGTTCCCTTTAAATCGATATCAGTAAATGCTTTTTGCGAATCGCAGCATGGTTTTGCTGTCCCATCCATATAACCATTCAAATGTATAAAGGGTAATATACAAAAACTCTTATTCATTATATTTTTAATTTTAATTTTGTAATTTGCTTTTTATCAGTACCATATTTTTCACAAATGTACTTTATATTTTCTCTACCCTCTCTATTAGAATATAATATATCCAAATATTCAATAGCTTGGGATTCTGAACAATCGTATTCCTTTTTAATCAATTCTATTATAAAATCTTCATACTTTTCGGCAGATTTGCCTTTCATATATTTTAAAAAGTATCTACCTTTTGGAATAGCGTTGATATACAATTTATACATATCCTTTGGTTCAAGTGTTTGAGTCAAAGGTAGTATTGTTGCAATCAATTCTACCCATTCAGGATTCATTGAAAGAAAACGATTAATCATAAAGTTACTCCAAGATTTCTTATCTTCATCGGATAATTTTTCAAAGTACTTCGGGTCTTGTTCGTTTGTAATTGCTTTAATATGGTCAAATAATGATTTTCCTGCCATTATAATCCTATTGATGATTGTTTATCTTGTAATTCTTTTGGTAGTAATTCCTGTAATGGTTTACCACATTGTGTACATAAATACATTTCTATTGGAATAATTGTATCTTGTGGCTGACCAGTCATTATTTTACTTAATTTTTTAAATCTATAACCTGGCATAAATGTTTTATTTCCACATTCACAATCCATATCTCTGGCATCATTTAAATTGATACCCATTGGTAATCCTTGTTCCATTATCTTATAATGTTTATAATTTGAATTAATAATGATGCGAATACAATTTCTTTATCAACAACCAATGCATCTTTTGCTTGAGAATCTGCAATTGCTAAAATGATATTTGCTGTGTTACCACCTGCGTAATCATCTACTTTATCATAAAGATATGTATACATTTCGGTATAATCATTCATTTGATTATCCAACACCATTTGTCTTATTTTTAAATAAAGATTTCTCTTATCATCCGAACCCTTCAATGCATCTACTAATTTATTTTTGAAATCGGATTCAACCATAATAGCTTTATCCACTTTCAGTTCACCTTTAGCTGATTGTAATTGGCAAGTATTTAAGATTCTACGAATATCTGGGTAATATGAACTGATAATATCAGCTACATTTTTTAAATCGTACTTAATACCTTCTTTATCCAAAATCTTACTAACTTGCACTGCCACATCCTTTTTAGTTGGAGGTGTGATTGCAAATGATTGACATCTACTTTGAATCGGGTCAATAATCTTCTCAATGTAGTTACAAGTCAAAATGAATCTACAATGTTTAGAGAATGTTTCCATTAAATTTCTTAGGATTGCCTGTGCGTTTGGAGTCATATAATCAAACTCATCCAAAATTACAACCTTAAATCCTGCAAAACCCACCGATGATGCGAAGTTCTTTACTTTGTTACGGACTGTATCCACATTGTTCTCATCCGATGCATTGATAATCATATGGTCACATTTAATTGTGTTTACGATTAACTTTGCTAATGTAGTTTTACCAGTACCGGCTTTTCCATACAACAATAAATGTGGGATATCATTATTATCCAAATATTGTTGAATAGTTTCTTTGATGGTTTCATTACCAACATAATCGGCAAGTGTTTGTGGTCGATATTTTTCCACCCACAAACTATGCTCTCTTTTACTAATATCGTTTGCGAAAAAACTCATATCATTATTTTTTTTAATTCGTTTAAAATTTGTCCACCCTTTATCATATCTTCAAGTATCTTCAAATTATTTGATTTGATGTTTCTTTCTTTTAATTCATCTACATTCATATCAATCAATTTATTAACAATTTCACCCTGATATGATGTATATCCTATTATATCAAACCCATATTTTTCTAATTCAGACTTAAGAGTAGATTGTAATACATGAATAGTTGGTATACCCAATGCTTCTAAAATAAATCCTTTCAATATTTTATCAGAACAAAAGAATGGTGTTGAATCCGTATTTGCTGATTCGAAACTTAGAAATAATTCACAATCCATAAAATTAAAATATTGCACAGACCATTGTTTATAACTACTTTCAATATCACGCCCTATAAGGACATCATATATATCCAATTCTTTTTGGGTTAATATTTTAAATGATTCGGAGTGTTTGGAATTTCTAATATTTTTTATTAAAAAATCTCTATCATGTCTATATCCCTCTCTATGCCATAACCCAACTTTATATGATTTATTTGAAGTTGTTTTATGAAATTCATAGAGTTCAACCGCAAATAGAGTATAATAATAAGCTAATACTAATGTAACATCCAAATATGTGTTTGGATATTCCAATATTTGTCCAGCCAGTCCACCATCTATTGCACCGGTAATAATTTTAAAATTATCGTATTTTAAAAACTCTTTACGATTTTCTAAATGAAACCCATCACCATGAATACAAAAAAGAAATACTTTACAATTATTTTCTAATAAAAATGTTACCTCATCTGGTTTAAATTCTTTTGTAGACCAGATAAACGCATCATACTCTCCATAATTACAATTATAAATTGGTAATCCGTTTCTATTTAAATGAAATGTTGCTGGAAACTTTATGTATTCCAGCATTTTCATTTCATTTGAAGCCCATTCCGATACCCAAATATTCATTTCTAATTTTTTACGAATACGCCATTTACAGTCTTACCCGTTCTATCTTTAATTTCATTCCATGCTGCTTCTAAACAATCTGCAGGCTCTAAACCTAATTGTTTAGCTAAAATGATAAGTGTTACAAATGAATCACCAATACCATCTTTAATTTCCTCATCTTTGGATTTCAATAAAGCACCTGCGGTTTCGCCAACTTCTTCTAACACCTTTAACAATTGTTTAGGTGCGTTTTCTTTCTTTAGGATATCTTTATCAGATGCCCATTGAGATACATTTTCTATTAAATTATCGAATGTCATTTTCTTTTGATTTTACTCTTTCTAATTTTGTTTCTTCACTAACTGGTCTTGGGAATATTTTAAATTCCATACCATTGTGTTTGAAGTGCAGTCCCTGCCCCTCTACCGATTGAATTTGTAGAACTAATGGGGAAGCTTCTTCTTGCCCTTCGTTAGAATATGCAAATACAACTGGTTCGTTATCAAAGAATTGAAAACACCACTCCGCATCTACAATATCAACAGGTTGTTCTAATTTCTCTTCCATACTATTAATTTGAGATTTCAACTAAATAATATTTACAAGTAAATTCATCAATCTTAAATTCAACATGCGCTAAACCATCAGTTGAAACTTTTAACTTTGCAGTAGTTGCTTCTTTGTTTGCTGTTAAGATTTCTTTCAAATACTTCGCTGAGAATGAAATTGGTTTTACTTCACCATCGAACCCTTTAGTTGCCGTAAATGTTACTCTATTTGTAGAGATTGAAGAATAACCAATAGCCATTTTCAAATCACCACCTTCAGTAAATACAGTGAATGTATCGATATCGGATAATGCACCTTTTGCTTTGATAAATTTATCAATCATATTAGATGCCATTTCAATACCAATACCAAATTCAGGCATTTGTTTCAAATCAGGTACAGATGGAATAACTCCCAAATCTGCTAATTGATAAGATGTTTCAGTTTCATCTGAAGATAACTTTAATACAGTCGCCTTATCTCCAACTGAATCTACTTTTAAATTGATATCACTGTCTAAAATTCCCACTAAATTCTTTAATAAAGAAGTTGTGTAAATACCGATGTTAAATGGTGTTGATGTGAAACCATCAAAATCCACTTCACCTAACATAGTCTTGTCATCCGAAATGAAACGAACTGATAACTTATTACCTTCAGCGTTCCATGCTACCGATTCGATTACCCCACCTAATGAATACTTTTGGATAAATCGTAATAGATTGTTTTTGTTCATAATTGTTGTTTTATTTAAATTTTAATTTTGTTTTACAAATATACTATAAATTTTTGATAATACCAAGTCTTTTTATGTGATTATATAAATTTTCTGCATAATTTTTATTTTCTTCCGATGTAGCATGCTGATGTGTATCACTATATTGTTTATATTCCCCATCAAATCGATTATCATCTGTATATTCGGTGTTCACAAATGTCCCATTCCAAATAAATGGAATATTTTTTGATTTCAAATAATATGTTATTAGCAAATGATTTTTGTACCAATTGATATAATCATCTTCTTCATTTGATAATTTTTCTAACATTTGAAATTCACCTATACCATCCGGATGTTCTTTATAATATCCCCAAGGATTTAAAGCAAATGGTTCAATACCACCATCTGATTTATAATATTCTCGTCGAGATGGATAACTATACATCGCCAATACTAAATCCGGTTTTACTTTATCAGTAAATGTTAATATAGTTCTTGCTATATAATCATTACTTCTACCACTATGCCCGAAATTTAAATCTACTCCACTATCTATCATTTCTGATAAATAATGCGACCAAGTTTCATCATCATTTACACCTATACCTTCGGTGTGAGAACATCCCACACTCATAATTTTATAACCAGTTTTTAAAAATGAATCACCTCTAAATCCAAGTTCGTTGTAAGTGTATACATTCTTATTTGAATTATCTGAACCTGAACCTTGAAATCTCCTTCCTTTTCTCTCATTCAATTTCCATCTAAATGATGTAACATCAAATGATATGGGTTTCCAAAATTTTAATCCTTTCATATTAAAAACTAAAAAACTTTTTAGCGGTTTGTGCTTCGGTTGATGCTTTACTCCATTTTAAGGCGTTATAGAAATCATCTACTTTGTTTTCCAACTCTGCTTTATAAATCATATCTCTATCAACATATTGTTCTACGAAATCCATAATCTCTTTTGGGTCATTATAATCCTTAAATGCAACAGTATCTAATCCCAATGGATTTGTTTTAAGATATACCCACTTTACTTTATCACCATCTCTAATTGGTTCATGCTTAAATGGACAATTGAAGAATTTTAATAATCGATTGTAAGTGATTCCAGCTTTAACGTGTGCAGGTGTTCCCTTTTCAAATGATGCGATAGCTTCTCCACCATCTTTTCTCCAACTACCATTATCATACTTACTTAACTCCTTAATTGCTCCACCCTTTGCTATTTTGTTTACAGGTAGATTAATCATATTCTTTTTGAAATCCAATAAAGATTCATCCATAAATGCGTTATCCTTACCCATTAAAATATCTTTCAACATTTTAGCCATAAAGTCCTGAAATGCTTTAGGAAATGATGAACGAACCACATCCAATCCTTTAACATCCAACTTATCACAAGGTACACCATTTTTTAGAATCATCCATTGTGCATATCTCTTCTTTGCTACCCAAAATCCTGCTTTACTAATGTATTCTTTCTTAATCTCAAATCTATGTTTCTCTTTTGGAATAAAGAAGAACTTTTCAGCCAACATATCATAGAATGTGTTCAAAAATGTTTGAGTTTCTTCGGCAATAGTATTTACCTCTTCAGCCATTCGATTTTGGTCAAATGTTTTATATTCAGGGTATCTATGTTTTACCAAAGGTTCTGCCATCATATAAATGGAATCAGTATCGATGTACACATTATAATCCTCTTTAGTTCCGAGTTCTTTCCAATATTTGATGTTTGCCATCTCTGCTGTTTTCTTAATAACAGTTTGACCTGTTAGGGTTACTGCTTCAGCGTTATCCACATCATAGAATCGAAATGCTGGTAAACCCAATACACCATACATTGAGTTCAAAAGAATCTTTTGTACTAGCTGTCTTTTAGCATAGAATTCATACTTTTCAGTATCACCTTCCGTACCATATTTCTTTTCTAATTTACGGAACTCAACACGCTTTTGAAACCAATCATTTAAGATATCGGCAATCAAACCCGGTGAATCTTGTGAATAGAGAACTCCATTTGCCGCAACACCTAAATTACTATCCTTAATAACTTCCTTTAGTTCCTGAGTCGTATATTCATAAGTATCACCATCTTTACCAACTACTTTGTATGTAGTATCTAACCCTCTGATATTTGCTTCAGCATCCCAATTCTGAATCTTACCAATCTTTGTTTCGGGACTGATATTCAAAGTCATAATGATTGATGGATATAGAGATGTTAAGTCCAAATCATAAATCCAATCATACTTACCAACGATAGGTTCTTTTACATATGCTCCAATGAATTTCTCTTCGTTATTATCTCTAAGAGCTTGCATTCTTTCCTTTCTATCTTTTGGTTTATTGGTTGCTACCAATCCTTTCTTTTTAAGATATCCTAAACAAGCTCCTTCTAACCACTTTGATGAAAATATGTAATCTTCATATGGAACAAATCCAGCGTGACAAACGGCTCTACATAATTCAATGAATTGTAATTTGGCATCCATTGCTACAACCAACTCCACATCGACAATGTTATACTCAATGAATTTCTCCAAATCGTTTACAAATAAATCATCCAAACTTCCCTCATACTCCACCTTACCTCTACCCAATTCTTTGGTAGCGATGTAGTTCAATGTATAAGATGCTTCCAATGTATATGTGTATGTTTTATACAAATTGATGTAATCCAATACACTCACACCACCAAAACTAAACTTCTCTCTATATGGTGACCAGAATGCTTCTCCGATACGAGATAATCTCTTAGCATGTCCCTCTCCACAAACATTCTTAATACGATTGTAAAGATATGGAATATCGAAAAAATCAATGTTCCAACCCGTTAGAATAGTCGGGTCAACTTGTTGGTAATAATTAAGAAATGCAAATAATAAATTCCTTTCGTTGTCAAATATGTGTACTTTAACCTCTCTGCCGTTTTTACTAAAATTAGTAGCATTGTTTTTAACTTTTCTTTCTTTATCTAATACGAACACTTCATATTCTTTTGTAATAGAATCGTGTGCTGCGATTGCTGTGATTTCGTTTTGAGCTTCTCGTGTGTTTGGTAGACCTGATATCATTTCTACCTCAATGTCAAATGTTAATACTGTATGTCCTTTTGATGGTAAATCATTATCATAGATATCTACCAATACTCTCGTTGTTTCTGGTACATCCGATTCGAATAAATCTTCGGCCTCATCCTTTTCCCACTTTGAAATACGAGATAACTTATCCCCATACATTGAACGATGCTGTCCATATGGGTCTTTTTTGTAGGCATATTTTCGGTATGGAAATGTTTGGTATCCATTGGTATCATCCCATAGATGAATTAAATTCTTGCTTCTTTCGTAGTATATATTTTGATACATATTTTATCTTCCCACTTCTTTTAAGTAATGTTCTTTCATTTGTTCCCAAGTCATTCCAATTGCATCAATATAGAATAAAACTTCGGGTTTAATTTTACCTTCTTCATGCAATTTAGTATATCTCTTAATTGCTTTATCTTTCCACCATTTGATAGTATAATCATTACCATCAGCGAATTTCTTTTTAAGAACTAAATCCTTCTCTTCGATTTTAGAACAAAGGAACTCATTACCATTCTCATACATTTGTGCGAAATACACACCTCTTTGGAATCCGTGGTCATAAGCGTTTCCTTTGATTCCCAACTCTTTAAAAATTGCCTGAATAATCTTTTGTTTGATTCCACTTACAGGTCCGTTTCTATCGTATCCCATATTAGCACCATTTCGTTCTCTCTCATCCATAATGTGTTGCTTATACCATTCAGAACGATTTTCTTTCAACCATTGATGCCATGGGTCGTATACCTTATCATCTGGCTTTGTAGAAATCTTACCTTTAGATTCTCCCAATGTTTTGAAATGAGGAATACCATTGTATTGTGAGTGAATACCATACAATGATGTTGTACCTACTCCAATCAATGGATTGTTGTATTTCTTTTGCCAGTAATCTCTAACTTCAGGTGCAGTTGCCAATGCTGCAATTAACTTACCACCTAAGAAATTATATCCAAATGGTTGGGTTGATACGATTGTAGTTGCAATAGTAGTACAATTCAATTTACCATTTTGAAACTTATCTTCTTTCTGCCAACCAATGTATGCATCTCTCACACCCAATGATGTAATGTCTGAACCTAAACAAACTTGTCCTAATATCTTTCCGCTTGTTCTATCTTTAACATAGCACTTTACATTACGACCTGGATTTGCCTGAAACTCCATAGTATGAATTAATCTACGGATTTCAGTCCAACGAGTAGATTCTTTTGGATTATCTTCTACAACTTCAATATATGGTTGCAATCCTTCGATTTCTTTTATCGTTAATTCCTTATCCATAATATCAGTCGGTTTCCACAACGAATCATAATGTTGTTGTAAAGCAGGTAATTTTCGCATATTACCAATTAAATCTTCATTCCACTCCATCCATTTTTTGTATAGAGTTTGCTCTTCTACTGACATTTCTTTAAGATAATCCAAGTTCTCAATGAACTTCTTTTTCATCTCATCGTAGTCAAATACTTCTGTGTTGGTTTGTTCACCTGTATCCCAAAATTTCATATTATATAATTTTCCAATTTTCTAAACTATGTTTCCAATATAACTTCTCAGCCATTTTTTTTGTGTTAGGTCTTTCTATTTTACCATCTAAGTAATCTACTAACATTTTTACAAATTCCTTTTTACCATTATAAAGTAATGGATAATCTTCTCCAACCATTTCTTCATAGCACAATCCTTTTGGTAAAATATATGGTACATTCATACTCAACCCATCAGTTGTACTCATACTCCATGCTGAATATTTTGTAAAACATCCAACACCAATATCAGCGCTTCCTACATTTTGTTTATAATGTTCTCTATTAGGATGTCGGATTGATTCCGTATATGGTTTTGAAACACTAGCTATGGATGTAAGAACTTTAAAATCTTGTCTTTGTTCCCACAACTTATCCATCTCTTCAAAAAACCAATCAGCACCGGTATACCCATCTGCTCTATGATTGAATAAAATAGTTTTTGGTTTTACAATTCCTTCTTGCCACTCATCGCATCCTAAATACCAAGGCTGAATGATTGTATCTAATTTTTCTAATTGTTCTTTATTCAAAAACCCACTTGCTCTTTTTAATACTAAATTCTTAACCCATTGTGAGTTTACCCCACATACACTCATTTTCAACATACCTTGCACATTTGCCCAAAAGGAATTATGATTATATGCACCATTTTCAGGAATCTCCCACCAATGGCAATAACCCAAAACAGGTTGAGTTACTGTGTTGTATCTACGAACGATTAATAATTGATTAGTCCATTCCGGCAAATGTGACCAAATGATATCAATTCCTTCTTCAGAAAATATCTTTTTAAATGCAGAATCGGGGAATTGAATTCTCATTAATGGGGGAAATGTAGAAACATTCCCCATATTAATAAGTTTTACATTTTTATACTTCATAAAATCCGTTGGCATATATCCATTTGGATATGGAATTATAAATTGTAAATTATCATAATTAGTGTTATCTAAAAATGATTTCATAACTAACACAAACGAATCTGCGTTTATATTTTTACCTTCACCAAAGTGAGTATAATTGGGTACTACTAATACCTTCTTATCAAAATTACCTATTTCGGAATCCCAAAATTTATTCATATTAATTTTACTATTATATTACCAAACAGATGTTACAAATTTACGAGTATTTTGATATGCATCTTGCCACTCATCATTATCATTCAACTCATTAGTTTTCATAAATTCTTTTATTGAATTTAAATATTCAGCTGAATATGTGTTTGGTTCAAAATCTCTTTTATTAGACCAGAATCCATTATCTCCTGTAAATTGTAAGAAAAAGTTATCGATATCTTTACTATCTATTCCAGCATTCTTATGCCCTTTTTCAAATCCGATACCTTTGTTAATATTTACAATAACAATTTTAAAAACCGATTTTGCATTTTCATCTCTATCAATCATTGGAATATCTCCATTTGGATTTAAAGATGAATCCATTTGCTGTTTAGCTTTTGAAATCAATGTTTCTTTAACATCACTAACCTCTTCATATGGTAATTCATTTAATTCCTCCTCTAAGTTCATATAAAATTGCTTATATCTTCCATTAGCACCGGTAGATGATGAAATTAATTCGGATTGAACATTTTCATTCTCCAATAATTCAGAAGCCATTTTCAATACTTTATTACCAACTGTAATTACAACATCTTTTGTTAATCTAGCAGTTCGTGTATCTAAATAATCTCTAATAATTTGAGCCATCATAAGAGCCGAATCCATTTTTGTCATAGAAAGGTCATTGATGTTGGTTGTAGATTTTCCTTTATATTTAGCAACAACATTATCAATCGTTGTTTCAAATGAGTCTATATTAACACATTCTGATATGTAAGTTAAAAAATCTACTTCCGTTTTAACTAATTCATCTAATTTTTTATCTTTAGAAATGGATTCAACTAATTTTTTATATTGAGCAATGCGAGTATTTAATGTTGAACAATCAAATCCTCTATAAATGTCCAAAGAATCTTTTCTATATTGTCTAGAACTTAACCATAGCATAATTGGTTCTTCTTCATATCTTTCCATTTTGTGACCAGCTGCTGCATGTTTTGCTAACATAGTTAATTCACCTTGAAAAAGTGCTTTACCTTCAACTGGTGTATATATTTTATCAAAATAATCGTTACCCACACCATAAATTGCATCTAAAACAATTTCAGCTTCAGCTACTGCTTTTTGGTGAGTTTGCCAAGTATCTTCATTATTATTAATTCCTAAAATTTCTCTTCTATGAAATGTTCTATTAGGATATACTTTCAATTCTATTGGAATATAAGCGTTATCTTTTTCTTTCTTTATATCTAATGGAACAATTTCCGCAAATGATAATTCCTTTACTTTCTTATCATTCATCAATGATTTCAAAGATTTTATAATTAATTTTGTATTGGAAGTTTGTTCGGATTCCATAACTTCCGTTTCTAAAATTTGTAAAGCTCTTTTCCAAATTTTAATAGGCCATTTAGTATCATAATTAAAGAATAATACACCACCCTCATGTCCTCTATCTTCAGCTTGAAGTGCAATTGTATCATCTAAAATACCCAATGGTAAATAATTAAAAGATGAATTACCTCCCATAATACGAATTCCATATGCTAATTTCTTAGGTAACTTTTTCGAATTAACATTAATTGATGGATTTCTATTTGATTGAGAATTTTGAATATCATGTGGTTGAAGTTCGCCTTTATAATTTTTAGGATAGAACTTTAAATCAGACCATTTGATAACATATGCTGTAAAATATGTGTTCATTGTTGATACACAATACGGAAGTTTCTCAGCTCTTAAATAAGCAACTTCTTTAATAAAATCATCATAACTAAGTTTTAATGCCATAACTTTAAATTTTAAATTTTAACTCTTTTGATATACTCAAATATACGAATATTATTTGATATTACCAAATATTTTGGGGTATATTTACCAGAATTTAACCGAAATTTCGGTATCTGGTTCAATTGTAGTGTGGTGCTGAACACCTTTATTGTATTCTCTAGCATTTTTAGGATAAGGTCTAACCTCATGTTTTAATCTCTTAATTAAATCCTTTTTCTCCTTTTTATCTGCTCCTATGATTTGTATGTATCTATGCTTTGGTGGTTCTTCCCTTCTCCAAAATTCTTTGTAACCATCCTTACCAATTTCTCTACGAAGATGTTCCAGATTACCACTACCCCATTTTGTAAATACAGTCCTACTATGAATCCATTTAAATGGGTCATTTGATAATGAAATACCATAGTTTGGCATTAGGGCGATATCTGTATTTAATCCCTGATAAATCCAATTAGTTGCTTGGTAAATACCACCTAAATGTTCTTGTCCGTTATCTGCATAAGAAATGAGTACTTTGATATCTTTATCATTTTCTCTGAACCATTTAAACGATTGTCCCAATGCGTATGATTCAATATTCGAACCATACCCATCATCGCAATATAAACGAGTCAATTCCAAAATGTTATCTTTGGTTAATCCCTCACAAACGGATGTGGATGCTCTTGCTCCTACGGGAAATCCATAAACCATACAACCGATTAGAATTTCATCATCACCGATTACATTTTCATTATCAGTTTTATAGAATATACCTAACGCATATCTACAAGCAGTCCAAGCGTGAGTGTAGTGCTTTTTAACAATAATCTCTTTGGCTACATTACTATTGATTTCTCTAATGGATACTCTACTGGTATCACAATATAACTTATTTTCTACTTTCAATTGGTTCTAATTTATGTATTTCTTCAATAAATTCTTCGTTTGCTTTTGGATATGGTAATGATGGATACTTTAACGATTTCAATAATTTTTTTCGTTCTCTACCATTCAAAAGTATATAAACATATCGATGTTTTCGGGGTTCTTTTTTAATCCAAAATGGCGATGCTACCATTGTTTGAATTATCTTTGGGTCATTAGTACCATACTTTACATATGAAGTTCTACTATGATGCCATTCATCTATTTCACTCCATTTAAAAGACCAACTATCGTTAGGTCGAATCTTATTACCCTGATAAATCCAATTAGTTGCTTGATATACAGTTCCTAAATGTCCTGCTTTTGGGTCTGAATACGATACCAATGCTTTGATGTGTGGTGCGTTTTTTCTTAACCACTCAAAAGTTTGTCCAACGAACCAACTTTCAATATTACTACCATAACCATCAAATACAAATAAACGGGTAAGTTCTAAAACTTCCGTTCTATCCAAATTTCCGGATATAGATGCGCCGGAGTGTCTACCCACCGGGTCACCATAACACGCTACTCCAATAAGTTGTTCGTTTACTCCACCAAAGAATTTGTGTTCATCATTGGAAACATAAAACAATCCAATAGCATAGGATACCTTCGTCCATATCCCACTATAATGGTTATTAACGATGATATCCTTTGCTACATTTTTGTTTACTACTCTTACGATTAATTTCGATGTATCACAATATAACTTATTTAGTTCTTTCATACGGCCACTTTATCATGTGTGTCCACGTTTGGTTTGTAACTATTTTCTTAATGTTAGCAGGAGATACTTTGTAGTTCCTAGCAATAACTTTGATATTTCTATGACCCACTTTGTATAATTCTCTGATTTGCATTATCTGCTCTTCAGTCAATTTATGCATTGGATGCGATTCTCCTCTTAACATATGTCTAATATAACCAATTTTTTTGATAATCACAAATTTATTTTACTTTAAATGTTCATTCAATGCATTTACATAAGTCATCTTTGCTGCTGCTCCCGCAAATCTTTCAACTTCTTTACCATCTTTTTCAATAACAACTGTTGGTACTGAACGGATGCCGTATTTTGTTGCTTCATCATATGCAACATCTACATCGTAATCTTCAAATACTACATTTGAAAATTGAGATTTTACTTCATTCATAACTGGAGCTAATGCTCTACATGGACCACACCATGCTGCGGAAAATTTCTTTACTGTTACCATTCTTTTAAATTTTTAGTTCTTTCAATTGATGATAAATAATGCATATTCATCATCTTATATTCATTTGGGAATATTGTTTTAAAATTTTCATTCATTTGCCTTGCATGATAGAATATTGATTTTCTATTATGTTCGTAATTATCTATACATTTCTCCCACATTGTATAAATTTCTTCTTTTGATTTTTTCGATAAATCTAAAATTATTTCCTGTATTTTATCCATTCTTTCCGAATCATTCATTTCATCATAACTTTCATCTATTATATCAGAAAATGTTCTAAATCCCATTTTTTGTAAATTTTTTAAAGTATGTCTTTGTCCTATTACAATAAATGGTCTAGGAAATGCCAATGCTCTAAAAGTCTTTTCTGATATAAATGTATATGGTATTGATAATAATTCCGATGAATATTTTGATTCATTCAGTACATTAATTGCCGTATTTTTATATATGTCAATCAATTCATCATGATTAGCGTGTGTAGATTGGATATAATTTTCTTCAAAATTGCGTTCATTCAACCATAAAAATGAATAATACGATACATCTTTTAAATTATTAGAATCAAAAAATGTTTTAAATTTTAACTTATGTTCTTTTCCGGTTCTATTTAACATTAAAAAATGTTTTTCAAAATTTCTATCCAATGGAAATGGATATTCACCGGAATTAAAATATGTAGGCGGCGTTACAAAATTTAAATGAAATGGATAATAATAAAAATTAAATTGAAAAAATCCCAATAAACTTTCATATTCTTTACTTCTATTTTCATATAGAATATGAAACTTTTTAGTATTGATTTTGTTTTCTAAAAAGAATTCATGTATTCTATACAAATGCAATATAGATGAGTGTGTAAGTGGTTCACCGCGTTCACAATAAATCAACTTATACTCTCTATAATTTTGTTCATAAAACTTTAATAATTCATCAATTTCTTCATTTGAAAAAAATACAAGAATTGGTCGATTTATTAATAAAGCTTTAGCCGAATCATCTATTACAATATATTCTTTAAAATTATCCATTTATTTAAAATTAACCTTCACAACTTACACAAGTCTCATCCATTGCTCTTGCTGCTATATCACCTCTCAATACTGATTCGGTTCTCATATAATAAAGAGTTTTAACACCTTGCTTCCAAGCTTCCATATGAATTTGATTAATCCACTTTGGTTCTGCAGTTGCAGGGAATGCTAAGTTTAGAGAAACTGCTTGGTCAATATATTGTTGTCTTACACCGGCTTGTCTTACTAAATCTAACTGATTGATTTCTTTAAATGTTTTGAATACATCTTTAACTGAATAACATCTACCTTTGTGCGATTCTTCAGTTACTTCATTACATTCAACTAATTTACCATCTAAAAAACACCAATCATCTAAGAATGCCAAATCTTGTACTGAACCACCATCTGCTAAAATCTTATCCCAAACTTCTTTTGTGTTTTTACCAATTTTCTTAAACACTCTTTCTAATTCTGGATTCTTTCTAATGAATGTTCCTTTAGCCGTTTGTTCCGTAAATACATTAGCTGCCCAAGGTTCGATACCACTACTCACATTTCCACTCAATTTAGAGTTTGAAACAGTTGGTGCTACTGCTCTTAGGTGGGTATTTCTCATACCACTTTCTTTACACCATAATGGTTCACCATATTCAGATGCCAAATCTCTACTTGCTCTTTCAGATTCAATCTTCATTTGAGAGAAAATCTTACGAGTTTCAAATTGAGCTTGTAAACCTTCAAATGGTAATCCTTTTTGTTGTAAATATGTGTGCCATCCTAATACACCCAATCCCAATGCTCTACCTCTTTCTGCTGAACGAACTGAATTTTCGAACCCTTTCATATTTTTGGCTCTTTGGATAAATTCTTCTAACACCCCATCTAAAAAGATTGTTGATGTATAAACTAAATCCGTATCTTTCCATTCATCATATTTTGCTAAGTTTAAAGAACTCAAACAACAAACAAAAGAGTGTTGTTCATCAGTATGTAACACAATTTCAGAACAAATATTAGTCATATGAACTTTCAATCCATTCTTTTTGTACATTTCAGGGTTTTGTTTGTTCACATTACCCTTATACATAATGTATGGTTCACCCGTTGCTTTACGCTTCTGAAGTAACTTACCCCACTTTCTTCTTGCTTCACTATCACCTTCTTCAACCTTCTTCATAAATCTATCACTAACTACAACACATTGATGTAAGTTAAGTGATTGACGATTAACATCACCTTTTGGTTCTCTAATCTCTAAGAAATCTTCAAAATCCTTATGTTCGATTTTAATGTTTACCGATGCTGCTCCTCTACGAACACTTCCCTGATTCGTTGCAAGTATCGTAGAATCGTAGATTTTAGCAAATGGTACAATACCATCACTTGTTCCGTTGCCGGTGATTTTCGAACCTGCAGGTCGTATCATATTGATTCCAATACCAACACCACCACCATGTTTTGCTAACAACATCAATTCTAAGTTCTTAGAACCAATCTCATATACGCTATCACCAACATCAATACCAAAACAACTGATTGGTAAACCTCTATCGGTACCTGTGTTTGATAATACAGGTGTTGCTAAACACAACCAACCTTTCCAAATGTAATCAAAGAATTTTGTTGCTAATTGTGGTTTTTCCAATCTTTTAGCAACTGCCGTAGCAACTCTCCAATATGCATCCTTTGGCTTTTCGCCAGCTTGTAGATATGTTTTGGATATAGTTTTTACATATATCTCATTATTTCCCCAATGTGGGAAATCTACATCTACTTCCCATCCGTATTCTTCTCCGTAATTTTTCATAACTTATAATTTAAAATATATCATCCCAATTTTCACCCTCACCCGCTTTTGAATAATCCGTTGGTCTCATTGCGAAGAAATCGGTGTGAGTTACTCCTCCTGTTAAATGATAAAACCAATCTAATTCTGATGCTTTTACTTCATCAAATTCAAAGTAATCATCGCCGCCTGGAATTGGATTGTATCCCAATTCGCCTAATTTTTCATTAACTCTTTTTGTAATGAATTCTTTTAGGTCATCTTTTTTAAGATTCTCCAAATCACCCATCTCAAAAATCTTATCAATGAATTTATGTTCTAAATCAATAATGATTTTGGCTGCTTTGTAAATATCTTCTTTTGCTTCTTCTAATAATTCTGGGAATTCTTCACACATATGTCTGAATAATTGACAACCCATTTTAGAATGTAAAGATTCATCTCTAACACTCCACTTCATTTGTTGTCCAATACCTTTTAGAAGGTTTCTCATTTGGAATGAATACAATACAGCGAATGAGGAATATAATGCTACCCCCTCAGCGAATGCCGAAAAGATAGCAAGTGAACGAGCAACTTCAACTCTAGCTTTTGGATTAGTATCCAAATCTTTTGGAGTCCAATCGGCGGTTGTGTTTGTTAATAATTCAAATCTTTCTTTCATTGCTTCATCGTGTAAGAATCCTTCGAAGTCATCTAATCCCAATGTTTCATTTAGATATGAATATGCAATAGAGTGAATTGTTTCTTGTGAACCAAATGCCATTGCCATCTGTCTGATTTCATGCTTTGGAAACCACTTAGTGACCATACCTGTCCAATAATCACTTACGGCACATTCGGTTTGAGCAAATCCTAATAAAATATTACCAACCAAATGCTTTTCTGATTCACTTAAATTCTCATTCCAATCCTTAACATCACCCTGCATTGGTATCTCCGTATGTAACCAGAATGCTTGCATTTGTTTCAACCAACCCTCATTGTAATAATCCGGATATTCAAAGGGTTTAAAAGGAACTCGTTCCGTAAATAATTTGCTCATATTTTTAATTTGTTTATGTTTGAAGTGTAGGTATAACTATCTTCCGAATTTATAAATTTTCTTTTTTCTTTAGAAAATTTTATACAATTATCCCATATTTTCAACATACTTTTTGTGTAATAATTTTTTCTCTAAATTCTCTCCGTTTTTAGAGTCTTTGGTTGCGTTCATACCATCTTGCGATGTTGCTGCGAACACATCCATAATACCATGAAAGGTATCAATCTTTGCTGGAAAAGTCATTCCATCTGGTCCAAATCGATTTTTAACGATGTGAATACGACCTGTGTTTGATAACTTATCCTTTGTTTTTCTACTCACACTCATAATAAAATCTGCCGTTTGAACTTTCTTATATGAATCACCAACCGAATCGGCTTGGATAACTTCATGTTCAATAGCTGCTCTATTTGTTTGAGTTGCTGTCCAAATTGGAATACCTGTTTCACCACTTAATCCCCTCAATTCCTCATAGATTCCTCCTAACTCAGCGTATAAACCATCTCTACCACTACCACTCTTTAATAAATCGGCGTAGTCAATAATGATTAAATCCGGTGCGAATCCAATTTGTTTTAACTTTTCAATATGAGCTGAAAGAGTTTTAGAAGTTGCAAACTGTGGTGGATAGTATTTAATACGAACTCTGCCTGGAGTACCTTTAATCTTTCTGATAATCTCATCCTTTCGTTCTTTATGTTCCGATGTTTGAATTCCAGTCAAAATTGTAGTATATCTTTGTCCTACATAACTTTCGGACAACTCCAAAGAGTAGTGTAAAACATTCTTACCTTTTTGTAATGCCGAACAAGCTATCTTTGATAAGAACCAACTCTTACCAATACCCGATGGTGCCATTACAACTCCCAATTCACCTGGTCCTAAACCACCATCCATCAATTCATCGATAACCTCCCATCCTGTTGATACTGAATTTCGTTTGACATCTTCCATAATCAATTCAAATTCATCGATGTAATCCAATCCTAAATCGTTTTCTACACCGACTTTGGATGCTGCCATCATTGTATCTATAATCTTATCATAGTTACCTGCTTTAAGAAGGTCTACGGATTTTAGAAGGGCATCTTTAACTTTCTGATTTTTAGCGAATGTTAGATATTCTTTCTTAACATAAGGTATATCATTTGCATCAATTTGTAGGTAAACATTTTTTAATTGGTCAACTACGGTCTGCTTTAATGCTTTATCTTCAATCGTTCCAACTTTAATTTTGAACACTTCCATTGTAGGAACTGCACGGAATTCGGAGAAGTAATTTTGTACTTCATCTACAATCCATTGATTTGCTTGTGATTCAAAAAATGCCGGTTTGGTGATTTCAGTTACCTGCTCAAGAAACTTAACATCCGTTATAAGTGAAGCAACAACTTTAGATTGATACGATTGTCCATATTTAACCAATGTATCTACTGCTTCCATTATGCTTCAGCTTTTTCTTTCTTTAATTGTTTTTTTGATTTAACCTTTACTTGGTCGGTAGCTTGGTCGGTAGGTTGGTCGTTCTTTGGTTTACGAGTTGCCAATTTCCATTCCGATTTCGGGCAAAATGCCCACACACCGGTACTTACTTTTACATCCGCTTCAGTATCAGCTACTCTACGGATTGTACCGATTTTATTATCCTTTGTTTCTTTTACTACTTTAATACACTTCATACTTTTTGTCCATGTTTTAATTTAAAAATTATTTTACTATCATTAAGATTTCCGATTCTCTTAATAGGATGTATTTGTTACCACCAATTTTAATTTCTACACCCTGATGATATGGTGGGAGAATCACTTCATCTCCTGGTTCAACATTCATTGGAATCAATGTTCCACTTTGTGTGTAAATACCAGGTCCTACCGATTCTACAATTGCTCTTTTTACATCTTCATTTCTAACCGAGTCTGGAATAATAATTCCACCTGCGGTTTGTGTAACCTCTGGTTCTAATTCTGTTAGGAGTACTCTATCTCCTAATGGTTTTGCTAATCTTTCTGCCATAATTTATTTTTTTGTTTTACAAATATACGAAATATTTTATTATTTAACAAATTAATTAAAATATTCTGAATTCTTTTTTATAATATACTCACTAATTTTTGCATCACTTTCTTCACTCCAATGCCAATCGCCATATTTACCAAATTTACCATTTGTTTTAATGTATAAATCATTTTCAGTTTCCAATTTACCTATTTCATTTTCAATTTTAGAATTTGTAAATACAACACTTTTATCAAAAACATTAAATTCATTACACCAACTTAAAAACATTGTTTTAAATTTAAATGCCTTTGAGAAGGAATAAAATTGGTCATTATAATTTTGTATAACTGGTTCAGATGTGTTTATAAATGTAGATATTTGCGTATAACTTAATCTTTCTTTTTTATTTATAATCTTATTAGTTTCTACAATATTATAATACCTTTCTCTATTTTGATTTTCTAAATTTTCAGAAATATCTTCAATCATACTATCATCAATCACATCAAATGGGAATATCAATTTAGATTTGATATTTGTATGAAAAGTAGAATTAGGATGATATGCGATAAATCCATCTGAAATATATTCTTTTAAAGTATTATCAAATGTTCTATCATTTATTTCCAAATTAAGTTGAGATTCTTTAATTGGATATCTAACTCTTGATGATGTTGGCAATACTATAATAACCAAATCATCATCGTTTATTAAATGCAAACATTTTAAAAAAATATCAACAATAGTTTGTATATCTCTACCACCTCTACCACTTACAATTAATTCTTTTCCTACAAATTTATTTTTTAATAAAAGTTGCCAAGACACATCACCATGTCTTATAGTTGCAAAACTATCGCCAAAAATCCATAATTTTTGATTAGTTTTCAATTTTATTAAAATTTTGCTATGTGAGAAAATGTGGATTGCAACCAGTCCGTAACATTTGGAAATGAATCCAATACACGCGTTTTCAATCCGATTTTTAAAAATTCTTGCTTACTGAATTTATCCGTTGGTTCATTGTATCTATCCATAATTTTCATACGAAGATTGCCACTAAATGTCGGTTCGGATAATTGCATTAATTTACGATTTCTCTTTAATATTTCTAAATTATTCTCAAATAAATCATGTGCTTTTGTTTTCTTTGGTTGCTCTTTAATATATTCCAATAAAGATTCCGTAGTTTGCACTTCTTCATTTGCTAATATAGGAAATGATTTAATAATCGTTTTCAATCCTAATCCCGTAATACCTTCTACATTATCGGATTTATCACCATCAATCATTCTGAAATTGATAAAATTATGTGGATGGATTCCGAATTCTTCTACAACCTCATCAATATTGTAAACTTTCTTTTTAGATGGTGAATATACACTCACATCTTTGTTTACCAATTGTAAGAAGTCTTTATCGGTACTCATTATAATAACCTTCTCATTTTCCTGCTTTAATTGAGTAGCGATGTATGCGATAACATCATCGGCTTCAATTCCATCGTAAATCATAATGGAAACGGGTAGAGCTGAAAGTAACTCACCTAATCCAGCCATTTGGCGTTTCATAGATGCGCTTTCCTCTTCAGGGTTCATCTCAACCGAAGCGGCACGATTCAATCTCATTTTGATTTTATTCTTACCTCTTTCAGATTTGTAACCCGAATATATATCCTTTCTGCTTTGTGAACCCCCTTTACCATCGAATACTACGATTACTCTTGTAGGGTTTAATGTACGGATGGCGTAGCCGATACTTTTTAAAGTACCGACTATTCCTCCAATATGGTCACCATTATCATTAAGATTTGGTGCGGTTGACCAGGAACGAATAAATGTATTTAATCCATCTATTACTAAAGTTTTGGAATTGCGTTGTAAATCACCGAATCCCTTATGTTCCTCATCTATTTGTTTTAGTATATCTAAATACTTTTTGTTAATCTGACTCATTGCCTTCATCCGTTGTTATTTCAACTTCCTCTGATGCTGATGTTTTGTATTGTAATATAGTTGCTTCACAAATCCTACGATAGATTTGGTCTTTCAATTCTTCATTCTCCAACATTTTTGGAAAATCTTTGGATTGAAACTTCATAATCTCACCGGTATCGATATCAGTATATTCGTACCAAGCACCTGCTTGCTTTACTAATTTACCATCCTTCATAACCGATAACCAACCTCCGTAGTTATCAATACCTCTATCAAAGAAGATATCGAAATCTGCGTGTCTTAATGGTGGTCCCATTCTATTCTTAATAACCTGGCAACGAACCTTAATACCTACGATTCTATCACCTGCTTTTAGCTGTCCCATATTCTTTAAACGAACTCTAACAGAAGCATGGAATGCAAGTGCTTTACCACCCGATGTTGTCCAAGGGTCACCAAACATTGCGTTCATCTTTTGTCTTAATTGGTTTGTGAATACTAAAGCAATTGATTGTCTACCAATCATATTGGTAATCTTTCTCATTGCTTTGGAGATAATGATTGCTTTATCAGTTGCGTAACCATCTTTATCATAATCAGCTTCTAACTCTTTTTTAGTTGAAGCGGCTGCTACTGAATCGACTACGATTGTAACCAATCTATCCTTATCACCTTTACGAACTTGCTCAATAATTGTTTCACATGCTTCAAAGATACCTTCAACAGTATCAACTGAAACATATAGGAGTTTTGAGATATCTACTCCAATTGCTTCTAAGAATTCTCTACTAACTGCGGTTTCCGTATCAATCAATACTGCGACACCACCTTTGCGTTGTGTTTCAGCAAGGAGATGGGCGGAGAGCAGAGATTTTCCACTCTGCTCTAAACCCGTAATCTCACTAATACGTCCTACTGGCAATCCACCATAAGGTCGGTTTGATATTGCTACATCCAACATTGCGTTACCAGTAGATAACCAATCTTTAACATTTGTAGGGGCATCGCCTCCTTCATCTGTCAGGAAGTATGCAATCTTACCATCCTTATTTTGTTTGTTTAGAGAATCGGCAAGTACACCTGCTAAATCTTCTTCTCTTTTTGCCATTGTAACTTTTTAATTTTAGTTGTTGAATAAATCATCGAATGCTGATGCTACATCATCTTTTGGTGCTGCTACCTTTGGTGCTTCAGCTTTTGGAGCCGGAGTTTCCCAAGGTAAATCACCAAATTCTTGTGTACCACCCATATCAGCCGATGGTTGTGTTGGTGCTGCTTTAGGAGCTTCTAATGCTTCGTTTACAGGATTACCTGCGCCGTTTGCATTTGCTGTTGGATTTAACCAATTTTCTAATACACCTTTTAATTCATCATAAGATAATTCAGAATATAATTCCGTAATTTCTTTTTGAGAATCTAATAATTGTTGAACCTGAGCTGCATCATCTAAGATTTTTGATGTTGCTGGTTTAACTCTAATTGTAGTTGTTGGATAAGCTGCATTTGATTCTTCAGCTGATACTACTTCCAATACGATATCTCTACCTGTAATTGGGTCAGTAATATCTCCGTAATCCGGGTCAGCGATGTAACCTAAAATGTCCTGATAAACAGTCTTACCAAATCCCCAAAATTTAACACCTTCGTTTTCTTTACCTCTTACGATAACTGGTGCGAAAGTTCTTAATTTTGGCTCCATTTTCTTACCTGCTTTCCAATCATCTGTATCGCCTGTTCGTTTAAGTTTTTCTGCAAACTCTACGATAGGGTCAGGTCTACCAAATGACATTGGAGATAAATAAGTTTTGTTATTGATGTTGTAGTGAAAATACAATTCAATAAAAGGATTGTCTTTGTTGAATTTGTAAGGTACTAAACGGATTTGAGATTTTCCGTTTGCCGGTTTCCAGATTGAATCCGACTTCTTTGTGTTGTTTTGAAGAGAGCTAAATCTCTTTAGTGCTAATGAAATGTCCATTGCTTTTTTAAGTTTTAAAAGTTATTAAATTGTTTTAAGTTTTAAGGTTTTATATCGATACTTACCTATATCTAAATATAACCTTTTCGTCTTTTGTTACACAAATATACGAAGTTTTTTTGAATTTTCCAAATTATTTTGCCCATTTTCCTCTTTGAACCAATTGAGCAATAATACCATATACAGATAAATCTTCATATGTATCTTGAATGGATTCACCAACCTCATCAGGCTGTCCCAAAACCACCAATTGCTTCAATCTTTGAATCTTATCATTGATTCTGAACCAAAGACCTGTGAGTGATAATTTGATATCTTCTTTGGATTGTAATGATGTTCCTACTGAAATGTTACCTGGTCCGTAATTCCTTTGTTTCTTACAAAAGGTTTCATACATTTCGGCTTGAATCTTTTTGAATTCTTCCATCATTTCTGGGTACACCCTTTCGCAATGTTCTCTTGCTGTTTCTTCTTTGATTTCTGGCATAACTACTTTTTTATATTCCATTTTTTATTTAAATAATCATAATACTCTTTGTGCTTCCTACCATTGTAAAGAAAGTACACTAAATGGATATCAATCCAAAATTCGATTTTTTTTAGTAACTTTTTCATTTGATTTATTTATTTTGTTTTTAAGTTTCATAGCAAGTGCGCATGTTTCATACTCCTCATAATCAACAAGGATTTGTACATTTTCATCTAATAAATCTAAGAATTCCTTACTATCGATTGATAGTGTAATTACAATAAGCCCTTTTACAATAACTCGGGCAAAATCTACCTTTCTCTTCTTATTCCTTAATCCAAACTCTATACCATTAATAATCGATTTCGATATTTCCATTCGATGTGTTTCGAAAATATCAGAAGGGTCGTTGGCTTGTATTTCGATAGGTTTGAATCTATTTTTTTTCATATTACAAATATATGAAAAATAAATTAGAATTCCAAATCATTCGTATTAAAACTTTTGAAAACTTTTGTAGGTATTTTTTTGTATCCTATACTTGATGTAGTAATTATACAATTTTTGAATTCGTCCCATTCAATCATATAGGAATTATCCAACATACCACCTGTTTTAGATTTAACTACCTCATTCAAAGCGTTAATTGTATATATTGTATTTGATTGTTTCTTTCTATGAACTAATATAGTTTTCCATTCGGATGTAATCGCTGAAGAACCTTTACCAACATTAAATGTGATAAATGCTTCTTCTGGTTTCATTTTGCTTTCCAAAATGAAAACATTTGGATTTGTTAAAGTATAGTTTGTTAGTATGAAACTAACTGATTTATCTAACTCTTCCTTTGTCGTAAATAGGCAAAGTAATTGTGTATTCATTATGCTTGATTTATTTTATTGTCTATTTCCTTACAAGCCATCTGAAATTCTTTTGATGGTAAACATTCTAAAGAAACAGCCCCATTATATCCAACTCCTTTTTCTCTCATTTGAATATTAGCTATTTTCAATGGTTTTACATTATTACCCTTTGCTGAATATGTTAATGATGCTACACCATTTGTAACTTTAATACTTAAAAATTCTTTGATATTATCCCACTTATCAGTTCCAAACATTTCTTGCATATGTTTTTGTGTGATATACATACTATCAATTTGCATTGTTTCAACTCCTTCAACCATTGTTTTTACAGGAATTGCCTCTTGTAACTTTCTCAATAACATACCTTGGAATTCCTTATTAGTTGCCATCTTTTTAGCGGCTTCTTGCATAAATCCATATGTTATTTCTTTGTGAGATTCTAACCAATCAGTTTTACCAGAATATACGCCCAACATTTTATGATAAACCATTACTGCTTTTTTGAAATCTTTTGCACCTCCACCAATATTTTTTGCAAAATCTTCCATATCCATTTGCTTAACGCTATTTAAATACTTCTGAACTCTCATAGCTAATTGAGCTTCATTTTTATCCATAGCTAATGGGTCGTTTTTCTTACGACTTGTACAATCGGTAATTACTTTATTGAAATCTTTGTTAGGTATTTCTCTAATTAATTCAAATCCTCTTTGTGCACTTTGTAATTGTGCATCTTGTAATTCTTTATTTTTAATAGGTGCTTTTGATAATGCAGCTTTTGAATACTCTCTTAATTCCGCATCTTCATTTTTACCAAAACGAGGGTCTTTTGCATCTTTCATATTTTGCAAATCATTAGCTCTACTCTCTTTTTCAGGCCCCAATGTATAGAACCAGTTTTTAGCTTCACCTAAACCTGCATTTAATAAAAATATCTCCCAATTCTTTTTACAACTGATTTCAATATTTTCAATTTGTCCTTTTATTTTAACTTGAGCATTGATATCGGTTGAATCACCTTTATCATCATAGTTTGCACCTAATGCCTCTTGTTGCTGTCTAACATCCCAAGTCATACCTGTAACTTCCCAATTTCCGTTACCATATTGTCTGTTCATATTTTTAATGAACGCATCATGTGCACCTGAAAATTCTTTAATCCAAGTTTTATCTAAAATAGGTGTTCCACCAGCTTTTTCAATTGCATCAGCGTTTTGCACTAATGAATCGATAAATTGATTTCTTAATTGAATACCCTTTGGTGTATTTGGAAATGAATATACAGCTTGCAATGCCAATTCATTAGCTTGTGCCGAAATTTTACCTGCGCCATATTGGTCGGTAATCATACTAATAGGTGGTTCGAAATCACCTTGCTTAGACATTTTTAAAATACTTTTTAAAGCATCATATCCAGCTGGAGGTAATTTACTCCTTAACATTGCATCCGATTCTTTTGGGTATTCGTATTTTGTAGTAATACCTTGCGGATATGTTTTTTTAAAGTTAGAAATAGCCTTTTCAGTTGAAATGCCTGAAGGTGGTAATGCTTTTAATCTATTTGCTGCTCTTTTTTGGTCAACTGTTTTAGAACCCTTAGTACCATATTTTTGCTTTGGAGCGGCAACAACTACTCCTTTATTAACATCTACTTCTTTGGATGTAGGTTGTTGTTTTTTATCATTTCGTTTTTCAGCACTACTTACTCCAATATCAGCTTTTGGTGCAACTTTTTGCTTCCCTACTTTTTGTTGTGATGGAGTTTCCTTTGGTATTACCCCACCATTCTTTTGCTTTGCTTTAGCAATTTCAGCTGGAGTTGGTTTAGTATGATATGTCGGGTCTAACTTCTTAACAACATATACATTGCCAGATTTTTTATTTTTAACTACCTCATCTTCATTAAGAAAACTAAAATACACTCTTGCTTTTTGTGCAAGTTGTGCAGCATCTGATATGCCATTCTCTCTTAAAATATCGATTAAATGATTAACATGAGATTCTTTGTTTAAATCGGGTATTCCACCCTCTACTCTGTAACTTAATTCTAATAAGATTTCTTTAAAATTTGGAATCATTATTTTTTTGCGTGTTTATTCCTATATAATTATATGATATAAATATAATTTTTTATTCTATTCCAACTAAATTATCATAATTACTTCCCTCTTCAACTTTGACAGGGAATCCACCTACCTCCATAATCCTTTTCACTTCACTCAAAACCCAATCCCTTTCAACAGGATGAACATCTATAAGAAACGCATCGTAGGTGTACAAAATCATTTTACTCATTTTACCATTCAGTAAATCCAACACCTTCTCAATCTTCATATAGTTCACTTCAGTTTCTAACGCCTGTAACAAATAGTTGAATACCTTTTGTTCAGTCGCTCCTTCAATTTTTGAGAAATGGATTTCCCTCTTATAGAGAGGAGTCGTTAAACGACCCGAAATTACGAACTTTTGGTATAGTTCCCTAATGTACCCCTCTACCTTTTGAAAGAACGGAATTCTTCGAGCGTTATCATCTAACCCCCCATACAAATATGTAAAGGTTACCTTCTTCGCAGTTTCGTAATCACATCCATATAAGTCGGCAAGGTGTTGGTGAGCGGTAACCCCTTTAGGAAATTCATATCCAACCAATTTGGCAATCAATCGTATGTGATAAGATTCGTAATCAAATTGTAAGAGAGTTCCCTTTGGATTCCTACTAACGAAGCACCCCCTACTCCCATCCGATTTGTTTAAGGCAGAGTAGTTAATGTTTAAGTGTCTATTGGAAGGTCTACCCGTTGTTGTATATGGATTGTATTGTGTGAACACCAATCCTCTTTTGATGTAATCTTTAGAAAGGCTAAAACTATCAATAAATTTTTCTTCTTCGACTTTCACCCCAGCCCCCTCCAGCCTCCCAAGTGTTCGGATAGCTGAAGAATATGTGATTGATGATTGAGTAATCGTATTTGGTACAGGCATTGCTTTTAACACCTCATACCACTTCATTAGAGGAATACAATCATTCAACTCTTTATAATCGATTCTATACCCCTTATAAACCGATTCAGCGAACTCGCTGAATATGAAGGGTTTACCATATTGTTCAAAGTATACCCACTCATAATCAAGTCCTTTTGTTGCTACATATCTACTTCCATATACGATTGTATTTTCACCAACCAGTCCATCTATTGGAAACTTTTCAATCTTCTTTGCATCGATGTGATTGATGTTTATTATACCATCACTATTATCGTTCAATCTATAATAGATAAACGATATACGATTCATAAATGGATGTGCTTTGTGAGAACTCCATACTGGTACTATCAAATCGATTGTTGGATTTGATTTGACAAAAAAATGTAGGGCAGATTTAGTTTCTATTAAATTCATACCCTACAAATATACGAAAAATATTTTAATTATCCAAATTACTCTCCCCAATGTTTTGCACGAAGTTCGTACATATTAATTGGTTCACGTTTCATTTGGTTACCTGGATTAAAATATGCACCTTCTTTTAAATACCCACCTAAGAAATTTCTTCTCATTCTATTTGGGTCTCTATTTGGTTCTGAACCATGTACAACATGGGAGTGTAATAATGCAACTTGTCCTTTTTTCAAATAACCTTCTACTTTACGGAAATCATGTCCTTCTGGCATTACACAACTTTTACCTCTTTCACTTCTCCAGTTATCAGTATTTGTTGCTTTTCTTTCTTCGTTATCTTCAATTGGTAAAACCGGTAATCTATGTGAACCTTCATAATTCCACACTGCTCCGTTTTCAGGGTCGTGATTATCCAATGCCAATGCAGTGTTGATGATTTCGTTATGTCCACAACCAGTATAGAATGCATTTTGATGTTGGTCTCTTCCTAATTCACCTTTTGGTTTATAATAACCCCAAGTTTGTAATCCAACAACATTTCCTTCCATTAGGAATTCACATGCTTCCATAATTTTTGGATGTGCGAATAATTTTTCAATTAAAGCAGATTCTCTATGTGGATACATAATTGGTTCGAATTCTTGCCATTTTCCCGGCTCTCTTTCATTGCGTTCCAATCGTAATCTATCTAATTCTGCGTTGATTTCATCCACTTCAGTTTCGGTTAATAATTCCAAAACAGTGAATCCTCTGTATCTCCAATCAAATGACATTTGTTGAAGTTCTTCTGTTGTAAGATGTTTGTATTGTGCCATAACTTAATTAATTTATATATAAATATATATAAGATTTTTTACCAAAAGAAAGAAATCTTAAATGATTCTTATCATTTATAAAATTGTAAAAGATTGGGTAAATATAATCCTATATTATTCAATTGTTTACCAACTAATCGTATCGATGCGTTATTAGAAGAACTAACTCCTATATCATATAATCCACCATCATCATTGTATACTACATTCAATGGACCTGATATTCTCCATTTCATATCAGCTACTTTCCAAAATGGTGATTCGGATAGTTCCGAATAAACTTCCTCATCTATTTCATATATGTGTCCGTAAATATCATTTGCTTTTTGTGCAAAGTACCTTCTTATAAATCCTAATTCATAATCATCGGATGATGGTGATGGTACTATTGTTTTTGGAATTTCTATTTTAAATAAATTCAAATTATTTGCTACATCTTTATACATAAAATTAATTTAATGGAGTTATTCTAAATCCAGCTTCAATTGTGGTTGTCCACCCATCGTTTGAAACATTATGTTTAACATTTGTAATTTGAAACACACCTATTTGATTGTATATTTCAGGCACACCATTCACACAAAAATACTCACCACAACTAAATCCACTCATACCATCGATAGTAATTGTAATATCAATTGGAGTCAATATACTTTTTTTATCCTCTTCCGGTGAAGCAACATATTTTTTAATTAAATCTACATCCGTAAATATTAATGGTTTAATATCACCATTTTTCGTTTTTTTAAATTTAATCGATTTTTGTTCAACTATTTCGGTATAGTTTTTAGCTTCATTTGATTCTTCATCCTTTTTATCTTCCCCAGGTGCTCTCTTTTTTTCAACAGCTTCTTTATAATTTTTTTCTAATGCTTTTAATTCAATCATATTTACTGAAAAGAATCCATCTGCATTACTCATTAATGAATTATCAAATTCCTGATAAACTTCGGGTGGTAGTGATATATTGGATACTTCTTTATTTTTATCCAATTTTTTTAATGCATTTACTAAAAACCTTTGAGAATTGAATACAGTTCTACCTGCTACTAAATTACTCATTTCAAAATTAAAACTAAAATTTCTTACATTCGATTCCAATGTATTAATTTTAAATTTATATATTTTCTCCTGCTCTATTTTAGTATCATGCATAGATGTGTAATCCATAACAGTGGCAGTTGAACCTTCCACATATGAATTCAATGTAAGTCTAAATTTACCCAAAGATGTGCCATTTATGGTATTCAATATTGCCAATAAAAAATCTTTCCTACTGTATGATGCTTTCCAAGCTTGTACTATTATTTTATAATTTACAAAAATATTCAAAGCATTTCCACATACATCCCCTTTATCGGATTTAGGATTTATTATTCCACCAAATGGACTTTTTACACTTTTACCTTCATTGATAGAATATCCATTTATAGAACCATCTATGGTATCTTTTGATATCTGAATACTATCTTGCTCTTTATCCCCTTTTATCGGTGCTCTGAATTTAACCATTTCTTTGTTTGGAAAAATTACATCTTCACTTGTGGATATAATATTTTTATGAGAACGAATTGGTATGTATTCTTTGGGAGAACCATCCACATCATATTTTGGAATACTAAAATGAAAATCATCAGGGTTATATGCACCCGTCTTTTCATCCAATGAATAATTCATTAATTTTTTTAAAATAAATCGTAAACTAACATATGAATTATTTGATGCTACTTCATCTTCCTTTTTAACATTTACCTTACCCCAGTTAAAAAATTCCTTTTCTATTTCTTCTTTGGAAACATTCGATTTGAATTTATCAGCTTCCATATTTAAATCTGCTACCAATTGGGATACCCATTGTTCCCATTGTAATGTAGATTTTTCGGATTGAGTAGCTAATTTTGATTTTTCATTACCTATATTGATTGGTATAGCTAAAGACATTTGATTACCTTGAGATACTTCTACCATAACATTATATGTACCATCTTCCGCAATTGAAAATGAGTAATCTGTCACTTTTCCAGCAACCAAATCGTATGAACCCAATGCTTTTTCAACATGCTTTTGAAATACTTTTAATGATGCGGTATTAAATCTATAATAATCCGAAAATTTTTCTATAAAATCGTTGTAATTCGTTTTATCAAATAATTGACCCGAAACATATGCTGAATTGGAATATGCATCTTTTGGCTTTTTATTACCTCTATACACATCCAAAGTATTATCACCATATTCTACCAACACATTCATGCCAGGTTTACAAAAAAACAATTCAAACATTTCAAATTGTTTTAATGAAAAACATTTAACATTTACTCTGGCTGTTTTTAATGTATTATTTGCACCATCAGTATCAACTTCGATTGATTCTATTATTGGTGTAGATACTCTTTTATTTTTTTCTCCAACTACTTTGATTGGGTCACCTTTGAAATCTATACCAACTATTGTTTCAGTTTGTTGATATGATAAATCGGTAGAATTTATATCATTTCTAATTATACATCCAAAAAAATCTTTACTATTGGATGAATTACTAGAAACTATTTTTTGCAATTCCTCACCTCTAGCCTTTGCATCTAATTTCTTCAAACCATTAACTTGCGTTACTTTTGCAGCAGATACTAATGTTGCCCAAGGCATTTTTAAGTGATTATTGATTGGATTGGTATCACCACCAACCGAATAAGATGCTTCTCTATCTTTTAGTACATCCACCACCCAACCTTTAAGAGGCGCTAAATACGGAAATCCCATAACTTATTTATTTATTTTTCTTAAATCATTCAATATAGTATTTGTATCAAATGGTATTCTCAATTGTCTACCAGCTTCTACATAAAATGTTGCATCATTTATATTGTTAGCAGTTGCTATAATCCACCACATAGATGTATCACCATAGTATTTATGTGCCAATAAATCCAATCTATCACCAGCTTCAGAAATAATATACATATCCTTATCATTTGGTTTAACGATGGGATATAGAGTAGATTCCAAATATTCTTTTTTGGTTTCTTTTGTTTTTAAAACTTCACTGTATGTATATCTACTCGCCATAATTTAAGTTTATTTAGGTTCTACGGCTGAAGGGTTTTCATCTGGAGGAGTTTGTAATCCATTCTCCATTTCATCTTCAGCATTTTTAGTTTGCTTTTGTATAATACTACTTTGTATATCTTTGGCTAGTTTGTCCATATCACGTTCAACTTCAGCTCTTTCAGATATTGTGTAATTATCATATCCATCAAATCTATATCTTATAACTTTAGTACCCGTATTAGTTGCACTATCATCAACTACATGTCGTTCTATAATTTTCATACCAAAACTAACATTTATAACTGTTGGGTATATTCTACTATTAAATTCAGCGGAGCTTGCTTGATTTGGGTCAGTAGTTGCCCAAGATACATTATCATCTATTGAAAATGATAATGAATCTATCACTCCTAAAACATTTTTATACAAATTACCAAGTGTAAGTTCTATTAAATTTGGAGAGTAAGATAATGCGGTATCTCTATCCGAATATTTTATATGAGATATCTCATTATATGGAAATACCAATTCTTTCAAAGAATTTAAATTCGATATCATTCTATATTTTGTTATCTCATCTAAATAATATAATTTAAATTCAAACTTCAAGCTTCTTTCAACTCCACCATATTTTTTTATTTTATATGGAGAACCCAAGTATTTAAAATCACTCCATTCAGGTGTAATATCTTCACTTAATCCACTAATTGATGCTGGAAATACCAATGAATATTGTTTACCATATGGTTTTATTTTAATATAAGTCTGTCCTAATTTTTTATTAGCTTTTATCGCATCATCGAATTGGGAATCAGTATCAAAATCACCATTACTCAATAAAATTTTATTAAATTTATCTAAACTAATATATTCATCCGATTTTCTTTCAACTAATTTAGTAGGAGTTTTTCCTGTATAATTTGTAAAATAATCTGAATTTGTTTGTTTATTATTATATAGTTTACCGGCTAAATTTTTATTATTATTTTCCGGTTGTGGCTTTTGTCCCTTTTTTCTTTTTTTAGTTACTAATCCCGTAACCGCTTTACCAATTGCTTTTTTAGCTGCACCAATACCTGCGCCAATAGCTTTACCAGCCATTTGATTCATATCACCTTTTAATACACCAGAAAGTGCATTAGTTCCTATTGGAGCTTTACTTATAAAATATTCCGTTTTACCACCTTCAATTGCATATCTTTCAGCAGAATGGTCACCAACAGATGCTGGTAATGTTCCCTTTGTAACAGGTGCTCCTGTTTTTGTTTCAAAAATTGTATCAGAAGGTCTATTAGCAGAACCACCCAATAAAGAACCTAAATTTAATAAAGGTGGTTTTTTTGTCGGGTCTTCGTTATATCTGGCCGATGTAGTTGCTAAACTTCTTGGAGGGTCTACTGTACCTTTAAGAGATATTCTAGGTGTTTCAGTACCATACAATAATGGAGGAGTTACCAATTTTTTATAAAAAGTAATTCTTGGTCCGTTTGGATTCAATTCAGCTTGAACAAAATCCATCGCACCACCGATTATTCCTTTATCTTTATGTCCTCCATTCCAAGTGGTAACATCTTTATTACCATTTGCGTTTTTAAATAAATCTAAGATTGTTGGCATTGATAGTATATTCTATTTACTATAAATATCCTTTAAGAAAATTTATTGAATTATTTCTTAGGTGTAGTACCTTCAGTATTTCCTTTGTACTTAGTATAAGATGCTGCAATATGCTTACCATCTAATGATAATACAACTGCTTTATCAGTACCTGTATAGGTTGCAACAGTCAATGCTTCGATTGTTTTCGTTAATGTAAGCATTGCTTTTGTATTTGCATTCAAAGTTTGTAATTCTTTGGTAGATTGAGCAGTATTCATCATAGTTTTATGAGTCCTATCAACCACTCTTTCCAAATTACCACTCATTTTGGTAAGTTTATCTTGCATCCACTTATCCGTAACGGCAACCGAAGTATTAGCGGGTGTCGCAGCTGCTACTTGAGTAGCAGTTGGAGCAGGAGATGTTCCTGGAGTACTACCTTTCTTTCTAGCTTCAGCTTCTGCTTTTATTGTATCCGAATCCTTTCCAAGTAAACCAAATGTCAATCCACTTAATATACTACTACCGGCATTAAGAAATTTATCACCAGTTGATGCATCTTTATCTGCTGTAAATCCTTGAAAACCATCATAAAGTCCTTTTGCAATCATCAATGGTGCTGCAACTTTGCCCAATAATCCACCAGCTTTTCCCAATATACCACCACCAGCTTTTCCTAAAAATCCACCGGCTTTACTTAAAAGACCTCCACCTGCCCCAGCGGCTTTTGGTAAAAGTTTATTTGTAAGTAATCCACCAGCAATTCCACCTACAGTTGGTAATACATTTTCACCAATAGTTCTTTGAGTACTCAATTGCTTTTCTTGAGCTTTTAAAGCCTGCATTTGAGGACTGTTAAGTAATGCTTCTTCAATAAGAGTATTTAATTGAGCCTGCTTAGCTTGTTGGTCTGCCAATGAATTTTGATATGCAAGGTATCCAGGTGATTTTAAATATGCTTCGGTAATTTTTTGAGATAATTTAGCATCTACAATAGCTTGGTCGGCTGATATTATAGCTTGTTGAGAAGCTAATGTTTGTTGAGCGGATTGAGTTCTACTTAAAAATGATTGATTACCAGCTTTTACATTTCCACTTACTGCACTAACCGATTTACCTGTATTTTGATTTATCTTTGATAAAGTAGTTAAATCCATACCAGTCGCTTGTTGCAACATTTGTTGTTGGAACATGTCCATATTAGCAGGGTCTAAACCTTGCGCTTTTAATGCACTTATTGCTCCGGATGTATCACCACTTGCAAATTTAGCTCTTACTTCTGAAAGGTCTACATTTTTACCCAACATAGCTGATAACTGCATTTCTGATTTGATACTATCTTTGTAGTTCAATACCATACCTTGCCCAGCCTTTGCTATATCATTAAAACTAACTCCCATTGATTTAGCAAAAATAACTTGCTTTGATAATGCAGATGCGCTTTTGATTTGATATCCAAGCATATCTTTAGATGCGGTTGCCATTTCCTCCATTACCCCACCTAAATTAACTTTAGCTTGGTCAGACATTGCTCTCAATCCTTCTTGCATATTGAGTGCCGTTCCTGCACTCAACCCATCCATACGCATGTATGCCTCATTGATTGATGCTATACTTTCAGCCGAAGCGCCTGTTCTACTTTGTAAAACAGCCATATCAGACCCAATTTTAGCCGTTGGCATTCTACCAGTAGCATCGGCAGCTGCTGTCATAGAACTTGCGATTTGCTCTGCGCCAACTCCTGCCAATTGTAATTGACCTGCTGCATATGAAACACTTCCAATAGAATTGCCAAATAATGCAGTTTTTGATGCTGCTTGGAATTCAGCCGTATTAGATTTCATAGTAGCACTGAATTGATTTGCTGCTTTTTGTGCTGCAAATTCTCTTTCTACTCCTAATCTATTTAATTCGTTCTGATTATCAATTTGAGATTGAGAAAGTTCTAATCCAATTTTTTGTGGTATGAATCCTCTCTCATTATTTATTTTTACAAGTTCTTTTGCTCCATCTATTATGTTTTGTTGTTTATCATAATAGGTTTCAATTGCAACTTGCATAGGTGCGCCAAAATAACTTGCTGCTAATGCACCAGCTGCTGCCCCTAATGCAACTAATCCTGCTTTAAGTCCTGGCACATCCTTATTTGCCATCTTCTTAAACACATCAGACATTTGACCAGCTAATGGTATCCCCGAACCTCCAAATGTATCTAATGTTTGATTTATAGAATCTAAATATTCTGCACTTTTTTTAGCCGATTCATTAAATGCATCTACTTTTGCTTTACCACTTGCAAATATTTCTAATAATGCTTTACCCGATTCAGTAGAATCATCAATTTTTGAAGATAATTCTTCAAAATTTTCATATGATTTTTTTACAATATCATTAAATTCCGATTGAGTTATTTTTCCATTTTGCAATTCTTTACTAGCATTGGCAATGGAAATGCCCATATCTTTATAAGATTTAGCAGCATTTGTAGCGGATTCTACCTGTCCTTCCGTTAAATCTGATGAATTTTGCAAAATGTTGGAAACACTTTGCATTGATGTTTTTGTAGATTTTAATTGAGTGGCAAAAGTATCGTATAATTTATTGTTTTTACCAATTTGATTTCCAATACTTGCTATGGTATCATCGATATCATCGAAATTATTTAATACTTTTTTAATAGTATCGTTTGAATCTTCAATTTTATCGGTAAATTTTTCCCACTTTTTAAATACATCATCCGCTTTATCTTTTAAATTTTTTAAAGAACCATATTGTTCTTCAAAATATTTTAATGCGCGTTCATCGTATTTTTGCCCTTCTTTTTTTGCTTTGTTTATTTTATCCCATATATCGGCTTGCTGACTTAATGAATTATAGTCTGCTGCAGAATCTTGTGCAAGACCTCTTATCTGTCTAGGAACTCCTGCTTTACCTTTGGGTGTTTGTTTAGCCATCTAAGAAAATGATTACTTTATACCATATTGTTTAGTAAAATCATCTATATGACTGGAATCTAACCCCAATCTATCCATAGCTGCTTTTTGTACCTTCATATCATTAGATAATGATTTATCATAATCATGCCATATATCTGCTAACTTAGGGTCAGCTTTTCTTAATTTTTGAAGCCATTCACTTTCATTTCCATCAGCTTTTGCTTTAAAAAAGCTTTTGAAAAAATTCATTAAACCGGCTTCTTTTACTAATATTCGTTTAGACATAATTTTTTTATATTATAATACTATTATAAATATCATCTTCTTCTCGTTTTAGAAGAATTATTTGATTTAGATTTTGCAGCTTCAATTGTTTCGTTTTCTTCTTCTTTTGTTTTAAGAAGTTCTCTCCAATAAAAATCTCGTAATTTAATAGGCATATAATATAAATCATGCCAATTAAATCCACCATTAGCAAAGTAAATCATCTGAAAAATTTTCTGATGTAATATTACAGAGTAGTTATTCGGCAGGGTAAAAAAAGTCTACCCCAAATGGGATTCGGAGAGCCTCCTTCTCACCGGTCAATGGGGATTCATAATCAAACTTTAAATCCAAATCAGGTGTAATTGAAGCTATGTATTTTCTCAATGCTTTTGAATCACCTGCTAATAAACGATTTGCTACGAAATTACTAATAGTACCTACTTCTCTATTACCATCTACTTCAATAATTATACGTCTATATCTTGTAGTTATCTCATTACTTTGCTTTAATGCTTTTTCAGATGCTTCAATATCTTTATTGATTATGATTTCATCATTATGAGTTAATAACTTAAACTTAATAGGCGTTTTTGAAATAGGTAGTACAAAACTATATTCGTTTTGTCTATTTAACAATGATTCATCTACTTCTTTTATTTTTATTTTAGATAAATCGACATTAACTTCGGTTGGTTGTCCACTTTCAGGGTCTGATACTGTTACTGTATATTCAGGTCCAAATGCCAATATTCTAGATGTTATTAAAATGGCGTTTTTATCACCAATTAATAAATCATTAATATTAACACCAGGTTCAACTACTACCGATTCCAATAATTTATCCAAATGGATACCCTTTTTAATTAAATTTGCTGAAGTAAGAATATCTTCTTCTTTAGCTGTCATTAATTTGATTGTAATTTCTCCTTTAGATAGTGGGGATGATTCTGGGTAACATAAACCTTTTGATGGTAAACTAATAACCTCTGTTGGAAATGGGAAAGTTCTTTGTGAATTTTGAGAACCCAATCCTCTTGTAACTTGTTGTTCGATATTTTCTTCCATAAATAATAACTTAATGTTTATATATAAGTATATATAAAACAAAAAAGCAGTGAGGAATATCCCCACTGCTTTATTTTTAAACATTATGAAAATTTTAATAATTCCACTTTGATTCGTAAAAGGTAGTAGATGGATAGGTTTTAAGAATTCTATCCCCATTTTTTGAATGATTTGATAAGTAATCATTATACTCCTCTTCGGTATGTAGTGGAAAATCTATATTCCAACCTTCCGATGAAATGGTATCTACTCTAACACATTTGTATTCATCAATGTACCCCGTAATTTTTGCTGCAATATATTCAGCATTTGTTTTAAATGTAAATTCAAAATTTGACATAACTTTTATATTTTAAGGTTTAAAACTCACATTCTTCTTCCATATACTGCTTACGCTGTACCAACTCCCACTTTGCTCTCTCATACATCTCATCGGAAATCAACATTCTCTCAAAGAAAATATCCATATTCAACTCATGGGGAGGAATTCCCAAATGAAGAGCTCTACTCTCCAAAAAGTTACAATACTCATTAACACTCATTCCTCTAACATCGATTAAGTCATTCATATCTCTCATTTTTTATTACATAGTAAAGGTACACAATTCGAAGCAAAAAGTCAAGCTTTTTCTTAATTATTTTTCAAAATATATTCAGCTTCTTCTGCCCAACTTTCGTTCACTAAATGCCAGTAACGAACATTAAGGTCAATAATATCGTAACCACCATCGTTTTTGTTAATGGTAACTACTCCCTTTTTAACCAAAGAACCCAAAGCACCTCTGATACTTTTAGTAGAAATACCAGTACACTCACTAATATCACTTACATCCACATCGGAGAAACCAGGTTCAGCGTATAAACAATCGGTGAAAGCAGTTAAGGTTTTAGATTCTAATTCGGTCAAATTTAATTCTGAAATGTTCATAATGATTATTGATTTATGTTTAACTCTTATTACATAGTAAAGGTAACACATTTCACGACAAAAGTCAAGTCTTTTTTAAAATATTTTTAAAATTTGGAATCATTCTAAATAAGACATAAAAAAAGGGATGTATTTCTACACCCCTTAATTATTTTAAGTTTTACAATTAAAGATTAGTACTCAAGAATTGCGTAATCAAATGTTAAAGTTAAAGATATTGAAAGTGGGTCATTTGAAGCCCAATCCAATTCACCAAAGTTTGCTGAAGAAATGAATGCTCCTTTAAGAGTCCATTGTTCAACTTTATCACCTACTGGTCCTAACAAATAGAATGTGATATCCTTCTTATAGAAAGAAGCGTATCCATCTCTACCTGTGATAGATTCGTGTGATTGTCTTACCCACTCCATCACTTGCTGTGCTCCCGATGGAACGATTGGGTCATAAAGAGTGATTTCTAAATCATCCCAATTGGATTTTCCTTTAATCTTTCTCTTTACATTAATATGGTCTAATTCAACAATTTCTGATGTGAAAGTTGGTCTATTAGCTGTTTTTATCATATATGATTCTATACCATCGATTTCCATAATAAAGCGGTTTCCCAACTTTGGTTCGAAGTTTGTATAAAACATTTTGTCGAATTCTAATACTTCTGGCATTTTATTCTCTATTTAGTTGTTTCTATTATAAATATTTGTTTTTCAAATTATCCGTTAAAACTTGCACCAGTTGGTAAGATGTTGAAATCGATTTGAATGAATTCAGCTGTCTTAGTTGGTTGTAAGTAGATAGCCCCTTTCATAATGTTTCTATCAATTACATCCGGTGTGTTGTTTGAATCATCCATCACAACTCTAAATGCGTATAAACCTTGTCTTTGTTGGATTGATTCCAAATAAGGGTTTACAATATTTAAGAATCTATTTCTAGTAGTTGATGTGTTTTGTTCGAACACTAAATATCTCGAAGTAGATGCGATGTATTTTCTAACAGTTAATAATAATCTTCTTACATTGATTCTATCCAATGCCGATGGTTTATCTTGTAATGTTTTTTGTCCGAACACTACGATACCTTGTCCTGGGAACTGAACGATTGGGTTTACCTTTCCTTCATATAATGTATCTTTTTCAGATTGAGTTAATCTATTCAATACACTAACTGCTCCTGTCAAACCACCTCTATTTAAACCGGCTGGTGCGAACCATTCTGCTGCTACTCTATCGTTAGAAGCGAATACGCCAGGTAATAATACTGATGGTGGAACTGAAATTAATTTGTTAGTATTTGTATCAACAGTCTTAATCCAAGGATAATAAGTTGCTGCCATATTTGAATCTACAGCGTCAGATTGAGTAGTAGCTTGTGAGATTGAATCACCAGCCGCTGTTTGGTCCATAATGTAGAAACAATCATTTCTTGCTTCAACCATATCCAATACTGAAGTTGCTACTGAAGAGTGTAATCTTCTGATAACACCTGGAGTTACAACCATATTAATATCCCACTCATCTGCGTTTGATAATGCTGCGATATGTTTAGCGTATGCAACTGAACCACTTGCAGTTGAAGAAGATAAGTTGAAACCTTGTGAGTTTCCAGCTGATATATCACTTCCTTTGTAGATTGGAGTTGCTGGATTTACACCATCAAAACCTTCTTGGAATGCTACAACAAATTGTGCTAAAGTAGAACCTACTGATAACGAACCACCATTTGATGCATCTAATCCAAATACGGAGTTAGAACCCACACCAGCTCCAGTCGGAATTGGCTTTAAGTAAATTGCGTTGTCAGTATTGTTATCTAAATCAATACCACCATATTGTGTTGCTGATGAAGTTACAAATGTTACAGATGGAATTAATGCCCCAACACCTGCTGATGCAGATACTGGCAATGTATAAGCTGCGTGTCCGAATGGAACTGCTTGTACCGGAGCTGCTACATTTAAGTTTGCAACTCTAACATATTTTGAGTTATTTACCCAATCACCTGTTTCACTTATTTTACCTTCAGAATCAATTGTTAATTTTCTATCACCGATTACTCTACTAATAAAGTTAGGAGAGTTAGGGTCTAAATTAACATTTGACCAAGTTTCTAATACTGCTTTCTTTTTGTTTGTATCAGCGTAATCTCTTACAACAATAGTGAATGTACCATAATCAGTACCATTTACACTACCTGCTGCTTTAATATTTGTAATACCAATTTTAACTTTAGTATTTGCTGCATTACCTGCTCCTAAAGTTTCTAATTGGAATAAATCGTATCTATCACCACTAATCGTTTGTGATTTAATCATTGGTGTCAATGCTTCTTGTGCATCAAATGTGAACAATTGATTTCCTAATACAGTTACAGATGCTGAAACTGCTGAATCAAAAGTTATAGATGAATTTTTAAAGAATCCATATGAATATGCTTTCTTAGCTCCAAATGCCGATGTTCCAAATACTGCTTCAATATCGTTTGTATCAGCTACATCCAATGATGCTGAAATATGCGAACCATATCCATCATGTATTACGAAATCACCTGCTGCTGAAGATGTTACAGATGCAGTTGCAAACCCACCATTTGCACTTCCTGAAGTATTAAATAAAATACCTAAAGATGCACTTACTGAACCAGAAGTTGCAGTTAATAATAAAGGAGCGGTTTCGGTATAACCACCAATACCTGCTACTCTACAAATTGTTGCAGTTCCTGCTTCTCTTAAATATGATTGTACTGCTAAAGGAGTATAATAAGTGTCATCAACCGAACCAAACAATGTTTCGAATTCTGCTTGAGAATTAACAATTGTTGGAACTAACGGACCTTCTTTAAAAGGACCAATAAATGCTGCACCGATTTCAGCTACACCTTGCTGTAAAAATGAAAGGTCGTTTTCTTTTGTAAAAACTCCCGGTGATACTATTTTTTCTGCCATTTTATATGCTTATTTTAAAAATTTTTATTATCTCAATATAAATATAAAATTTATTTCCAAAACATCAATTAAGGTCGATATGTTGGTTGGAAATAATCATATACTTGTCCTATTTCAGTTCCACTTAATTGTCTATTGTAGAATAATACAGGCCCCATTTGTCCATTAAAGTAATAACCATTTTCTGCAAAGTTACCACCAACTTGAATCAATGCCGATGTAGTATAATCTTGTGAACCATTTGATATAGTTCCTCTCGATGTTTTATCGGTATATCCTACATTCGTACCATTTAATGCCGCAGTATACGAAATCATATACCAAGTGTTCAAACTCAATGTAAATGTACTACTACTATATTGAACATTTGTTCCATCATGTATAAAATAAGTACCACTACCATTTGAATTTAAATAAAGTGATATGATTCTATTTGCAGTTCCAGATGTAGTTTGTTTATTAAATATTTGATAATATCCATTTGAAGGATGCGATGTAAATCTTACCCAAGCTATCACCGAATATGCTGATGTATTAAATTGTGTATATCCACCATTAATGTTGGTTGTACCATCTTTGTACCAAAACTTATTAGTAGATAAAGACCAATATTTATCAATTCTAGTTGCACCATTATTATAAGTTGGATTTCCACCACTAATTCCGGCTGCGTTACTTACGGCTGCAGGTCTAACACCTGTTCCATATCCACCCAAATCTAACCAGTCTGCTGTATCGGTTCCTGATGTAGATGCTGCCTTCGATGGGTCTAAGTACATTCTCAAACCCGAAGATGGGATAAATGGTTGTGCCGTTGTTCCCTTATTATGAGAAATTAAACCATTTGAAATATACACATCGGCATTTTCAACATTCACAGTTACAATTTCAACATCTTCAATGACAACTTCTATATTCGTTACATCTATTTCAGTTTCATCTTCCATTACCAATCTATCACCAGGCAATATATCTCCTATATTTTTGAATTTGTATTTTTCAATCTCATTATCCCAAACATACAGAGGATGGGTTTCGGTTGCTTTAATCAATCCATTATTAATAGAGAAATATCCTTCGGCAAAATTAAATGTAACATCTTTTACAGTTACAGTTTGTGCAGAACCTGATAAAATAGATGTATGATAGAATCTCCAATCAACTTGGTCCGATTCAGGGTCTTGAGTTTCATCAGGCAATCCTGCTGGCACCCACGCCTTAATCACATCACCCACATTCAAATCTTCAACATTTACCGATGTACCATCTTCTAATTGAATTTGTGTACCAAATAATAAACAAAAATCAGGTTGGTTAATTGTATTATAAACATCTACTGCATATAATACTTTTGTAGATGGTGTATTGTAATTTGTTGCCGCAGTGTTATACCCATCAGCGTATGCCATAGTTAAAGTAGCGGATGCTTCGGAATAGTTTGAAGCGTTAATTGCTGCCGGTGTGATTGGAAATACCGATGGTCCAGAAGTTTTAGTTTGTGAACCTACTGAAAAGTTTGCATTATTAAATGAACAAGTAAAATTGTTTGCTACACCTTGTACTTTAGAATAGAACAATGAGCCTGTTGTTGAAAATGAAAATTGTGCATTTTCCGTAGTACTTTCTACGATGTATGTATATGTTGGTAAACTTATACTAATTGCATCAGTTGCGAATCCAATCATAGAACTATTTGATGTTCCACCGGATAAACCACCCAATGAAACTGCCCCAGCTCTAACTGAACCACTTACTGCTCTATATAAGTTACCTAATGATAAATTTGTTCTTGCCATTTGTTAAGTATTATTCTCCGTTATAAATATCTAAAAGTTTTTCTTTCCACACATCTTTATTTCCGAAGTGGTCTATCATCCAATTTTTAAGTTTTTCGAATTCCTTTTTACGGGTTTCGTAATCATCCTCACAAATCGTTTGGTAGGTCTTTTTAAATGATTCCGCATCACTAGCTTTGTATTTGTAGTCAAGTGGAACATGCCAATTCTCATGTAGTATGGGAAGCTTTCCGAAATCAACTGCCTCAAATATTCCGTATCCGAAGGGTTCGTGCTGAAAGCAAGAATGAGAGATTCCCCAATCAAGTCCATAGAACCTTTCTTTAAATTTGTAATCAAATTTGTAAACTTTGGCTTTTTCGAATTTGAAACCATACTTCTTTTTGTAGTATTTGTTAAATGTTTCTGAATTAGTTGAAATATATCCACCTAACCCATCCATATATTCTACATTTTTTCTACCTTCAACTCTTGCCGCATATCCAATTTGTGTGGATTTCGAAAGTTCGTTGTTTTGTATAAATTCGTAGTTATTTGGAATGTGATGTAAGTTTTCCGTTTTATATGGAAAATGATATAATCCTACCCAAACTTTATGTTTAATCTTATCTATTAATTCAGATTCATATTCCCAATTACCATACCAATGTAGGTATTCATCTTTTTGTATTTGTGCCATCAAAGACACTTTTGTTAAATTGTGAAAAACGATTGAATCAATCTTTTCCAAATTTTGATGAATAGCTCTGGTTGGAGTATAATGACCATGTAGTATGTGTATCCTTCTAGCACTATCTAATATTTTTATTATTTCATCTTCCGATGTTTCCCAAATATGGTCAATATCGATTGGAAATTCTTCGTAGTTTTGGGGTTTATGTCTATGGAAAAGAAGAAGTGGCTTCACTTCTAAATGAGGTGCCACTTCTTTTATCCAATTAGTTACCCATATATCAGCACCGCTGTTGAACCAAGGTCCTCCAGCGGTGGTGTAGTAAACATCATACATTAATTATAACCCTTTTTGCTTCTTTAACTCTTCTATTTGTAAAGTTAAATTGTGTATTTGCGTTTGTTGTTCTTTAATTGCCTCAACCATTAGACCCATCATTTTTGAATAGTCTAATCCTAAGAAACCATTTTCTCTTTCAACAACTACTTCAGGTAAAACTTCCTGAACTTCTTGTGCGATTAAACCAGTCTTAGGTGTTGATTTAGTTACTTCATTTACATCTTCATTCCATTCCCAAGTTACACCGTTTAATTTAGATACTTTCTCTAAAGCGTTTGGTATAGTTTGAATGTTATTCTTATGTCTTTTATCTGAAGTATAGTATGCGGTAATATCACCCGTTGCCGTGATAGTTCCGTTAATTGTTAAATTACCAAATGTTGGTGTTGATGTAGTTGCTACCGCTTGTCCAATTGCAATTGTCGGAGTTGCATTTTCTCCACTATTATTTGTAATTGTTACACCCGTACCAGCTACTAAACTTGCAACATAATCACCTGTTGTTTGAGTTGCTAAAGCGATATTACCACTTGCTGAACCCAATTGAACTTGCGAAGAACCACTAATTACAGTTTCGGTATTCAATTTATTCTTAATCGTTGTATTGATTGAAGAAGTGAATGAATTTATATTTGTAATTGAAGTATCTTGTGTATTATTTGTAGATAATGCAGTAGATGCTGATGCTTCTAATGCCGTTAATCTTGTATTTTGTGTCGTATTAGTAGTATCATTTGAACCTGTATATGTGTTCAATGAACCTAATATTCCAATTAATTGAGATGAGCCGGAAACTACACCATTTGTTGCGTTTATTGTACCATTGAATGAAGTACCTGTAATTGCACCTGCTTTGAAATCTGCTAATGTAAATCCATTACCATTAACATCTACTTGCGCAGATGTCTCATCAGTTAAACCATTAAACACTTTCCAAGTATGACCATCACTAGCATCCATAAAGATACCAGCGTGTCTATATGTTCCATCATTGTAATGTCCTACAATACCCAAATCATTATCAATAGATGCAGTTGGTGATAGATAAAGAATATTATCCGAAATCGAAACATTTTGTGAATTGATTACAGATTGTGTACCATATACTATGATATTTCCTAAGAAAGAAACTGTCGAACCTGTCATTTGAATACCCGCTTGTAAAGAAGAGGTATATGAATTTAGATTTGCTATCGAAGTATCTTGAGAATCATTTGTAGTTTTTGCAGTTGATGCTGAACTAATCAATGAACCACTAATCGTTGCTAAACTTGCATTTTGAGTTAATTGTGACCCACTAAATGAATTTAAATTATTTATTGATATAGTATTAGCGGAAGCTGAACTAATCAATGAACCTGTAATAGTAGATAATGCTGAATCGTATGTAGTAAATCCAGTGGTAGATTGTAAAGTGATTTGAGATGAACCACTAACTAAACCATCTATATCGAACAATAAATCGATTTGCGCAGATGATGAGATGATACCTCTACCCTGTGTTTCGTATCTTTCATCATAAGAACTTGTCAATTGAGATGAGCCGGAAATTAAACCATTTGAAGATGCAAGTGTTACATCTCCGGTATCAAGTCCGATTTGTAATGTCCCCAATGTGGTGTTCACATATGGTTCTCCGAATGCTAACGAACCTGATTTTTGTGCGGTTGTCCCACGTCTAAATTTAAGTGCCATCTAGTTTACCTTTTTTTTAGTACGATTAATTAATTATATGTTTATAAATATCTATTTTTTTATGAAAATTACACATTAAAATCTATATGGAATTCACTTCCACTATAAGTAAAGTATTGTGCGTATGATGCTGAATATGCTTCCAATGCATCTATTCTCGTATCAGTCGATGCAGTCCATTGATTTATCTTAGTAAATTCAGCTGCTAATCCAGCTCCTACTGAAATAGATGCTGTATATTCTAATAAATCAATTCTACTCTCGTGGTCTGAACCTGTCCAAAATAAACTAGCCGTAGCGTTTATTAAAGATGAGGTTACTTGTGCTAAAGTAGTTGCTCTTGTTTCTAAACTTCCAGTTTCAATTGCTAAATCGGCAAATCTATTTTCAAATGAAGATGCCGAACCTATCAATGATGCTGATACAATTCCTATTTGAGTTGCTCTTGTTTCTAAACTAGCCGTTTCAGTTGCTAAATTAGTAAATCTATTTTCAAATGAACTAGCTGAACTAATTAAACTAGCCGTTACTATACCAATCTCTATTGCTCTTGTTTCTAAACTAGCCGTTTCAGTTGCTAATGTTTGTAATTGAGTAAGAATCGATGCCGATAGTGAATTTAAATTAGTTATTGAAATTACATTCGCAGATGCAGTTAATATCAATGAACCACTAATTGTTGCCAATGCAACTGCTCTATCTTCTAAACTAGCCGTTTCACTATTTAAGTTTGAAATAGCGATTGTATTTAAAGAAGCAGTTGATATTAATGAACCACTAATTGTTGCTAATGCTATTGCTCTATCTTCTAAACTTGCTGTTTCTACATTTAAATTTGATATAGAGATTGTATTTGCAGATGCAGTTAATATTAATGAACCACTAATATTTGCTAAATTTGCATTTCTACTTTCAAAAGAAGATGCTGAATTAATTAATGAACCCGTAATAGTTGCTAAATTTGAATTTCTATCTTCAAATGAACTAGCAGAACTAATTAATGAGCCTGTGATAGCTCTTAATGCTGAATTATATGTATCAAATCCACTTATGGATTCCAATGTAATTTGGGATGAACCCGAAACCACATCATCTCCACCTGCTAATAATATTTTTGATTCACCATCTTTAATTCCACCTTTCCAATAATCATTGGTTGCATCCCATAGTAATGAACCAGATACAATCGAACCACCCGTAGGGTCTTTAACTATTAATCCACCATTTGTATTTGCTGAACCATTCAATTCAATTACATTATCACCAATTTGAATAGTTGTTGAATCGATTGTAGTTTGTGTACCTTTAACAACTAAATTACCTAAAATGGTTACAGATGAACCAGTTAATTCAATTGCTGTTTTTAAAGATGATGTGTATGATTCTATACTTCCAATTCTTTGTTCGTGATTAGAAGCAGTTTCAATTAATGAGCCGGTAGTGATTGCCAAACTTGCAAATCGTACATCATGTGATGATGCGGAACTAATTAATGAACCGGTTATAACACCAATTGCATTTAATTGTGAATTTTTAATACTTCCGGATATTTCAATTACCGAACCACTATTACCTATAATAATAGATTCAGCATGAAATGCTCCAATTTGTACAAAATCAGCATATACTAATGCTTGAGTCGTTCCATCTTTTAAATCTTGTACCGATATATTTGCAACATTTCCACCAGAACCGGATGGATACATTTGCATTTGTGCTCTGTATGGTCCAACTGATAACAATGAACCATATGTATCCGTTGGGTCAAACATATACATAGCCAATGCGTTATGTAAAGCGCCTTGCCCATCTTCATAATGTTCTAACGCAACTGCCGAATAAGCATATTCTCTATTATCAACTGTAAATCCATCTGTTTTAATTATATGCTTTTCACTTCCAGAATCAGGCCATATAATATTTAATTCAACATTTGAACCACTTACTATTAATGAACCTGTGATAGTTTGATTTCCTACAAATGAGTTTGCTGTATTTATTCTAGCATATGAACCACTTTCGATTTCAAAATTAGTTAATCTTTGTTCGTGATTAGAAGCAGTTGAAATTAAAGAACCACTAATTGTTGCTAAACTTGCATTTCTTTCTTCATGTGATGATGCGGTTAGAATCAACGAACCTGTTATCGTTGCTAAACTTGCATTTCTCGTTTCATGGGATGATGCAGTTGAAATTAAAGAACCAGTTATTGTTGCTAAACTTGCATTTCTTTCTTCGTGAGATGATGCGGTTGATATCAATGAGCCAGAAATTATTGCTAAAGAAGCTGCTCTTGTTTCTAAACTACTACTTTCACTTTCTAAAGAACCTACTCTTTGATTCAAAGATGTAACATCAATACCATTTACACTACCTGATAAAGATGCCGTAACACTATTTGCCCATAATGTTCTCCATTTTGCACCACTTGTTCCTAAATCCAAAGTTCCGTTTGTACCTGGAACTAAATTAGTTGTAAACACACCTGGAACACTAATGTTATCTCCTGATGTATTTCCTAAAAATAAATTACCGGAAATTGCAACATCTCCACTAAAATATGCATTAGATGCGGTAATATTGCCCGCTATATGTAGTGAGCCAGAGTTTGGTTGGTCTAATCTAGCTAAAGTTATCGGATTTGCATCTCCTAATGAAACTTGAAGTGAACCCGAAGTTTTATGTAAATATAATTCGCCATCTGATAAAGATACCGAACCCGAACCTCTTCTTAATTGAAATATTGCTGCCATCTAATACTTTTATGTTTCTTATAAATATGTTTAAATATTAAAATCCAAATCTCCTGCTGTTGTTATGTATTTTGCCAAATGCATGTAGTTTGCCGTTATACTTCCGGTCGTTACATTCATAGAAGATGCACTAATCGATAAATGGGTATTTCCAGCAATTAGAACATCAAATGAACCCGTTCTTGCTACGGCTTGAGTATTTCCGGTAGAATCTTCTACAAAATTTACAGTTCCAGCAGCATCCGGGTCTAAATTAAAATCAAATGTATTTGGTCCTGCTGCTACACCGACTTCAGTTCCATTAACCAAAAACGAACCTGTTACCGATACTGAGCCTGTGAATGAATGTATATCATCTAATGTATCTCCAAATTTTGTTGAACCACTTTGAAATAATACGGATGATGAAATTACCGAAATATTAAATTGTCTAGCATTAACTTCACCTAAAACAACTAAGTTATTTGTAATGGTTTGAGAACCACTTAGAATTAAACTACCACTTAATAATGCAGAACTACCTGTGATATCTCCACTTATATCAATATCCCCAGCACCTATAATATGATTTGTTACATATAAATCTCTACCAACATTAGCATCTTGTATTACTACCAATTCCCCAAAAGAACCTGTTTTTGTTAAAGTTATTGAGCCGGTTGTAGTTGAATTCGTTGCTACAATTCCTTCAATTGAATCTATATTACCAGAACGCTTGATAAATAATTTACCATCGTAGGTATTTATTGCAATTTCACCGACATTCAATGAGCCCGTATCTGGTACTTTGCCAGGAAGCGAGGAACGCTTTAGTATAATACTTTGTGCCATATGTATGGACTAAATGTTTTAGAGTTATATAACAAAAAAAAGGTACTATGTAGTACCTTTATAAATATAGAATATTTTTATAATAGTAATTAAAATTGACCTGCATCGATTAATGATGCTGATATTTCTAAATTTGCTAATCTTGTTGCTACCGAACCACTAAATGATAATACATCACCAATACCATAAAGAGAACCACTAAACCCATTAGTATTAGTAAAAGTTCCTTTTATTTGTTCATTGTATCTGAATTCAACTGCATCATTTGTAGTTGCTACTTTATAAAGAGAACCACTACCTTGTATGTATCCAATTGTTCCTGCAAATGGTTCTGAATTGAAATCAAAATCATCCGGTCTCATTGAAGCAGTAATGTTTGTTAAACCACTACCATTACCTACAAATAAAGATGCGGATACTATTGATGCTGAAACTGCTCCGGCTATATCAATATCACCATTTCCAACAATATCACCCGTTACATAAACACCACCACCAATATTGGCATCATTTGTTACATTTACTTCCCCAAATGAACCTGTGCCAGTTAATACAATAGAACCAGTTGTAGTTGAATTTGTACTAACTAATGTTTCAATGGATTGCGATGAACCGGATTTATGTATATAAACTTTACCATCGTAAACATTTATACCCAATTCACCAACCAATAAAGAGCCGGTATCAGGAACTTTTCCCGATGTTAGTGACCTTTTTTGTAATATTTTTTGAGCCATTTAAGTTGGTATTTTTTGATTCATTAATAATTTAAAAAATCCCCCCGATTAGGGGGGAGTTAATATTTTAGAATGAACCACCATCGATTACATTACTCATTACGAAATCAGAACCATCCCATTGTAGTAAATCACCCGCAACACTAGCAGTAGGAACTAAATCCAAATTACCATTTGTGTTTCTAAATGCGATTCTCTTAGAACTTCCAGCTGTCGTACCTAAATTGATAGAAGATGTTACAGCCGGTGCGATTAATGGAACTGATGATGTGAATGCGGTTGTAGAATGTTGATAAACTAAATTTGCACTAGCACCTGCTACTTCAAATCCTGCGCCATCTGCGGTTGCTGATGATGTTGAACCACTTGCTAATGTTATTAATTTATCTTCTACTACTAATTGTGCGGTATTTAATGTTACAGTATTACCCTGCACTACCAAATCACCACCAACTACTACATCACCTGAAGTTGTTACCTTAGCGAAAGTTACATTGTTAGATGTACCAACACCTTGTATTGTACCAGTTCCTTCTAAAGTATCTAATCTACTATCAGCAGATGCGGTGAATGTATTAATATTTGAAACTGAAGTGTTTAAACTTGCAGTTGTAGAATTTAAGTTTGAAATACTTACATCTTGTGAGTCATTTTTAGTTTTTGCAGCTGATGCTGATGCTATTAATGAGCCACTTACTACTCCAACTTCTATCAATCTTGTTTCTACTGAAGAAGTGTAAGTTGCTAATGTACTATTTTGAGTTAATTGAGAACCACTAAATGAATTTAAATTAGTGATTGAAACCCCTTGTGAATCATTAGTTGATTTTGCAGTCGATGCTGATGCTATCAATGAACCACTAACAACACCGATTTCAGTAAATCTTGTTTCAGCAGATGCAGTAAAGTTATTTAATGCAGTTGTTGATGTGTTAGAAGATGTGTACGAATTTAAAGCTGCAATTGAATCATTTACACTTGCAGATGTACTATTTAAATTACTAATCGAAACTGCTTGAGAATCATTGGTTGTTTTTGCAGCCGATGCTGAAGCGATTAACGAACCTGTAATAGTTGCTAATGCTGAATCGTATGCTGTGAATCCCGTTGTTGATTGTAAAGTAATTTGAGATGAACCACTAACTATTGAATCACCACCTGCTAAAAGAACTTTAATTTCAGAACCTTTAACACCTGCTTTCCAATAATCGTTAGTAGAATCCCAAACAATTGAACCTGTTGCCGTATTTGGTGCGGTTGGGTCTTTAATCCACAATCCACCATTCGCTGCGCCTGTTCCATTTAATTCAAGTATATTATCGCCAATTTGAACAGTCGTAGAATCTACAATAGTTTGAGTACCTTGTACAGTCAAATTACCAGCAATAGTTACATCAGAACCACTAATGTTAAATGCGGTATCAAATGATGAACTAAATCCTTCAATATTAGTTAATCTACTTTCTGCATTTGATGCTGAACTGATTAATGAGCCAGTTACTACACCAACTTCCGTTAATCTAGTTGCTACCGATGCAGTAAATGTATTTTGATTTGCGTTTGCAATTGCTGCAGCTGATGCCGAAGCGATTAAACTTCCACTAACAACACCGATTTCAGTAAATCTTGTTTCTACTGAACCTGTATAAGTTGCTAATGTACTATTTTGAGTTAATTGAGAACCTGTAAAATCATTTAATAATGTAACAGATGTACCAATAGTTCCACTTCCAATAGAAGCACTCAATGCATTTATTGATGTTGCAACTGATGAACTAAATGGTTGAATGTTACCTACTAAATTAATAGCAGTATTTCCACCACTACCTAATAAGTATAATGTACCACTTCCACTATCGTAGAAAGGAACACCATTAACCATTCCATTGTAAGTACTAGCCGCAAATGTCGCAGGTGCAGAACTACCAATAAGAAATCTATTTACCGCTTGAACCTGTCCATCGGATGGTACTGTAAATACAATAGATGAACCATTGGTTGTGGTTAGGTTTGATGAACCCGATGCTATTACTATTTCACCTTTTTGTAATGAGCCGGTTACAGCTGATAGGGATTCTAAACTACCACGTCTGTGTTTAATGATTTGTGCCATATTTTTGTTATTCTCTTTTTAAGAAATTTCTCTTTTTACTTCTTATAAATATAACTTTTTTTTCTAATCGTATTACATTAAATGATATATCTCATTTTTTAAAATTCTCCCATATCGATATTCAAATTCGAAGTAGTAACCGCTAACTCAACATCGGTAGCAAATGTACTATCCAATGATGCAGTAAAGGTATTTAACGAATCCAATATTCCTATAATTTGTTGTGAACCTGATACCAATGTTGGTTTGTTAATAATATCTGCAAAATCAATTGAATCTGCGAGTATTTCTCCAACTATTTGCGATGATGATATGTTACCCGATGCTAATGATAAATTTATTTGTGCGGATGATGATATAATTCCATCTGGCAATGCCGCTTGAACATTATTTACAATTATATTTACTATCGATTGGGATAATGATGTTTCCAATGATTGACTAACGATGGAAGTTACAGATGCTGAAAAATCAGTACCTGCTGCTGCAGATTGTTGTAATGCTGAACCACTTTCTATTTGTTTTAATCTTATAAATGTTGCCATATTGATAAATATCTTATATTTTAGTTATTCGTATATATCCACTTCCACTATTATACGAAGAAAGATTTGTAATTGCACTTCCACTAAATGATGATGAACCATCATAATTTCCATCAGATGTTGCTACCGATGTTGCGGTTGATATAATATAAGAACCACCACCACCGCCGGCATCGGCTCCCGGTGTAGATGGCGTATAAGTTCCACCACCACCGGAGTATCCTCCTCCACCACCACCACATATGATACCATTACCTCCTCCACCTCCACCAAATCCACCGGTAGAACCTGCATATAATGTTGTAGTGTAGGTTGTTGCCATCCTTCCACCCATTGCTCCACTTATGAAAGCATAACCACCTTCTGCATTTAGATTACCGGTGTATGGTTTTGTTAAAGTTCCATTTCCATTTTCACCATTGCCATTAAAACCACCTCCACCACCACCATCGTAGTTATTGTTTGATACTACTGATGCTGAATTGATATGAGAACGACCTCCTAAACTTCCAGTTCCACCCGGTGCACCTTGTATAGAAGCACCTCCGTTAGTTGTAGTTTTACCATTTGAACCTGTAAAATATGCACCACCCGAATATGAAGAATAATGTCCACTTCCACCACCACCTCCGGCAACAACCAATGGAGTAGGAACTGAACCTGAAAGTGTTACAAATGAACCTCCTCCACCACCATATCCGTGATAAGTTGCCCAACTATTTGCTTGTGCACCATTACCATCGGAATATTGTCCAACAACCATCATTAGTTTTTGTCCTTGTGTTAAAGGGACTCTTGCTTTAATAATTGCACCATTACCCCATTTTAAAGAACCAGAATATGCAGTAGATGTTCCACCTCTCGCACCTGCTGTTTCAATTTCATAAGTTGCAGTTTCAGGGACTGTCCATATTTGATAACCTTGAAATGAACCCGTTGTGAAATATGATGGATTTGAAAAATAACTTCCAGAGGATGAACCGGTATATGCAGCTAATAATGTAGTTCCCAATGGGCCCGTTGAACCACTTACTCTTGCACTTGTAAATGTAAACGATGTAAATGGATATAGTGCTAAAGACCCAATTGTAAATCCATTTTGAAATATTATTGCCATAACTTTTAATATAATCTTTCTATTGAAATAAAGTTGTTGTTATAAGCTGCACCGATTATCAAAATAATTCTATATACTCTATTATTTGTATCATCTCTTAAAATATAAGTAGACATATCACCTTGTTGACCAAAGTTCCAACTAAACATTGAAGAAGTTGCAGTTGTTGATAAACTCGTAGTACTGGAAGTTCCTGATGAAGAACTCAATATACCTTGATAATGACCTGATATATATCCTGTCACAGTTCCACTCACAGTTGCTAAACTTAATCCCTTATTACCACTTGCTGGAACTTGTGCTTTGATATTATCCAAAGTTACAAATGTTCCTGCATTTACTATTCCACTTGCTTTCCACATCAATTCACCGGCAACTCCACCTGGTGTTTTTGCCAAATCAATATAAACACCCCTCGCATCACCACCTTGTTCAAAAATTCGTAATCTATCTCTATATGAATCTATTGTAATACCACTGCCGGTTAAAGTTGTGTTTGTTACTGCTTTTGCTAAATTTATTTCACCACCTTCATCTCCACTTCCTGTTCCTATTAATAAATTATTAACAATTAAATTTGTTGAACCACTAACTTTTAATGAACCTGTAATTTCTACTATACCATTATTTTGAACATATAAATTACTTCCACTATTCAAAGTCAAAGACGAACTATTTGCTGTAAACGATGAACTTATAGTTGCTATTGAACTTACGGTCAATGAACCCGTAATATTTTGTGCTCCATTAAATGAATTTGAACCCGTAGTTGCTATGGAACTTGTCCAAGTATTTAATGAAGATGTATATGTTCCTAATGTAGTAAATTTACTAGCATCTGCTGATGCTGAAAGTATCAATGAACCGGTTATAGTTGCTATTGATGTAAATTTACTTTCAGCAGATGTGGTGTATGAATTAATACTTGCACTAAATGTATTTAATGATGTTAAAGATGCTGCACCTCCCCAAGAACCCGATTGAGTTCCAATAGTTGCCAATCTACTTTCTAAACTTGCCGTTTCTGTATTTAAGTTTGTAATTGATGTTACTAAACTTGCCGTAGATTGTGAAGCAGTAAATGTATTTAAATTATTAATTGAAGTAACTAAACTTGCAGTCGAAACCGACGCAGTGTAAGTATTTAATTGTATTATAGAAGTAACCAAACTTGCGGTACTTACACTTGCTGTAAATGTATTCAATTGTGCTATGGAGGTAACCAAACTAGCAGTCGAAACCGAAGCAGTGTAAGTATTTAAGTTATTTATAGATGTTACTAAACTTGCCGTAGAAATACTTGCAGTATAAGAATTGAAAGATGATGTAGTTACTAAATTTGCAGATGAAGATATAATTCCTCTACCTGTTGTTTCATATGAACCACTAACAACACCACTACCTCCTAATATTTGAGAACTACCACTAACTAATCCTGCTGGCAATTGAGATGACCCACTAATTACACCATTTGTTGCATTTATTATTCCATTAAATGATGTAGCTGTAATCACTCCTGCTTTAAATGGTGCAAGAGCAAATCCAGTACCATTTGTATCAACTGTTGCAGTGGTTTCTGTTTGTAATCCATTAAATACCTTCCAACTGTGTTCATCACTTGCATCCATAAAGATACCGGCGTGTCTGTAAGTTCCATCGTTATAGTGACCTACGATACCCAAATCGTTATCCGTAGATGCCGTTGGAGACAGATATAATATATTATCACTAATTTCTACATTTTGTGAATTGATTACAGATTGAGTTCCGTAGATAACAATATTACCTAAAAACGAAACAGTTGAACCTGTTAATTCAATTGCATTTTTTAATGATGCAGTATATGAATTTAATGCAGTTGTGCTGTCCGAAGAACTTATAAATCCAAATGCAGTTATTTGAGCAGAACCACTAATAGTTCCTAATGGAGTTGCCCCCACACTACCACTTATTGTATATCTTGCATCAAACGATGATGTCAATTGAGATGAACTACTAATTGCACCATTCAAATTTGTCAAAAATGAACCAGTTTCACTTTCGGTAATCCAACTACCACTTACATTTTCAATTGCATTTAATCTATTTACTAAACTACCAGTTGATTGTGATGCAGTGTATTCATTAAATGATGAAGTAGAAACTAAACCTGTGTTTTGTGATATTACACCAATTGTTGCTGCTACCGAACTACTTACAATTGAAACTTGTAAATCCGTAGCAAATGTAGAATCCAATGATGAACTCCAACTTTCTAAACTATCAACTCTATTATCGATTGATTGAGTAAATGTATTTAAAGAACTTAAATCCGTAGATTGTGAAACTATACCAGATGGCTTGTTTGCTATATTATCCCAAGTCGTTTGTGTAATACTTCCGCTAATTACATATCTACTATCGTATGATGATGTTAATTGAGATGAAGAACTTATTGCACCATTTAAGGATGTTAAATAAGAACCACTATTTGCTTCCAAATTATCTATCCTATCATCAACACTACTACTCAATACATTATATACCAATTCGGTAACATATGGAGTTAAATCTTGTTCGTTAGTTGCTGCTAATATTTCATTATGTACCGATGCCGAAAACTCATTAAATGAAGATGTTTGTAATCTTGCATTTATACCATTTGTAAACGCAGTATTTAATGTGGTTTGCGAAGATGTGTATGAATTTAATGCAGATATATCACTTGCAGCATTTGCAGATGATGTATAACTTTCCAATGCATCCAATCTCAAATCCGTAGAACGAGATACCATATTTACAACGGCATCTTCCAAAACATCCAATGTAATTTTGTAAGTAGAACCATTATCTACTCCCAAAACATAAGTGTTTAAAGAAGCAGATGTTAGCGTATTTAATTCGGATATTTTTTTAGTTTGTCTTATTGCCATTTTATAGTATTATATCAAAGTTATCATCTTCGGTTATCAAATTACCCAATTCTTCAGTTGTAATTTGAATATTTACCAATTTACCTATAACATAAATATCGCTTGCTTGAGTATTTTCAAAATCAATATATTCATCTAATAATTTTATAACCACATTATTATCTATTTCTTTTATAGTATAATCCGATGGAATTTTTAATCCAAATAAAAATATTTCAAAATTATATGGAGATGGTTCTTCTGTACCATATCCTAATTTTGCATTGTATATAATTAATGAATTATTTGCATTATCAAATGCATCAATTGTTCTTTGTACACTTCTTGCACTATATTGTAAAATTTCATTTTGGAAATCTTCAATTTTATTTTTATTGTTTACAATTGATATAGTATTTGGATTTGTTTTAGTATTAGAAACAACCGATGCAGATGATGGTAATTCTATATTTAACAAACTTGCAGTTAAATATGATTGGATATTTAAACTATTAGGATTTACAATTGAACTAACTACACTACTTCTAGTTTTAGATTGAAATTTGGTGGTAGATGGTATTTGTATATTTAATAAACTAGCTGTTAAATCTGCGTTGACAAGATTATTTGGATTGATTTTTGAAATCACTCTATTCAATTTTCGTGTATTTGATGAAAATTGGTTAAGCATATTGTTCTATATCTCCTATAATTTCAATATAATCTTCATCATCCAATTGATATTCGAAATTATTTTTAATAAATTTAATTAATAATCCTTTTTCTCCTTGTTCAATTATATAATCTCTTGCTGATATATTTTGAGTATTTATATATGTGATTACCCTATCTTGTGTATTTCTAATTTCAATTTCTCGTAAGATATCAACAAATTTATAGCCAGTTGCTTCAAAAATCCAATAAGTAGAATCATCCAAATTTTTTGGAATTAATTGTACTTTGATTGGAGTTCTATTTATTTTTTTTGTTATATCTAATAAGCTTCTTTTCATTATAAATCAACAAATTTACCTGTTATTATTACTTCATCGTTAATATCAACATTATATCCAATTCCTGCTGGTAAAAATGTTATTTGTATAGAATTTGATGTAATTGATACGGTAAAATTATCGGTTTGTAAAACTCTCTGTCCATTTATAAAAACTTTAACATCATAACTTACTCCAGCAATTGTAAGTCCACTTGTTACTACGGAAGCCAATTGGTCAGGAGTTTTTATTAATTTTATATTACTAAATGTTATAGTATTTGTTGTTATTGGGTTTTGAGTTGCGCTGTTATTTAAAGATAAAAAGTCTACTAAATCTTTATTATCATAATATGGAGATGGGGTTGTTAGTAATCCTTCTAACCTACCATTAGCGGTTACATCGGTTTCAGTTGATACAACTACTTTTTTTACACTAAATGATTTTTTAGTTGTATTTTCTCCATCGAATTTTTCTGGCAATAAATAAGCCTTTACATTTAATGTGAATTCAACTCTATTGATTCTTTCAGTCCCTTCACCAACTTCATTTACAATATTATAATCCGCAATAGTTGCTCTGAATTTATATTTCTTCTTATCACCCCAATAATCGGTAGTAAATGTAAGATTTTCAATTATTTTATTCAAATGTTCTGTAAATGATGTCCAAGCCATACAATCGTAGTTAATTTCTACATATTCTGGCATAGTTACATTATACAATTCATATGATGGTTTTGTGTTTCCTAATAATGTGAACCTATCGTATCTATTATTTTTATTCCATTTTGTAATAGTTTGATAAGATAGGTGATTATTTAACATTGGCATAGATTCATCCTTTGCTATCGATGTTCTTCTAATCATCATCAAAGGTAGTTGAATTTTTCCCTTTATATCTCTAAAAATACCTTCTCTTCTTGCACCATTCCATCTTTCGGAATTACCATATATTACAGGTATTTTTACAACATTACCATCTCCCTCTTCCAAAGTGGGTAATGCAACATCTTCTAAATAAGACATCATAGCATAATCTATATCAAATAAAGATACAGAATGTCTTACTTCGTTTTTTTCTGATTTTATTTGATTGGCTCTATTTAGTTCCGGTCTAATTGGATTCGATGCTGGCATAATCTATTATTTTACTCGTTCTTCTATATTTAAATCGGATTTTCTAGTCATAAATGCCGTACAAACTATACTATAATTATTTGCTGGCTGACCTCCTAAGAATTGCACTTCATTTGTATTATCAATTTCATAATAAGATTGGTCAAAGAAAATCATATCACCAATTTCAGGATATATTCCTTTCTCTTCACAAGTTAATTTATCCAATTTGAAAGTAATTGTTTGTGAATTATCTGGGCCGAATCCTTCATAAACCACATTTTCCGGCTCCTTATCAATCATGCAATACATTTCAACCCCAGGATACCAAGTTTTATTAATTGATTCTCCATATATGTTTACTTTACTTTCGTAAGTATTTATTTTAAACAATACAATAGCAGTTTGGATGACTGTATCAACCAATTCTCTACTAATACTTCTAAAAAAGTCGATATCTCTACCTAATACAAATTTTGGCATATTATCCTACATATATTTTTAAAGGAACTTTTCTCAACATTTCTTGGTGATGAGTCGATTCGTGTGCTTGCTTTTCAAATACATTTTTTCTACTCATTTCTTCCAAATTTTCTCTCAACTGAGTCATCAACATATCTTTTTCGACTTGAGCTTCTGCTCTTAATGCCGCACCATCCAAAGATACTTCCCCATCTGGAATAGGTACTGAACTATATTTTTCTCTAATCGCACCTAATAGTTCTTTTGAAAGAGCTAATGTATATTTTCTAATCCATTGTTTACCAACATCGTTAATATCGGAATACTGAATAAAATCGTATGGAATATCAGAATAATCCGAAAGTGAATCAGATTGAATAGTTTGAGAATCATGTTCAAATTCATCTCTACTCATATATTCAAAATAAACTCTACTAACAGTTCCAGTAGTTGGTATTGGGAATATTTCTAATTTATTATCTACAATATTAAATGTATGCGCTGATTTACGAATGTGGTCATTGAATTCAATTTGTTGCATTCTCAATACATCTTCATATAAAGGCATCATTAAGAATTGTGCAGCAGGTGAAAAGTTTCCAAATCCTAACTCACTCATTAAATTTAGAGTTCCTTGTGCACCAACCGAATATGGGTCAAAGAATCTTGCAATTGCAGGAGTTGCTTCGTGAAATACTCTGGTTACATCTATTGTAGAACTTCCTGTAAATAATGTAGCAAATGATGCCGAAGCGCTTCCACTAGCTTCATACATTTCAACATCTATTGCAGATTTCATTATATCATATTTCTGCTGACCCGGTGTTAAATCAATATATGCCTTTTTAATTGATGTAGAACCCCCTACTCCGGCTTGAGTTCCATATTGCTGTGCCATACGAATTGCCGTTGGTAAGAATGAACCATCCACAAGTGTTTGAGAATAGTTTGCAACTTTACCTTTAGGTTGTCCTCTTAAAATATCTAAGTTATTACGAAGATTGAATTGATTTACTTGAGCTGAATATTCCGAAGTAGCTTCCTCGAAACAAGCCCAAATTTGCTGATTATCCAATTCTATATTTACAATAGGATATCCCAATCTTTTTGCAACCCAAGTTGCAGTTTTAGGTGCATCATTTCTAAAATCAGAATCACTATCATACAACCCAAATGGAGTTGCTTCAGATAGTGCTACCGATGATGAAAATGCTGCTGCGGTTGAACCTGACCAGTATGTGTTTACAGACATATCTAAAATTTATAGTTTTACTACTATAAATATAGAAATAAAAAAAGAGTAGATAAAACTACTCTTTTTAATTTATACCGAATGGTTTTGAGTTCGTTGTATGAAGAATATTACATTGGATATGTATGCGTTTGCACCAACTGCTTCGATTTTCCATCTATTTCCGTTTGTTACAAAATCTGCATCGGCATACCATTGAAAAACTTCGTGAAAATCATGCCACTCATCATTTCCTTTTCCAAAAAATAAATCTTTACCAACTCTTTGATATGGAGTGTCACCCGTACTATCCATTTGTAACCTTAAAACGCAAGAATTTGCATTTGGAGTTTTTGCTTTGAATACGACAGTGCACATATAAACATCACCTTCATTTTCAACTTGGATTTTTTGAGAACCACTATTGTAAAATGAAATAGTAGAATGTAAGTGTGTTTCTATTGTATTTCCTGCATTGTTTGGTAAAGTATATTCACCATTAGTATAACTTGCGGTGAATGCCGATGATGTTGTGTATAATGTATCATCATATCGTGCCCAACCTAATTTTTGTGCAGTTCTTAAATTGATATAAGATGTTATATCAGATACGGCAATATATCCCATCATACCATCTTCTTGTTTTGTAAGAATATGGTCTGCATTATCTAATGTGTATATAGATAATGTTTTTGCTTTTTGATAATTATCGTATTGAGATTGTGGATAAGACATTATACTAATCTAACTTTAACTATTCCTTGTGAGTGATACATTCCACCAACTGCTACTCCTGCTGCAGATGCAGATGCATCGTTCCAAGCTGCTGATGCTGAACCTGTGATATATGTGAATGATGTATTTGCCATTTTAGTTGCAATACTTCCACTTAATGAAGATACTTCACTATCCGTTGCCAAAAATGTAGGACCTGTTCCACTTACTGTATATTGTGATTCTGGATATGCCATTTATTTTTTAATTTTAGATGATTAATTACATATAAATATAAATAAAAAAGGGAAAGTATTTCTACTTCCCCTTTTTTTATTTTTTAGTTTAAGATTCTAAAATCTACTCAAAGATTAAAGAGTGTTTAAACCATCAACGATAATCTTACCGTAAAATTCTGGTCTTACGATTTTCTTAGCGTATCTAGTCATAACACCTCTTCTTGGAGTGAAGTTAGTTGGGTCATAAACTAATGGAGTCATAATCAATGGTACATATGGTGCGTAAACTGCTCCTGTTTCGAAGAAGTTAGAACCTTTGAAACCTAATAAGATTACATTCTCAGTCATGTAAGGGTTTTTGTAAACATCGTATCTATTTGAGATAGAACCAATGTTAGTTACACCTGCAGCAAATTGTAAAGCATCTTTACCAGGATTTGCAGAGAAACCATTCATAGATTCTAAGATAGTTGCTACATTTGGAGAAACTACTAAGAAGTTAGCTCCACCTCTCATTGTTAATTGGTGAATCTTGTTAGATACCTTTTGTAATTTGATACCTAAAGTTTGATACCAAGTGCTCTTAGTGTAAGCAGATGCTGCTGCAGCGTCTGAATCAATAGAGAAACCTGCACCATTCCAATCGTATCCAACTTTTGCAGACCAGTAATCAGTTGTGAAAGCGTTTTGTTGTAACATTTCTAAGATTTCTAAGTCGATTTCTAAAGAGATGTACTCACTTAACATTTGTGTTAATTCCGCTTCTGCATCAACAGAGTGGTATGCATTTAAGTCTTGCGCTAATTCTGGAGTCCAGATTGCTTTCAACTTACGAGTCTTAGCCACGATAGGCTCAGATTTCAATTCTAATTCGATTTCAGGAATCGCTAAATCAGCTCCTCTATCTTCGAAATCTCCACGAGAGATATCAGTAGGTTGTACATGGTATGCTAAAGATGAACCATTTGCACCTGCTGAACCTGTACCAGTCACAGTTGCAACGAATTCCACGTTAGAACCATTCTTAGTAGTGTATTGAGGGAAGAAAGTTGAAGAACCTGATAATAAAGTTAATTCGAATGCTCTTACACCTTGGAAGTCAGCATCTGATGGTAAAGCCACAGTTACTTTCTTCAATGTGTTAGCTGCATAAGATGCAGAAACAGTAGCGTCAGATAAATCCCAATCGATATCTGCTAAAGATGCTGAAGCAACAGTTGCAGCTTGTGCAGCAGTAGCGTTATTGATTGTATATCCGAATCTACCAGCTCCATACAAACCACCTGTTGTAGCTTGAGTAGAACCTAATTTGTTTCCTGCTGGAGATTGAGAATCTTTACCAAAAGTTCCACCATCACCAAATAAAGATGAACCTGTGAAGTTTGGATTACCAGCTGGGTTTGAACCATATTTGAAGTCCATGTAGAAAATAAGACCTGAAGGTAAGTTCATAGGTTGTACTGAAACGAACTCTTTAGAAGCGATAGAACCGAAGATTCTTCTTACTAAAGGTAACGCAACACCAGCCCACTCTTCAGAACCTGAAGAAGTACCTGTTCTTGTAGCCTCATCCAATAATTGTTTAGCTTGGTTTTCTAACATTACTGCCATACCATGCTTAGATGTTTCAGAACCTGCGTTCTCTAACAATCCAGTTTTTTCCCACTTTGCTTTCAAACCTCTAGTTTGCTCAAGCATAATGCTTTGTGGGTTAGCGCCGTTCATTAATTTTTTTAAGTCCATTTTAAATGAATTTATTTTTTTTGTTTGTTAATTATTTAATAATACCTGCTAATTTCTTAAATCTGTCAGAAATTTGTGCAGATTCTGCAATTACTTGCTTAGCTGCTGCTTTTGGTGCAGTTGATTTAACTGCTTTAGAAGCAATACCTTCAGAAATTGATTTCTTAGCTGTTTTGTTAGAAGATGTCGTATATTTGAAATTCTCTGCTAATGTAGAGTAAACCAATTTAACTTCTCTAACTGATTTTGTTCTATCCAAAGTTTCAATCACTTTCACTTTTTGTTCGTTAGTCATGTTGTGTGCTCTGAATAATTTATTAGCGAATAATAACTTAGCGTTTAATAAGTTTACTTCGTTAATAGTTTTTTGTAATGATTTGATAGTTTTGTAAGCTTCATTTAATTCTGCTTTTGTAGCTGAATCATCTTCTGCTTCTTCACCACCCATATCATCTTGCATTTCACGAAGAATTTCTTCTAAGTCGATAACTTTGTCATCTTCTTTTTCTTCTTCTTCGTTAGTTACAACAACCTTAGGGTCTTCGCCTTTATCAGTACCAGCTTCAGAACCATCTGCTAAATTTTCGTTAGCTGCGAATGGATTTTCTTCTTCTGGAGCTTCTTCAGCGCCTTCTTCATCACCATTGATTGATGCTTCTAATTCTCTGATGATTGCTTCTAAGTCCATATCATCTTCTGATTCTTCATCAGAACCCATGTCCATAGAACCCATATCATCACCAGCTGCTGCAAATGGGTCTTCTTCTTCAGTTCCCATATCCATACCAGCCATTGGGTTTTCTTCAGAATCTTCTCCTTCTAATTCTGCTAATCTAGCTTTCAATTCTGCAATTTCTGCATCTTTGTCACCTTCTTGGTCAGCGAAAGGATTTTCTTCTTCTTCGTTGATATCTGCTACTTTAGTGTAGTCAGTACCAGCTTGTTCTGGCTTTCCTGCATCCTTAGCTACACCTACTGATAAATCAGTGTCTGCATCTAAAGTTGGAGTTGCACCAGGAGTTTCAGCGTATCCAGCTTCTACTTTAGAACCGATACCATCTGAATCTAACTCTTCAGCTACTTGTTCAACATCATCTTCCTGCTCTTCAGCTTCTGCTCTCATCTTTTGAGATAAGATAGATTGAAGTCTTGGTGTAAATGCTTCTTCAAGAGCTAACTTTGCGTTTGCTAAAGCAGTTTCTTTAACGGCTTTGGCATCAGCGATTGCTTCTTTCAATAATTTTGAATTTGCCATCTTGTTTTCTCCTTGTTTTGATTGTGAAGTTATTTGTAGGAAACTCCAATAGAATTATGTTGATTGTTCGGTCACACCTTATAGAGAAGGGTATTCATTAATCAACTATTAGTTTTTAAATCCTTTATGAGAAAGGATATTTGAGAATAAATATATAGTTTTTTAGAAAACTAAAGAAAAACCCCAAATTTCTTTGAGGTTTTTAATTTTTTTTTATTTTATTGGTGATTTACCAACTTATATTTTGTTCTATATAATAAAGATACAACTGTATCGATATCATTTTGAATCCAACTATCTTGTAATTTTGGATTCTGTCTTAGTCTAGCTACCATACCACAAAGTGTTTCGAAATATTTAATAATGTTTTTAATATCATTATTTTTATCCAATGTTCCAATACCTGAAATTTGAATCAATCCTTCTTTACCTTGATATGTTTCAACCAATCCATCAATTAAATCACCAATGGAATTATAGTAATCACCTAATGCCAAATGAGCAGAGTGTGCTCCAACTCCCCTAACTCCTAAATGAAATGAATGTGATTGAGTTCTACTTTGTAATAATAACGATGCTAATTCTTCCATTTATTTTAATTTTTTGCAAGTTTTACATTCTTGTAATCCTAATCTTTGCTTCATTACATCTTCAGATACATCTGCTATTTCAAAATATCTTCCTAACACATGCCCCATATCTTCATATAATGATTCTAATCTTTGTTCTTGTGCTTTTGCTTCAACTGCTTCTTTTTCAAATGCAGCTTGTAATTTTTTAAGTTCACCCATATTACGCTTAATCGTAACTCTGTCAAACCAATCACCACCTTCTCTTAAAGTATATTCTTGCGCTGCATCTGCGATTCCACCCAAAGTTTCCGCAACCTGTCTGATATCCGATTTTCTAGCCATTCCCTCTCTATGTTGTCCATATGTAGAAATGATTTCTAAGAAATGTCTTTTTAATTCCGTTGGAAGTTGTTGAAGTTCTTCAGCTTCACTTAATAAATCTTTTAGACGTATCATATTATTTTTTTAAAATATCGTTTTTCTTAATTTTTTGAATAGCAGTCATTAGTTGTTGTTTATCTAAATTCAATGCATCTATAATCTTAGCAATTACTAATTGTTCTTTTTTCTTTGTTAAATTATATCCTTTTATTGCATTTACTGCTTTGTCTAAAAATCTTTCTACTTGAGATGGTAATGTTGTATCCATATCATCTAAAGATTCTTTAACTACAATGTTATTTTTTGGTATTAGATTTACTAACTTTGCCATATGTTTTAGTTTAATTCAATTATAATTTCTCTCATTAAATCTTGTGCTTTGCAGAACTTTCCACATTCTTCTGCTATTTTTGCCCATTGTTTAGATTCGTTCATTGGTGCCATAAATGCTCCATGCGTTGATGGGTTTGATACAAAATCCCAACCTACCAATTCAAAATCTTCCTGAACCATTACAGTTCCATCTCTCAATTCTTTTACTGAACCTAAACCTCTTGAAGAGATACCTAAACGAATATTGTTCTTTAATAATTCTCTAAGGATATTACCAGATGGAGTTGAAAGAATTTCTACTACACCACAAACATCATCACCTTCCCAATAAATTTCTCTGATATTATGAGATACATTTTTTAAGTTGATAACTGGAGAATCCGGATGGTCTAATTCACCCAATGCTCTTCTTTCTTTAATAAGTTGTTGGTATTTCTCACACTCTCTCATTAAGATTTCTTTTGGATATCTTCTACCATTTTGGTTTGCAGCTCCTGCTCTTTGTAGGATACCCTTAACTAAATAAGTACCATTATCTTGTTCTACAAGTTTGGCTTCAAATAAATGGGTTTCTATCAATAATCCTTTACTCATCTTATTTTATATCTTTTTTTACCTTTTCAACTGCGTTATCAATTATCGATGAATCGTTCCAAGACTTAATTATAATTGTCTTTAATTCATTTTCTAATTCGGTTTCACTCAATTCACCATTTGTAGAATCACTCACTTTTATTATTTGAGTTTTTACTCTTGGTAAATTTACAATTTTATCAGCCGTTGTGTTATCAATTCCTTTTTTCGGGTCTACCATTTTAGCTATATCTGATATTACTTTTGTATCATCCGATATATAATCTAAAATCTTTTTAACTTCTTTTTTGTGTTCCGACTTTCCTTGGAAATATTTCATTCCTTTAATTGCCAAATCCACTAAATAATAAAATATAATTTTAGCAACCATAATAGTACCTAATGTAGCTACTATATCAATTGCTAAATTTTCATTTACTTTTTTTTTTGAGCCCCTTCATTTTTGGCTCTCAATGCTGCTAAATCCGAACCTTCAATCTCACCATCATTATCCACATCAATTTTCTTTTGTCCAGCAGTTAATTCAGCTTCGTTATACCCTCTTAATCTACCCTCCGATTTTGCTTTGTAAGCAGTATCTACGGCACTGAAGAATTTCTTTTTATCTTCATCACTCATAGAGTTGATATCTTTACCAGTCTTATCCAACATATGTTTGAATAATTGCTGATAATCTTGCTCTTCTTTTACAACTTGCTTAACAAATTCTCTTAATTGATGTAATTTCATTTATAATATACTTTATATTGTATAAATATGATTATTTTTTAATTTCCTTAACTACCGAATATCCAGTCAAATCTGCTTGTCTTTTACCTTTGGATTTCTCATCTTCTTTTTTACCAAATGCAAATGGAGTATTGTATTCTCCAGCTGCACCACTTGTGTTCATTTCATCCACATCGGCTTTTAACTCAACATCTTTATACAATCCACTAACCTTATCATCCAATTCTTTAGCAAATTTCTTTTTTAAAGTTTGTAGTTGTTTCAATCTTTCAACAAATTTCTTTTCATTTGAAGTTCCTTTAGCCTGCTTATATGATTCCAAAGTTTGTGCAATAGCATTAACTGTTTTCATATAATCATTTTGGATTGATTTAACACCTCTAGCTTCTCTTACTATAAATTCTTTGATTTTATCAGGCAATCCTTTATGAGATGTTGATGCAAAATCTTTAGCATCTTTATCATCCATAGAAGCTGCTACTTTTGCTACTTCAGGTGATGCAGGAGTTTCTCCTTTATCAGCTGCATGAACCATGCCCATAAATCGTTGTTGTGCTTTTGATACTGCTGGCATTTGTTATATGATTTAAGCTAATACATAAACAGAACCACCATTGGTTACTGATATATTTCTAAGGTGACAAGGAAATGGTTGTCCTGCTACTAAATGTTCCAATGCAATAGTTGGATGAACAGTACTACCTGTTCCAAACCCTTCCAATGTAATTGTACCAGTTACCCCACTTACAGGCAATACACCCCATGCTCTATCTACTAATGCGGTAGAACCAGATGTTACCAATTTTGCATTAAATGCTCTATAATTTACCATTTTTTATTTATTTAAACTATCTTTTAATTCCTTTAATAATTCATAACTCATCATCATCGCTGATAAGTGTTGCTCTCTAACTTTCTTAACTGATTTTATTTTTCGTATGTTAGATATAGTTTCAGCCAATTTAATCTTAGTAACTTTATCTGAAATTTTAGAACCGATTTCTTTTAAAGAATTTACTAAATCAGTTACTTCGTTTGAAACATATTCATTTAATTTACCTGTATTATTGATATTATTGATATATTCTTTCAATAATCCCTTTTGTTCTTTAGATAAATTTTTATATTTTGAATTAAAATTCTCTACTAATATTTTGTAAGAAATAGCTCTTAAATCTTCATCTTGTTTTCTATATTCTTCTAAAACTGCATCTTTAACTTTTGCTTCTTTATTTTGAATAGAAGAATTTATAATACTTTCTGCAATAGTAAAACGAGAATTTACGATATCAGTTGGTTCGTATTGTTCTTCGGTTGTTACTACTTCAAATATTTTATAAATAGATGCTAATGTTTTATAATTCGAAATTGGAGATTTAATAAATTCATCCAATCCGTAAGTTTCTTTAATTTGTTTGATAAGATTATACTTTTCTTTTGTAAGTTTTTTCTCATCTAATCTTTTACGAGCTTCTAAGATAGTATCAATAAATTTCTCAGCTTTTGCTTCTGAATTGTATTTCTCATTTATCAAATACTGATATAACTTTAATTCTTTTGACAATTCTTTTTTCGAATTGAAATGTTCTTTTAAAATACCTTCTGCTATTGATTTGTTAGCAGACATTATTTCAGATGTAATTTGTCTTACTAATAATTCGAATATAAATCCCGTATTTTTAAACTTTGAATGTTTTATTTTTTTCATCAATTTTTATAATTTGTCAGATATAAATATATTTTTATATTGGTTTATTACTCTTTTGTTAAATCTTCTGTCAAAATAGTCTTTTTATTACCATTCATATCCTTAAATATCTCCAAATATGAATTTTTTCTCGGTTTATAAGCCACAGAACCTTCTCTTTGCTTTAGAGTCTTTATTCCCAACGGGTCTCTTCCTTCCGGATGGTCATCTTTACCATATCTAACCGGGTCTTTTGGTCTACCAACATCGCCATCCAATTCCAATTTTAATTTATTTAATTCTTCTTCTACATTGGTTGGGCCGCCTTCTACTCCCGTTTCCTTAGCAGGGTCTACACCTTGCGTTTCAATTGATGTCAATCTAAACATTTGCTTAGTATCTTCCAATACTTGCAATGTCAATTCATCTTGCTCATCTTTAGCCATCTTCATTACTGAATCATACATCCATTCTTTAGAGAACATCTTTGTTTGTTGCATTTGTTGAATCAATGCTACTTTAGAAGTATATAATTCAACTTGCTCTTGTTCGTAGATTTTAGATGGGATTGTAAGTTCCAATGTAAAGTTAGTCAATCTATCATCATCTATACCTTGCGCATATAAGTGAATGATTCCTATCTTTGTTAATTCTGAAATTAATACTTTTTGAATTCTTTCGATTGTCTTTGCGAAACGGATATCCATCGATGCCAATGTTGCTTTACCATTGGTATCTTCTTCAAATCCTAAATATGCTTTTGGAATTTTCAATGCTGCCATTAACTTACCTTTTAAGTAGTTAAGGTCATCAATCATATTATATTCTAAACCTTTTAATGTATCAATAGAAGTACCATTATCGCTACCACGAACTGGCATATAATAATCTTCTATTAAGTTTTGAATATTGTATTTTAAATTATATTCACCTGTTCTTTCATCAACGAATGGAACTTTCTTCGATGCGTTGATAATCTTTTGCATGTAGTTATCTACTTCGTTTGGTGGAATATTACCCACATCCACTTTAAAGATTCTTTTTTCGGGAGCTCTCATCACTCTATGAATTAACATAGCATCTTCCATCAATTGTAATTGCTTCCAAACTCTTCTACCACCTTCAATCATAGATTTTCCATAAGGTAAGAAGTTTGCATCACCATTTAAACGAAAATGTGCAATTTCATAGTTTTCATATTCAGTTTTTGTAGATTGTAATCCAGTTGTATATGGATTCTGATATGGTGAATATACAAATTTTACTCTTTGAGGATTTTCAGGGTCAAATCCCTCAACTCTACTCATTTCATAAGTAGACATTGGCATTACATTAATAATACCCAATTCAGGTGAAATTTCTAATTGTAAAAAGAAATCACCATATTTAACTAAATTTCTAGTCCAAGGCCATAAATTAAATTCCACATTAAGAATATCGTAGAATAAATTTTCTAATATTTGTTTGATATTATCATCTTCGTGATGTATTTTCAAAACATTACCATGTTCGTTTGTAGGTGTACATTCATCAGCGTAAATATCCAATGCAGATGCTAAAATCGGGTCCATATCCATTGAATCATAATCTCTGAACAAATCAATTCTAACTTGTTGATATGCCAAAGATGATTCCAATGAACCAACTCCATAATTACTAATCTTTAATTTCATATAACGGTCTACAAGATTAGTTGTCATATTTTGATACTCATCTGTATCAATTACTTTAACACCTTGCTGCGTTTTACGAATTATAGTATTCGTTGAAAATAATTTTTGTAACCTACCGAATATTGATTTATCTGCCATTTTTTAATTTATATTAATTTACAAAGATAAGTAAAATTTTTTGTATTTCCAAATTTTACCACTTTCTACAAGACCAGTATCTAGCTTTATGTCTTGGGCCGGGTTGGTCACAATTATGTCTTGCTCTGAAACTTCTTCTTCTATCTGGATTGTTCTTTTTAATTTTAACTCCCTTCTGTCCAAAATTTACCTTAACTACATTACCAGCTGGGTTTTTAACATACACTTTGAATTTTTTAACATCCCCAGCCATTGGTTTACCCAACTGAACTTGTCTACCTTGATATTCAGCTTCTCTTAAACATTGACATCCTTCATTTAAAGATTTATCATATCCTCGCATAAATGAGATAAAATCTTCCATATCCTCATCTTCAACATCGTATTCTTCTGGTTCAACTAAACCATAGTTTACATCATCATCCGAATCGATATCTTCACTTACGGGTACACAATTTGGTACTTCTTTACCATCTTTTGTTTTAGTTCCTACCATTTCATATCCTTTCCAACAAGGATTTTCCATTTCTTTCAAAGGAATTAAGTCTAATAATCTCATTTTTGTATTTTTAATAGTTTCAACATATAAATATATAAAATTTATTGAAGTAACCAAGTTAAATTTTCGGTTTGACCTTTTCCTACCTCCATTTCATACGGATTTCTACCTTGCTGCCAGTTTGTAGCATATACTCCGGTGTTATTTTGGATAGTAGTTGAATTCAACATACTTTTTGTTAAGTCTATACCTTCTTGTCTTAAACGAAGTGCGGTATTACGAACCCAAAGTCCAATACCCAATGCCATAATCAAGTCATCATTATACCCTTTCATCGCTTCAGCTCTACCTCCACTCCAGATAAATGTAAACATCTCATCAATTGTTCTTTGAGAACGAATAATGATATCTTTATCATTCATATAAGTATCCAATGCTGATATGATTAAAGGACGAGTTTTAGATGTAGTAGAGAATCCAGCAACCATTTGTCTTTCATCTCTATAATATTTGTTTGACATTTGTCTTTCAACATCGATATATTTCAAATCATTACTCATATAGAATAAATTACTATAATTTCTATCGATTACTTGCTGAATACAAGCCCATCCCACATTTGCATTTTCAATAATCAAAAGTGCCGTATTATATTCAGTTGCCAATGAGGTTAAAAAGTTTCCAAAATCCTTTGTATCAACTTTACCTCTATATTCTGCAACTTGAACACAATCTTCTATATCAATAATATGAGCCGTAGAGTAGTCAGAACCATCTCCACGGGCAACGTCCGCTACAACAATATATTGTTTATTATAATTTGGATATTCCCATACCCATAGATTGTTATCAAATCCTCTTTTCTCAACCGGCTCCATTACATAGGTATCTTTATACCAAGTCAGTAGAGCTGGTTCAAATACAGTATCTCCTGAACCGATAAAGTCACAATCACATTCTTGTGCTGCTCCCTTAACTCCTAAGATACGAGTTTGTTCATCTCTCCAAGCCTGATTTCTTTCAGGGTGTACAGTCCAATGGAGATTTATACAATTAAAACCATTTGTTCCACTTTCACCTTCAACCCACATTTTATGAAACCAGTTACCAATACCATTTGGTGTAGATAATACAATAGCACTACCACCCGTTGATAAGGTAGATTGCGCTGATAACCAAATCTCATCAATATCTCTAATGAAAGCTGCCTCATCCACAACTAATAGTGATAAGGCTTCTGAACGACCTGCATCTGGAGAAGATGCGATTGCTTTTACTTGCGAACCATTTTTTAATTTAAGTGAGAGTTTGTTATCTTCTGCTGCCGCAGTTCCACCATCTCTCAACCATATAGGAAGTAAATCGTGCATAACCCTTACTTTCTCTACAAGGTTTTTTGCTACCGTAACTTTTGTTGCGATAACCAATGCATTAAAGTCCTGATTGAAAATCATTTTCCAAAGAATAAATCCTGCCGAAAGAGTTGATAAACCCAATTGACGAGATTTAAGGATGATGTTAAACCGATGGTCTTTAAAATCCGTTAAACAATCTTCCTGGAAAGGATAAAGGTGAAAGGGAATTTTCCCTCTCACCGGATGTTGAATAACACAATACTTCTTCATAAAGTAAATGGGGTCAGCCGCACATTTACGATATTCTTCAGCAATTATTTCTTTTAGACTTTTCGTTGGTTTCCCTTGAACTGCCATATTATTTTTTTAATCTAATCTTCCAATATACACCACCATTGATGTAAGGAGAAAGAGAACCATTTGTACCATCTACTACTCTATTAGCTACTCCAATACCTAAGTGATATAATTTATCCTTTTTAGTATTTAAGATAACACCTGCTCCAATATGAGATACAACATCTGATTTATTGAATCCACCTTCGAATCCGTAGAATACTTTTGTTTTAGGTAATTCTTTTACAATTGTAGTTTCTTTAATAGTTCTTTGTTTAACATTTGCATTGAAAGTTCTACCTAAGATTTTATTTTGTGAAATTGTATCAGTTACAGCTACTGTTCCCAATGAATCAGGCAATACTAATACATCTTTGTATAATACTTTTGAATAGTAATCTTTCAATAAAGCCATAGTATCTACTACTGCTGGAATTTGTACTTCCTTTTCAACAATTGTTTCGTGATAGATATCTTCACCTTTTTTAGTAACTACTTTTGTTTTGATTACATCGATTGTATCAATTTCATGTTTGATAACTTCGTATTTTTTACCATCGATTCTGATAGTTTTACCTGGCATAACTCCACCTGGGTTCCAAAGTTCTAATAATACAATTACAACTAATACTGCAATTGCAATGTTCTTAATGTTTAAGAATTTTTTCATAATTTAGTTTTTTATTAATTCTGAATGATTTAATTCCTGTAACTTATTTTCTAATGCCAACTTACGCTCTAACAATTCTTCAATTGCGTTGTAAGCTCCAGCAATATCATTTTTTAAATCAGATTTTACTTTTTGAATATCAATATCCCATTGCCATTTGCTTATAGTACCATCTTCATTAATCATTTCAACTTGCTGCTTGACACCTTCTAAAGCCTCTTCTAATTGTGCTTTAACATCTCTAACATAATCTAACTTGTTTAAAGTTATTTTATAATCTTCATAAAAAGGCCAAGTTCCATCACCTCTCAATATACTTTCTTGCTTTGCCAAACAAGTTGTACATAACCCCGTTTTAGCAATTAACTTCTTATCAGCAGTACTATATTGAATTGTTTTACAATCATCGGATGAGCAAGTTGTTATCTTTTTTAGATATTCTCTAACCTCATCCATTTTAGTAGTGTTGATTTTAAATCCTTCTTTTTGTTCCCACTCCTTACCATCTTTATCAACCCACTTCTCACCTACTTCTCTTTTTTGTTCTGCTTCTTTTTCATAACCAAACACATTTTGATTATCATCGGTTCTACCAAATACCGTATCGATAATTAGTTTACGAGATTTGTGAATGTGTTTATTTTTTTGTTCAAAACTTGTTCTTTTTACCATAATTCTTTTATTAATAACCTTTGTATATATGTATATATATTATTTTTTATTCGTAAAATATACCTAAAATTTGATTTAATGGTGCGAATGTACCTGTAAGTTTGTAAGTGTTTCCTTTATAAACAAATACAATACCTTCGTTTGGAACTATCTTGTCTTTACCACCAATACTAGCCAATCTACTTAATTCCATTTTCAATTTAGCTATTTTAGATGGGTCACCACTTCCTCTAACTTTCTCCGCAGTTGATTTTAATCTATCTTTCATATTACGAACTGCTGCATCTGGGTTTGCTGTTAAAACTGAACCCATAAATGAGAGAACGTCTGCACCAACCCCCAAAAATATTTCTTCAAATTGTCTAACATTTTCTTTTTGTTGTTTAGCTACATTTACTTTATCATTATCGATTGCCCATTTTTGAGCATCTTTATCAGCGATAGTGTTTAAACGAAATGATTTATCGCCAAATGCCCATCTTCTTACTAATGCTTCCTTTTCTAATTTTTGTAATTTAACTCCACCTTTGTTCACAAAATCTTCCCACCATGCTTGATGATATTCAGAAACACCATCCTTATCGGATAATTGGAATTGAAATTGAATCTTTTGTAATTGAGTTAGGTATTTTGTTTGCTTCGAACTTAACTCCTCATTTTTAGGTAGTTCTGTTACAGGTGGACCTTGTATTGTATACTTTGATTGAACATCAGCGTTTACTTGCTTAATCATTCCTGCTAACATTGTTGCTGCTCCCTGATTTGCTCCAACTGCTACACCCTTTTCATCATAACAAGTTGTATTGTGGAATACTAATAAAGCCTGTCCGTAAGGAATAACATTTACTGAAGTTGGCCATATTACTTCCAAATTCATAAAACATTGTCCTTCGTTAAATATCTTTTTTCTTTGTGCTTCTGATAATGATTGGATTGCTGCTGTCAAATCCTTCATTGCGAAATTGTATGCATCGGTTAAACCACCTCTACCACCAAACTTATTTGCTACATCTTCGATACCCATTGCACCGGCTCCACCATTAGCTAAATGTGATTTATTTCTTGCTGCAATTAATCTACCATTCTTCCAACTGATTGCCAATGCTTGCCCATCAGTTTTCTCTCTTGTCAATTCTAAATTACCCGTCAATGCTCCTTTGATAATCTTTTTCAAATCACCAAAAGTTAAATCCATATCATCAAATGGATGTGACATGTGCCCGTATGCACCACCTTCTAATATCAATCCTTCATGTATTGAGTGAGAATGAGTATCGGTTTTGAAAAAAGGACCTCTTCTAATTGTTCTGAAATCTAAACTCATTTCATTACCACCAATTTCTTTTGGTGCTATAATTTTCAATCTAACAGTCTGATTTCTATTATCGATTCCTAATGTTTCAAATTCAATTTCAGAATACTTTTTACCTTTGAATCCTAAATTTTTACCAGTAATGAATTTATGAACCTTGCCACCACTAACGGCCTGTGCTTCATTTACGATTGTATGAGATGATGTTTGAAATTCGCCCTTTCTCATTACAGTCTTAGCGATAACTTTATTTGCCATTTTTACAAATGGGATATTGATATCACTTCTCGTATCTTTAACTACGATTTGATTGTACTTATCTAAAAAATCTAAAAATTCTTTTTTGTGTCTTGCTAATCTTTTGAAAAACCCAGTTAATTCTGGTTCTGAAATTTCTTTACCATTTCTTGGGTCATTTAATCTATCAAAGAAATGATTACTAAATTCAATATCAGCAGGAGATAATTCTCTATCCGCATATTTCTCTACACTATCTAAATTGGAGTGTGATAATTTTTCTTTAAGATTTTTTTTTTCGTCTAATCCTAATTGGTCACCAACCGATGTTATATCTCTATATCCAAAACTTCTCAATTCTCTTGCAACATCATTTCTATCCGCATTTGGGTCTTTACAAACTGCTGCTGCAATTTTCTTTCTACCAAATGTAGATGCTTTATCCCACAATTTCATAATTGCTTTGAATCTCCAATCATTTGAACCAACTTCGTTTACACTTTCACCTCGTGGAATTCTGAATGTAGTTGCTTGCTTACCATTGATTGTTGGCATCCCATGGTCATCAGTTCCAATATCTTTAACGGTAACTTTTTTGTTTTTAAATTTACCCATTAAAACTTCATCACCTTTATCAACATCTACATTAACATCTTCGTTGTAAATTTGTTTGTTGATTCTACCATATTCTCTCATTAAGATTCCAGCAATTGAATGTGCTTGGTTTTCTATTGGAGAACCATCCGCACCATCTTGTACCGAATCTTTGATGTATCCCATCTCATCTTGCTTTCTATGAACCATCTCATGCGCAAGAGTTCTTAGGATATCTGCTGTCAATCTACCTTCAGTTGCAACATATATTGTTTTATCTTCTGGGCTGTATCCACCTAATGAAGATTTTACATTACCATATTCTTTTCCACCTACCAAAGTTACTTTTGGAGTTTCTTGTAGTTTTAATCTCTTAGTTGCAAATTCTACAAAGTGTTGTATATTTGCTTTTTTAGAATCTGATAAATCTTCTTTCATTAAATCCTTTGCAGCGTTTGCTAAATCGGATTCTGGTTTATTTTTTTTATATGATTCAATAGATGCCAACATTTGTTCATCACTCATTTTAAATGTTTGCATTCTTTCACCTATTTTCTTTATTAGGTTCATCATCATATCTTGTGGATTTGGCTGATTTGAATCATTACCAATTCCTTCCAAAATACCACCCGTTGCAACACTTAAAACAGTTCCAGCAGTAGTTGTTCCCATCGCACCTAATCCCGTTGCTTCAATTGCAACGTGTTTAGCCATATCCTTTCCTAAGTGAATTCCAAAATAACTCGCCCCCGATGTGAATGAGTGAACAGCTCCATGTTGAATTGCATGTCCCAATGTTTGCCCCGCATACGATGCAACATTTGCAGTAGTACCGATACCCTTTGCAGCTAATGCCCCAGTTGCAGCCCCTGCTGTCATCATACTACCAGCAATAAGAGCGGCATCCATAGCAGTTCCTTTTAAACCTTTTATTTGTTCATTTCTTTCATACCAAGATTTCTTTGCTAATGCCAATTCTCTTGGTGATAAATCTTCTCTAAATACAGGTTCTTTTTGTGTTTTAGGTCTACCCCTCCAATCTTTATCTTGAACCGGATTACCTTCTTCATCATGTATAGGATGTCCATGACTATCTTTTTTATAAACAGGCACATCTTTCATTTTATCTCCCCATCCTTCTTTGGATGAACCTCCCTGTGTATAATCAGACCAATGTACTTTTTTACCAGTTTCTTCATCTGTAATTGTACCCAATTTACCTGAAGTTGCTAATGAGTACATACCCTTACCAAATTCTTTATATTGGTCTACTTTATGTGCAATTACATGCCCAACTGCTTTACCAACTTTATGTAGTTTATCTCCAGTCCAATCATTTAATTTTTCATACCAACCCTTTCTCATTTCTGAATCCGGGTTATTAACATCATCTACTACTTTTTTATCATCATCTGATAAATCAGCCATTGCATGATGTAATTTTTCTTTTACTTCGGCTTGTTTCTTTTCATCTGGAGACATTTCGGCAGATGATTTCAATTCTGCTCCACTTAACTTTTGTTCAGGCGGAGGCGCTTGTTGACCAGGCTGTTCTCCACCTACTTTTTTATTAGTTGGTTCTTCCTTTGCTTTATCAACTTTACCTTGAGCAGTTGCTCCTTTATTAACAGGTTGACCTGGTTGAGATGGTTTAGGTTCGTTTGCAGGTGCATCCGAAGGACCTTTAGCCATTTGTTTTTGCTTTTCCGCAGCTACTTCAGCGGGTGTTAATGCTCTAATTTTACCATCTTCCGATTTATGAGTAGCTGGTTTACCTTGCTCCTTACCATAATACCCACCACCTAAGTGTATCAATCCCATTTTCTGAGCTTCGGATTCTTCATCCAAATATTCTCTTAAAAAGTCTTGAAACATTTCTTCCATCATAGTTTTACCTATTAATTCCGAAATAGGGTCATATGGTTCATCCTTTTTATGCCAATCAGGTTCATCGGTTGGGTGTTCCGTTTCATGTCTAGTTGGATGTGGTTCTGGCCTCATCGTATATGATGGATTTGTATTTACCGATTCGTTTAATTTACCTGTTATCATTTTAAAAATTTCTTTATCAAATTTTGGATATGCTTTTAAAAATCCTTTTTCTTTATCTTTACTATCACTACCTAACCAACTTCGAACATCAGTTCCACTAATTGCGTTAGTTTCAGCAGGAACGGGATAAACATAACCAATTTCATCGTAACCATATCCAGCTTTACCTTTATATGGCTTAAAATATTTACCTTGTAATCTATTTGCATCCTTTTCTCCAACTGCTGCAATGTATTGAGTTGTTTTACCATCAAATTGTTGTAAAATTTCTTTTGGAGCATATGGATTTTTCACCTGAACTATCTTGTCCGATGGAATACCGAACATAGTGTTCATTATTTTAACTTTTTCGTTAAAGTTAAATGGAGATTTTGGACCGGAAGTATCATTAGATGTACCAATATAGACATTATTCTTACCAAACTTACTACAAAGTTTTAAATAAGAAACATAATGCCCTTTGTGAAATGGTTGAAAACGACCTGAATATACTACTATGGTCTTTTTAACTTCTGGTTTATCTACTTCGCTTAAATTCATACATATAAATATTCCAAAACTTAACTTTAGAAGTTTTTATAAACAAATGGGTCTCTTTTTTTAAGCTCTGCTAATTTTTTTGCAATTCTTTTCTTCATTTTGTACTTTTCGTACAACTCTTTTAAATATTTGAATGGATTCATCATAATATTGATATTTTTGGTTTTGGTATTAACTTTTCTCTACCTGTTAATTTTAAAAAATGATAATGGTCTAATGATATATGTTTACTACCAATATCATACATAAGTTTTTTATTATGCTTTATAATAGGTATTAATTCTTTTATCATTTCCTTCAATTCATCTATTGAATAACTATTTAATCTAGCTATTTCATTCAAAACTAATTCTAATCTTTTTTTAGGATTTTCTTCGGAATCATAATTTTCATTTATTATTGGTTCAAATGTTTTGAATCCAAATTCTTCTTTCAAAAATTTCAAAGAATTTGCAGGTCCTATTAATATGAAAGGATGTCCATGAACTATTGGTTTCCATATCTTTTCGGATAGATATCCACTCTCTTCATAAAATAAAGTTTCTGAAACAATTGATATCAATGAATTCAAATATACTTCTTTATTTTCAAATCCGTACCCCCATACATTATCCAAATTATCATAATCTATTATTCTTGGAGATGTTTGTTGAATATAATTTATGAATTCATTATACTCATTTTCATTCAATCTAGATTTCATATCATCCAATGGACCATCCAAAAACAAATTCATATCATAACTAATTAAATTATTTTCAATCATATTATTTTTCCATAAAAAATATAAAACTTCAGCTCTATGAAATCTAATTCTTCTATTGAAATTATTGAATTTGTAAATTTTATTATCAAAATTGGATACTTCTTCAGTTGTTAGAAAGTTATAAGATGCTTTTTTATTTTCATCTTGCCAAAAATTATAATCATCTTGATTTAATTTCTTAAAGTATTCTTCAGCTTTCGAATTTAATGACCAACAAAAATGAATCAATTTTGGAAAATCTTCACCAAATATTGGCTTCATCATTTTTTCTAAATTAAAATCATTATGACATATGATAATCTTATTAAATGGAATATTTAAATCTAATAAACATTTATACAATTTTATTAATTGAAATTTATTTATATTACCATCTATTACATAGTTAATAACTAATTTTCCACCCCAATCTCGTATTTCTTCTAATGTTTTTGATGGAATTAATTTACTAAATGGTATATTATTTGAAAATTTATCCAATCCTAAAAAATTAGCAATATCACCATATGGTTCAATTAAATAATACCAATCATAACAATTACCTCTTTCTCTTTCTCTGATAATACTATGAACCGAGCGGGTTTCTATTCCAAAATAACCAGGGTTGCCATCTTCATCATTTAATTGTACATTGAATCTTGCATTGAATACCGGCCATATGGCTTTTAATTTATTTTTAAAATAATGTTCCGATGTATCGAAGGTCCAATCGGTATGATATGCAAATTCTAAATATTTTGGATTTAGACAATTGGGAACTTCATTGTATGGAAACAATATATCATACCCAACTACTATTTTTTCTTTACTACCCATTTACTTTTATTTCTAAAACATAAAACCTAGAATCTCTAATCCAACCATATCTTTCACATGCTATTAGATTACATAAATATTCATCGCCAGCCATATCAATTATTTCTTGTGGTTGGATTCCGCCCATATTACCAATTAATATGATAACTCCATCTTTTTTTAAATAATTTTTTGCCGTTTTAAAAAAATGTTTGTGGAATTCTAAATCTTGGTCTAAACAAATAAGTTCTTCCTCTTTACTAACATATCCTCCATTTCTAGGAGATGCATAATGTGGTGCATTCATAACAATCGTATCAAACACATTATGTATATAGAATGATTTAAATCCATCTGATTGAATGAATTTAGTATTCATCAAATTATTTTGTAGAATAGTTTCTCTAATGTATGATTCATGTACATCATTTATATCAGATAAAACCAAATAATCTGCAAATCCTTCAAAATTTAAAAAAAACCCCATAAAGCCTGGACCAGAACACATTTCCAATATGTTTCCTCTTTTTATTACGGATTTTACTCTCTCATCTCTAAGTGCATTTACACCAAAAGAGCTACCACCACCATCGTATATCTCATCATAAACGACTTTACCATTTTCTAATATCAATTCTTTCATTAACTATAATATAATTCGGGGTATTCTACTAATAAATGCACACCACCTTCTTTTGTAGCATATTTATATGCCGATTCGATATCCGAAGGAGTTTTTAAATCGTGAAATTCTATGTTCTTGCATAAAGATTTAAACTCTTCAAAATAATTTCCTTTATGTTGATGACCAGGGTCTAATGGTTTATCAGAACCTTTACCTAAACGAATTATTACATTTGGCTTTTTACCAGTCATTATTTCAAACTTATCCAAATGATTTACTAATTGATTGGTTGCTGAAATAATAAAATCCCAACGAGGATAAAATGTTATTACTCGTTTACCAGTCATTGCCAATCCTAAACTCATTCCCATTTGAGTTTCTTCCATAACAGGAACTTCAATCATTTTTTCTTTTGGAACTTCTCCTAATGTTGTAGACATAGGATTTCCAGCATAAACTATTTGTTGTCCAATAAAGATACTATCATCTAATTTTGCTAATTCAGTCATAGCATTTGTTAGTGCATCTTTGTAAGGAGAATATTGAGGTGTATTCATAATAACTTATTTTTTTCTATATAATTAATTATTTCATTTGTTAAAATATCATGCCCTTCTTGATTCATATGGAAATCTTCACATCTTAATTTTCCAGCCAATGTATATTTGTTAGATAATGTTCCTTTTTTATGTGCATCGTTATGATACACCATTTCGTGAAAATTAAATTTATCTAAAATTCTGATTGTTCTATCTCTTATTATTTTAGAAGTTAATTTATTACCATCATATGGTGGAATTGTTTTATCTGGAAAAAATGATGGATTTAATTTTCCTAAAAAATCATGCTTTCTATTTAAGAATATTTCCATCTCTTCATCCGTTATATCAACCCATTGCCAATGTATAAATCTTACAGGTATATTTTTATTTTCAAATTCTTTTACAAATTTTTCTAATTCGGATATTTGTTCATCTATACTAAATTTGTGTCTATTGAATTGCGTAGTTTGAAATAATATCAATTTAATATCATTCCCATTCCAAGTAGTTGCATCAAATTCTTCTCTTACAAATTTAATAGAACCAATGTTACTTCCACCATTGTACCCTTTTGAAATTTGATTGAGATTAAAATGATTTGAAACTTTTGTTGTCCATCTATTTTCTAAAAGATATTTTTGATTTTCAGAATTTTGATGTGTATCACCTGTTTCTCTCCACAATCCCTCTCCATATGTGTAAGAACAACCTGAAAATAATATACTATCCATTATGGTTTTGAGTTTGGATTATATAAGTGTTTATGTTCTTTATACCATTCCAATGTTTCTTTAAGAGCTTGCTTTAAATCTCTTTTTGGTTTCCACCCCAACTCATTTATTTTTTTAGATGACATTAATCTAACAGGAATCATTGGAGCTTTATTATTTACATATTCGACAGGATTATCATTATTATCAGCTTCTTTAATCCATCCTAATACTTCATTTACACTAAATCCTTCTCCATAACAAACATTGTAAATAGAATATTTATCTACCATTTCTGCTAAAAATATCATACCATCCGCCATATCTTCAACATGAAGTAAATCTCTTACCTCACTACCATCACCCCATACCGGAATTGGATTTAAACCATCTGCAACTTTACGAATGTTTGCAGGTGTAACATGACACTTTTCGAAATCAAATTTATCATTTGGTCCAAATGCATTTGATGGTCTAATAATTACACATTGCATTGGATTATGGATTTGTTTTGAAAAATATTCACAAAGTAATTCACCATATCTTTTCATATTACCAACCGCCCCATATATTGGAAATGTAGGAGTTGCATGGATATTTATATCTTCGGTACAAAATGCGTCCTTCATATCTGGGTATACAGTATTAGATGAAATAAACATAAACTTCTTAACTCCATTTCTCCAACTTTGTTCCATCAAATTTACATTCATTTCTACATTTGGAGTAACATGTAATAAAGGATTTTGTTTTGTATCTAATGCGTTTGATGTATTTGCTGCACAATGAAATACTACATCTACACCTTCGGAAACTTCCTTACAAAAGTTTGCATCTTGTAAATCTCCTTTAAAATGTTCAATTGATTCCTTATCTTTGATTGTATTTGGTAAGTCTCTACTAAATGAAGTTGTTCGTAAATTCCAATATCCTCTTTCTTTTAAACTTTTAACCAATTGTGAACCTATAAATCCACTTGCTCCAGTAACTAAAATTTTGTAACTTTTTCCCATATGATTTCTTTTATGAATGAATGCGCAAATTGCTAATCTTTTTCCTTGTTTAACAGGTGTCACTTCGTGTGATACCTCATTGTTTATATAATCTATACATATTGCTTGTCCGAATTCCGGAACAATATTTGTTATTTCATTTGTATTTGGGTCTATAACTCTTAATAGACCACCATTATCACTATCATAACTTTCATTTAAATAAAATAAAAATCCAGCCATTCTATCGGCATCTCTACCATCTATATGTTCTTCAATAAAACACCCCTCTGTATACATTGTAACATTCCATAAAATTTCCAAAGGATAAGTTATATTGGGATATAATTGTTTAAAATGCTTTTCTAACATTTTTTCAACTTCTATCTTATTTTCAGGCTTATTTAATGTATACCAAATTTGACTTAATTTAGAATCATTTGATATGATATTGGTTTTTTCTAATTCACAATTTTCCAATGTTTTCACCATATCGGTTGGAAGTTCATAACTTCTATTACCAACTCCTTCTGATGAAGCTCGTATATTTTCGATATTAACAGACGATTCCAAAACTTTCTTTAAAACCTTTTGGTCATTTGATTCTAATGTGTATATTTTAAATGGTTGTTGCATATGTTATATTAATTTATAAAGATACTAATTTTTTTTGATATTAACAAAAATTTAGATAACATTTTCTATGATATCCACTAACTTCTTTTACACCATGTTTGATATCATTCTTTGTAAAATCCATTATAGCAACATTTCCTATAACAGGTTTAATCAATATATTACCATCTAATATCAATTCTCCACCGGTTTGAATTTCCGATTCATCATTTAAATAAATTAGTATTACGCATTTATATTTTGAATTAGGATTAAACCCATCATTATGCTCTATTAAAACACACCCATCATTATACATTGTAATATATGTTGCATGATTAAAATCATTCACATCTTCATTATAAAAAAATTGCTTTATTTTATTCAATAATTGCTTATTATATTTGTTTTTTGGTATTACATCGTTATAATACCACATTTCGTAAAGATTGGTTTTTTTTATAGAATTTTTTATTTCTTCCAAATTTTCAAAAGAATCTTTTATAAAGACACCATCATTTGTATTATTTATGGTTTTATATCTTAAATTTTTAAATTCTTTTTTAGATAATGTTTGCAATTCATTTAAAGATTGATTGATTTCTGAATCATTTAATTCGTATAAATTAAATGTAGTATAACCTTCTTTAAATAATTGAATTTTATGCGATTCATTCATATTAGCAAAAATTTATAAAACAATATCGATTGTAATCTATAACCTTTTCAACTCTATGCCAGGCATCATGTTTTGTAAAATCCATTACAGCAACATTACCATATATGGGTTCTACTACTAATTCATTATCATTATCGGATGATAGTACCAACTCTCCACCTTTTCCGTTTTCATAATCGGTAGATAGATAAATCAATATTACACAATTTCTAGTACCACCATCAAACTCATAATTACCATCACGATGATTTCTAAGATAACACCCATCATTATACATTGTAACTTGTGAATTAGCTGTTGTTATCGTTGTATCGTAAAATTTATTAAATATTGGTTTTATAAGTTTATCAAATGGATTATTTTCAGTATTGACTTCATATAACCAACCATAAAACCACAACTGATTATTATGTTCTTCCAATTTATCTAAAATATTCCTCTTTATAGTATTAAGTTTTTGGAATGAAACATCCATCAATGATTTGTTATCGTATTCATATCCAACATCCATTGGTATAGCATGTTTGAGGTTTTTAAACATTTCCGGCTTTAAATTACCAATTGGAAATATACTTTTAAGATTTTCATAAATAGTTTCATCTAAATCTTTTAAATGAAATGATACATATCCGTTTTCAAATAATTCTTTTTTTAATAAAGATTCCATGTTGATACGATTTCTTTTACAAATTTTCTATATAATGCAGATGATATGTGCCCCAATGGACAATGACCGTCTTGATAAATATCAATCAAACTTTCTTCCGTATGAATAACATCTCTTCTATATTGTTCCATAAATAATATGTTTGCATTTATACCATCTCTATAATTTATATCAAAATTTCGTATCCCCCACTCAATTACACCACCAAATTTATGTAAATTTTCTTCTTCATAGAACCAAAATCCACTCCAGTCAATCATATCATAATAATAGGATAAATGTGGATTTTTAAAATATAGCATTTGAGAATTCCAAGTGTTTGGTATGTATTTGTTTTTGATAACTTCATACATTTCATTGTTTTTAGAATTATCAGGTTTAAACATTGGAAATCCACCACCATTCACACAATTCAAAACATATTCATCTGAAAAATTATTAGCTATATTAAACATTTTATATTTTATACCATTTGATTTAAAATACATTTGTAACATCACTATTGCTTCCAAAAATATAAGTAATCTTTCTTCATATGAATGTAGATGTCCTAAATTTAAATATGCGAATTCTTTCATTGGATTTTTTACATGGTCCATCCCAAATCCCCCTGATAAGAAATAGTATCCGTATTCACCCACCTCATTCTTTTCTTCTACAAAATCATTAATGTGTGCATAATCATCATCCCATCTTTTACGATGTTGTGGTAATTTTAATTTTGTATTTTCTAATTGTTTGGATGGTGATACAAAATATGCATTTCTATAAAAAGATGACCATTGTACTACAACTGATATATCGGATGGTTCGATTCCATCCTTTTTCATTTTTTCAATTTTGTATATTATGTTTCTAGCGATAACTTGATTATCATTAGTAACATTACCCAAATTTATAACTTTCAATTCAGGGTTTAATAATTGTATCCAATGCGGATAATAGTTAAATTCCGATGAATCCCCATTATTAGACATATCATCTTCCTTTATAAAATTATCATCGGTTACATCAATGTTTATTCTACCAGCTCTAGTAAAAGAACAACCATTTGTAATTATATATTTCATAGAAAATTTGGTTTTAATACTTCAAAATAAAACTTCCTCCACATTAAAGATGATGGATGTCCATAAGAACGATGTTTAAAATAATCAGCTTTTTCTTCATCAGATAATCCTTCCATTTCAAAATATACCAATTCGCTTAATCCAAGTCCAGAATCATCTTTAACACCACTTCCCCATTCGCCAACAGACCACTCAATTGCACCTCCAAATTTATGATAATTTTCTATTTCATAAAACCAAAAATCATTTAAATCAATTAATTCAAATAAGTAATTAATATATGGGATATCGATTAATGTAGATGCATTCCAATTTTCTCCGACAAGTCTTTTCTCTAAAATATCAGGTCTGATATCCATATGTGGTTCTTGCTGACTTTTAAGTGTTTTATTTATATCTTCGTATTTTGTAAATATATTTGATGAAAAGTTATTACCCATAGTAAAGAATTTATACTTTATACCAGTTGATTTACAAAAACTTGATATAAAAATTATATTTTTTAGAAAACTTATTATTCTTTCTTCATTTGAGTATTCTAACCCCAAATAATTAAATACGATATCATTTAATTCATCTAAATTATTTGTTCTATTATACCCACCCGTTAAATATTTGAACCCATGTTCGTATTTATATCGTTTTTCTGAAATAAAATCGTTTGTATGAGTAGTTACATTCAGTTTTGCTCTATCAACCATTCCTTTTGGTATAAAAAATGAATTTCTACTCACAGCAGACCATTGAATTATCACCTCTATATCGGATTTATCTACTCCTTGCTTTATAAGTTTATTAATACCATACAATACACTCTCTACAATGGTATCATTATCGTTTGTAGGGCATCCATAATTGTGAATTTGATAAGAATCTCCTTCGTAATATTGTATCCATTCAATCCAAGTCCATGTAGTTTTATCTTTTTTAAGTATATCGTATTCGGTTGGCATATCCACATTTGGCTTTACCAACGATGAAAACGAACAACCAGCTGCTACTAAATGTTTCATTATAATCTACTTTTATATTCTAAAATTGATTTTGTTAATCCTTCTTTTAATGTAGTTTGTGGTAAAATACCATATTGTTTTTGTTTTTTAGAACCTAAACATCTAATAGGGTCTCCGTTTGTTTTTGTAGAATCCCAAACTATGTTTTTAGTTTTACCCGTAATTTCAGTATAACATTCAACAATAGTTTCAATTGTATCTTTGATTGATACTGCTTCTGCACATCCAAAGTTGATAATATCTCTAACTTCTTTTTTAACTACATCAATTGATGCTTGTGCCACATCATCACCAAATACAAAATCTCTTTTGGATGAACCATCGCCCCAACATATCATATCATCCCCCTCTACATTGAATAACTTCCAAATGTTAGAAGAGATTACCGTTGCATCTTGCGCAAAATTATCGTTTGTTCCATATATGTTAGAAGGTCTAATTACAGTCCAATTATCCCAACCATATTGAACTCGTAATGAATCCAAAGTAAGTTCTCCCATTCTTTTTGTCCAACCTGGATGCCAATCTAAACGAGATGGAGTTGATGCCCAAGTTTCTTCTTGTGACCAAATATCTTCTTCGTTCATTACATCTGCTGGTTTATAAACTCCAACCGATGAAAGATATACAAACCAATCAACCTTCGCATCAAATGATGCTTTAATCATATTGGTATTGAACATCAACATTGGGAATAGATAATCCGCAGGTTGTGTAGATGAACGAGCCGGTGAACCTTTGACTCCTGCAATGTGTAGTACAATATCAATTTTATCCAATGTGAATAAATTTTCACAATGGGAAAGATATGTTAAATCACTTTGTACTAAAACTATTTTATCACTATATTGTGATTGTAATAATTTAAGATTATCACCAAATTTAAGGTCTACCGCATATACTTTTTCAGCACCCTCTTCTAAACATTTCTTAACTGCTGGTAATCCTACTAATCCATTTGCTCCAGTAACTAAAACTTTTTTTCCGTTAAATTCCATATTTTTTTATTTTTTGTAAACAATTGTAGTAATAATCATAATTGGTAAATTTTAATAAATGTTGTCTATTATGAATGTAAATTTCTTTATAAGATAAGTATAATTTATTTAGTTCTGAAATATCCATTTGAGATAATCTTAATATTTCATCACATACCATTTTAAATCTTTTTTGTGAGTTTTCCTCCATATCATAACTTTCATCTATGAATCCATCGAATGTTTTAAATCCCAATCTTTTTAATTCTGCTAAATGACCATTTGATGAAAATATAATAAATGGTTGTAAATTAATAATCGGATGAAATGTTTTTTCTGACATGAATACTTTATTATTAGAAAATGCCGTTTCCGTAACAATGTTTATAACAGAATCTTCGTAAGCTGGTTTATAGTAAATTTCAGATACTCTAAAATTATGCATTTTAGTTTTATCCAAAAGATGTATCGTATCCAAATGTATTGGTATCTTCGATTTAAATGAATCATGTATATCTCCATATGAATTGAAATCATTCATAGAAAGCGTTTCAAAACATTGTGTAACATTATCCATCATATGTAAAAAACTAAAATACCCCTTATCCCATAAATTATGTTTTTCTACAAATAATCCAAATGCATATCTATGAGGTCTACTTATTTGCCTATTTAAAGAAATGAAATGCTTAGATTTATACTTTGTAAAAATATCATAACTGACAATTTCCGAATTCCAATCAAAATCATTATTCATATTTTTAGCACTAGTTTGTGTTAAAAATAATTTTAAAGAATTTGCTGAATTTTGTAGGAAAAAATGGTCTGATATATAATTTATATTAGATGTATTTTTTATATTATTTGCACTTGTTAATATAAAAATTGAATTTACATTCAAATTATATTTTGCAAATTCCAATTCCAAACTAGAATTAATTCGTTCATCATATAAAGCTTCTCCAGCCCAATTAAATACGATTCGTATGTTTCCATTTTTTAATTTAGTGAAAACATCGGAACTCATATTTTCTATAAATGAGTTAATGTATGGGGATGGTTCAAAACTTTCGCATAAATAAATTAAATTATCATCGTTTATATTAGTAGTTGATAATTTTTTATTCTTACAATATGCTATGTAAAATGAACTTAAAAGTTTTGTAGAATATCCATCGGAAACAAATGATTGCCAATCGTAGTTATCGGAACATAATCTATTAAAGTGATTTAATTCTTCTTTTGATAAATTATTTGGTAATATTCTTCCAAATTTATCAACATTTTCAAAATAAAAATTAAATAAAGTGTCATCACTTTGTAGCATAACCAAATATCTTTTATATAACTATCTTCTATCTACTTTTTTAATATTGTTTCTAACAAATTTATTATCGTGCTTAAAACTATCGAATAGGGATTCGTTTTCTATATATCCCCATTGACACATTTTATCAAATATATAATCGCCAAATTGGATTTGCGGTGAATATAAATGTGGAAGCGAAATGTTTGATTTTATATATTGCTTTATTCCAGCTATTATAGCTTGTTTATCTTTAAAATCAGCTTCAGTCATTTCCCAATCACTATTTACAAACTCACCATTTATTAAATCAGTATATGTACCAACCTTATCTACAAAAAGGGATTCGAAAAATATTAAATTATCTTTTAAATTTGATTCATAGAATGGATACAACCCTTCAGCATTTTTTATATTTAAATTACCTTTGTATGTAAAATACATTCCTCTAAATTGATATCCATAAACCTTTTCTAAATAGTATTGAGTAGTACCCTGATATCCACTATCTACCATTATAATGTTTTTAGCTGAACCAATTATTTCATCTATGTATTTTTTATACTCAATTCGTAATTCATTTGATTTTCTTACAATCATTTCAATCCACTTACTCAAATCTGGTAGTTCTTTCGTAGTATCTACCCATTTATTTGCAGTGTTTACTTTAATACCAAATCTATCAAATAATAAATCATTAATATCACCTTCATATCTATGTAATTTGAATGATTCATATATTTCGGTTTCATTTGTAAATGCAACCATCGATGCCAACTTACGAGATGTTTTAAAATATACACTTTTGGGTAGATTATATGTATCTCTATAAATTTCCCAAATATCTTTTAGAAAATATCCTTCTCGTGAATTAAATAAAACTAAATCAGCATCATTTAGATTATCAATTAACCATTTAAAGTAATTGAATACCAAAGGACCAATATAAGTTGAGCCCAACTCTTCTAATGTTTGCGGATTTCTATTAATCAATAACATAAACTTTAAAACAAGGTATTCCCAATTCAACCCACATATCAATTATTCGTTGGTCATCATCATATGCACAAAATACTCCTTCTTTGATATAAGTTTCATACATTTTCTTTTTATAAATTGGTGCCTTTAAAAAGTTATCTTCCCAACTTCTCATAATTAATTGGTCATATTCTATATCATATTTTTTTAACCACTCAATTGTAACTCCTCTAACCGATTCCGGTCGACCTGTAAGTAGTATAACCTCAAATCCATCTTTCTTATATCTTTTTGCTAAATCAATCATAGGATAAAATGGGTCATCCATCAAAATATTATTAGGAATATGTGCTACTTCCCAATCTATTTTTCCATTTGGTTTTGTTGCTAAAGCAAATCTTACATTACTATTACATAATGTATTATCTATATCAATTATTACTTTCATAGTACATCGTAATTTAAATCTCTAACACCCTGTTTTTCATAACTAACTGATATTTTAATTCCAGTATTACATCCGTTACAATTATCACAAAATGTAATATATCCTAAATCGGTATATCCCAAATCAAACTTCAATAATTCTTCCTTCGAAATAGAGTTTATATCAACATAATCATTTTCATTTAATGGAAATAAATTTGTTCTAACTGCCGATGTGTTTAAATGACAATAATAAAATTTGCCATCATTTAATCCTCTAAATGGTGCAGTACAACTATCAAAATGATTTATTAATTGTTCCGTTGTTCTACCACCTTTTATTCTTAAATCACCAAAATCATACCATTCAATTTCATTTCTTACATAATGATTGATTCCAAATTGTTTATATTTTTCTAATACCTTTACAACTTTCTTTTTTATATTTTCTAACTTATCGGTATAATCACTTACACTCAAAATAACATCATTTACTTTTAATAAATTAAGCATACTATCTTTTGGTAAAATTGTTCCGTTGGTTGTAATTATTAATTTATCAATTTTGTGTATATAATTTGTAATAACATATCTAACTACATCTTCAATATTTGGATATAAAACTGGTTCACCACCAACTAAATGAAATATACTAACATAATCCACTTTGTTAAAAAATGAATCAATATCGTTTTTTATTGTATCAACTTCTCTATGAATTGGTTGTTCAAAATGTGGCATGAACATATTACAATGTGAACAATTCAATGTACATTTTTCAGTAACCAACACATCTGTTTGAAATATGTGAGTTTTGTTTTTATGTTTAAAAGGCCAGATTGAAGCAATATGTTTATACCAAGTCCATTTTATATTTTTTTCATCTAACAACTTTTTGTATTTGTTTTTAAATACATCCGTTGTAATAATAATTTGTTGGTTTTGATTGAAATCATATTCATCCATATTAACCAACTTTAAATTATTTCTATTTGATTGAATTACTTTTGATTCGTGATATGCTGAACTTATTTCTTTTATGTTATCTAATGTATCGTTATCTTTTATAGAATGGTCAACTATGTATTTTATTTTCAATACACCTTCTCCCATTAAAATATCCATACTACGAATAAATTGTACGCACTCTTTACTGGCACCAAATAAAACATATTCAGTATTTAAGTCCCATTCTGAAATAAACTTATCAAATCCGTGCAAATTATTGTTATACAACATATTAAAATGCTATCCATTTACCAGTTCCGTAATGTGGAAATTTTGAATCATACTTATAATGTATAACATCCGATGGGATATCTCTTTTAGTATTCCAAGTTACTGCGGTTGGTGTATATGTAGAAACACCATTATCTTCTACTACAAAATATAATGGTAAATCAAAATTTCTTGCATATTTATGAACTTCGTAGAATATACCACTTTCAAAAGACATATCTCCAATAAAACACCAAACCTTTTCATCACTACCTTTTGCTTTAATTCCCATTGCAACTCCTAATGCAATTGATAGAGTACCTCCCACAATAGCAGATGAATAAAATTTTTCATCTAAATTACATAATGTAATAGATTTACCTTTTAGAATTTCTTCTTCAATCCAAACAGGACATACCCCTTTTAATAATGCATGATAATGAGAACGCCATGTACTAAATACCCAATCATTTTTTGAAATTCTTTTAAATATTTCAATTAATTGTTCTTCATTTCCATTCGATAAATGTATAGGTCCTCTGATTTTTGCATCTTCCCAATGTTTTACTATTAGATTTTCAAAATCAATTAAATCTTGTGGTGTAAAGGATTCATGCACATTTTCTACCTTATTGTAGTTTTCTAAATTTCGTATCATATAACTTTTGTTTTTCTATTTTTTACTTTTTGATAAATTAATTTTGCAACTTCCATATGACCTTCTAAATTCAGATGTGGGTCTGGCACCGGGCAATTGGGTATATCCATAATTCTCAATTTATTTTTTTCAGCCCATGCTCCCAAATTATCACCATCAAATTTAATAAATTTATCCGATTCTATGAATTGATTTGGATTACCATCATATGATAACCACAATGTATCTACGCCTTTATATCTTAACCAATTATCATATAATTCAATATTTTTTTCTAAATTAGAAACTACTACATCTTCATTATAAATAAATGATAAGTAATTTTCATAATACTGATATAGTGGTTTGTATTTATCATCATTATTAAATGGTGGGTCACTAAATTCTACTCTATTTAATTTTAAAGTTTCCTTAGTAAAATCATAATAAACATTTTGTCTTGTAAACATTGTGACTTGTCCAATACATAGAATTCGTTTGTTTATAATTTTTTCTTTAAAATAATCATATATTTTTTGAAATATTAAATCATTTGATGACATCGATTCTCCAAAATTTATATAATCACATTTATACAATTCAGATAAATACGATATAAAATTATTATCATATTTAAATTGTATTATATCGGGGTGTAAAAATCCAATAGTGCTATCTTCAATATTATTGATAAACTTATAAACATTTGGATTATCCAAACCACCTCCTTCTGTAAAACTACATCCGAATCCTACTATTAAATCGTATTTCATAATATACTCAATGGTTTAATTCGTTTAGAAATATTTAATTTATCTAAAATAACATTTGTAAACCATATATGTCCTTTTTTTGATAAATGAAAATCATATATAGATTTCTGACTATCATCCCATATTGTCAATTTAAGTTTACGAAATATATTTAACCAGCCATAATCAAATGTATCGATTCCAGTATAACTCATATCGTACAAAGAATAATCATACATATCGGAATAATCATCAAATATATTAAATACTAATGGCTGTTTATTTGGTATGGAATCGGTTCTAATTGATTCCAAATTCCAAAATATAACATTTTTTATTAATTTTTTATTGTATAAATATTTTGCTATATTTGAAAGATTTACTATATTTCTTCTATAATAATATGTGGATGGTACGATATATTGCATGAAATCTTTACTGGCTTTATATTCCATTTCACTTATTATGTTCCCATCATAAGTTTCATAATCATCTTTTACCATATCATATGTTATTGAATCCATTTCGTTTAAAAAATACATATAACCATCGGTGGGTTCTTTTAATTTTTTCTTTTTTTCATAAAATGGAAATTCATATCTCGTTATTGTACTACTTTGTATAATTACAATATCATCTTTCTCAAAATTTTCTAAATTTTCTAAAAGTTTAAATAATATTCTTTCATTAGGAATTCCGTTTTGGCTGAAATCTTTTAAGTCATATTGTAACTCATTTGATAATAATTTTGTCCATTTGTAATTCTTGTCAGCATGTTCATATTCTGGTATCTCACCATTCATACCATGCCCCGCTGTAAACGAATCACCAAATGTCCAAAGTGTAGGCATTATCTATCTCTTTTTTGTAATATAGGTTTATCGGTTGGCCATTCCATTTGAAACTCCGGGTCATTCCATTTAACTACACCTTGCTCATCTGCATCTACATAACCATCTTTGTAAAATAGGTTATAGTGAAACATACAATCAGTTAATGCATAATGTCCATTTGCAAATCCCGGTGGAATCAGTACTTGATTTCTTAATCTTTCGGATATGATGTACGATTCCCAATCTCCATAAGTTGGTGAAGTTTCTCTCATATCCAATACAACTAAGTAGATATCACCTACTACTGCTTGAACTAACTTCCATGTTTTTTTATCCCAATGTAATCCTCTCAATACTCCTTTGTATGAACGAGAAAATCTTCCGTGAATTGATATCTCACTTTTATCATAATGAATGTGTCTCATTACCGGATGTTCTTCCGAATGGAAAGTTGTAAATATTTCACCTCTATATTCTCTGAATACTGATGGTTGAAATGATGGAACTTGATATCCAAATTTCTTAGATGGTGTTTCTATAAATTCATCCCACTTATTACTCATATTAAAAGTTTTGTGCGTAACCTAAAGGAAATCCGTTTCTAAATTCAGAACCCATTTTTGGAACTACCATTTGGTATCCCATCATAAGTTGTTTAATACCTCTATCCAAATCCCACTCTGGCATCCATCCAGTCGCTTCTATTTTAGCGTTTGATACAATGTAATCTCTTTTATCAGGGTCCTCATAAAAGTCGTTGTATGATACCGCAAAATCCTTTACATGCGATTGAATCTTTTCTAATAATTCTTGCTTTGAAAGGTTTGCCGAACTCAATCCTACATTGAATACTTCACCTTTGTATGTATCGTAATTTTGTAACATAAAAAGAAATGCGGATGCCACATCTTCGACATGAATAAAGTTTCTTTTAAAATTCTTTTCAAATACTACTATGTATTTATCCGTAATTGCTTTATAAGTAAAATCGTTTACTAATAAATCCGTTCTCATTCTCGGTGATACTCCAAATACAGTTGCCAATCTGAATGTAATAGCATCAGTCATCGTTCTTAAAAAGTTTTCAGCATCACATTTGGTTTGCCCATATACCGAAATAGGGGTTAATGGTGAATCTTCGGTACATTCCGTTTGTCCCTCACCAATTCCATACCCACTATTTGTATTAGGATATAAAATCTTTTTACCTTTACCAAATCTTACTATATTGACAATTTGGTCAAAGTTAATTTCTTTTGCTAACTTTGGGTCTGCCGCACATGCAGGAAATCCTACAATTGCAGCTAATGGAATAATCACATCCGATTCATTACATAATCTTTCCAATTCTGTTACATTACGAACATCTCCATAAATAAATTTGAACTTTGGATTGGATGTATATTGTAATAATGAAGTTTGATTAAATAATAACTTATCCAATACAACAACTTCATAACCGGCGTTTAACATTTTATCAACTATAACAGAGCCTAAATAACCTGCTCCTCCTGTAACTAATATTTTCATATTATAATTTTTCTAAATCCTTACAATGTTTCATTAAATGATTATTATTTCCAGTCATATCCCAAAACTTATAATCAGTTTCGGTTTTAAAATCAAAACAACATAATAATCCCAATTCATTTTTTGTTAAACATCTGAATCCATGTTTATTTTCTTCAACATATTCATCTATGTTTTTTCTAAAATCATTTATAGTAGAACCATCTAATTTTTTATTAGAAACTATAAAAAAATCCGTATAACATTCTTGCGCCCAACTAAAATCACCTTTCGTATCGGCAGCCCCAATGAAATAAGGTGCGTTTATATAATCTCTTAATTTTCCAGCCAATGTTTCTGAATATACCAACTCATCATCTATCCAAAATTCATAAGTAAATGTTTCACCATCCCAATTTAATGTAAATAAGTGTGGTTCGTTCCAAAATGCTTCATCTTTATAAAAAAGAATCTTATCTGCATATTTTTCTTCTTCATTTTCAACATACCAAAAATTAAGCATCAACATATCAGGCTTTCTATAAACAATGCCCGTATGAAGTCCTCTTCTCATAAAGATTCCAGCCATATCATCTATTTTGGAATCATCTTCACTTCGTTTCCAAGTTCCACTTATTGTCCAACTTGATTCATTCATTACATAAAATGCCGATGTATCTATGATACCATATGCATTATGAGGCCACCATGGCAAATCTGCTAAAATTAATGGTGCTTTGTGTGATACTTTATACATTATAACTTAATTTCTTTTGTAAAGTGATAAAATTCTTCTAATTCTGGGAATGTTTTACAAAAATCAGTTCCCCTTCTCTTATCATGCTCACTAAAGAACTGATAAAAGTTATATCTTGCTTTGAATAATTCACCATTATCTATTGGTGATATTGCCCAATCATATGTTCTCTTTAATTTTTGAATTTCCAAGTCAGAATACCCAACATATCCCTTTGAATAGTATGGAATTCCATAATAAAATGCTAATTGAGCTTGGTCAAATATGTTTTGCTTAAATTGATGTGGAAGTATTTGAACAGTTTGATGTCTTGGGTGTCTTAAATACGATGTATCCAATAATACGGGTGATAACCAATATCTATCATCCCCGGCATATTCTCTTTTTAAATCATAAACACCTTTAATTAATTTATCAAAACTAAATACTGATAACATATTATATGTTACCATAAATGTTATAGTAATTCTAGGAACTTCTCTCAAAATTCTATTCACATTGTTCCAAAAACGATTAAATTCCAAACCATTACGAATATATTCGGCTTGTTCACCCCATCCATCACAAGATGTAAATAGTACAAATCCCTTTACCTTATCTTCTTCCGTAATTCTTTTTAATTTTTCAATCAATTTGGTGATTAATTCATCAGGTACACCTAAATTAGAGTTAATAGAGAAATCTAAATTCTTATTTGGGTTTGGTTCATCTATAATATAATCCAATACCTTCCAAGTATCTTTATGCATCAATGGTTCACCACCTGTAATACGGAATGTATGCAAATCTCTATATAAATCAGGCCACCACTTCCAAAATGCTTCAACATATGGATTATGTTCTCTTAATGGTATTGGCATTTTTTGTTCAGCTGCCAAATGTTTTAAATCATTGAAACTATCGGTAGTATTATATGCTCCATATTGTTGTATTTCTTCCATCCATTTTGTTGAAAAGGTTGGTGAACAATATGAACATGCGAAATTACAAGCATTTGAGAATGCAACTTCTACATAACGTGGGTTAAAGTCATCTCTCCAATTTGAATTAATGATTTGGTCTGCCAATGGCCAACTCCAATCTTCGGATGATTTAAAAACTCTATCCGAATATAAATCCGAATTATCCTCAACTCCCCAACAATAATCACATTCGGTAGGTCTAGCTCCATTCATCATTTCTTTTCTTCTCTGCTTTTTAAACAAAGTATTATGAAGTGCCGATGGGTTTCGTTTAATTTCTTGTTCGGAAACTTTATGTGTATTAGGGTGGTGACAAGAATGGTTGTGACCCGTATGTAAGTGAGTTGTAACCTGTGTCCATTTTGCCAAACACATTCCTTTACCAACATTATCCAATGTATTCTTTACTTCTTCGTAAAGTGGTTTTTTATATGCCATAACTATGCTTTAACATTTATAAGTTTATGTTTATTATATATAGTATCAATTGATAATAATTCGTATTTCATAGAATTAATACCATCGGATTTATAATCAATATTTCCTTGCTGCATTTGTAAAACATATCTTCTTTCATTTTGTGCAGTTGTTTCTCCTTTGGCCCATTTATCAATTCCACCTTCTTTGATTAATCCTTCTGTCTGATGTGGTAAACATTTAAACTTACCATCTCTTCTATATGGTAAAATCGTATGTGGAATTTCTATTAATTCCTTTTTAGTTTCAACATTTGTAGATTCCCCAAAATCCAATGCCATTGTAAATAAATCCAATACTAATCCATCTTCTGGAAATTTAGTGTGTATATTTTTAATTTCTTTAGGGTTTAAACATCTATCCCACATTACTATCGATGCAATCGCTCCTTTAAAATATGATTCAACGGGGGATTTGGAATACCCAACATAAAATGGCTCCATACCATATCTTTTTAATGGTTCATTGTATAACAATGGAGATTGAGTTCCCGTTCCTAATCGTGCATCAGATTCTTTTCCATTCAAATAAAAATGTATTTTTTTATTTTCAGCATCAACTGCCATAGTAATCCAACTCCATTGATTCTCATATCGTTTAATCCATTGATACAAATGTCCTTTCATTCTATCCCAAAGTTGCATTGTATATGCTCTACTATTATTAAAAGATAATCCCCAATCGTATCCAGGTTTTCTGAAAATTGGATATTCCATAAATTGTCTATTGTTATCACCAATCAACCAAATGGGAACTTTCTCTATTTGCTGTTCAGCTTTAACTAATATGGAAACAGTATGTGAATTAGATAAACAATTTTTTTGTTCTCTTGAAGGTCTAAATTCTATTTTAGAATCCACACCATTGAAATATGCTACAATTTGTTCTTTATTATATTCTAATTGAGTTTTTTCAGCATATCCCTCCATTACACATCTCCAAAATAAATCATCATCTTCCATTCCCCAATCCCAATAATCATTTGAGTACCCATTGGTTCTTTCAACTTGTTCTTTTGAAAATATTACTGCTCCACCAAAGTATTCCTCATACTTTAACTGATAATCCGATTGTGAGATACGAACAGCGATATGTTGTGGGTTTACTTCTGGAAATGAATAATCACAACTATCATCTTCGGGCACCATATCAATATCATGCCAAACTATATAATCGCATCCATCATCAAATGCATGCTTTGCAGCAATGTTCTTCATTAATCCTCTATTGAAAAGTTTATCATCGCATTGATGTGCAAGATAAATAGTATGTTCAATACCTCTTTCTTCTAAAAACTTTGAAACATGAGGAACGAACACTTTCATATGTTCTTCTCTATTTCTATATGGTACGCAAACTCCTAATTTCATTATATACCAACATTTATTATTCTAATATTTTTATCAATTCTTTTTACACCATGCTCTACGAATTCTAATGTAGATAATCCATCATTTTTTAATAATTCTTCATTATCAATAATTTCATTTATAAATCTCAATTGATTCCATCGTGTGCATTCATTTTTCCATTTGTTTCCTAAAAATCCATTCTCATCATGCTTCAATGATTTGAATTTACTTTTTCTTCTATATGGAATCAAATGAGTAATTTCTTCCGAATCATTTACATCTACCATCTCACAAGCAACTATTTCAGCATAATTTCTATTTCCTGATAAATCTTTTAATTTATAATCATATATTTTAGATGCATCATAGTACATTAATAACGATTCTGATTTAGGTAATATGGTATCCAATTCAGTTCCCAATTTATACAAAGTATCACCATCTAATACTTCATCATAATACGCAAAAGATTTGAAATATCCTTTAAACCAATTGGGTATAACTTCTCTATCAGGGTTTCCAACACCTATATAAATTGTTTTAGCTGTTTTATAATCTACTAAAAACTTTCTAATAGTATCGGTTTTTCCTATAAGAATTCCATCCTGATAAACACTTATAACTTTCTCATCACAATCGTATGTTATTGTAATATTTGTTAAATAGTTTGGCTTTATTTCAGAATTTATAAAGTGTGAATTTAATTTGTAATCAAATGCACAAAAATTATAACGATGGAAAGATGTATATGAAATAGCAAAATCATATCCAGGTATACTGAATATGGTGAACTCATCCGATTCTCTATTATGGTCTAATTTTAAATCATCTGGACAAAAAGTTAGTGATAATGTAAAATGATAATTAAAATCTATAACATTTTTTAATTTAATGTATGAATCAATTCCATTTAATTTTAAATATTTTCGATTTCCTATATTTTTAAAATTTTTACTATCAAGTGGTATATTGTGATGTTTACATCTTAATAATAAATCATCATCTTCATATCCCCATCCCCAATATTTGTTTGAATAACCATCAATTGATTCAAACATTTTAACTGGGAATATTGTTACACCACCAAAGTATGTATCAAATACTTCACGTTTTTTCTCATCAGTAGAATATTGAAAATCGGTTGCTAAATGTAGTGGAATATCCGAATATGAGTAATCAACACTCAAAGGAATCATATCTACATCGTGAAATACTACATAATCGCATTTTAATTTTTTTGCGTATGTGAATCCAATATTAAGTAGCATACCACGATTGAATAATTTAGCATCATCTTGCTCAATTATTATCAATTCATAATCGATACGACCATTATTGAAATAATTAACAATTGATTGTTTAAATGTTTCTAAATGTTCGTATCGATTTCTATAAGGTACAATGATTCCTAATTTGTGATTAGTTTGCATCCTCCTCCACTATCTTCTTATGAAATTCTGCTAAATACCATTGCAATCTCTCTCCCCACTCTTCTTTATCGATTTCTTCAAACCAAACAGTAAGTGCATCTAAAGAGTTTGCAATTTTTTCCAATGCTTTAACTTTCTTAGCTTCTAATAGTAATAATTCGGATGTTTCTTGCGTTTCTTCTTGTTTTTTTGATGTAGCCATAACTCTATTATTTTTATAAAGATAATATATTTTATTTAAAATTCCAAATTATATTGTAATTATTTTTTGCATTAATTCCGACCATTTTGAATACTCACCTTGCTCAATAAATTCCATATTGAATTCTGGATTAGCAATATCAATTTCAAAATTATTTCTTCTAATAGCTTGATACATTTTTAAGTATTCTGAAGAATATGCATAATCCTTTCTAATATCTGCTACTGCTTTAATTCTTTCTACACAAGTACTATCCCATTTAAAATGATGAACCTGTGTATAATATTTATCTATTGGTGCTATTAATTTATTTTCAGATTGCGTTCCCCATAAAACTTCTCCATTAATTTTTGCATAATGTTGCCCTGAAGTAACTTCTACATATCCTTTCATAACACATACTTTATTAGGACAAGCACCACTCAATGGATATCTAAAGAATCCTGCTAATGGGAATTGCTCAAATATATTTTTATATGGTTGTATTTCAGGAAAACTTCCAAATGTACCTATTCTATCCAAAAACCCACCTCTTACTATATCCCATCCATTTTCTTCACAATCTTCTATCATAAATGGTAATGGCATAGAGTATATATGAAATTCATCATCATCTGAAACTACCCACCAATCATCGGGATGCATTAATTTAGTTTCATTATATAATTGAGTAACATATTCCCAATTAAATTTTTCTTTACTCTCAACTCTAACTATTTTTGCAGTTGGAAAGTTTTTAAGTATATCTCCAACTTCTTTTAAGGTAGACATACCTTCCCATTCATAAACTACTACATAAATTTCATCAACTATGTGTTTGTAGTGATTTAACATATGCCAGAGAGTGTTTGTTCTACTTCCTGTCACTGTTACTAATCTTACTTTTTTCATTAACTTTATTTTTAACTTTTTCTTGTTAGTAGTGTCAATCCTGTTGTTGTTGGTCTTTTTGATTCAAATATACGAAAATTTTTCAAATTTACCAAGTCCCATTCGGTATTATTTTGCAATTCTTTTACAAATTTTGCAGGTCCATCGAATGTTGCAAAATCTTTTTTAGAATTTTCAGTTACAACGAATGTATCGTGATATAGTTGGTCTGTATCGTGAATTGTAATAATTCCATTTTCAGACATTATAGTTGAATATAATTCAAAATCTTTTTTAACACCTTCGTATGAGTGGTCTCCATCAATATGTAAGTAATCTATTTTAATATCTTGTCTTACAAAATAATCATAAAATGCTTTTTCCGATGTTTCCAATATAATTTGTGGTGAAAAATGTTTTCTTAAAAATGAATCTTCTTCAGTCCAATCGGTAAATCCGCCAACTCCGTTTGAAGCATCAACTATTATGGTAGTTCCAATATCACCCCATTCATTCGATGGATTTCCTTCAAATATTTTTTGATGCCACAAATCAACTCTTGATTGAGTCATAAGGCGTGGAATAAATCCTCCACCTGTTCCAATACAAACGCATGTTTTAGCTCTGTTAAATTGAATGAGTGAATATATCATTAATCCATCACCCAAATGCAAATCAGTTGCACCATGAGTCCAACGATAATTTATAGGTGTATAAATTAAATTACCATTTTCATCAATGGTATGATTATTAGTTAAATAATCTTTTATAATGTTAAGATTTAATAAGCTCTGCATAATAACCCATTACGAAATCGTAAACCTCTCTCGTTATCTTTTTATAATGTTCTAAAAATAATTTTCTATTTTGTTTTCTAATACTCTCCAACTCATTGAATAGTTTGGGAATATTGTTAATGTTTTTTTTCTGAAATTCTATTATAGCATCTATATGTTCTATTGGTTCATTCGTATCTCTCAATATATGCAAATCGAATACATCTACATATGTATTTATTCCAATTTTTTCCAACTCTTCGTAAACCTTTTGAGAACCAATACATATAAATGGTTTTTCGGTAAATAATGATTTATAGACTTTTTCGGTATTTACAGGTGGAATATTGAATATACAATGTGTTTCTGCGTTTAAATCTATATACGATGTATCATATTCCTTTATTTTTATATAAGCACTACTATGTGTTTCATGCATTTTCATTTCAGCGTTATTAAACTTAACATACGGTCTATATTCATCAAAATTTCTGAATATTATATTTTCTTTGTAAAATTTTTTAATAGATGGTTTTACCAATCCAATATATTCTGGATTAGTTAATATTTGTTCATTATCATAAAATGGTTTGTTCATTCTTATCAAACATCTTTCAGTCAATTTATTATCAATTATTTTATTTAATAAATGAATTTTTTGAATTCTAGGTGTGAAAAATGAAAAAGAATAATCATATTTTTTTTCAAATGTATGTTCAATAGTATCTTCTAAGCATTCATATAATCCATTTTTATCACAACCCACCATATGAATTAAATTTGAAAAATGGTCAAAATAAAATCCTTCTACATTTTTAAATATTTCTGAATCGGTTATTGATATATGTTTAAAATCCCATTTATTTAAAATAAATTTCTTTTCCAAATTATATATCATTGGTTCAAAGTGACATCTCCAAAAAACAATTAAATTATTATTTTTTTTCCACATATGGCATATTCTATCAAATTCATTTTGATTATTTTTATATGAATTGTAAAAATATTCTAATTGAGTTCTATCCAATAAAACAATCGCATTTTTTTGAGTATTGAAATATGAATTCTCTATTATTTCAAAATTCGATATATCACAATCATAAAATATTCCTTTTAATTCTGTATAATCGCAATGTATTTTTATAGTATTTCCAATATTTGCTGAATCCATTTTTCTTTATTTGTATATTTTTGTAAACCCAATTTCAATCTATCGAATTGTTTTTTATTTTTTTCATAACCATCTTCTAATATTCTTAGATACTGATAATTAAATTGCTTTTTATTCATTGCTCTATATCGATATTTAATATCTCTCATCCAGTCCGAATGTATTATAGGTAATTTACCATTATCAATTGCATCAAATATTGCATATCCAAATGGTTCTTTAGTATAACATCCGTGAAATATTTTAAAATCTTTTTGAAAGAATTTATTATGGAAACGATAATCGAATTCTATAAATTGGTGAACATCTGCATTTATCTTACTACCTTCTAACATTCGTTTGTAATCGTATTTGTTTGAGAATATAAAAGCAGGTATTGCATCTAAATAATGTGCGTTCTTTCTCGTTTCACATCTTGCCGCATATCCTATTTTATTACTACGAACATCTTCAAATGGTTTATTATTTTTCCATTCGTAATAATTTGGTATTGTTATTGTATTTGGAAAGTATGTGTGTATTGTATCCCTTTCATATCCTATCCATACTATATTATCCGAATTATCTAAAATATCCTTTTGCCAATGCCAATCCAATCGTGTCATTAAGTTTTCGTACTCATCATTTAATCCTAACATATCAGGAATAAACGCATGAACAAAAGTTGTGTGAGTTTTGTGAATATACTTTTTTATTATAGGATTTGGTTTGTATGCGTGGTGTAGAAAAACTATCTTATCACACTCATCTAATATCCTATCTATTTCTTCATCGTTTTGGAAAGTATATATTGCATCTTTTTCTGGCAATAAAGGTCTACCATCAACTACAATTTTGTAATCCTCTGTAACTAATGGTAAAATATTCTCCATAAAGTTATTACACCATATATCAGAACCTCCCACTATATTTTTCCCGTAACCCGTTGTTATGAATACTATCATATTTTTATTTTATTTATGCGATACCTCCTCCACCGCCACACATTTGTGTACTATAAAAATCAGAAACTCCATCCCATTCTTTAACAATAGTACCATCCGAATAAAATCCAGCCGAAGCAACTGTTCCCGAATTATCACTATATAATGCCGTTGCATATGACCAAGAATCCCCATATGGTATGTAGTATGTATAATATCCACCAAATCCATCACACGCTGATGCAGCATCGTATCCGCTTGATAAATATATAGATGCATAAGTTGGTGCAGAATATCCACAATAAGAAGAATTGGTTTCAACATCTACCCAAGTATATCCACAATTACCATCATGATATTTTTGTTGTTTAGTATATCCAACACATTGATATTCAGCAGGTGAAACAGCACTATATCCCGTACATGCCACCGGGCAATTTGCTCTAGAACCAAATGGTGCTACAGAATTACCGGAAGTATATTTACCAATCGGAACATATCTTCCATTGTATGATAACCATCCAACATTTCCAGATGGATATCCACCAAATATCGTATTAATAAATGAACTCGCGTTTTCAAAAGTTGCGCCCGATGGCATTTCTACTGTTATATTCGTTCCTATATCACATCCACCATTTGTTCCCGATGGCGCCGAACCATCATTAACACTTTTAAATCTAACTGATAAATAATTTGGTGGTTCTGGGTAACTAAATGTTATCGGATTAAACGATGAAACATTTCCAGCACCATCTGCTATAAATACGATGTATTCTCCATTTGATAAATTTAATGCATAATCATTAACTGCTCTATGGGTTGGGTCTGTATTCAAATACCAATAATATCCTGAACCACTACCTCCTGATATTGATGTAACTCTAATATAAGCGTTTCCATTATATGAACCACCTGATGTGACTGTTCCGGTCAATGATGGATAATTACAATTGATAACATAATTATATTTGTACATATAATTATTGGCACTATCTCTGATTTGTAACATCCAATTTCCATTAGCTAAAATACCACCCGTAGTTCCTGTACCATTTATCCAAGCAGAATAGGTTGAATCATCGGCCGATTCTAATTTATATCTAAATCCATATCCAGTACCCGTTCCACCACTATAACTTGATACATTTATATATCCTTTATTTGGTGCGTTTGATTCGCAACCATAAGTAGCGGCCGCATTTAATGTTAATGTACAAGTTCCATATGTATTTGCATATGTTTGTCCTTCACTATTAAAATTTGCATCACCACTTGCTAAAGCGTTTGCATTTGCTTGAGAAATATACGATGTATATGTTTTTGAATAAGTAACAGTACTAGCTACATATCCTGCTGAACAATTGTTTCTTGTAAAATTACCACTTCGAGTTGCTGTCCAATATAGGGATGATTTACCATAAAATTCATACATTTGTAAATCATTTGAACCATCCGTTGTATAGGAAATAGCATATGCAGTTCCTGCTGCAGCTAAATCTATTTGAGTACCCGATGAGATTCCTCTATCGGTATTAAATAAATTCATTGATAATTCACCACTTGAGGGTATAGCCATTATTTATTATTTTTTAATTCAATAATTTCTTTCTTCAATTCTTTTATAGATTCTATTAATAAAGGAATTATTTTTTCATATCTAACTGCCAAATACCCATCTTCTCTTTTCATAACAACTTCTGGCAAAACTTCTTCTATTTGTTGTGCAATAACTCCAATATCGTGCTTTTTAATTAAACTTTGTGCATCTTTATCATCACCAACTTCTTTCTCCATATAAGCATCAGTCCAATCAAATTCAACTCCATCTATTTTATCTATTTTATCTAAAGCATTTTCGATTGGAATAATGTTTTCCTTTAATCTTTTATCCGATGATGCATATGCGGTTATATTACCCGTTGCTGATATTGAGCCACCAACTTTAACATATGCTCCGGAAAATGAACTTCTATCAATTCTTAAATATGTATCAGTTGCGTTTACTACTTGGAAACCTTTATCAGTTAATTCAGTTGCTTCAACTGATGAACCCAATGAAACATTGGAAACACTACTACTTTTTTGATAAAATTGTGTAGTAGATGTTGTATTACTATAAAGTGTTCTAGTCCAACATAATCTCGCATAATATGTTCCAGCCGATGGTATTGAAATTGATATCGATTGCGTTGCTGCTGAAATTGAAACAGTACCTGCACTACTAATACCACCACTACCAATCGTACCATTGCCAATTATATTTGAAAATCCAGCATCAGATGCCACTTCCCATCTTACCCCCACATACAAATATCCACTCCATCCGCCGGGTGTAGTTGCAATACCGCCTACGGCACTCATTGATATCGTACCACTATATGTTCCAGCTGCGCTTGGTGAAAATGTAAAAGCAGTACCATTAATTGTAGTTGAACCCTGATATATTGCATCAGACCAAGAATTAACATTATAGCTACCAAAATTCAATGATACACTAGTACCAGCGCCTAAGTTTGTTAAATCACCAGCTCTAATGGTTAGTTTTGGATTACCTGATGTATCATTTACTGCTATCAATGGCGATGGTGAGAATGTTAATCTACTATATCCACTACCATCCGGTGGTGAAGATAATTTATCGGGATTTATAGTCCATCCACCAATAGTTCCAGTTGTAAATACCGCATTTTTACCTGTAAAGTTTAATGCAGAAATATGGGATGCATCCAATGTATTAGCAACAACTTTACCAGTCGTAATTGAATTATCATCTATATAAGTTGCGTTTACACTATTCAATGTAGATAATGTACCTAATCCCGTAATTTTTGTATTTGCAATAGTAACACCACTTGCTAATGTTAATGATGTTGCAGTTATACCACCATTTATTCCCAATGTAGTACCATCGAATGTTAATTTATCTCCCAATGAGAATATATTCGAAGAGCCGGATGCAAAATAAAATGGAGTATTTGCATTATTGTAACTACCAACGCCAACATATATTTTTTTATTAGTACCATCCAATGTGATACCACCACTGCCAACTTTCAATACATTTGAAATATACCCATCAGCTCCAGCAATAACTGGTGAAATTATACTACCATTACTTATTAAAGTACCACCATTATAACTTCCGTTTGCAATACTATCCGCAACTGCTTTTGCATTTGTATATGCTGCCGATGCTGATAATGCTGCGTTTAATCCAACTCCATTTGCATAAGTTTGAGTTGCCGCATTTCCACCTGTAACATTTATTGTACCATTTACGGATAAAGAACTACCATCCCAAGTTAATTGGTCTTTTAATGAAAATTTACCATCACTATCCATATAAACCGGAGTACTTCCACTATTATATGAACCAGTATCATTTACACCTCCAATATATATTTTTTTAGTACTAGCTCTTGCATCTAAATAAATTGAATTACTAGCCCCCACTTTAAATAAGGTACTAAAGTATCCAGTCTGCCCACCTATAACCGGTGAATACATTATATTACCACTTATAAATGAACCACTATAATTTCCATCTGCTAAATCTTGTACTTTTGTAAATGCGGTTAATAATCCATTATACACACTCTGGCTTACAGATGAACTTACAGCTGCTATCGATGAACTAACCGAACCACTTAATGTATAAATTGAACTACTGACTATGCCAACCGAACTACTTGCCGATGAACTATATACAGTCATCGTTCCACTAATAGAAGATGATACTGCATATAATTGAGATAACGAAGAAGATGCCGATGAACTGATTAATGTTATCGTTCCACCCAAATTATTATTACCGCCCGTAAATAATGCTGATTGAGTAACTGCAACCGGCACATAGTTATTATTTACATCATAAAATTCAAAATTAAATTCATAAGTCTCATTACCAATTACAGTTGGCATTGATGTTACAAATTCAATTTCCGATGGAGAGAATGCTGTATCTTGCGTTAATTTTAAACTAATATTACCAACATGCCATTCACTTTGAGATTGTGAAAAATATAAAGATGCGGTTGGCTCTGTCAAAGGTAAAGTGAATTGAATTGTTTGGTCTTTTAAGTTTTTCGTAGGAACTATACCATTCAATGTACCAATTAAATATTCACCATTATTAGAACCACTTATATAAATTCCTAAATTACTTGCAGTTGAAGATGAATAAAATGCATCAATACCTAATTCATAAACACTTACATCCGATAAATTCAAAGATGAAGTATATCTAAAATACCCACTACCATTTAATTTAACCCCATTATCTATTCGACTAGATGTCAATTCAGTAGTAACTCCATCAGCGTTCCATAGTTTACTTAAAGTTTCAGATGTAAATAATCCACTATTACCAACAACGCTACCACTTAATTCATATGATGTGAGCAATTCTTTAGATTCTACCAATATATCTTGTATCAAATCAGAATCGGAAATATCGCCCAACGATGTTCTAAATACCTTTATTCTTTTAACATCACCTGCAAATGTTTCCATTTTTGATATTCTAACATTTGCAAAAGATGATACTACATTTGACTCAACTTTAACTCCATCTACAATTGTATAAATTGGAGAAAGTGTTTCAGAAATACTTGCAACCGGTCTTTGATAAAAACGAATTTTTGTAGTATTGGCTAAAGATGGATTTACATTTACCTGCTTCTGCCATTTAACATTATACTTACCTTCCCAATCAATTGGTATTGGTGTATTTAATCCGTTACTATTGTAAGATGATAATTCTCCTAATATCGTAATTGTAGCAGGTCCATATGCCGTATCGGGGTATATGTGAACCGCGACTACTTTTGATGTACCTTCATAATATTCGGTTACAATCGGTTCACCATTTACTGAAGATGAAACGATACCTTCTCCTGGCTCGTGATATATAATATCTCCATTTGCATCTTTAATTTCAATTTTAATTAAAGTATCAGGCACTAAATACTCTGAACCTTGAATCAAAAATGCATTTTTACCACCCGTTAGAGTATCGGATAGTTCTGTTATTTTAAAATATTCACTATTTGGATTTGTATCAGTTATAAGAGTTTGATATCTATCTAAATTTTCAGCAAATAAAGTTTTTTGTATTACGGCCATTATTCTCTTTTTAAATAAATATTCTTAAAAAAATAAATATATCATATTTATATTTAGAAAACTAATGATTCCTTTATTAAACTAAAGAAAACTAAAGAGTTATGAAATACGCAATGTTACAAATCAAAAAAGAAACCCATGAACTTCTCAAAAATTATTGCGAAGAACACGGGTTCAAAATGGGAAGTTTAGTAGAAAACTTAATTAAGAAACACGTTGGTGTAACCAAACCTCAATCGAGTGTGTTGAAAGTTGACAAGGTTAGAAGTCAATCTTACTAAATCCATTTTCTTTTTTAATTTCTATTAATCCATCTACGATATCTCTCATTGCATCTAAGTGAGAAATCATCCAAATGAAATCAAATTGAGTTTTAAGATACTGCATCATCATAAATAAAGATGATAAATTATCGCTATCTAATGTACCAAATCCTTCATCAATTACTAAGAAGTTTGGACGAGGTAAATTACATACATTAATAAGTGCAACTCTGATTGCTAATCCACTTACAAATTTCTCCATACCACTACACATTTCCAATGGCCATTCTTGGTCATCGTAAACGATTTTTGCATTAATTGATTTACCATCCACTTCCATTACAATTCCAAAATCAACAACTTGTGAAAGAATATTATTTATTTCATTTTCAATTACTGGCAATGCTTTGGAAATCAACTCATAAGGAATACCATCTCTCTTAACTGCATCTAAATAATAGGTGTATAATCGGTTTTTTTCTTCTAAATCCTTAACTTCATCCATCCTACTCTTTATCCCCTCTATAAACGAAGATATGGAAGAAATAGAACCATTTACACCGGCTATATCCTTTGTAACTTTCTTAATCTCTTCTTCAATTTCTGATTTAGTTCTTTTTAATCCAACAATCGCTTCGTTAATTTGTGCATTCTTTTTAATAGTTGCTTCATTATCGTGATATTTTTGAATGTTACCCTTAACTACTTCCAATTGGTGTTCTAATAATTCTTCTTTAGTATCCAATCCTTCTAATTCAGCTTCTGCTTTCTCTTTGATAACAATTGCCTTACTATACTTACCTCTCAAATCCAACATAGTATCATATTGAGATTTGGCATCTTCAAACATACCCATAATATTAGAAAAACCACTCACATCATTCATAGCTTCATCCACATTAACTTCCAATGATTGCAAATCTTCTTTTGCTTTCATCGCATCCTTTACGAATACATTATCACAACAAAATTTACAATTAGGGTCGTATTGATGTGAATCCAAATGTTTAATCTTTTCTTCTGCTGCTTCCAATTGTTTTTTAGCAACATAGTAAATATTGTTTGCTACATTATAATCCTTTTCCGCTTGAACATATGATTCATTTGCTTTATCGATATCAATGTATTCCGTTTCTGAAAGATAAAATTTCTTTTTATCTTCCATAGATGCAGATAATTCATTAATAGTAGTTGTATATGTTTCAATAGTTTCTACCTTTGCTTTCTTTTCTGCAAGAATATGTAAAATATCTCTACCAATTTTATTTTGTTGTTGAGTTAAACTATCTAAATCCAAATTACCATCCATTGGAGTAAGTTCTGCACTCAATCCAACGATTCTATTACTCAAATCGGTAGAATCACCATTCAATCTACCCAACTCTTTTTCTAAATCTTTTAATTCAACCTTCTTATCCTTTAATTCAATTGCTTTATCAGCCAATTCACTAGTGAAATCGGTTTTCTTAAAATTCTTAATTAAAACGGATACCTCTTTGATATCTTCGGTTGCAGTTTCATACAATTTATCGAATACATTTAATCCCATAAATTGTGCTAATAAATCCTTTCTTTCTGATTGAGATTTATCAATGAATAGTGCATTGTTACCTTGTAAAGATAAAGCGGTTAATACGAAATCCTCATATTTACCAACATATTGTTCGATAATTTGATTTGTATCCCTTCTCTCCGTTCCATTTAAAGATGTTTTCTCATCACCATCTTGTCTCCAGAATTGTACATCAACTTTAACATTCTTACCTTTGTTAATTGTCTTAGCAGTTCTTTCGATGTGATAATCTAACCCATCGATTTGAAAGTGTAAATGACAAGCGAATTCTGATTTACGATTGTTTAGAATGTTAGCTGCTTTGAATGCTCTACTACTCTTATCGTATAAACAAAATGAAATTGAATCGAATAAGGATGATTTACCCGTTGCGTTTGGTGCAAATAATCCCATTAATCCACCTAACTTTGTGAAATCAATTTTGTTATCCTCTCCATAACTAAACATATTTGAAAACTCAAACTTAATTGGTTTCCATTGAATATTTCTTTGAACATCTTCATTTACAATTCTACTATTTATATCTCTATTGATTGTTTGTAATTTATCTAAATCTTCCTTTGCTACGAAAGGCATCATTCTCTCAACATATTCATTGATAAGTGAGTTCTGATAGTTTACATCCGTAATATCTTCAAAATCTAATTTGTTTAATCGATTACCTGTCTTTGATTTAGCCAATGAATCAGTTCTGATAATTGTGAAATCCTCAACACCATATCTCATCTTAATTTCAGCCATTACTCTTTTAGTATCAGCAGAATCGGTATTAGATAAGCGAACTCTCAAACGAGGTTTCTTTGGCATATCACTTACAATAGGAACTTTTCCATTATCAATATCCATAGTGTAATATCCATAATCATTTGGAATATCAATTGCTTCATAAGTTAAAGTATCTAAATCCCAAACAAGGAATCCGTGCTTATCCAAAGTTTCACCAAAGTTTTGTTGAACCAATGAACCGGCATAAACTACTTTACATCCTTTTGGAGAAATCATCTCTTGTCTTTTATGGATATCACCTAATAAGGCTAAATCATATCCATCAAACATTTCGGTTGTGAAATGACGAGAAGATACTACATATCCAATATCGGTTTGTGAGTTATCAACTGGTCCGTGAAATAAAGCAATCTTTTTGTTTCCACTTAAAGTTTCTGCTTTAGGCCAATTTGATTTATCATCAAAAATACTGAATACACCGAAATCTACTCCACCAATGGAATAAACTTGCGTATCTCTCAAATATGTAAAGTTTGGTAGATTTAAGGCTTCTACAATTGGAGTAAGTACATCCAATCTATCAGAATTGTTCATATTACAATCGTGATTACCCGTAATAAGGATAGTTTCACAATGCTTAGAACATTCCGTAAATAACCAACTAATCTCTCTAACCAATTCAGGCGAAAGTTCTAATTTAGCATGAGCAATATCTCCTGCTAAATAAATGATTGAATCTTCCGTACCTCTTTTACGGATTTCCTCAAACATCTTTTCAAATACTTGCCTATATTCAGTATGCCTTTTAACATTACGAATATGGACGTCTGCGATGTGGTAAATCTTTTTTAAACTCATAGACTCATAATCTTATTTAATAATAACTCTTCCGATGAAAACTCTTTAGTTTTCTTTAGTTCTTCATAAAACTTTTCGTATCCCATATCAGCTGCATCTTTATCTTTAAGATACATCATTTTTACATGGATACCATTTTTTCTAAAATATTCAGCTGCTTTTAATGCTTCATTGATTGCATCATTATCCAATGAAATGATGATATCACTAACTCCACTCATAAAGATTTTCTCAACCAATTGTTTGGATGGAAACTTACCTAAAAGTGGAATAGCATTTCTTTTAATTGTAATCGCATCAAATACACCCTCACAAAGAATAATTGGTTCGTTCCAATTAACTTGAGATTCCAAACATATTACATTCTTACTGATTGGTGGGTTTTTGTATTTCATTTTCTCTTCAGCATAATATGAACGAGAAACAAAATAGTTTAATTGTCCATCTGAAGTGTATGATGGGATTATAACCCTTCTGGCATACAATCCATCTTTACAATAACCTATATTATATTTTACAATATCTTTTTGTGTGATACCTCTTTCATTTAAGTAATGAATAGCGTGTTTGTATTCTGGGTTAAATCCTTTTGGTTCATCTATCAATGAAATAAATTCTTTTGGTAACTGAATGAATACTTTTGTACCTTCATCTTCGTTTTGAGGATTATAATGGGAATCTCCATATATTTCTCTAATGATGGATATAGTTTTTCTATCAACATCTAATCTCTTTAATAAAGAAGTCAATTTCTTACCACCACTATTACAAGTCCAACAATGCCATTTTTGAGTTTCGGTATTAACTTGTAGTTTTTGTTTGTGGTGATTACAAAATGGACAATAAAATGCTAATTCGTTACCCCTTAAATTGGAATAACTACCCAACGCATTAGAAAGCGTAGATACTACGATATTTTTGTCAGTACTTTTCAACACAAAACAAAGATACGACAAATATTTTATATTTCCAAATATTTTAGAACCAATCTTCGGGTATTACCTTATCGGCATACTTAAATCCGTTCTTATCGCACCAATCTGCGTAAGTAGTTTTTGAAGTTTTACTTATTTTGTTCTTTGAGTTGGAAAATACGAATCGTATATCCAAATTGGGGTTTTGTTGTTTAACTAACAGGTGTTTTTTTCTATCTGCTGCAAGGAATCTTCCTTTCGTTTCTACGAAAATACCATTAGGCAACTTAAAATCAGGATTGTAAGTATGTTTAGAAGCAGGTATAATATAATCCACTTTTTCGGACTCATATTTAACCTCAATCCCTTTACTTTCGATTTGTATTGATATATTCTCTTCAAGACCAGATTTAAACCCGTATTTTCTAGCAACCCAGCTGCTAGATTTCTTTGTAACTTTTTTAGCCATTAAATTGGTTTATTTTTTTGCTTTATCAGAATATTTTTCTGCTTTTAATTCACCACCTCTACCTGCTTTATATTTTGCAGCTGTTAATACTTGCTCATCTACTTTTTTTAAATCATTTGTAGTGTATGGAGTTTTTGCTGCAACACCTGCATCAAATCCAATTTTATCAACACCTAATGCCGATTGAGCAGCTTTGTATAATTCTAAAATCTTTGACATGTTATCTATTGTTTACTATAAATATAAATTATAAATCAAATCGAACAATAAAGTTAATAGGAATATCTGGTTCCGATTTAATTGGTTGTGGTAATTTTGCTACTGCCACTAAATCCATATCATCATCATATAAACCAATTGTTGTAATAAATGGTAAAAGGAATGAACCAGTTGAATCTACTGAACCACTTAAATCATAATGTTCAAATCCAGCAAAATGTGTAGATGAACTTACAGATGATGTAAATCTGAAATCTAAAACATCACCATTATCTAATGTAGTTTTTTTACGAATATATTTAGTTCCTGCATTAGTAATTGCTTTATATATCTTACCATCCGAACCTTTTACAAATTCTACTTCTTTACCAACTTCTACTATTGCCGATGGATTTTGTGAAACATTGAATTCATCTTGATTTACTATAAGAAGATATTCGTGTTCATATATTGTTTTTGTAGATTTATATGTTAAATCCCAATTTGCTAATAATAAATCATTGACATTCCTAGTGATTACTATCAATCCTTGTGTATAAAATACATTACCAATTCTACTAACACCAGCTGCTCCTTCTAAGAATGGTATATTATCAACTACCATCACACCCGATTCAATATCGAATGAAAGAATATTCATATCATAATTCACCCCCTCATATCTCAAATTGAATGTTTCTAATTCAATATCAAAATCCCCTATCGCAGTTTGAAAAGAAGCTGTATAATCATTTGATAGGATATCGGTAAATATTATTTTATTGGCTTCAACATCGATTGATACAACACTAATAGTATCACCATCCGCATCAATTAAGTTACCATGCGTATCATCGATATATGTTTTACCATTATCTAAAAATGTTACAGACCCTTTCTTAATTCCTTCACCAACATATATTTGTGGAATAGAAATTACTTTAGCACTTCCACTTAAAAATCTATCCCTACCACCTTCGGATGGTTCGTATATATTTTCTTTATCACCAAATCTTAAAAATGGATTATCTTCATATCCATTATAAAATTGTGCTCTAAGTTGTCCGTATATTGATTTTTTTGCAAAAGATGTAATATTTCCAATAGATAAGGATGATGAAACATCAGATGCTTCCAATATATCTATTTGAGTAGAACCACTTGAAAAGTTCCACTCTTTATATGCCTTAAACGGCCTAATACTAATATCCGATTTTGGTATTCTTTTTAACATATCGTATATAAATATCTTTGAAACTAAAAACCCACCGAAAGGTGGGCCGTTAGTTTAATTAGTTACTCTCTCTTAAAAATCTAACTTTACTTTTATTGCTACTTCTTTATCGAATGATTTTTCAATTGGTTTTGAAGTTTTAGCTACTGCTAATAATTCATTTGCATCATTGTATAAACCAACAGTTGTAATATAAACATGTGGGTCTTTTTCGAATGATGAATTTACAAATGCTCCAACTGAACCCGTTACGAATGTTGGGTTATTTGAGAAGTTGAATTCTCTATTGTTTGCTCTTACGAAATAATGTGATGTAGAAACATTTTCAGTTCTTCTCGCTTGGAAATCAGCTCCCTTAGCCAATGCATCAAATAATTTCAATGAACCAGATGCTGAACCCGATTGATGATATTGTGCAGTAGTTGAACCACCAGCTGCCATCAAATTACCACCAACGGATGCTGATAATGCGGATGGGTTTAATAAAATAACACCCATATCTGGATAGAATAATCCAAAACCTTGTCCGTTTGATGCCGTATATGTATTGATTGATGCAGTTAATGCTGAACCAATGTTTAGTGAACCACTTGCTAAATAGTAAACTCTACCAGCAGTTGTTACATTTTCATCAGTTCCACCACTATTATCAATCAAAGTTACCATTCCAACTGAACCTGATAAGTTAATTGAAATATTACCTGGGTCTAATCTTTCTTTGTATCTTGCTCTATTTACATTAATTGCGTAGAAAGATGTCATTTCATTTCCAGCATAATCAGTAAAATATGTATCAGCTGAATCCAATAATACATTTTTTAATTGATTATATACTGCCTTCGTTGGAAGTGTAGATGAATCATCTTGTGTTAATGTTGGTGCACCATATCCGTTTACATCACCATATGCGATTGAAAACTGAACCTCTGCTGTATCAGATGATGTTACTGCGTTATAAACATCTAAGTAATACTTACCAGTCGTACCATTAAGTTGTACGGCTGAAGTATAAAATGCGTTTAACGAACCTGTATCACCACTCCAAATACCTGAAGTTACTATTTCAGTTCTATTAGTTACTTTATCAATTGCCCCAAATTTCTTATAAATACCATTTGTAATGGTAGTTAAATCAGAACTGATTTGTTCACCAGTTCCCAAAAATTGGTTCATTATTCTAACTAATTCGTTAGTATCAACGGGAGTACCAGCGGTATTCGCTGCGCCTGCTAAGTATTGTGATATATTACTTGCTAAAAGGGCTCCTCTATTATCTCTTATTAATGCCATAGTTTAATTATTGTACATATGTTACGGTTACAGGAATAGTTTGAGAACCACCCGTTTCGTTACCATAAACAGTTATAGTTGTTCTGATAGTCGAAGTTAAAGATGGGTTTGGAATAAACTTAAATGTTAATCCTTTAGCAATTGCTGCTGTTGCAGATACATCATCACCAATAAATACAGGTACTGAACCTACATCGGATGTTACACCTTCACCTACGATATCACCGGCATTTTTGTTAGATAACACAATAGTGTATCCTAAACTTCTATTTCCGGCTGGAGATGTTGTTGGAGATAATGCTACCTCACCACTTTTTTGATTAACTGAAACATTAGGAACACCAAATTCAACCACAGGAATACGAGTTGTATTCTTAGGAAGTGTTACTAATTTATATTTCATCACCTGCGTTTCATCAGGGTTAGCTTCTAAAACTGGCATATTCTTAATTGCTGCATCATAATATGCAGAACCAAGTGGATGTGCTGGTTCATAAAGAGTATAATCAATCTCATCATCTGCTAATGCAAATTGAGTGATGTTTAATCCTTGTCCAGCTGCCAATTTTTCTCTACCTTTTTTAGTTAAGATAGCATCAACTGTTAATTCGGTATTACTTAAATATCCCATAGTATATTATTATTCTTTGTTTATAAATATAATTATTTTAAAAATCCGTTACTCTACTTCCAAAATTGGTTCGTTAGCTGCTCTACCTGCTTTATTTACTTTCAATGTATTTGGATTAGATACAAATGTTTCAATTGGAGAACTACCATCCAATGTTGTTGCGGCTGTATTTTTACTTCCCAAATAATAAGAATTTTTTAATCCGGTTGTTAAATCCGAAGTAAATTTATTATGTGTAGGTAAATATCCGTTTAATGGTTTTACATCAATTATATCACCACCAACAACTGGCGGAGTTGAACCACTAAATGGCTGTATATTCAATTTAGTTTCAGTATAAACCGATGATGTCAATTCATAACCACCACGTGGGTCACCCTTACCATCAATTACTACTTTGAACTTAGAAACTTCTCTTTCCTTTTGTTCCGTTACCAATTGAACTCTAACTCTTTCTTTAACTCGTCTACCATCTTTATCAAAATAAGTTCTAATTGCAGAACCACTTTGTGCATAAATGCCAAATCCAATATTTTCATAATCAGTTTGACCAACTATTTGATTACTATTAATAATATCAATTTCAGTAAGTATCGTTGGCTCTTCTAATCTTACATTTATATCAACTTCTTTTTGATAACTTTCACCAAAAGTATCAGTATCAGCTACATAATCGTATGTAGATTCATATTGATAATTTTCACCAATGGTTCTATCAACAGATGATGAATAAATTGTTGCATCATATTGATTATTTTCTGAAACTAAATTATATTCTAATGTAGTATCTAATGTTACTTCTTTTTGAATATTTTCAGAATTTAATATTGTAGTATCACTATAATGGATAGCACTTTCTTTTTGATAATCTTCGCCCGTTGGTTTCTTTTGAGCAATTTTACTTCTTTCTAAAATATGCGGTTCGATTAATAAACCAGTAGTTGCTTTAACTCTAGCCGGCAACATTTTCTTAATATCTTCAAACATAGATTTCTCATATAGTTTGATTAAGTTAATGTATGCGTAAATATCTCTACCATCGAATCTTTGGAAATAGTAATTTCTCAATGAATCCAATCTACTATAATTTGATTTGTAGTTATCAGATGGGTCACCAATGTAATCATCCAAATTAATTCCACCAAATGATTTTGCAATATCAATATTCAACTCTTTTGTAGGAGAGAAGAATAATCCAACTCTGTTTGAATCAACCGGCGATTGGTCGTATGCTTTTTTAGTTGCTCTACTTTTTGAAGATAAATCTGAAACCAATGTTTGTTCTTCAAATCTAACTTTATTTGTAGAATATCTACCTACACCAGCATCTGGCATTGATAATACAATAGTTCTATCTATTGGTTCAAATTGAAATGGATATACTCCGATTGAATTAAATCCACTAGCCGATGCTGACAATAATGGTGATGCGTTTATTGAATATAAAGATGCCGTTGTTCCATTTTCATAATCGTTTCGTGTCAATCCGTTTTCAAAGTACACATTAGTATCAACATTTATTAATGATGATGTTTCTGCTAAATTCTTTGGATATTCAAAATCTAAACGGAAATATAAATCATCAGTTGAAGATGATGTATGATTACCATTAATCATTTCAGGAAATGAAACATGCTCATAAAATATTTGCGCATCCAATACATCAGACCATAAACGGAATTCATCAACGCTACCACTATAAGTTCCTCCTAATTTAATAGTAGAACCATTATTCCAATTTGTAGATACAGACGATGATATTGATTCTTCAAATAAAGTTCTTTCTTTATCTGATTGTCTTACATTTAATTGTACCCCATTAGAACCACTACTTATAGCTATACCAAAAAATCCACCATTGAATATTGGAAGTAATGATGATGATAATGCCGTTGAACCCGAATAATTGAAAGCCACTTTACCATATTCACTATTAGTAGAACCACTCAATTGTAAACTCCAATCACTACCAGAAATTATAGTTTGATAATTTGTATAGTTTGATGGTTTTATAAATAATTCAATCGTATTTGGTTTAGTACCTTTGTCAGTTATGTTCCAATCCATTTCAATAGATGAACCACTATTCATTTTAAGAGCAGTTGTAATGTTATCCATTACTAATTTACTCTTAGTAGTTTCAGTTACTTCTGGTCCACCAAACTCCAAAATTGAAAGATTAGATGATGGAATACCATAACAACTTAATAATGCATACACACCTCTTCTCGTACCTTTGTGTTTTAACAAATAAGGTAAGTTGTTTACAATTCTTCTCCAAACTTCATATGTTCTAGCTTTTGCAGGATTTTCATTTTTTATATTACCATCCTTATCCAAACCGAACACATAATTCCATAATTGAGTATCAGTTGCTAAATTCTTTGCATCCCAACCAAATGATTGTAATACATCAAATAATAACTTATCAGAAATACCATCTTTAGATTTGTATCCCAATCCTCTACTTCTTTCAATTGCTTTTGTGTGATAATATATGTTATCAAAATGCTGTCCAATCATTGAGAAGAATAACAACAAACTATCATTATTTTCATCATTAACAATATATTGTGGTATATTGTTTTGAACCCAGTTTGGATTTTCTATATCAAATGTTTCAGCTAAATCAATTATATTATCATACCAATCACTTACTTCGGATGAAGTACTTAATTTTCTATCATTACCATTGTAAGGCCAACTTAGAGAAGATGATGTATATAAGAAATTTTCAAATCCATCAAATCCTTGCAATACTTGATTCTTTTTTATAAGCTGTCTTTCTCTTTCGTTTGCAGCTGAAATACTATTGTTATATGTATTATTTGTAGATGCCGATGTATATAATGATTCGTATCTTTCTATTAATTGTACTTTATAAACAAAATTATCAACTCTTTCTTTAGCAGAACTAAAATGTACAAAATTATTCCATACATATGTAGAACCACTTACATATTCTATATTAAGTTCGGTTGTATCTATTAAAGATGAACTTAAATATGTAGTTACTAATTGATTAGATGATGTAGAACCACTTAAAATTAAATTATCTAAAGATTCATAATTAGTAGATTGCCCACTAACAAAATCAACATCTATATTAAAATTTGGTCCTTTTAATGGAGGACATGTTAATTCATCTTGCTCATTTAATATAACAGTTTCTATTAATGGATTCGTCATTAACTTTGTAATCCAAAATGTAGAATTGTTTACAATGTTAGATGGTATTGGTGAATATAATTTTAATATTATAGATTCAACTACATCGGAATCTTTAACAAATATGTTACCCAATTCATCTTCTGATTTTTTAGATAATGTCCAATTATCATTTTCCCAAGAAGAAATTATAATTTGTTCATCATTCCCAAAATTGGCAAGATGTGTTAAATATTTACTATCTGGTTCAGGTTCTACTACACTTATTTTTTCAGCAAATGCTTGAAATAATGCAGTAGATATAATATCTTCATCCAATTGTAAAGTTGGTAAAATTAATTTAGTAACAACTTCATATTCATTACCAATTAATTCTTCAGCTCCTCCTCTATTGTATGGTTTTAATACTAATGTTACATTATCACTACCAACCCAATTTGGATAAGTTTCTCTTAATTTTTTAAGATTTATTTTTATACTTCCATTTGAAGATTGATTACTTAACAATCCAATCTTAGAACCATCTTTTTGTTTTAACCAAACATCTACAGAAGTTGCTGCAAATGTAGAATATTTAATTTCATATTCGATGTTGAAATCCGAAAACGAAGGAACATCAATCACATCTGCAAAGGTTGTTTCGGTTATTGATGGAAAATCGTTTATAGCAGTAAATGTAACTAATACTTCTGCTTTTTGGCCAGTTCCATAATTATTACCTTCTGCTACTAATATTAATTTTTTAGTTCCGTAAATTTCTTTAAAATCTTTTTGGAAATATAGTGTAACACTTTTATCGGAAGCAGGTACTTCTATTATTGTAGTAGAATCTACATAAACCAAAACTCTATCTGCATTTTCAGTATTAAATGAAATGGCAATAGGTTTTTCGGTATCGGATTCTTTTACTGCAACATTGTATTGAGTTTGTCCTAATGTTATCTTAGGTTCTGCATATTTTACTTCTTTACCAGCATCTACTATTACTAAAAATGAATTTTTTAATTGAGAAGCCGGTACACTAAATGCGTATGGTACTTTATTTAATCTACTAAAATCACCATTATATTGTGATGAAATACCACTATAAATTTGTTCTACAAAAATTCCATCAGGCGTATTACCCCTAACTTCAAAATTTACAGAAGCATTATCTAAAATTTGATTTGAAAACTCTTTAAATATATTATTACCCAATGTAACATCTCCCGAATCTATTATAGATGAGTTGTATACAATTTGATAATATAATCTAAGACTGTTATTTAATTCATTTTCTAAATTTGAAAAGAATCCCATTTCAATTTGAGAATTGGGATTGGCAGTTGAAATAACAGTTGGTACAATTTGTATAGTTTCTATTGGTTTTACTGGTATAGAAACTGATGATTTAAATCGTAATGCAATACTTCCGAAATTAAAATTTTGAGTTGCCTGCTCTTCCCAATTATCGTTTACCAATCTATATTCGGTAACACCTATACCATCTATTTCACCATTGATATATTGTAATTTTTTTGTAGCAACTACGAATTTAGATAATACCTTACCATTGGCTAAATTTGCCGTATATGTTTTTGGTCCATTAAATTGTAGATTACTCGAATAGATTACATCTACTACATTTCCAAATCCCTTTGAAGCACCATCTTCTAAAAATTCTAATGCAACAGAATCTTCACCAATAAGATGAATAGTCATTGGATTAGTTGGAACTGGTGGTACATATGGCGGCGCCGGTGATGGCGCTGGAAATCCATAATCAAATCCAGAAGCCGCATCGTTTAATACAGCTAGTGGAATTCCATTATTACTATCGAATGTAGGATAATCAAAAAGTTGTTCTATTGGTTTTTCCAAAGTAATTGTTTATTATAAATATCTTAATGATAATTTTATGTATACTCTTGCACATTAGGTCTATCGATTATTCCACCATTATAGTTTCTATAATCATCCATAACTCTACCGCCTCCGCCGCCACCTCCACCATAAGATGGTATAGATGGTTCTGGTGCAGTTTTGGGCGGTTCAATAACCGGCTCAGGCTTAGGTTCGGGTATAGGAGTAGGTTCTGGCTTTGGAGTTTCAATTACTACTTCCTTCTCTATTACAGTTGTTATTGGAGGTAATTCCTTAGTACCACCAACTACAACATTTGCCCTATCAGGCGAATAAATATTTCTTTTAATATCAATCTTTGTTTGGAATGATTCCAAATTATTTTGTATTTGTTTTCTCAATTCAACTATTGCAAATTCTTTTGGAACTTGGTTATAATTTACACTTCTTCTTTTTAATGTTTTTATATTAAATGAAATACAGTTATTTAAAATAGATTGTATAGATGTTAATAACATATTAAATTCATATTGTTCACAATCTTCAAATCTAGTTTCGGATGGTTTTCCAAAATTGGATTGAGATATATCGTAGTATCTATTATTTACCCAATGCTTAATACTATCTCTGAAATTTTCGAATACTCTCTTATTAAAAGTATCTAAATCTCTTAAACCAAAATCTTTTCTAATTGTTGCTCTAAAATCATTTCCAAATTTAGCAACTAATGCATCATCAATTACTGATAATGAATTAACTTCAAATTTATCTAATGCATCTAATATATTTTTTTTGTAATATTTAAAATCTTTACTTAAATTATTAATTTTTTTAAATTCTGATTTTGTAATATTATTTATATTTTCATCTTTTGTTTTTAATGGTATAATACGAACTTCCTCTCTTGAAGGAGAAATTTCTTGTATCCAAACTCTTTGTAATTCATTATCTGAACCAACTTTATTTCTAACAAAATTTATATTAACTTTAAGAATGCCATTTTTAAATCCTAAATCATTTAATAGTTTTTCAATGTTGATGGCAATTTCCTTTTGACCACCTGCATTAACTAAACTATACATATAATTTTTAATATCTTGCTTTTTTATATAAGCAACATTGTTTCCCGATTTTTGTGGTAATAAATTACTATTAATATCGTAAACAGATACTTCCATAACATCATACTTACAATCACCAAAATCAGTATCTTCTATCTCATTTTTAGAAACAATAAAGAAATCTTCTGGTTGTAAAAAACGACCTTCATTATCTATCTTAGCATTTACTGCTTCGAAGTTTGTATATTTTTTAATACTCATAATTTATTAAAATGATTTTGGATGATTTTTTACAAAATGAATCGTATATGATTTTGATTCAGTACTACCATCAGTTCGTTTAACATTAACAGTCATAGTTGTATCGTATCCTTTACTTTTTCCCCACCCACTAAGCCATCCGCCGTATGAAGGTTCTATACCATCCCCGGCACTTTTACTTATTGATAATTTCAAACTATCATCTTTACCACCTTCTATTTGGAAATTTGACTTTGGAAATATCAACCAAGGCTTTTGCATTCCACCACCAACAGGTGCCGCTAACTCAATCGTAACAGGTTGTGTATCGTTGTTTACAAATCTTAAAGTACCACCTGTTACAAATTTGGTATCACCATTATCTGGATTTAATTTACCAACTAATTTAAAATTTGGTTCTTCTTTAGGTCCTTCAAATGTTAATACCACCACTTTATTTATCACATCACCACCACTAGCTGCTGCCGAATTTACAGTTGATTGTTGAATTGCTTGTTGTTGTTGAACTGCTCCTAATTGTGCTTGTAAACCACGGATAATTGCATTTAATGAATCAATTTGTTTAATTAAAGCATTAATTTGAGCTTTGAAACCCGTATTTTGTGATTGCAAAGATGCTCTTAAAATGGATTCATCAACTGATTTTTGTAAAGATGTTGATATCTGCCCACTTATATCTCCCAATGTACCACCTAATGTATCTAACTGATTTACTAATAAATCATTTGTTTGCTCTATATTTAACTTTTGATTTATCTCACTTAGTAATTTACTATTTAAAGATGATATCTCATTTGTCAAAGTTTCAACATCATTTGTAAGTTTCTCTACCTCTTTTCTTAAATCTTCGTTTTCGGTTACCTTTTCATCATATAATGGTTTTGGAACTAGATTACGATTAATAGCAGGAATATCTGGCTTCAATTCCTTTACTTCAACATCGATAGCTTTTACTAATTCAACATCATCTAATTTAGTTTTAGTTAATGGCTTGAATAGTAAAGAAGATGCTGCATTTGTTTCATCTACAACAGTTACACCATATTCATTTTTGGCAATAGCTGATGAACCCGATATACTTAATATCGATTCTAATTTTGCTTTCTTTTCTTCTTCTAACTTTAATGCTATTGCTTCTAAATTAGTCATTATTATACTATTTCAAATGTTGATTTATCATCTATTATATATGTGATACCCGATTGAATTACTTTTATTTTTATTTTGTACACTCTATTTGATGGTAAAGTATTCAAATCTAATATAAAATAACTACCAGAAGAATCACAACTTAATTTTGTGTATTCACCAAATGGATATATAATTTCATTTGTTATATAATCTTCCAATTGATAATAAGATGTAGTAGGTAAATAGTTTGTATTATCGTAATCAAATGTTCCGGAGAAAGTTCTCAATGGATATAATTCTCTACCCTTAACTCTTATTTTTACTTTTGTATCTTTTTGGTATTTTGCTTTTAAATTTGTTAAAGCAATTTTAAAATTTTCAGATGGTATTTCCGTTAAAGAACCTGTGATAAATGATGAATCATCCCAAACTATTTCTAATTTTGGTTCATATATAGTATGTGTTTCTTTTGAGAAAAATTTAAGTACACCATAATCGATTGTATCATTTTCAGCATTTAAACTATGATGTACAATCATACCATTATTTAATACAGACCCACTAACCCACAATGAAACCATATCGGTAACATCCATTCTAACATCATCCGGCTCATATGAGTATGATTGTGAAGCAGAACCACTCAAATACCAAACACCACCTTCTGCGTTAGCAGAACCCGTTGTATTTGATGTATAAACTGCCGTTCCTCCCGTAGTATCATATGAAACCCATTTATCTATACCATTTCTATATTTCCAACTAATACCATCTGTACTAATATTATCAAATTTAGTACCAGTTCCCATAGTCCAACTTTGAGAAACTGCGTTTGCATAAATTGTATATTCCAAAGGAATTTCTTCAGAATTTGCGGATTTAAGATTTAAGAAAGCTTTCCAACTTCCTGTTATCTCCCCACTAGCTATTGATGATGATATGGATGATACATCAAACTTAATTAAAGTTCTGTATATATCTTTGATATCTCCATAATATAATTTACCTACTTCCAATATTTCATCTCTACCAGCATTCTGGTCAGGTTGTTGTAAGTAGATACTTGCATCGTATGATGATGTATAAAATTTATGCATTATAAAGCCCTCCCTTTTATGTCTTTGTTTGGATATTTTACTTCAAATATAGATGGGTCTAAAGATGGATATACAATCTTACCTTTAGTAGCCTGTTCTATGTTATATTTATTTGTTGAATAATTACCATCCCCTCCACACAAATTGTGTATCTTAACCGATGGAACACTCATTACACCTTCTACATTTGCTAATATCAATTCTATTTCTGAAATATTGATTGGTTTATTGAATGTCCAATTATCTATATCGAAATACGATTGTAATTCTATTAAACAATTTGCAAGTACTTCGTTTTTATTATAGTTTGAATAACATATGATATCAAAATCAACCCCAATATTAACAATAAATCCGTTAATAATATTCACTGCATCCGTAATCATACGATATTCCCCTAAATATGTTTTAAGGTTTTGCTTTACAGCATCATTTATATTTGTTAAATTCTTATTAGAATCGTATCCCAATATATACATATTTATCGCAAATGGATTATTCACCTCCGCAATTGCCGTTTTCTTTTCAGTAAGATATTTAACTAATTCTTTTTGAATGTCTTGTTTAGATTTATCTTTTAATGATTCAACTATACCAACAAATTCAGATATATTTTTAGGATTTGCAAGAATCGATGCAGGAGAATTATTATCTATTTCGCCATCAGGTGAAACATATACTTTTGCAACACTACCATATCGTTCTGGCATTGATAATGCTCTTACAACATAATCTTGTCTCGTTACTGCTCTATTTTGAGAACCAAACATTGCTAAAGCATTTTGTCTGATTTCTTCGATTGATTCACTACCTCTACCTCCTATTGCTGGTTCTAAATTTTCAACTGCAATAGATTGCTTCATAGATTCATATAAGGCTTGATTTGTAATAGAAACCAAATCTTCTTCAAATTCTATTTTGTTGATTTTAATTAAATCACCCGTATTCACATTTGAACTAACCCCACCACCTACTAAATATTTTACAGTCAATGTTGTATTTGTTGGTACTACTCCAAATGTATTTGTTTTTAAGAAATTAGATGGGTCAATACCATCATTCAATCTATTAATTGAATTTGCTAATCCCAATCCTACATTCTTTGGATTTGGTAAAATTATCTCATCATTCATAGATGTATCACCACTACCAAATTGTAAATCCATTGTATTATCTGAATTTACTTTTATAGAAAATCTACGAGGTACTTTTTGTACTTCTAAAATATATGGAACATCGGATGAATTTGTATATAAATCCGAATTTGATTGTATATTTGGTTGCTCTATAAAAATACTCTCTTGAGCTAGATATGGAACTTCATAATATTTGTTATTATTAGAATCCGTAACAGATACTATTGAAATTATATTTTCATCAGTTAATTCTACTTTAGGATATTCTTCATATGAACCAAATGTAAATGAAGTTTCTTTTTGAACAGCAGATATTGCTTTTACCTTTTTAGTTAATAAATAAAAAGTTGGTTCACCATTGGAATCCCTTTCATATACATCAACTTCTCTACCATCGATTAATCCAAAATCAACCGAATCAATTGTTCTAAAAATTATGTTAGAGTTGGTAGTAGAAGAAACTTCCATACCTTCTTTTATTTTCACACAATATGTTTCATCTGGAACATTACTTGCACCACTACCAACCGCCGGTAATAATTGATAAATAGTTATAGTAGTAACAGCAGGAGATGTTACTTTTGGTTTATACCCCATTGATTGAGCTAATGCAACTACATTTTTTCGTTCAGTTGCATGTGATATCATAGATTCTTTTAATTGCGTATCTTGATAAAACGCGAGTATATCACCTATTGCAGCTGCTTGTTCAATGAAAACCATACCAGGTGATGATTCATTGAAATCCGAATATGTGTTTGGAAAATAAGTTTTGGCATACTCTATAAGATTTTCTTTAAATGTTGTAAAATCTTTACCAACATAATTTATATTCTTACCACTACCAAAACTTTTATCTAATGATTTTATTGCCATTATTAATTATTTACATTTATTTGTACTGAATCTCTTATATTTTTATTTGATTTTAATGAGAACTTTATATCTAACATAATTTTATTAGTATCAATATCATTATCATCATAATCAAATATTATTTCATCTATATTCAAATATGGCAACCATCTATCAACTGCTTCCAAAATAGTTCTTTCTATATTCGTTTCAATTGTTCCCTCAATAATTGGTTCAAATAAAATCAACCAAATATCACAACCAAAATCAGGCTGCATTACTCGTTCTCCCTTATGAGTTAATATTAAATTTTTTAAATTACTTTTAGCTTGAGAAATTGTAGTGAAATTTACAGCAAATACACCATTAGAATCGGATGTAGTATTAACACCAATTCCCAATACTTTATAATCATTTGCAGCTAAATCAGTTACATTAACTTTACCAAGCTCTATTGCCATTATTTAAATCTCTTTACTAATTCTGAATAATCTCTTGTCAATGCTTTTATAGTAGCATCTTGTAATCCATCACCTGTTGATTCGAATTGAGGTGTTCCAGCAGGTACATTTACATCTCTAAAATCCATAGTTTCCCATTCACTTTCATCAACTCTTAATTCAGGCTTAATCATATCTAATACACTACTAACCGCACTTGCACCTTCTTTTCTTTGTTCTGCTGTGAATGGTTGAGTCATATTAAGAATCTCATTAATCATAGGGTCTTTTGAAAATTCCTTTTGAATTTGAGGTCTTTGTTGTTGAACCGGTTGTTGCTTTCTAACAGGCGTAGGAGCAACTTCTGTCATCTCTCTCAATGATGGAGTAGATGGTTTTCTTTGTGAGTTTAATGTAACCGCACCGGATTTGATTAGCTTTGCTAATTCTTCTTTAACTTGTTGTTTAACTTCATTTTTAACAACTTCCTTAATTAATCCGACTAATAATTTTGAATCCATAGTAATTGTATATATGTTTAGTAATAAATATTTAATTTAATAATTATCCTTTATTGTTGTTTTTTAATTCTTTTGTTATATTTTCCAATGCATTGCTATCTTCATTAAATATGGCAGTTAATGCATCTCCCAATAATGGTTTACCAATATTCAATGCAGCTGCTTTACCCAATGTTTTTAAATCATTTAATGCCGGTTTCATAGAATTTTGTGTACCTGTGAATGGTTTAACAAAATAACCACCCCATGGTAATATTCCTGGAGCAGGTGGTGCTGGTGGTGGGTATTGACAGTTGCATGTTATGATTCCACCAACTGTTAGTAAGTGTAATGATGCTGAAGCTATAAAACTTAACAAAAATGGGTCAACACTACCAACTGCGGGTACTGGCAATGGAGTCCATACACCAGGTGATAAGTTTACGCCAAATATTGTATTTATGTTTTTCAATGCACCAACGCATGGAATATTTGGAACAGCCATTTTATCGGTTTGGGCGCCAACCCAATACGCTTGTATAGCTGGTCCAATATCTCTCAATAAATCGCCTTTTGGGTCTTGAGATGTTTTTAACATTATGGTAAATAAAACAGCTCTCATCGCCGCAGTATTTCCTATCTTAATGGGTACACCACCTAATATAGTTTTACCACCTTGTATTGCTTTATCGTATTCCGTTGTAATTCTATCCGCATATTGAAAATTGCTAATTTGAGAAAATCCAAATTTAGCAATATCACCCGAAACACCAGCGGCTTCAAATGATTTCTCCATCTCATCTTGTAATACAGATTGCTTTACATTACTCATAGTTGGTATTAAACTACCAGCTGTCATATTGTAATAAAAATCAGTCCAACTACTTGAAGATGGTTTTATTAATTTATTTAAATCAAACGCCATTATGTTTTACTTAAATAATTGTTTGCGGATAATAAAGTATTTAATTGAGATTTTATAGCCTTAAATTCAGCCATATTCAATGGTCCATTTGGAACTGATGCGTTTGTTGGACCCGATGGAGATAAGTAAAATGTATTACCAATCGCATCTATCAAATCTCCCATCAATTTAACTAATTCGCCACCTAATACCATTTTTTGAACATCTGCACCGGCACCACCTACACCTTTATCTTTTCCTAAAAATATTTTACCATTTTCCGAATTAAAGAATATTTTATTACTTCCTTTACTATGTAAAGTTATATTTTTATCAGTATGTAAGTAAATATCTTTAGCAGAATCTACCGAAAATGTTCCATCTGTTATAATGCCAGTATTTCCTTTACCAAAAATTATAAATTCACTTGCCTTTGCAGATAATAATATTCTATCAGAATTTACAAATAATTGGTCACCTTTTAGTTTATCGGATGCTGGATATTCTTTAAATCCTACTTTTTGTTTTTTAATAGTTTCTTTAAATGGTACTTTTACCTTATTTGATGTAATATAAATCGATGTACCATCTTTGTTGATATCTTCATCTATTAATTCCCCAATTTTTTTATCATCCAATTCGGGATTTTGTTTGTTTCTAATGAATATAGAAGGCGATGATGTTTTACTATCTTCCGTTAAATGAAATTCACTAAAACGAATTGTGTTTCCAACTCTACCACTCAAAATCGTATCACCTTCATTTGGCTTTAAGAATTTTATTTTTTCTTTGATATCATACTTCTTTTCATCCGATTTCTTTTGTACTGGTTTTTGATTTGGTATTCCTGTTTGTTTAGCTTCATTATAATTCTTACTCTTATTTGAAGATGTTGCTTCTTCAATTGGCTTTTCTTTATTTATTTCGGAAGTTTTATAATCTTCTCTATAATTTGGATAGTGATTATTTGAATAAGGTAGCCAAAAATAATCATTACCAATAACTATAACCATCACAGTCTCACCCACAATTGGATAAGTCATATTATTCTTATCAAATGGAAATGCATATGCTTCTAAGGCAATAGATGATTCTCTTGCGAATTCAATAGCACCCAAAAATCGGATATCATTATCATCGAATGAATCATTTTGATTATATTTTCTTATATAATCCTTTTTTTTATCCAATGGTTTATCGGATTTTAAATATACTTTAGTAACAGCTGCTAAAAATGCCTCCATTATAATTTAGTTTTAATTTCTTCAATTTCTATTTGAATATCAACCATTTTTTCATCTGCTTTCTTTTCAACTTCATTAATAGTTTCTTCCATATCTTGAAGTAGTTGCTCTTTTTCAGCTTCACTCAACCAACCATCTTCACCAATACCTTTAGCTTCTGCAGCTGCTAATCTTTGTGCAATTGTTGCAAGTTTAATTAGATGGTCATCATTTTTAATTGATGCATCTATAAGGTCTTTTATAATTGGAGCAAGTACAGTTGCTTCTCCAACATTACGAATTAATTTACGAAGAGATTCTATCATTTCTGATATATTCTTCTTTTTAGTTTGTTGATTATCGTAAATATCTTTAAATAACGATGATAGGTTTTTCCCATCAAACAATTGAAATTCTGTTGCCATTATATTATTTTGTTTCCTACTATATAATTATAAAGTTCTTCACTTATTAGTTTGTAACCCTCTTTATTTGGATGTTGTGCTATTTTCATTGGATTAGGAGTTTTTTGTTCCCATATCAATTGTCCTGCATAATTTTTCATCATCCATTGTTCTATTGATATTTTAGAAAATCCCCAATAAGCTTTTTTATTTATTAAATGCGTTACATCATCCTGTCTATTTAAACTTTGTACCATTAAATCAAATGCATCGCACATAATATATTTTATATCATATGATTCTAACATTTTTTGAAGAAATATGATATAATTTTGATTTATTATATTATAATAATTTTGATTAAACATATTTCCTATAAAAAATTGCTTATATTCTGATAAAAAGGAATTGAACTTATCATCACCATATGTGTATGAATTAAAAAACTTTTGTGGTAATTTAGCAAGTTCATTTTGTCCCCAACTAATCCATTCTCCTTTTGGTAAAAATGGAACATAATCCCTCAAAGAAGAACTCCACATTATTACAACAAAATCTTCTTTATGAATTTTGCCATTTCTTAAATCATTTATAACATCGTTGAATATAACATTATTAGCCTTTCCACTCCAACCATTATTCGATGGTTCTAATCCTAATTTCAAAGAAAGATGATTTACCCAACTATGTTCATTTCTAAATAATTGTAATTGTAATCTATCCTTTATGTGTTCTTCTTCTAACCAATTGGCACCTTCACCTTCGGTCCAACTATCACCAAATGCATGTAATTTCATAACTTATTTCTTACTTATTATAAAATGCCCCATAACTAAATAATCCATATCGCAATTTAAAAATGTTTGAATTGCCGTTTTAGGGTCGTTTACCATTGTTTGACCTCTTAAATTAAATGAAGTATTTAAAAGTATTGGAGTTCCACTTACTTTTTTAAATTGTTTGAGTAATTTGTAATATAAAGGATTTTGTTCTTTTTTAACAGTTTGTATTCTTGCTGAATTATCAACATGGGTTACAGATGGAATCTTTTTGTAATTTGTAACTTTAACTACTTGATTCATATAAGGTACATCTTCCTCTGAAGTAAAATATTTTTTATATTCTCTATGAGTTACTGATGGAGCAAATGGTCTAAACATTTCTCTCTTTTTTACAACCTTATTAATTCTATCTCTAACATCTGGTAAATGTGGGTTAGCAAGTATTGAACGATTACCCAATGCTCTTGCTCCGAATTCTGTTCTACCTTGAAACCACCCAATTATATTACCATCATTAATCAAATTAGCCACTTTTTCTACTAAATCACTAGAATTTGGATATGATTCAACTTCGATTTTCTTTGAATCAACAATTGCTTCATATAGTTCACCGATACCAAATTCTTCTCCTAAATAGGGTGATTGATTATCCCCACCTTTAACTTTTGGATGATTCATCATATCGTGCCAAAAGTATAAACAAGCTCCAATAGCAGAACCAGCATCGGATGGTGCGTATGGAATCCAAACATTCTTAACACCGCAATGTTGCTTTATTTTACCATTAGCAGTTCCATTATAAGCAGAACCACCCCCTAATACTAAATTAGAACTTTTAGAATAACTAGCTGCATGATTAATTAGATAATATAAACAACCCTCATACCACTTTTGTAAAGCGGCTGCCAATTCCATATGATGTAATTCTAATTCCGATTCTGGCATTCTTGGTTCAAATCCGATTAAATCTACCAAATCCATAGTAAACATATCATTATTAGAATATTCCCAAGTAAAATACTTTTGATTTATATTAATTAAATTATCTCCACCAAATGATGTAAATTTATTGAATATATCATAATATTTGTCAGGATTACCATAAGGTGCTAACCCCATAACTTTATACTCACCACTATTTGGTTTGAATCCTAAGTATGAAGTTATCGTAGAATATACCAATCCCAATGAGTTAGGGAATTTAACTGATTTAATTTCCGAAATTCCATTTAAATCACAATTCACCATTGAAATAGTATCCCATTCACCTACCCCATCAATCGATAATCCAATTGCATCATCGAATGGAGATGTATAAAATGATAAAGCTAAGTGAGATAGATGATGTTTAACGAATACCAATGAACCATTGTATCCAATACTTTCCAATATTGCCCCCAATGCTCCTTCACCAGTTCTCCAATCCTTTTTAAACTTATTCCAAGTTCTCCATTTGGATATCCATCGTTTACCTAAAGTTTTTTCAACTCTGTCGTATTTTATATCCGAATCTTCATACCAACACACAACATCAACTTCATCTATTGTAATATGTGCATATTCTAAACATTTTTGAATTGCCTTAAACGGAAAAGAGTTGTCATGCTTTATGCCTGACAACTTCTCTTCTTCTATTGCGAATATTACCTTACCATCTATTAATAAAGCTGCTGCTGAATCGTGGTAAAATGCGGATAAACCTAATTTAATCATAGTTTAAATTTTTATATCACCTTCATCCATAAACTGGTTATAAAGTTCCATTTGTTTTTCTCTCATTTTAGTAACAACCTTTGTTATATAATGAGTTGGGTGTCCGGTCATTTCTCTAATAAGTAGATATAAACTCTTTTTATTGAAATTTTCTATGTATTCTGCTCTTCTAAATAACTCTAAAACGGCATCTGCTATTTGCATATCTCGTTTCTTTGGGAAATAATTTTCTAAATGTTCATCCCAATATGCTAACATTCTTTTGTTGAAAGTACGATATTCATCATTTGTATCTTCTTCTTTCCAATTGTTTTCGGTATCAAACGAATCAGGCAATGCTGACATGATATCAGTATCCTTATATCTTTTGTAATTTGCGTTATTTGTAAGAATAAGATAGTTTCTTGCAACAATAGTAAAGTAAGAGAATGCTTTACCTTTACCTGCCTTGTACATATGAATCTTTTCAATCATAAATGTAACAACTTCACTCATTACATCTTGTGGGTCATCATCAAAATATGTAAATTTCCATTTGTTATATACAATTTCTGCTAATTTGTCAAATGCAGGTTTAATTCTATCTTTATAAACTCTATCTTTAATACGCTGGTCATCGGTTGAATTATATTCGATGATAGCATCTTCTGTATCTTTTGTAAAATATTGTTTATTTCTTGGTTTTCTTGGCATTATTTAAAGTTTTTGAATCTTTCGATAGTTTCTTTTATTTGATAAAATATAGAACCTACTTCATCATCCTTCTCAAACATTTCACGAGAATCTATTTCTCGTAATGCCTCCAGTAATGCTTGGTTTCTTTTTAATTCTTCTTCTAAAAAATCCTCATACTTTTCTAATTTAGTAAGAAGATTGTAAATCCCATATACAGTACCTACCAAACATAGGATTAAAATTATTAATGTTATTTCCATATTATACTATTTCGTATCCTTGTAAAAAATATTTATTAGCATGTTTGAATTTAACTTCTTCCATTTCACCTGATGGTGATTTCATTACAATCTTATCGTTTCTACCATAATCTTGCTTTTTCGTAACAGTGGTAGAATATACTCTATCTTTAATTGTAAATCCATCCAAATGGTCAATTTCATGCTGAACAATAACAGTCATCATTGTTTCTTTTGAAATCTGTTCATTTGCTCTATCTCCTTCTGGGTTAATTTCAAATGTCATTTCACCTAAATTATCAGTATCTATAATAACTTTACAAGCTCTAATAGTTCTGATTGGTTTTGTTAAAGTGGATGGAATAGATAAGCATCCTTCATAAAAAAGAAAACCTTCTTTGGATTTTTCTTTAATAATGGGGTTTACTAAAAATAGTTCCTCATCTCCGAATTGGATTAAACATGCTCTTTTCTTAATTCCTATTTGAGTTGCGGAAATACCTAAACCTGGGTGTTCTGTTAAAGCATTTGATAATTGGTTTCTTAATTCATCTGCTTCATTTTGAGTAATATCACTTTTTGGAACTGGAGTTTTTAAATACTCAATGAATTCTTTTGATGTCAATCCATTACTTCCTTTGTCTACGATTAATTTCATTTTTTTTTATTTAATAAATTCTAATATTGCTAATTCTTTTGCTTTTGCTTCAACCATAATATCCACATTACTACCATATGTTTCAGGCAATGATTTGATATAATCGGAATGAGCTTGTGGTTTATTTCCTTCTTTGGATTCGGAATAATGTACAACTGGTACAATATCTTTAGGCCAAGTAGATGTTGCTAATTTCAATGCTTCTTCTTCCGATAAATCGCCTGTACAAAATTTGTGGTGATGATAATCAAACACAATAGGAATTTTGATTGCGTTGTGAATGTACATCAAATCCTTAACGGAGTACATAGATGCTTTATCATCATTCTCAATTGTTAATCGTTTTTGAACCGATTTAGAGAGTCTTTGGAAGTTTGTGATAAATCTATCCATAGCGGAGATTTTATCTCCGTAAACACCATTACAATGGATGTTAATCTTATTATAAGGGGATTTATCTAATCCCATCATATCAAAGATTTTACCATGCAATTCCAAGTCTGCGATTGTAGCTTGAACTACCTTCTCATTTGGAGAAACTAACACATTAAATGGACCGGGGTGTGAAGTTATACGAATGTTATGGAATTTAGCGAAATCGCCTGCTTTCTTTAACTCACTTTTGATTTCTTTGTAATCTTTAAGTTGAGTTAAATCAATATTATCACCCCAAGGGATAATAGCAGAGGATAGACGAAAGAAATGAATCTTATGTTGTCTATTCCATTCTAAAATTTTGATAATATCTTTAGCATTTGCTAATGCCAACTCCGAAACATAATCCAAGCCTTTGGCATTGAATGTTTTCTTCACCATTGAACGATTTGTGGTAACTTTCTTACCCATCGTCATATTAATACATGCATATCCTATATTCATAACTCAAATATAAGAAATTTATTTTACAATACCAAACTTTTTAGTAAGTTTTTGTATTTTCTTCTTCGTTTCTGATTTTTGCTAAGTCTCTTGGTGTACCACCTTTGTTATTCATCCAATAATTTACGGCTTTTGTGTTATTAATCCACAATTCACGTTTAGACCAAGGAAAGTCTGGATGCATATAATCTTCCCACTTTAGATTTAATGGTTCAGATTTTATTTGTTGGGAATTTTCCACAATAACCTCATTTTCTTCTTCTAATGTTGGTGTTTTTCCACTATCTTCGGTATTTTGTGAAATATTTTCCACTATATCTTCTTTCGTATCACCATAAACCTCATATAATCCCAATTTTTGATTATCTTCTGCCATTTTTGATAAAAGTTCTTCTTTTTTATCATTATTAACCTCATATAACCCCAATTTTTCATCATTTTCCATCATTTCAATCAAAGCCTCTTTTTGTTTACGCTTTTTATCTGAAACCAATCCATTAAATGCGATAATTAGAGCCACTGCTAATGGGTCAAATACGATTACAATCAAAAATATGAAGAATTTTACAACATCTTTCATATCGACACCAAATGCTTCAGCAACGAATCGGAATCCACCAACTTCTTTCTCTAAATCTAAGTTAGCAAGTTTAATTTCGTTGATTTTTTCGGTATTTTTAGCATTTTCCGATTGTAAATCTTCGATTTTTTTGTTAATTTTTGAAGTTTGTCGGTCTTTACTGTCAATACTACGCAATAAACGATTGTTTACCTTACCTTTTTCTAAAATTGTTGATTGAGTTTGAGATAATCCACTCAATTGTTCGTTTAATTGAGTAATTTGAGCCGTATTTTGGTCAATTTTTGTTTGAAAAACAGCGATTTCTCTATCGACTGTTTGTAATTTTAGAGATTGTGCTTGGAAAGCGTTAGAAAGATATCCAAAAATACCTGCTGAAGTGATTAACATCAACAATGCTACTGCTGAAGTTAAGTACCATTTATTAAATCCTTGTATTTCATCCCATTTTTGTTTGAGATAAGTTGCTGCAACTAATTTAGCAAACTCTAATGAAGATGCCATTACCATAACTGATATAGATGCTCCTGCAAAAAGAACACCCAAACCAGTTACAGAGAAATATGCCGCACATCCTGCAATAATTAGTGCGGAAAAACCCACTAAATATTTAAGCCAATTCATTTTATCGATTGATTCTTGTTAATTCGGCAACACGCTCAATTATTCTTCTTGAATCTTCTAAAGTTTTATGAGCCTCATTGGGTGTCATCTTTTGTGCACCAGTGATTCCGTTTTGTAAAATCCTTAATTTACCATCTAAAGATTCTAATAGGTTTTGTATTTGTTCGTTGTAAATCATACTAATAAATAGTTTATAAATAAAAAAATGGGTAGAACACAATTGCTCTACCCATTAAAGATACGAAAAAAAATCGAATTAACCAACTTTAATTTGAATAGATTTGCTCTTTCTTTCTTCCTTCTTATCAATTGTTAAAATAAGTAACCCATTAGAAAATTTAGCTTCTGTTTTAGTTCCATCGTAATCTTTACCCACACTAAATGTAGCATCGATATCTTCAACCAATGGAGAAGCACCTTCTTCTTTTTTTGCTTTAATTGTTACCTTATCTTCGGTAACTTCTAATTTAATATTCTTAACATCGTGTCCTAAAACACTCAATGTCAATTGTTGCTTACCATCTTCCAATTGCTTCACATCGTAATCGGTAATAGTTGATGTGTATTTTGTAGATGCATAAGTTGCTGGTAATTGTGTTTCAAATAAATCTAATAAGTTTTTTAAATTTGCTGTGTACATAATAGTAAATGTTTTTAGTTTAAAATAAAAATTCGGTTAATATAGTTCAATTTCTATACCAACCGAATTAACTATGACAAATTGTCATTAAATAGTATTATCTTGTGACTCAATTACAGTACTCATATGGTCAGCCCAATGCATCAAATGAGGAAGATTTGATTTGATTGCTTTTTTAGAATCATATACTTTTAAATATTTTACATTATCTTCATCGTATAATCCATCCGTAAGTTTCATACCAAAGTATTCTTTCTCTGTTACTGAAATACCATAATGTTGTAAAGTAAACATAGTTCTATCTGTATGAGTCATAAAATCCAACTCATCGTTAGATGTAAATACTTTACCTTGATTTTTGATATGCCATTCCGAAGGATTGGGTATATAAAATGGTTTACCCTTTGTTCCTAACTTACCTAAGTCGTGATGTAATGCACAAAATATTAATTCCTCATCGGTAAAATCAGGTTTACCTCCTAACTGAATAAATAATTCTTTAACTTTAAGTGCGTTCTTACAAACATTGAAAATATGGTCAATATAACCACCTGTGTAACAATTATGATATCCAGCATTTCCACTTGCTGGTGATATTGCTAAATTCACTCCCAATTCATTTTCTGAATACATGAAAAGGAGTTTCTCTAATCTTTCTCCTGTGAAATACTTGTTGATAATAGCAATGAACTTATCGTAGTTCTGCTTTAATTCTTGTTCTGATTTTTGTTTCATACTTTTAGATTTTATTTTTTAATTTTAAGTTTTTCAGTGCTGTCAAGTACTGTATTATAAAAAGATACCTCAAATATACAACAATTTTTTTAAATTTCCAAATTATTTAAGGAAAATTTCTTTCTTTGTTAATATCTTATATAAAATTTCTACTTCTTCTTCGAATTCCAATTCAGGCAAATCATCATCAAATAATCGGACTGTGAAAACAGGTTTACCCTTTTCATTTTCAAATTCATCCGACATTGAACTAAATAATGCCGGCATATGTTCTAAATCTTGTAATTCATCTTCATCTATATCAACTAAAGGAATTATATAGTAATGAAGATTTTCTCCCAATTGGGTTGTTTCTATTCTATGACACTTCCATCTATCAAAAGATGAATCAGTTATCGGTGTTTGTGGTAATATAATCATAATCAAATATACGAAAAAAATATTAAAAAACCAATTATAAAAGTAATTTAATCGATTTTTTAAATCCGTTGCTTAATAATTCTAAAAATGAGTTTTCGTTTTCTAATTTTTCTATAAGTAAATTATGGCACTCATCTGTCCATTCTTTACACAATTGATAATTATAATCAAAATTAATTAAAAAGTTATCTACATATTCGGTAAATTTTATAGGGTCACCTTTACATTCTTTTGATTCTTTATAAAATGGATGTGGTCTTATATTCAACATAGATTGAATAACATCTAATGGATATGAGTGAGTTGATATAAATGGTATCTTAGCTAATAGTAATCCATATGATTTTTCAGAAAGATATTGTGATGTGAAATCTCCCTTATACCAAGACCAACTCTCATCCAATATTTGCATTTTTGATAGATTTAAAAATCTAAAAAATACTTCATATTCAACACCCATTTGATAATCTAATAATTTAAGATTTTGAAAATCACTCAATCCTTCTAAGGAATTTAAATTCACATTTTTTAATTCAACTAATTCAGAATCGTATAAATGATATGAATCATTTTTAAAAAAATCGGCCCGTTGTAATAGGATATCTTTGTTATTTAACTTTGCTAAATTTTTAAGTATTTCTATTCTATATTTTTTATGCCTTCTTATAGAATACATTAATTTATAATCAAAGTTTAATTTTGAAAATATGTTGGAAAATTCATACCAATATCTTATATTAATTAATTCGTTCCATTGCCATATCGTATTTGTTAATGCAAAATATATGTTTGGATATGTATTTCGTATTTTATCATTTACAAAAAAATTATCAGTAACAATTATATGCTGATTTAATTTTAGAAGTTCTTCCTCCAATTTAACAATATAATAATCATTGGTATCTAAGGAATCTATTATCTTCTCTGTTCGTAATAACATTATAATCCAACCATTCTTATCCTTCAATAATTCGGCAAATCTTTTTATAAATGGAGTATCTTCTACACCATCACTAACATCTATATCGTTATAATAATCGTAGAAATGCCTTTTCCTTAATGATGTAAAAAAATCTATTAAATGATACCCATCGGTATTATCATTCAATTCCGGATTAAAAATAAATTCTATTTTTAAATCATTATATTCACAACTAACTTTACCTATTTTTTGAAAATTAAAATCGGATAATTCATAAACTCTATTAGTAGTATTATGTGCTAATTTAATAAATAATTCATCGGTAAACCAGTGATGTACATATATTTTCATATAATAGATTTTTCGATTGATAGTGGATTTGATTTGTATTTTTGCTGACCTACGAAATGTGTATAATATCCATTAGGTTTACCTAATCTATTTGACAAGTTTTGTATTCTATAATTCTTAGATAATATTGTTAATAAATATTGAGATGTAATTGTACAACACATATAAAAATATTTCATATTATGTTTGTTCATATTACAAAAATTATACATCTTATACCACCTATCTAAATACAATTCTTTTAATTGGACATTATTTATTTTAAGAATTCCTATGTTGATGACTCTTTGAGGAACTGATTCCCATTCGGGTATGATTTCATTTATTCCTAATAATGTTAATTCATTTACACATTCTGAATATAAATCCAACCAACTCTCCCACCCATCGAAATACAAATCAATATCATTTGTAAATTCAGGCATTTTAGAATCAAATATTATATCACCATCTACTAATAAACCATTTGTATCATCTAATAATGGTAATGTTTTAAATCCATCCCAAAATGTAAATTCATTTGAAGTGGTATTAGTAATATCAATGTGATTATTGAATATATCCGAATTGGTATAAATTTCAGTTTTGTATCCCAATCGTTTAGCAGAATTGATACTATTGATATAATAAGATTTAATAATATCAAATTTATGAGAATCGTTTTTATAAACATTTTTATCGAAAGTATAAATAAGATTCATTATAAAATTCGTTTATTAAAAATAGCATTTATGTGATTAAAGAATTTTTGTTGAAATTTTAATTCAGAAGCATAATGTGTATAATCATTGAAATCTTTACAAAATTTATAAGATATATTGTTTTTATCCATAATTCTTGCAAAATAATATTCACACATTATAATAGCAGGGTCATCCCATTGAGTTAAATTTTCAGTTGGTTCTATTACTTCTAAATACCACTTTCTAAACTGATAGTATCTATTCAATAATAAATTCTTAGTATGTATGTTATTAAATTTTAAAATACCAACATTACATGCACTTAATCCATCATAATCAAATCCGTTTATAAATTCGATTGTTTTATATTTTTTAAAGATATCCAAATATTTTATAAACTTTTGATTTTTAGTATTCAATAACTTTGTTTCAAATAAAACATCACAATCATCCGGTAATATTAATTTTGATTCTAATATTATATCACCATCAATTGTTATACAATCCAACCCTTCTTTAGAATGTATAAACATTTTTAAATCATCTGTCAATATAAATTCCTCATCTTCTATACTAACGAATTCATCTATATAATCTATAAGAGATTCATACATAAAATTACAACCATACAATTTTATTTTATACCCCAATTCTCTAGCTCTAAGCATAGCTGCTTTATAGTAAATTACTACCCAATCATTATCGGTATAGTTACCCATTTTTGTAGTAAAACTATAAACTAATTTCATTATATTACTTTAACTTTTTCGTTTGTAAATTTATTAACAGTCTCCCAATAAGTACTATCACCATAATAAGTACACACTTCTTCTCCAATTTCTATATCTCTAACTGCTACAAATTCAAATGTTTTATGTTCTATATTTGTACGCCAGAATGCGTTATTATTATCCGAATGGTTATATATAGCTCCATAACCTAATGGTATTACATATTCTTCAACTTTACCTATTGATGGGAAATTAAACTTATGATTAACTAAAAAGGAATCGAATGTTCCTAATTTGAATGGTATTGTTAAAAGATGACATTCTTCTATTACTTCACCTTTATTTATTTTATCAGTAGCAAATACTCCATACCCATGTATAGGAGATGTTCTTACTTCTACTTTAGTTGGAGATATCAATGTAACCATTATATTATATTTTTATTTAAATTTATCGTTTCTTCAATATAATTAAAATCGGATATACCATACTCTAAAATTAAGTGTTCTGGTAAATCTATTAATTCTATTATATCCATATAATTTATAGTTAATTCAGTATGCGCAAATATATTTTCATTTGTATATAATTCAATTACATTATCCTTTTTAATCAAATATAAATTCGAATTAATATTGTGATTCAAGTATCTACCCAATGGATTCGTTTCAACCCAACCATTATATATCAATCTACTATTAGGCGTCAATTGTTCATTTTTAGAAAAATAATTTCCAATAAAAGTATCTTTAATAATATCCATATCAGATATTACACCAATTCCTCTTGTTTGAAATTTATATAAAGAATACATTATATTAATGATTTTTTTAAATCCAAATTTTCTCCACTTAAAAATAATACTAAAGATATTCGTTCACCTGAAATCATTTTTGTAACTTCATGTGGAGTTGTTGGGTTTATAATAGATAACCACCCTTGCTCTCTTGATTGAACATCTTTACCAACTATTAAATCGCCACCAACATAATCTTCCGAATTTGACATTTGAATTAAAAATGTTTTATATATTTTATCAACACCATACTTATCAAAATCAGTATGTCTTGCTAAACTATCACCAGTTTGATAACGCATAAATTTAACCATAGGTATCGATTTGATACCATATGGTTTTAATTTATTTAATAAAAATTCTATGAGTTCTTTATTAGTAGTAGATATAAACTTAGCAGATGAATTGCTAAATTTTATTGATACATCTCCATAATGTTGTACATCATTAGAAGATGATTCTTTTTCCGTATAATAAAATGATTTAATATACTCACATTCTTCTTTAGTGAATATAACCATAACCTATTTGTTTTAAATTACATATGCTTTAACTTAAAATATGCAACAAAGTTTGTAATTATTTGTGCTATTTTTTGTTTTTGTAAAGTAGTAGTAGGGGCTACACCCTTATTGGTTAAATCAGCTTTTGTAAATGTTTTATATACTTGTGCCATATTATTTTATTTATTATGTACTAAAATTCCGTTAGCGTAAAAATTATGGTTATCTTCCACTGTTATGATATATGTTTGAGTATCTTTCTCATCCAATTCAATGATATCTTTGATGGCTGTTTTACTAACACCATTAGATAAATAAACCATATCACCTACTTTAATTTGTCTAACATCTCTATCCAATTCATATCTTTTATTAGTTAAGAATGGAGTAAATGATGCCAATTCCAAATTACCAACATAGAATGGATGGTCAAATGTAGAAGTTATTGAAGTTTGATTTGCAAATTCGTATTTAACTAAATCATTGTGAATTGGAGTTTTTAATCCAATTACTTTCTTAACTTCATTTTGTAAAGTAGATTCATTGAAAGAAAGTACTTCATCTCCAACAACTACATCTTCAATATTCTTTTCAGAACCATCTCCCATAGTTACTTTAGTTCCTGCTACAAAGCAAGAACCACCACTATATTTGAAATTATGTACTAATAATCCTTCTGCAAAATAAGTGTGATTATCTTTAACATCAATAATATGATATACATCAACCTCACCACTTAAATCGTTTCTATCAACTACAATCGTTTCACTTTTATCTTTCTTAATTAACACATCACCTTTTACGATATCTTGCGCTGCTACCCATCCTTTTCCTTTTACATAGAATTTGTGAAGAGCAGTTGATTTAACAATAGAACCATCTTCTGATTCCAATTGTATTAGTAAGAATTCTTTTTTCTTTACAATGTTACCAATTGTACCTTCCGATAATATACCCGTTTTTTCATTGTAAGTTAATAACTTATCATCGGTTGTTAAATCTTCGATGTTCTTTTCAGAACCATCTGCTAAAGTAATTTTAGTTCCAGCTGGGAAGCAGTTATGTGTTACAATTTTAACACTTAATCCACCATTATATAAGAAGAATGTATCGGTAGTTTCCATATCGACAATGATAGTTTTATAATCACCATCTAATATCTCACCATATGATGCAGATATATTAACCAAACCGCCATCCAAATTAACTAACTTATGAAGTGATTCATCTATTTTAGAAACTGATTCATATCTCAATACATCTTTTTCATTATCGTATACCAATAAGTGTGCTCCACCCGATGCTCTGAAATCAGAACCATCTTCCATAACTAAGTGGAATATTGTGTTATTTGATAACTCTTGTTCAATATTATTAACAACAACAGATGAAGTTTCATATGAACCCGATGGCATTGAAGAACCTGGAGAAGACCATTGCATGAATTCTGATACAACATCCGTATTGGGTGCACCTTCGATAAAGTATGATTTCAATTCAGTACCAACCGATGCACTACCTATTAAAATATTACCACCATCTGCTTTAACTACTTCTTCTTCTTCAAAGATTCCACCCCAATTGTTTACATTTGTAAATCTTGGATAGTTTGTAGTTAATTCATAATAATGTTTAACATTTGAATTAGTTATAATAACTTCATCATCAAATTCTAAAGATACAGGTTTTTCAAATAAAGCCTCACTTATGAAGCTACCAAATGTAATTACATCCAAATTAGGTCCGTAGATTACATTTACTGAACGAATACTTTTAACTTTAGTATCTGAAGGATTTTCATAGAATTTAATAATAAGATTATTTTCAGAAAATGCTTCCTTTACTTTATCATATCTAACATCCGTTTCAGATGAAGAGTGTCCTATTTTGAAAAACTTAATAGAATTATTTACATTTGTATTCAAATTCTTAACTGCGATATCCGGCATTTCCGCTGAATTGAAATCCATTGGTAATATATCAGTAACACCATTTGCAGACGATGAAACATAATACTCTACAATAGAACCAGTATCATCATTTGTATAGAACAAATCTAATGGAGCCAATTTATTTTTAGCATATTCAGAATCGAATATAGCAGCCTCATCATAAGCCAATCTCATTATAAATCTATCGGTAGTATCGACTACTGAAGATGGGTATATGGTAGAATCTTCTTCCATATGATTTTCGAATACAGTTATAAATGGTGCATCCTCACTTAAACTTTGTGATAACGCATTTACAAAACCGGATTGAAACGCTTTTGAAATTGTATGTACTTCGGTTATAGAATTTGCATCAAGCATATCTATAAAATCAGTAAAATCTAAATTAGTTATTCCACCTTCAACTATTGCGGTATCCGTATTAATTTCCATTAAACGAACATTACCATCAACATCTTCGATGAAGTCCATTGAAAAAAAAGTTCCTTTCATAAAAAAGTTTATATTATGTTTGTATATAAATATACTATTTTTCTACTTTATCCCATTTATGTAAATCGCAAGTACCCATCATAGGAGTAAATATTTTTTTACCAATAGGACACCCACATTCTTTACATTTGAATTTGAATACAACGGATTCAACCATAGAATCGCATGTCTTACATATAGCCAATCTTTGTTGAGCCAATTCAGCCTGTTCTTTGGAAGGCATCTCTGCTATTACCCAACTTCTGAATATCTCTGTAATTTTATTCATAGTGTTTTCATTAAATCGTTTATACGCTTACAATTCTCAAAGAATTCGTTATGTAACATCCTCTGATACATCCAATCTAATAGTTCCTTAAATTCTTCCCTCTTAATTGTTATATATGCAGGGATACCATGAAAGCGAAATACAACCAATTCATTGGCTGATTTGTTAAACTTAAACACATCAATCATATCGATGATGGTTTCCATATGGTCTTTAGTTAATTCTACTTTGTTGATGTAATCTTTCCAATCTAATTGGATGTAACTTTTTTCTAATTTTGATAACGCTTTGGAGTTCATTGTAACGGAATTATGGATAATACAAATATACTAATAATTATTCACTTTTCCAAATTTATTTTCACGGGGGGTTGGGGGGCCAGTCGTTTTTTAAAGAAAATTTTTTGTATCTCTATTGATAGTTCTTTTGTTTGCTCTCTTATGTTTTATAATCCACATAGTAAAATGTATCAATCCGACAACGATAACGACGCCTAGCCCTATTAAAATAAAGGGAATCATCAATATAGTAAGAATGATATCCTTTAACCTCTTCATTTACAATGAGTTCCAGATTCCAACAATACCAACCAATAACCAAAACAGGTTTAGTGCGATATAAGGTCTATTTCTTCTTTTGAATGCACAATAAGTAAGGATTATAGCATCAACGGAGTTTACAATCCACATCGCAAGAAAGGGAGTATCTCTATTCATAATAGATAGAACTCCGAAGGCGAGTATTCTCATCGCTACTCCAATACCTTCCCAAAAATTAATCCACCTTTCTTCTCTTTCATTTAGTATCATAACTTATCTATTTAGTTCCGTATTTTTGTCTATAATACTCATCCGTTCTTTGAGCTTGTGCGTTCAAATCCGATTGAAGTTGTTGTTGTGCGAGAGTTTGTTTTTGTTGTGTAGATGCCAATTCTCTCTTTTGTTCCTCTACTTGCTTTTGTACCGTAGTTGTTTTCTCATCGATTACTTTGTTGGTAGCATCTACCGCCTTATCTTTAGGTGTATCTTCTACTTTAGATGTTTGAGTAGTAGATGTTGTATATGAATCCCCACCAAAGGTAGTATCATCGGAAACATTCGCAATTTGTTTGACGAACTTTTTAATCCCATTGTTATTAGGAGTAGTACCGGAATAGAACACATTCTTAATCATATTGAAATCAGTATCTAATATCTTTAACCTACTATCTATCTCCGTTAAGAAGGTATTCAGTTTCCCCTTATCAAACTTACCATCCTCCTGAATAGTAGATACCACCAAAGGTTGTGTATCATATACCGAATCATCTCCCAACTGTAAATCAAAAATAGAAAAGGTATCACCCGGTCTGGAACTTCCCTCATTAAGAGTGTAGTTAATTTGTTCAATCAAATTTTTAGATATCCCCTCTATCTCATCTCCTTCGTATATATACTCTACCTCTTTAACTCCGGCATTTCTATTTGCTACATCCCTCTCACTTCCCTTAGTAATGAATCCATCCGCATTTATCTTAATGATTGGGATAACCTCTCCCATTGTTACTCCTTTATCCTTAACTCTAACCACTCCATTAGGTAGATAATCCCAATGTGGATTTCCAAAACTCTTAATATCATCTAAAGTCTTTTTGGAAACCAACAATACCTCACCCACCTTTACAATGATTCCATCTACATCCAATACGGGTTTAATATCGGTAATGGATACATCCTTCATCAATTCGATAGGTACAATCTCTCCTTTAGGGTTTCCGTTTGGCGAATCCCCTACTGAAGAAATAATCCAACCCGATTCGGTGGGTTTATATCTTTGCGGATTTTGATTTATCGTTTTTGCCATATGTTTCTCTCCAAGCTTTTTTATAAATAGTAACATCCTTAATAGTTGGATGCCTCTTACTCTCTAATCGGTATATCTCTCTTTGTAGTTCCTTATACTTACCCACCTCTATTGATTCCGTAATGATTTCGTTTATATCCAAATCATCATTGAACTTCCTAAAGGATTTTGGTTCGGAATACTCTCCTTTCGCCTCACTTCGTTTCTTATAACCCAAAATGTTTGCAACACCTACCGATACTCCAAATGTATAAGATATCCATTCGTATCCTTCTTGTCTTATCATTTTATTACTTTCTTATATGAATATATATCGTAATCCTCAATAAAAATAAAAGAGCTAAACCACCCCCCAGTCGGCACTTGATGTATCAACATCCGTGTCAAAAAAGTGTTCCCAGGGGATTTTTTTTGACCGCAATATTTAAGCGGACCCGACCCGGTCACATGGCTGTCCCTCCATCGCCAGTTACATGAAACTCGTCAAGCACCCCTTAGCCATTTAACTAATTAGATAACCTTCTAACCGTCTCACGGACGAGCACAAAAAAACCGGCTACCCTTTCGGATAACCGGCTCAAACTATGAAAAATGAAAACAGAAAATATCTACTCTATACTACTACCCTTAACCCAGTTAGTGTATCTACTACTATACTGGTTCATAAGTTCAGTAGCTCTACTATCTTTTGGTTCTACTCTACTACCTATGTTATATCTCTTACACCATTGTTGGAATTCAGTACTGGCTTGTACTGCTTCTCTCTCCTTCTCTATACTATGTACTCTCTCTATACTACTATATGCATTTGCTATTGTATTACTTATACTCATATCTTAGCTGAATTTATTTTTATTAATATGTGTGTCCGAATTAAAGGTTGTCCTTCAGTAACTTCAGTGCTGCTCTCAACTCATTCAGTCTTTCACTAGCTGCGTACTTAGGTTTACCATCTCGCATTGCCTTAATTCGTTTCATAAGGACCGCCTCCGCATTTGTTAATACTATAAGGGCTTCGTTTGTTCTTACTTCTTCTTCTATTAGATTACTCATATGTTATTTCGTTTTATTTAGGAATGGCTTAATGTCAATCCATAATTGTTTATAATATCTTTGTTCAGCCGCCTCCGCATCTTTCTCTAACGGGTGCTCTTCATATCCATGCTCATCGTGCAACCTTTCATACTTACCCATTGGCTGTAACTGGTGTTGCCATTCGTGTATGATTGTTCTGATGAAATCTTTGACTGTAGGCGTATTGTTATAGTATACTATGATTTCATTATCCCAATACCGATACTCACCCATGTCAATATCGTCAGGCAAGCTCTTATAGTATGTTATGATTGGTTCATACTTCTTTCTATTGTTTATACCCATATTGGACCGGCACCACTTTTCAGCTTGCCTACCAATCTTTAATGCATCGCTTCTCTTTTCAATTTTAGTTTTTAACTGCCACATTGTTACTTTTTAATGTTAATAAAAAAGGCGATAGGGAAGCCCCACCGCCTTTATGAATACTGGTCCAAGTTGTAATAAATGTAAAGTAAATCAGAGAATAACCATTTGAATGGACCAGATTGAGCGAAGTGTGGGAATCGAACCCACACTAGCCTATCTCCGCTTATTTAGTAGCTGTACTATCTGCAACTGGTGCTGATGTAGTATCTTGTGCTACTACTGCTGAATCTACCTTTGTAGAATCTACTGCTGTTGAATCTGCTGTGTTAGATGAATTTGCACCACCACCACAAGCTGTCAATGATAAAGCGGTAACCGCTAATACGAATACTTTTTTCATACTCTTTCTTTTTTTGTTTTATTGTTTAAATTTGTTATACAAATATACGAATAATATCTGACAATTCCAAATATTACCTCATTTATTTTAAGGAATTTATAATCGATTGATATATAGCGAGTGCCTGATTAGCCTCTAATTCAGTATTGAATTTACGCTCAATTATACCCTTAGCGTACATTTCACGACCTTTGCTTGTAATACCAGCTCTATTCAATTGCTCAATTACATTCGGGAACGATTCTCTCAATTTTTGATTCAATCCTTCCGACTGATTACCTCCCAATAACTTAATAAGGGGTGTTGACCATTTAATATGTGGCACATACCCACCTGATTTTGGCTTATATATAGCCGCTTCTAAAATACCCATGTTGTTTAATGTTTAAAGTTTAACTGATTTTAATTTATATAATTACCCCACTATCTACGATGTCTGCCAACTCAACCGATGCAATCGCATCCTTATGTGCCGCCGCTACACCCTTAACATGCTGATAACCACTTACTTTGAGGGCCTTCGCCTCCACCTTATTTCGTTCACATTCATTAATGAACTTCACTACTGAATCTTTGTCAACGAATATCTTAGCCGATGGTAAGGCCTTATGTTCTACCTTATACACCTCATACAGGTCCGATACACCATTCAGTGTCAATTGTTTGTTAATAACTTCAACTTTATATCCTCTAGGGAATTCTGATTTCTTTCTACCTTTCATCTTTTAAATTTTAATGGTTTAAACTCTTTCAACTTGCACACAAGCCAACTTAACGAAGTTAGGGAACAATGGGTGCTTGATGTTTGATATCATTTTATCAGTTAATCCGATACTTCTACCATAACGAGGGTCAATGAAGTAAAGAATCTCATTAGCCGATTTTAACGCCTTTGAATACTCTTTAGCTATCTTAACAATGTTATCGATACCCAATGAATCACTACCAGCCTTTCTAGCATTCATACACATAATACCAATTCTAGCTACTTCCGAATTACGGAACTTCTTAGCCTCATCCGTTGGACCAGCGAATACGATTTCACATTTAACCGAATCTAACTCATTAGCTACCTTATACTCAAATTCGGTAGTCATTGAAGCTCTTAACGGATTGTTAGCGTTATGTTTAACGGCTGATACCGCATTACCTAAGTAGTTCTTAGGTGAATAGTTCTTACTAGCGTTTACTCTACCGAAGTGGATTTGACCATCGGCGAATTCAGTACGATATACATAACTCAATCTTTCTGAACTCTTAGGGGTTTTTTCGAATCTTTTCATATCTTTATCATTTATTACATAGTAAATATACAACAATTTTCCGATATTGCCAAACTTTTTATCAATTATTTTCAAAAAAGTTATAACTCATTGAACCTCAACACGTTACACATATTGGAAACCTGTATTGTATAACTGATTGATATACACCGGTTCACCACTCCAAGGGATACCATTGATGAACCATTGGTAGTTTTTCTGATTAACCCTTACGCCAGGCAATCCGTTTAACCTTTCCTTTGTTGTATTGGTAGCCCAGCCGGCGTTTGATATCCACATACGACCATCTGCTAATAGGGCAGCAATCTTATTGTTGTGTAACTTTAAGTAAGTGATGCCATTCTCTATTGTTACGACCATATTACTCTTTTTGAATGGTTTGCGTTCTATAAACGCATTAACTGATTGTGATGTTATCTTTCTCATTGGTAGTGATTTAGTTTAAATAAATTAATTCAAGTCCGATGGGCATCCCTACGAGGACCTCCATAACGATTGGTGAACTATACATTACGATTCTCTTTAAGATGTTCGACAATAGTTTTACCAAAGATGTATACCAATATACCTACAAAGTATACTGCGGTAACAATAATAATTTCGCCTAATGTGATTGAATCATTCATATGTTTAAATTTAATGGTTAGTGATTAATGAGCGTTGATTACCGAATCAATAGCGTTATTCGAAAATCCAAATGCCTGTTTCAACTCCTTACGAAGTCCTTTCTCATTCACATAACGACCGTAACGAACCTCATAACTATCTAAGATAGCTCTAAGTGTTTTTGAATCCTCTTTTAAAAGGTTTAACAACTGGCTGATTTCAGCTCTTTGTTTCTTATTTCTGAATGGGAAATTGTATTTCTTACCAAAGATATCGGTAAAAGTGATAATAGGAGTACCAGCCTTAATAACACGCGGTTTGTTCGCTGGAATGTTTTTGAACTCTGAAGAAGCTTCAGTATTAATAGAAGAATAACGAGGGATAAATTCTAATGTTTTCATATGTTTCAAATTTTAAAGTTTAAGGGGATTGAGCATCTCTCAATCTCATATAGTAAAGATAGACAATTCTGCTGAGACTGCCAAATATTTAAGGAATTATTTTTAAATTATTTTTATTGAAAATCAACGATTTATACATATATTTTTTTACTATATATAAGTCCTTCAGAATCAATGAGTTACCCGGCCTGAATTCCGATTGTCTTCTCCCGCCCTACCACCCTATAAAGATACGAAAAAAATCCCATATAAACAAGCCATGTGGATAACTTTTTATTTGGCGGTATGGATTATTTTTCGTACCTTTGCACGCTTAGATGCGCCACAGATAGACTTGTTGTATAATTTCCATTATGTTAAGTAGAAATATTTGTATTAGAAAATTCCAATGCCCTCAGCGGCTTATATCGCATATTCCGATATCCGATATGAAATATGTTGCGCTTCGCAGGACTGCCAAACTAAATCAGGTGGCCGGGTGATGGCTTGTATACATTTGTAAACTCCGTATACATTTGTAAATTTTTTTTTGTTTGAGGACGGCGTGGATGTGTGGGGTCTCTCATAACTATTTTCTATAATAAGTCCATCAAAATAGTTTATTCTTATATATTCGTATATACTTATATATTTTGACACCAATATAACTTTTAACACACTTTCACACTATTCCCCACTTATTCCCACTAATCTATGCCTTAAATTGGATTTTGATATAGTGTGTTTGATATACTCAGCGATAGGACTAACGAACACTATTCTCTATAACGGATATCATATCCTTTCTTATCCTATCCTTATCCTTTAACCTACTCTTATTGATTACCTCTCTCCTTTCCTTACTACTCACCGGCAACCTTCCCCATCTTACATATACCCAATCGCCATCATTAATCAATTCCCTTTCTATTATATAGTATCCTCTTATCCTACTATCTGCATTAGCGATATCCCATCGGTAGTTATCTTCGGTTAAACTCAAATCCCTTCCTACATAGGTTATATTCCAATCATAGAATTTAGAATTAGGATATCCAAAATGAGTATTTAGATTTTGGGGATTCTTTATTGTCAGTAACCCTTTAGTATCCTTATCCTTATACCTATCGATTTCCTTTTGTAGTTCTATCGCAGATTGTATTACATTACCATATACATTACTGATATCTATACTATTACTATTTAGTATACTATCCCATTGTCCTTTTATTATATTATCTATTATACTATCTTCTTTTGTTTCCATACTACTTAAACTTGCTGAAGTGAGTCCTTACTCACGTAAATTATTTTTATTAAGGTTTTCAAAAGTGAAATGCGTTTTTAGAATGGTAGGTCCGTAACATCCCCAATCTTTCTTATGAATGCCCCTTTACTCCTTATGATATCCTTATCTACTCTACATGTCGTACCGAATTCCATATTCGTTAAACTATATCCACCTCTCTTATCCTCAACTCTACTCAACTCTATTGTATACAAATTCAATATAGGACCGGTAGTGTGAATAGTATATAGAGTCGGCGTTTGGATTACATCCACAATTCGCCATTCCTCACCCCTATAATGATACTTTTCACCTACTAAGTTTTTATAGTTTTGAATAGTTAATATCTTATTCTCTTTATAGAACTTATCCTTTTGAGCTTCCAAATCCATTTGCCCACCTCCATTGATTCTCTTTGCCAATGTCGTATACATATTTTGTAAATCAATTGAGTGCGATTGATATTGTAATTTGGCTTGTTCTAATGCCAATTGAGCATTTTGTAAACTCATTTGTCTTAACCAAATCGAGTCCTTCATTCCATATAAATCCACATAATCTTTTGTCTCCATGTCTTAACTATTTTTAAATAAACTAATCATCCATCCTATTGGTGTCGAATTCCAAAGGATATCCAACCACATCTTTCGTTTTTCCTCTCTCAATCTTTTTAATTCTCTTTGGTATTCGACAACTTCGATTGCTTCACTCATATTAACGGGCTCACCTCTACGAACCATATCGGATAACATTTCTAATCTTATATCTTTCATACTAATGATTTAAATAATTTTCTAATAATTGGATAAACTCATTTGAGGTCTTTAAATGATTTGGGTGAATGCGAATAGTAGTATTGTGTTGAACATTTTGTAATATATAATACCTATCACCATTCGTTTCAAAATCGGGCACTCTATGTAGTATCAATCTTATATCCCTCCCCATTGAACCAATTATCCTATACCAAAACCAATACTCATATCGACCTGGATAATCATTGAATGAATACAACTCATTCACCATACCCCTTACCATAAATCTTTCACCTACTATCTTATCTATATTCTCTATTGTCAACACTATCCTAAAATTTATCGATTGATTTCTTTATTACTCTATTCCGATTCGTATCACATTTTATACGGACTGTATCTGAATATCTTCTCCCTTCCAACTCAATCACTTCAATAACGATGTGCTCCTTTCCATTAAATGCCCTTAATTGGGTTTTGATTTCCCAAATATACCACATTTGAAATATTATCATACCCATTAAGATTAGATAGACTACTAATATCGTATTCCACTCATTAATAAATCTTTTTATTCTATTCATACTATCAATAAATTTTCCTTTTACGACTTGATTTCCCCCAACCCCCTTTTGATTTCGAATAACTCTTTTGATTTCTGAATACTATCATTATCACCTTCCAACACTCCCATAATGATTTGCTCTTGCTCCTCATCACTTACACTTTCAGATTCAATTACCCTTACGAATGTTTCTACATCCACTCCTAATGCTTCTGCTACTATTTGGTCGAATAAATCGAATAACCCTAATTGCATATTATTTAAGTTTTTCGTAAGTCATTTCAAACACATCTGGTTTACATGGATAAAACTCCCCCTTTACACCTCTGATTATATAATCGTTTCTATCCAACATATACGATGAACCTTCCAATGTTTTAATAAAGTAACCAACTGGTCCACCTTCATCACCCCATCGGTTTTCTGATATTAAACTATCACCTATGAAATTCTTTACTTCATCGGTCATATATCCTTCGTATTGAATTGCTTCTATTACTACGGGTTTCTTTGTGTATTGTTCTACCATATTATTTTATATTATCACAATTAACTTCTCTCATTACATTATAACTCCATCCAGCTTTGAAATCCTTTCCGCATAGATTATCTTTTATAAACTTTAGTGCATCCCCATATGTTTTGAATTCCGTTCTTACATCATAACAATCTCCATAACCACACTCCGTATGCGTATGATACTTCCAATATTCAAAACCTAAAAAGAATCTTTGTTTTTGTATTTGATAAACTTTATGAGTTCGGTTACCATATTCATCCTGATATGTGCCTTCAATGATTCTATATTTTCCCATGCTCTTTAAGTATTTTCATTATTACTTCCTTTGCTTCCATTATACCAACCATTCTACCTATTAAGAATGTTACTATGTACAATGTAATTAGGATTATTGCTGTTGTTGTATTCATATTAATTTAATTTACCATTTTTTGAAAAGTAATCAGTTGTTTTTCGTAATGCTTCTATAAAGTTATCAATATGGTTTACACTATCCTTAACATATACCGGCTCACCACCCGTACTCGTTGTAATTGGATAACATTCCTTTTGGGCATATTTAGTATATTCCGTTTTCCTACCCAATCTTAATAGGAATGAACCATGTATAGATGCTACTGGATTTCCATTTGATGTATGCTCTATTGGATTTATCCACATTCGATAATATTCTTTATGCTCGTCCATTCTGGATATCATATAGTATCTACCATCCACTTTGTACAACTTTTGCTCCAGCTTCTTATGATTTATTATCTTTAACATTAGAAATTAATTAATTGCTATAAAACATTTAATACCATCTTCACTTTCAAATTCCCAATTCACTAATTCATAATGAATATCATTATCCAAATCAGTTACCCAATTAGTAGTTTCCTTTACAAAACGAAATCTACGAAACCCACCGGTCTTTGAATTATCAATAAAGAATTGTTGTTTCTGATTAGGGAATGCTTCTGGATGGATATTACCATCGGGTAACAAACATTCCAAATGTGGTGCATCACCATAAAACGAATTACTTTCTTTATTCCAAACGAACTGACTAACATCGTATCTATATTCCATACTATTTTATTTTCAATGCTTTACAAATTATATCAGTAATCCTATTCAACCTCCATTCCTTCTGCTGCTCTTCAATTGTCATTGGATATGGCTCTTCCTTTGTGTTATCATGTACATTAGTATCACCATACGAACTCCACATCGCTTGAATATAAATTTGATGTAAGTGTGGTGGAATATCTTTGAACTCACCAACTATTGTAATTGGTAACTTCGTTCCACTACCTGCTATCGTAATTGACGAATTCATTTGAGCTTTCGTGCTACCCTGCATTGTTAGTTTTCCACTATCACTATTTAATGTTATACTCATAATATAAGTTTATAAACTTTTTATGTGATTTATTATAGAATCTATATTAGTTATTTCAACAAGTTCTATCATAATAGCATTACCATCCGTTTCAATTGTGATTTTATCACCTGTTAATCGTTTGTGAAGTACAACACGTTTATCGGTATCTAAATTAAATTCATAAAAGAATTCATTCTCGTTTACTGATTGAATTCCATCACGCCCAACAAAATCACTTACATTAATCGTTATCATTATAATCTTTTTTGCGTTTGAAAGTTCCCATTACTCTATCCTTCAATTTCTTTAACATACCTTTTCGTTTACCGATTTTTTCCAAAGCATGCCCCTCATTCTCTTCCATTCGAGTAATTCGTTTTTGTAAACCATGCAACTTCTTAGCTGCTTTACCTTTATCTAATTTCTTTTCACTCATATACTTTTATTTTATCAATCAATTAACTCATCTTGCATTGCCCACATATGAATAGGTGTCCTATCGCCCATATATGCTCTCAATATGTTAAACTCAACCCATTCAGCTGCGGTTTCCCAATCCCATTTATTTGCTTCCATTAGAATAACTTCCATTTGATGAATATCATAAACCGGCACAGCCTCTTCGGTTATACCAATAATCGCATCATCTAACCCATCCCAAAGGATAGCATCGGGGTCAATTTCCAATATCCTTTTTCTTTTTAAGTTCATTTATTTTAGTTTCTAATTTTGCGATTTTTCTTTTATAACTTTCAATTGCTACACTACGACTCCATTTACCCATATTATTTACAGGTACTTTATCTTCATAGTATTTTAATTGAGCCTTCAGTTCGGCTAATTCTTTAAATAATGCCATTTTGACCTCCTTTCTTTATGTTGTAAAGATACAACAAATTTTTTATTTTTCCAAAGATTTAATATATTCAATGTGTGCATCCGCATCTTTAACTCTTTGTTCATACATTAACCTAATGATTCTACCCAATGTAGCATCACTCTTTTCATTTTCAATGATGTTAGCGGGTATCTTTAAGAACTTTTTAGCATCGTTTGCCATTTCAATCATTTGCCTACGATATAACATAGATTCAGTAGTTACTTTCATATTACTTAATATCAGTTACTCTATTAAAATTAAAACTTCTCCAATCTGATTTTTCTAAATCCCAAACAGTAATTACATCTGAAATAATAGGATTACCATTCTCGTCCAACTTAACTACCTTATCAGTTTTTGGATGGAACTCTTCAGGTATTTTACTAATTTGTTTTGTACATAGCATGTTTCTTTCAGAACCATCTGCTTTTTTGAATGTTACAACTACGATATCCGTTTGTAACTTCTCTAATAACTCTTCGTGTGTGATTTGTAGCATATTAATCTAATTTATATTGATTTAATCTTTTTTTATTTTCCCTTTCAAGCTCTATCGAATATCGTTCTCTCATTCCAATTATTCTATTGAAATCCCTATATGCTGCTGGATGGTAATCTTTTAAATACGATAATCCAATTTCATATTCACCTATAACATTTGAATATCGTGCTTCCTTTTTATCAAATCCATCTTCTAAAATTCTAATATCAGATTGCAAACTATCAATTACATTTTTTAATGAATCCTGCTTATGTAGTGAACTCATATAACTCACTTCAGCTTTTGTTATATTTTCTTTACTATGATTCACGCTAAAACCAAGTGCTAATAACAATATTGAAATAAACAATATTATTGGTGAATATCTTAAAACATTATCCATATTATTCTACGATTATGTATTCGGAACGTCTATATGCAATCTTTTGTTGATAATCCGTTTTCCAATTGTTAATAATTTCTTCAGCCTGATGTTTGTGTTGGAATGGATATGCCCCACTTACCCACACTTTGATTGGTAGTGTAAAATAGTTTGTTCTAAACCATACCTTTCGTTGTGGCAAATAATATTTTGTACCATTATCAACCCAAGTCTCAATACGATACTTCGGCTTTGCTTCTAATCCTATCACTCCCAATAGCATTAGAACTATTATTAGTCCTTTCAATTTCATATCCAAAGATACGAAAATTTATTTAGTTTTCCAAACAAAAAAGGGATAACTTTCGTTACCCCTTTCTATTAAGTTTTCTTTTTGAATATCCCAGCTCTTTGCTGTTCCTTTCTTGTCTTTTTTGCTATTCGTTTACGATTAGCATCTTTACGCTGTCTGTTCGTCATCTTTGATTAGTTTAGCTTCTTCAATTAAATTCACAAATAAGTATTCATTTGTTTGTTTTGCGATTAATATTTTTTCACATCCTACCCATTGTTTTAACAATTCGGCATTCTCTCCATACACTCCAGCACTAAATCGAGTCATTGGATACCTACGAACTATTTCATAAAGTTCATCACCTACATTTACTAAATCTGCTTTTCTCATTTCCAAAGTATTTGAATTGATAATATACCAATTGCCAATAATAGACACACCATTGTTTTAGTTGTAATTGGTTCTTTGAATAGAATATAACTCATTGAACCAAACACAATGATTCCAATACCAAACCCTATAAGACGGGATGGCCAAATTTCACCATTAAAGTATTCTACGAAATTTTCTACCGATTTAATGAATAACCAACTGATTGGTATAGCCATACCTAATACCATATATGGAAATCGGGCGTACCAATTCCATTTAATATTTCCCTGTAATTGTAGAAAGGTAATCACTTGAGCTAAAAACCCATAGATAAACCCTAAAAGTAACTTATTCATTTGTTTTTGTTTTAATCCATATAGTCGGATATATCTAATCCGTCATTTTCATTGGAGTCATCCTCATAAATTTCATCTTCGATTGCTGCTAAGGATTCCCAAATGTTATCTACCAACGAATGATAAATACCATCTTCCTCCATATCTCTCAAGTCATCTTTGATTGAATTTACGAGTTTTAAAATTGATTGTTTCATACTAAAATTTATTGTAAATTATTTGTAAAGGTTGTTTATAAAAATTTTCAATAAATATAGTATTATTATTTTTTGTTGAAAAATATTGATAATACAAATCGTGCAAATCAGCCGTACTCATACTCAATACATCTTTTACTCTTGCTTTAATAGTAGCCATTCTCAATCTATCATCTTCAATCGTATCATAATCGTGATTCCATCCATCGATAGATACATCAAATCCAAATCTATCAGTTAATAGTTTAACAGTGTTTGGTTTGGATAACATAATAAATGGCGTACCCATTCTGATTGCTTTACAACTTTTCTCACTTACATTATTCCAATCGATTCTCGTATCCATCGTAGGTTTTATATTTTCTCTATGATAAAAATGAGTTTCAGGAACTATTTCAAAATATGTGTTAAAATAATTCATAAAGTTTACATGAGCTGGATAGTTATGATATTTCCACTTATCAAATAAATCAAAATCTTTTGAGTTTGGAATTCTTTCTAATATTTTAAAATTTCTGAACTCCTGCTCATTTCGTTCTGGTATGAATTCTCTATATAATTCTGGTTGAAATGATTCATCGGTACAACTCCAAATAAAATTATCTTCTAATAATCCATTTACATACAAATAATTTAATAATTCTACTTTATGAAATCTAATATGCCCAGCTAAAAATAATCCTTTAAATGGCTTCACAAACTTACTACACCAATCATTTAAATCATTATATTGTTTAATAAATTTAGGAATGTACATCGATGTGTGATATGCGTGATGTTCAAAAAATAATATATCATCAGCAACTTCTATTAGATTCTTATCTATAAAATATAATTCTTTATCACATTCTTTTCTACACCATTCGTATAATGTACTATCAATATCTTGATGGTCATATGAAGATAAATCAATGAATATTTTTTTACATTCCTTATTGAATATAAGTTTCAAATGTTCTAAAAACACAATATCATCCATATCAATTGTTGATATAGTCAATACTATGGATGTATTACTATCTATACCATCCATAACAACAGAATCTATTTCAAAATTAAATTGATAAAACGATGTAACCATTTCGCTTATGTCATCGAATGGTTTAACATTTTGAAAATACCAATCAAATTTTGGACCACCTAATAAATTTGGTGTATTATTTCTAATTAATTTAGCGAAGCAAACTTTCTTCATAATTTTTCATTAATTTTTCTTTTAATTTTAAAAACATTTTTCTATTATGTAGATGTTTTTCTTTTATTGTTTCAAAATGTTTTTCAAAATTCTCTTTTATATTATTCTCACATACTTGCTGAACTATCATATCCATTCTCTTCACATCATCATATTCATCATCAAATGAATAATCAATTAACTCATCAAACATTTCGAATCCCCACTCTTTTAATTTAGAAAATGTTTTAGGTAATGCCAATGCAATAAATGGAAATCCAAATACCAATGGTTTAAATATCTTCTCGGACATTATAGTGAATTCGGTATCACCTTTCGTTGGATTGATTGCAAATTCGAATACAGTTTCACCAACCAATTCTACATAGGAATTATTATAGAAATCCAAATTAGCAACATATCCAGGGTTATCAAATATAGCAGCATTACCCATATTATGATATTGTGCTTGATTGTGGATATCAAAATCTAAACTCTTTGGTAGATAGTTTAATATTTCTAAATCTTTATGTGTATCTATATATTCCAATGGAATACAACTTCTATACATATTTGAATCTTCATATTCGATTCTACGCATAGACCAAACAATATCATTCAATTTAGATTTTTCTAATAATTTATTTAAAAATAATAATCTATGATATCTAGCATGTCCACCTAAGAAGAAAAATGTATTATCTTTTGGTGTATTTTGTATTTCAAAATCCAATACCTTTATTCTATACATTAATGGGTCATTATAAATGTAGCCAGGTTTTTCAACTGAATTTTTAGAAATAACAATAATCTCATTTGCTTTTATCTTTGATTTAACAATATCGATGTCTTGGTATCTAAGCCAAAAGTCATCAGCTCCACTAAAATCTAAAAATACTTTATCATATTTTGTTAAATCGTATGTAGTGTCCAATTTGAAAAAAGACCAATTACTATTATAAAACAAATGTAATACTTTCTTATCAGTATGGTATTTTTGATATAAAGTTATGGCATTTATAATAGCAATACTATCTGGATGTATATCTACTATATTAAACTCTTTGTTTATTTCTTTAAATTCTATCATAACTTATTCATTAAGTCTCTAACTTTAGCACATTTCTCATATTCTTCAATTGATAAAAAATATGTCATTGCTTTTTTCAAAGTAATCGATAACTCATCTCTTTTAATAATAAAAACAACATTATCAGCCAAGTTAGAAACAAGCATCGCTTGAATCATTTCCGATTCATCCTCTATCAATCTTTCAGCATATCTAATAAGTTCGGAAAAAACAATATACTTATTATCCCTAAGCCAAGATTGTATGGATTTATTACCCAAATCTATATGTAATATCATTGGTTCTTGCTTCATACAAATAAGTATTCTAATCCTTTAGTATTTGAACGCTTTAACTGAATATCAATTTCGGATTTGGTAGTTGCTTCCTTAACTTGCTTCTTATACCACCAATATAAATCTTCAATTGATTTAAAACTACGCTTCATATTCATAGCTTTATCCCAAAGGTCTTTGCCGAATTCCTTTTTTAATTCACTTTGTAACGCCCAAAGAATTCTATTTTCATTAGCATATGCTTCCAACTCCAATTTAATTGCTTTGATTCGTTTCATTCTCCCCGCTTCCAAAGATGCCTGAATACGATTCTGCTCATCCGTACCCCCATAATTCTTATAAGCAATCTCACCAGCTTTCTCGGCAGATTCCCTAACCAACCTAGCTTCACTAAACATATAAGAATAATCAAAGTCACCATTTCGTATTTTCAATAGTAGTGGAGCATCGGCTTTTAAGGGTTTGTTTGGTCTACCTTTTGTCCACCATCTGAATTTATTATATGCCATAAAAAATTATTTTAATTTAAAATGAAAAGTTCCATCGTTTATCCATTTGATAGTATCTTTATCCCCCATTTGCTCCCTACCAATTAAATCTAAATCACCATCATTATCTATATCAACGAATCTAATCCACACCAACCAATTAAACTCATTTGGATTTGCGTTTGGTAAATTGTATTTATAATCCGTAATATAATGTTCAGTCACTTCGGTAAATGTCCTATCTTTATTGTTTTGTAAAAACTGAATATAATATCCAACACCCTTCCAGCAACTTCTAAAATTTACAATATCCAAATATCCATCGTTATTAAAATCAATAATATCAAAGTCATCAACTATGGTAAATGTATCCTTTGTTATTGGATATGCCATTGGCAATTGTGTACTATTAGAATAGTAATAATTTGAATTATCATTCCAATATATTCTATTTCTACCATTGTACTTTCTAGGGTTGCTATCCCATAAAGAATCACCAAATATTTCCGAACATCCCATTATCAAATCCATCTTACCATCATTATCAAAATCAGCCATATTATTATGGTAATATCCCAACCCTTTTATAGATTGTAAATCGGTTGGTGATGCTTTTATGATATCTGACTTAGCAAATGAACCACCATTGTTAATATATTTAGAATCCAAAGTTACAATATCAATATCACCATCACCATCGATATCACCACTAGCTGCTGCGTGATTGTATTGTTTTACATTGGTTATTAATTTAGTTTCAGCTGAATCTTTATAAAAATAAACAATACCCAATTCAGCGCCTGGGAAATAATTTGCCGAAGGGTTTTCAAATCCCTGGTCAGCTACTAAAAAATCTATGTACCCATTACCATCGTAATCACCCAATATAGATTGTCGTGGCCAATAGAATCCATTTAGTTTTTTCCATAAATTCCAAATACCATTTCCTTTATTTTCTATAATATAGATTGATTGCCTTTCTTCTTTGTATTTTGTTGTAGCGAAAACAAAATCCACATCTCCATCATTATCAAAATCAAAATAATTAAATGCTGAAGATATTTTCTCCTCACCATTATCAATAAACTTCCAAAATTGACTAAAATCGGAATAGCTAGATTTAGATTCGTTCAATAATAAATAAGCAGATGTAGTTTTATTTATAGAACTAAACCCATTTATCACAACATTTGTAATAGATGGGTTTATTACATTTGATGTAGTATCTGTTTTTTCTACTACATCTATTGGTTTAATTATTTCCTTTTCACAACTACTTAATGCTATTAAAGTTAGTATTACTAGTAATGTATTTTTCATTATAATATTTTTTAACAATACCTTCGATAAAATCAATACTCTCCGAATCACCTGTAATTGCTTCATACTTTGTATATCTTCTAACGAATTCTTCTACACCATACTCGTCCAATTCTTTTTGAACTTGTAATATATTACCCACATAGCACTGATTGAATCCCATAATTATTTATTTTTCTTTTTAGGTTTCCTACTACCATAATCATCAAACTCACTTTCACTTTCAAGCTCTCCTTTTTGCAACATATCAACATATTCTTCTGCTGCTCTTCTTAATTCGGGAGATGGTTCATAGATTCCCATATCTACGGCGTTCTCAATTTCTTCTTCTTTGTATTCATCGGCTCTATCTACAATCCATTGTTTCCATGCTGATTCGTGATATCCCAATCCTACTACCAATGTTTGGAACACATCAAATAGTTCATCGATATCGGTATCACTATGGTCTAATTCTACTGATACCTTCGTACCATATTGTTGTGCCGTAATGATTGTTGGTTTATTAAAACCAGTTTTGAAATTTTCTAAATTCATATTATTCGTTTTTAAGTTCTTCAATTACTTCTAAATGTATTCTTCGCATATCCTCCATCATTAACTGAATGGTTTCATATATCTCATTCCTATATTCATCATCATCCCAAAATTTGGCACCATCAACTTCTTCATCTAAATATTCTTCGTCTGAATATTCTTTTGAATAATACGCCACTCCCATAAAATTCAACCCCTCATCTTCAAATGTACTCTCAATGATTACATCTTCTTTGATTGCTTGTAAGTTTATAGCCAATCTATCCAACCAACCATTAATCGGGTCCCATGCTGATGTAATATCAATTGTAATATCATTCACATCCCAATCTTCAACCACACCATAAAACCATTTAGTACCTACTTTGGTAACATACCACTCTCTATCATACTCAACGGGTGCTTCCTCACCAAATACTCTTTGTGCCAGTTCTTCGGTATGAATAGTTTTGTATGTACTTTCAGCTTCATACTCAAATATTCTTTTGATTTCATTTAGAACATTCTCGTCTGCATTTCTAATCTTAATGTAGTTTTCTATGTGGTTTGCCATAATGTTATGTTAGTCGAACCATTGAGTTCGATTTGTTTTGATATTTTTGATTCCAGCATCTTTGAACTTTGGGTCACCACCTAACTTCTCAGCTGCGTTTCTGATTGATTCGTTATAAGCTATATCACCTTTCTTACCAATCTCTTTAGCTTTCTTTAACTCATCGGTACTCAAACTATCACCTTTAGTCCAAGCTGCGAAATGTTTAGTTTCATATGAACCCAAAGGACGAGTGAATTGTTTTAAGTATTTGGCTTTAGTATCCAAATATTCAAAGAATTCGGTTTCACTTAATGCTGATAATTCAGTATCGGTTAATTCGTTATTTGGGTCATAAATCATAACTCTAAAGGTTTTCCGGTTAATGAATAAACTATTTCACCATCAGCATTTACTGCTGTTTGTACATGCCCACTCTCAACTAAATCCGATAATCCATTACTAATTCCATCAGCTATCAAATCATTTACAATTTGTAGGAATTGTTCATCACTTAACTGCATACTATTGGTTTGTTCCCAATTGTATTGCATGTGCTTTTGTAATTCTCGTTTTAATCCCAACTCATCTATGAATGGTGTTTCTACAAAAAAGTTTTCCTCTCTAAGTGTATCGATTATTTCATCCGATACTTCTATAATTTCAGTTAATATATTCATACTATTCTTTATTAAATAATTTAAATGCCGCCTCCTCTTCTTCTTCGGTTGGGTGATATGTAGATTTATAATACTCATCATCGTAGAATAAATCATCCGGAAATATTGAACCACTCACTTCGGTTTGTTCAAATACTTTTTGTTCACACCATTGTTGGAAGTGAAACGCATCATCTATAAATTCATCCTGTCCACGCATTTCTTCTTGATACTGCATGAATAATTCTTTCATTGCTCCCATATTATTTATCAAATTTAATGTTTACTTTAATAGATTGTAATAATTCTACTTCGTTCTGAAAAATTGTTTGTTCGAATTCGGTTCTATCAGCTTCTACGAATTCATTAACCATAGCAGTTATCAGTTTTTGATATTCAGCATTGATTGTATTGGTAAGTGTGAACTTATGATTTGTAATCGATACACTAAAATCTTCCACCTTAGCCCAATATGATAATCGTTTATTGGTCATAAAGTATCTACCAGTCAATGGTGCAATCTTCAAATCCGTATCAGGTTGTTCACATAACATTTTGATAACATCAAATGTAAGTTGCTCCTTCTCATTCATTTTATATGGAGGCCAGAGTTTTTCTTTAATTGCTTTGAACATATCTTTTAAGTTTTAAATTGTTATACAATATACGAAAAATATTTGTTATTTCAAAATAATTTTCTCACTTTTTACGATGTTACCATAACGAACCACTACGGTCATAGTATCGCCTCGCATTTCCCATTTGGGTGCGATGACTGTATTGATACTACCATCTGCCGAATTGTAACATACCTTATTGATTGTAGGTACTAATGCGTTCACATTACTCACCATTGATGGTAACTTAACTACTTCAAACTGACCTGTATAATAGTTTAAATAGGTTTTAGTTATTGTAGCAATCGTATCACCTTGCTTTAAATTCCAATACAAATTGTTTTCCCATTCTACTTTCACACGAGGTTCATCGGGTATTCTACCATTGATTCGTATTGAACCTGATATTGTATGAATGTTTTGTGTTTCAGCCGAATACAATTTGAAATAAGAATACCCATTCACATCTTTAGGTAAACGGGTATCTATATTCATTTCAACTACATCCTTCGGAACTACGATTTCATCCTTCGTACAACTGACAAATACAATTATGAATGCCAGTACCAATAATCTTTTCATTTGTAATAATTTTTATCATCAAACTTTTTATAATCTTTGTACACTAGCGATACCATTACCCCTAATATACCCAACATAACTACCAACTGAATTGTTGCTAGTGTATATTCTATCCAGTCAAATATATGCGAACTATTCATTTTAAAATTCGTTTAGAAAACAATTCATTCTACACATTGTTAGCAAGAAAATGTTATTTCTACAATCAGTATCTGCTCTACTCATAGCAAGATATAAATTATTAGCAATAACTGCATCAACAAATCCACCACCCGGATAAGAACTCTTATCACGCGTACACATAATGGAAACCATAATATCCAAAATATGTTCACTTACATTTGGGAAACCATACTCAATAGCGAATTTAGTAGCTCGCTCTCTACATTGTTCTCTGATATCCATACTTTTAAATTTTAATAGTTGTAAATAATGTGAACGGGTTCTTTAATTTTTTTACCACCACCATTTCGTTTACCCCAACCCTGGTCTCTATCATCTTCACTTTGAGTTGTTGGTATCTGACCTGTGAAATACTTTTCTAATATAACGGCAATACCATCACCTTTGTTATCATTGAACATCAAATCACATACAGCATGCCAATCCATTTTCCACTCAAATGAATCTTCTTTATCGGCTTTAAATACCCTACCATACGAATCGTAATGTCCTCGCATTTCCTCAATTACCTTACCATCTTTAAGTAAGTACATACGAACTGCATCACCATCAAATGAAGATGAAGCAACTGGCAAACCACTTTCTTTACAAATAAAACTGAAACATCCCATAACTTTTAAATTTTAGATTTTAATAATATTTTAGTAACCCATTTCTTTACGAAGGTCATATTCCTCTTTCTCAACTTCCGAATACACATTCAGATTCAGATAAGTGTTGTTCCAAAAATTATGAAATAACATATCTTTGGCGAAAGCTGGAAACCAATTGTTTACCAACTCATACTCCTCAAATGTTAATACTTCGGTTTCGTTCATTAGAACTTCAACACGCTTATACTCTTCATTTTCAAAATAATTGTATTCACTCATAGTTTTGGATTTTAAGATTAATACTCAATTAAAGAAACTGGTACATTGTAACTAGCGAACCCACCTACAACTCGCAGATTAGCTTTAGTACGATTGATTTTAACAACCTCTAACTCTCTACCTTTTAATTTAGGGTGATTAACTTTCACAGTCATACCGATTTTTAAACCCACTTTCTTTTCAAGTGATTGGATAGTACGCTTTTGTTTGATTAACTCAACAACAATCTGATTGATGTTTCTTAATTCCTCTACTGACAATTTTGATAATTCTGAATAGTTCATAATTTTATGTTTTAAAGTTTAAATTTTAATATCCTAAAAGTTTTAATAATCGAAATCCAAAGAAAATTAAATCGTTCAAATGGTAAATAATGTTTTTCATATCTCACTCTCAATTACCCTGCAATATACAAAAAATATCAACACAAGTCAAGCTTTTTTGTAAATATTTTTGAATTATTTTATGTAAGATGGACCATATACTCCGTATTGTGCAGTACCATCGATAATGTTACCTCTGGCATGCTTAGCCGGAGCTTTCCAAGTTGCTGGTTTTAACAAATCACCCTTCTTAATAGGTGCTCCTTTTAAATCACCATCAACTCTACTAATGAACCCCCAACAGGATGAATCAGCCCATAAACGAATGAACTTATTACCAATTTCAACAATTAAATCGGTTTTACCATCCATATAAGAACCTTTGAAGCTTTCTTTACGGGTCTCATTTACTTTCTCAATAAAATTCTTTACGATTGGGTTAGAATTTAAATAATCTAACGCTTTTTGATTTGTAGTTTTCATATTGTTTATCATTTATTACATAGTAAAAGTACGAAATAATATTCAGACTGCCAAACTTTTGGGGAATTATTTTCATATATTTTTTTTAATAATATGTACCTATATCTACCCTACATATACTCAATATAGGGAGTCAGGAACCGCCAGGGAACCCCAAATTTCCCCTCAAATACCCCAATAAGGTCGTTAATCCACCCGATATATTATAGCGGTTTATATACATAACTCATTGATAGTCAATAAGTTATAACTCATTGATAATCAATGGGTTATATATTAAATAATTTTGTATTGTTAGTATCTTATCCGTATTGTAATATTGTTCCTAACCCCGATAAAAAGCTATTCATATCCTTCATATAATCCGTAGTTATAGCAGATGGTAGTTTATTACCATTTTCCGAAAAGTAATATGCCCATTTGCCAGTTTGTGAATATTCGGATTTTCTATTCAATTGAAACTTTCGGCCGTTACCATTATTTTTATTGATTAGTTTAATCTCATAGTAATCATCTCTTTCAGCACAATAATCCACCTGCCAATTAGTTAATGGAATTTTCTTTTCACATATTCTATAATAGTTTTGTATCGTCAACATCTCTTATTTCAATTTAGTGTTTGAAGTTCTTTAAATTCTTTATAATAGCATCTACTCTTAACTTTGTTTCCAAATTACCATATCCGGTGTAACTCTTTACAAAACAAAAGGTAGTAATATTACCTCCCCTTACGATACAATATATTTCGTTACCATTGGATTCACCATTATCATCTGTTAGGGATACTACCAATTGCTTACCATATGATTCGGATTTAGATGCCTCACTATCGAATTTGGTAATTGATAATGGGAATTGTGTAACCTTAATACCATAATCCTTATTAGCTGGGAAATTAGTATTCTCTATATCCGTTACAATTTGTTTAATCTGATTCTTAATCAAATCATTTATTTTAATAGTACCAACCTTTGTATAATTTCCGGTGGTAGTTTCATATGATACTGGCAATTCCGATTGTGTTAATATTCGTTGGTCCAATCTTTCACTAAAGTGCTTCATATTATTTCAGTTTATATATCTTAACCTTCTTAAATTTGTTTTGTTTATCCCTTTTACCAATTAGGATATCGATTCTCTTTCTGAAACGAGGATTCATTACATCCCTAATCGTATATGTACCATCGTATTTACCTGCTCCCTTAATACGAACTTTAGTACCGAATTTATACTTTCGTTTCAAATCCCTACTAACTGCGATTATACGATGCCTCTTTGGATTCCTCTGATTAATCTTAAATCCACTAGCAGTTATCAATGGTGTACTATCACATTCCTCAACAGATGGTGTATATGTAGTAGCCGTTACGATTTCGGATGGTGCTACTGAAGCAACATACTCATCGATTCGTTCCTCTTCCTTTTCAAATTCATTAGGTAAGAACAATACTATAAATGATAATATTAAATTTAAATGACTCATAACTTATTTGGTTTTGTGTTTCTTTAACAATAATTTCAATTCATTAATAGCGTAACCATATCCCATCCGTTCTCCATACCTACGACCATCGTAATATGTGTTTATATCATGGATAGAACCTGGTTTAGGTAATTGGCTTCGTAACTTCTTAATCAATAATTCTACTTCTTCTATTGGTATCATAACTATTTTGATTTAATTCCTTTAATATGTTTACACTCTTTACCTCTACTCCATCCAAATGCCGGACAAGTACAACTCCACCTTCCACTATTATACTTAACACTATACACATTACCTTTACTACCTTCCACTTTGTAAGTTCGTTTGGATATGTTTAATGGTTTAGTAGTTTGTGGTTTCTTTGGTGTGAGAGGTTGCCACATAGTTTTGATTTCATCCCAACTATATTTTCTATCAACCTTAATCCATTCTTTTGTAGTGATTAACCACCATTGACCATTTACAACTGACTGAAACGATACAGGTGGTAAAAATGATTCTAATACCATAACTTATTTCTTTGAAGTGAATTTACTAGCTACCCACAATGTGTAATACAATGGAGTAGTAATTATAATTTTGAAAAACATCATTATGTTTACAATAATATTGTATCGTAATGGGTTATCACTTTTTTTCATTTCTCTATCAACTTCTAAAGCGATTGGAAATGATAATATCAACCATATAATTGCTATAATATACATAACTTATTTTGTTTAATCATTAACTACTACCCAATTGGATGGATTAGCTATTCCAATTGTATATGCTCCATTAAGCATTTTTTTAAGATATCTACGAGTTGGTCTATTCTTATAAGGTATTCGTAATGCCTTTAAAATATGTGAGAATGAATTACTACCTTTTGTATATGCTTTGTACATATCATTCATTTCAGTAAAACTAACTGCACCATTTGCCTCAACAAAGTCCAATATGAATTGAGATACTCCATTGAACCTTTCGTTTGTAGGTTCTTCTACACTAGAAAGTACTTTCTTAAATGCATCTTCCTCAATGTGAATGTGTTTTACTCTCACCTCATCACTATATCTTCCAGCCGCATCTTTCAATTTATTTAACAAAGATTCGGATGTTATATAATCCGGCTCCAATCGTTTATCCAATTCAATTCTCAATTTATTTTCTAACTTATCAGCCACCGTTGTACCCAATAACTGACCATTCATTCGAGCTATGCCTATACAATAGATTAACTCATTTAATTCTCTAATACTTAATTCCATATTATTATTGATTTATTGCGTGATAAATAGTTTCTCCGTTACTGAATCTAGCAGTAACTCCTAATGGTTGTGAATATTGATTGAATATGTTTTCGATATATTCAACATATGATTCAACCAATGTTTGAATACGAGGATGTGATTCGTATGTTTCATCTTCGTAACCATTTACATAGTAACGAACATGCCAATCTAAGTTACAACCTTCATAGTATCCACTACGAATAACAGGTGTAACATAAACCTCAACCTCATCATCATCGATGATTGTTGAATTACTGAATGAACCTAATGATTTGGATGGGAATGACCTCAATTCGTTTGGGTCAGTTTTACCATAATCAGAATAATCGGAATGATTATTTAATTCTGATTCTAAATTCTCTACTAAAAATTCATAATCGAATTCATCTTCTAATTGAACTGCGAAGATGTGAGAAGCATTTACATTGTGGAAGTTTGAAGTAGCCATAATTTAAAGTTTAAGTTTTAACGATTTATAATACAATATACAAAATAATAAGATACAAGTCAAGCTTTTTCTTATTTATTTATTTCTTCTTCTCTCCATATTTTAGATTGAATTTCATCTAATGAACCTTCAATCCATATTTCATCATCATCAATGAATTTACCAACACACCATTTATCCGGTGTTAATCCGTACATATCAATATACCCTCCTCTGATTTCTTTAATCATTGAAATGTTTACTAATTGTGGTAAGAATCTATTACCATGTGATGCTACATTTAATTTTATTATCATAGGTTCAAAGTTTAATAGTTTGTAATATTCTTTTTTTGTTTGTTCTGAATTACTATCATACTCATATGAATTATTGTATGAATATGGTCGTATCGTTTGTGGTAGTATAAAAGGAAACATATTTATCTTTTAAATTTTATAGAATATAATAACATCATTGGAACAAATAATGGTGCTAATATCATTGATGGAAATATTTTACCAAATACTTCAAACAATGTAAACTCATTCATATCATCTCCATGTCTTTCGGATGGATGTTTGATTAACCAATATACACCATAGATTGTTGTTAATGCCCAATAACCGATTAATAGATTTATCATAGTTTAAGTTTTAATTGTGTTTCATCCCCTTACATACTCCGTAGCCTTGTCGTTGTGATAAACGAATAAGATTCTCAGCTACATCTTTGGGAACGATTTGAATAGTGTTGCCAGTTTTGTGGTTTGTTATGGGTACACCACCAACCTTTTCAGTTGTACTACAATTAATACAGGATCTGTAACCATATTTGGCGAATCGCAAAACAGGCATATCACCTCCACATTTAATACAACCCATCATTTCTAATTTTACTTTCATATTGATTAATTTAAAGTTCTTCAACTACTCCTAATATTTCAGCTGCGATGAATAACACACCTGCTACCCAAATATCAGATTTACATAATGCGATACCAGCGGCAATTCGTAATGCGGATTTAACTACACTAATTCTAAAGTGCCAATTTGTTTTTGATTCTTTTACTTGCATATTATTTAATTTTTTTATCGTATTCTTTAACGATAGTGATTGATTGTAAATTTGGATTCTTATGTGCTATCTTCATCATTTGAGAATAAGATAACCCATCAAAGGTAATAGTATCACCTGATTGAGATACTATTTCAACATCGTAGTAAGTTTTATACATTTTCAGTAGGTTTAGTGAATTCGCTGTAATGATTCATAATCATCATTAATACATTTAGATAATGTGTGAATTGTGTTGATTCATCTTCATCAACCATTTTAATAGTACACACATTCCAAATTTCTAAACCACTACCTCTATCGATATCAAAAGGTACTTCACCATCATTAACAAAGTTTGGAGTAGCGAAGATAGTAAAATCTCTATCCTTATCATACCACTCTAATACACCTGATAATTTATCAATACTACCTTTGAAATTACCAATCTCTGAAATTTGTTTAAGGATATATTCAGAATTTATCCATTTTTGATTACTCATATACTCTAATTTTTTATTACATATGTAATATACGAAGATTTTGGGACATAGCCAAATATTTAGGGTATTATTTTTGGGGGTCAAAACCTAACTCGTTGATACTCAATAAAAAACTTTTATATACACATAACCCATTGAAAATCAATGTTTTATAACTAATTGATTATCAATGGGTTAGTAGACCCCCTATTTTGGGGTACATATTACAAAAAAACTATATATTATTCAACCAATTCCAAACGAATTGTACCATCCTCATTAAACCATCCCTTAATTCGATATGGCTTCTTATCAGCGTTGGATGCCGATTCTAAATACCCAGTTAGATGTGGAGCATCTCCATGCAAACCATCCCGTAATATTGTAGTGAATTCAATCTTATGCTTTTTGAAAATCGCTGTATCTTTAAAAAGAATATCATGCGTTCTTTCAAGCGTTGTTTCTAATTTAGAGAACCCACCCAATTTAAGATGACCGGCAGCTTGTAACTTACCCAACTTCCTATCCCAAAACTCCTGCGTTATATCTTCTTGCTTTGGTTTGGATAACATTCGCTTCATGCGTAAATCCCTAACTTTCTCTTTGGTATATTTGTTTCTCTTTGTACCTGCGAATATTGCCATAATGTTACTTTAAAAATGATACAATCTTTTCTTTGATTCCACTTTGTTTAATCCCTTCTCTAACTCTGGGTGTATGAACAAAGTTATCCAATCCCCAATCCAATTCCATATCACCCCAACTTTCATGCTTCTGAACCTTACCCATATTCAAGTCATCCACTGCAACCCAATGTGTAATTTGTGGATTATCTTTTAGGTATTGTAGAATTTCAAAGTGCCTTTCTTGTTCTAAATCGAATTGACGAGAGAAGCTGAAATCTTCTGGTACTTCACAATCGTTTATTGATTTGGTAAACCCTATTGGTTTCGTTTTGATGCCCTGTGATTCATAATACTCACCCATCTCCTCAACACTTGCCCATCTTTTCCAATCAGATGAGACAACAACATTAGCATTTGTTTCTTCCAATATCTCATTTAATACATCAATTGCTTTCTTATTAAAATTATCGAATCGAGCATCAACCGGCAAGCTCATCACACTTTGTGATAACTTTCTCATTGCTTCTCTTTGTTTCTTAAAACGACCACCAAACTCTGAAGATAAACAAATAACTCCATCGTGGTCTAAAAATATAACTTTCATCTTATAAGTTTTTAATTTCATTTACATAACGAGCTACATCATCTTCCGATAAATAACCCAACACATCATCCGTAATAGGACTCTCATACGATAGCTCACCATTACTATCCAATACTGCCAACTCATATAATCCATTCGGTCCTCCGTAGGAATATTGATGTTTTACAATACTAGCTCCCCATCCATTTTCAAATTGGATACGGCAAAAAATACCACCCATATCAGGCCACTTTTCAAATTTTAAATCGTTAAAGGTAATCATAATTTTAAGTTTTAATTGTGAGAAGATAGTAGGGGAATCGAACCCCTACTCGTTCCAAACTATCTTAGTTAATATTCTTAAACATTTGTGGTACAGTACCATAAACTGGCAACTTACCATCCCATTTGTTAATGTACTCTAATTGTAATAACAATGGTGTCAATGTTTTTTGTTTTAAACTATTAGCTTCAGCTTCAGCCTTAGCGGATGTTAATAATGCCTGTGCATTACCTTCAGCGGTTGCTACTTTAATCTTAGCCTGTGCTTCAGCCGTTTTAACTTCGTTCTCTGCTCTTAATGCTGCCTGAACTGCGTTGTTCTTAGCTTCGATAGAGCGTTTGAATGTTTCAGGATAAATCAAATTAGATGTGAACTGATTGATTACAAATCCCTCTTTTAACAAAGCGTTATCCAATAATCTACGAACCTCTACTTCGAATACTGCTCTATTACTAATCAATTCATCAGCCGTATATTTGTTAGTTGCCAATCTGAATGCATCGTATACTGCTGTTTTTAAGAAACCTTCTTCGATATCTTCCAATGGTCTACGATACTTACTAAAGATTGCCGGAACTTTCTCTCGTTGTACTGAATAGTTCATAATAGGAGATACACTAAACTCCGAACCATCCTTTGAGTTTACAATGAATGAATTCTCACCTTTGTATTCCTTATGTTGAATGAATGTAGGGAACTCATATACAGTCGTTGTAAGTGGATTGTAGAATACCATACCGGTAACTGCTACTACATCATCTACACCTTTGTTATCACCATACTGATTCACTTTAACACCTACATGTCCTGCATCAATCCTTTCGCATGATTTTAATAAAAAGATTGATAAAAATAATGCTACAATTCCACCACCAATTAACTTTGTCATTTTTTTAAATTTTAGTTGTTGTTTTAATTTATATTCTTCTAATTGCTTTTGACGCTCAACCTCTTGCTTAGCGTATCTTTCTTCAAATGTTTCGTAAATACCCATATTACTTTGTTTTATTTTTAGTTGATTTTAAAGTTTTACTATGTGCTTCAATCGGAAATTCTGATTTCTTTGAGGATTTGCGTTTTGGCTTTGGTACATAATCCAACTCCGTTTCACCTAATTCTTTTTCTTTCAACATTCGTTCAGCTTCTTTCAATTCATCTTTATCTATTAAACCACCATCGAATAGGTTATCTAAATAGAAATAAGTGAATGCTCCTGATATAATAGCAACTACTACTGAAATAATATTAGTAATAGTACTGGCCGCAGTTAGACCCGGATAGATAATGTATTCAAATACGAATAACACCCCTAACAATACGAACAAAGGTCCTAACACCTTTGGGTTAAATACTTTTTTTAATGCTTCTTTCATTACGAAATGATTTTGTTTGTTATTTTTAAAATTGTTTCCTCATCTTCTTTGGATAACCTCCATTTGTTATTAAATAGTTTATGAACTTGCTCATTCCATTCATCATCGGTACTCTTTTCAGAGTCATCCTTTTTAGCTATATAACCATCCGCATATAGGTCATCTACCAACTCTTGCTTTTCTCTATGTGTCATACTTGATAAAACATCATCAATATCCACATCTACATTAATGTAACTCATAATTTATAAATTTAAATGTTAATTACTATTACCAACTTGCCATATATTCGAAGTCATCAGCGTATTCATCCGATAAACAATCCTCAATGATTTTGATTGTATTATCAATATCATTGAAATACCACTCATCATATTCAGTTCCACCGAAGAAGAACCCACTAGCCGATGGTAACAATTCTGCAGCTTTGGAATTATCTTCCTTAACTTGCTTACACACTTCCAATAAGTCCTGCAACTTATCTCTACTCACATACGAACTCTGGCATTCATCGATACCATTCTGAACATTCTCAACGAACCAACGATGGATTTGATTAGCCTTACGCCAATATCCAACTTCCTCAACTACATACTTAACTCTTTCGGGTTTGATGCGAGTATCAATCTCACCACCTGTTTTAACGATAACCTCATTAACAACTTCTGGCTTATACCATTCACCTTGTCTGATATAATTCTTTTTACTTAAATACATGTCTAATCCCATAATTTCAAATTTTAAAGTTTATTATTTAATGTTCTACAATATACAAAATTTTTCTGATAATTCAAAATAAAAAGGGAGAAATTTCTTTCTCCCCCTTATTCACCATTAAACTACCACTACCACACGATAGTATCTTCATTTTGTTCATCCTTAACTTCATTGAAAAGTTTATCATCGGATGAATCAGTCTTAATATATTTCTGAACTAATTGCTTCATAAACACACGCTCTGAATCTAAACCTCCATCGTTAGAGAAGTAAGGTAAGATAGCGATATCAGCTGCCTCCATCAATGTGAATCCATCGTAGATTAAACCAGCCGCCTCAACATTAGCACGAGTCGATACGATTGTTGATACCTTACTGGCATCAGTCTTAACTAACTCACGCGTTGTAGAAGCGATTTCAGCTAAAGCGTTTAATGAATACTCATCAGCTTCAGGATAAATAAGTTTTAACAAATCGAACTCTGATTGTTTATCTAACAAGTCCATCTCAATTTGAACGAATCGGTCCATCATCGCACGGTCCATAATACGAGTCGATGTATAATCGTTACCGATGTTAGCCGTAGCGATAAATGTAACACCACTAGCAACCTTAACGATTGGTGAACCTTCAGCCTCATCCAAACGAAGGTATCGTTGTCCCTGGTCTAACACAGTCATTAAGATGTTCCAAGCTTCTGGATGAGCACGAGATATCTCATCTAATAAGATAATTGAGTTTGGAGTTTTAATCGCCTTAACGAATGCTGATTCACTAAAGAATGTACCCTTTACTTTATCGAAGTGAGTATTACCAATTAAAGTTGCTCTCGGGTCCTGCGTAGCACCTAAGTTAAAGTAGAAATCAGGTCGGTTAAGTGATTTAACCAATGATTGAGCGGCCAATGTTTTACCACAACCAGTCGGTCCAACCATCATAATGTTCTTACCACGAACTGCTGAACGAAGTAAGTATTTCCACTTTAATTGGTCCATAAATAAACCTTTCGGTTTGAAATCGTAACCTTTGTCGTGAATGAATGATTTCAAAGCCTCATGTGTTTCGAATGCCTCATGCACCGATTCAGCTTTAACTTCTTCAGTAGAATGTGCTAACTTTTTGAACTCATCCATCTCAACTAATTTGTAGGTTAATTTACCCGTCTTACCGATATAACCCTGAATAGCTTTATTATCAGCTAAGGCGTTTTTCATACGAGCTTTAGTTACTCCGGCAACTTTAGTTACCGATTTGTCATCAGTAGTCAACATAGCGAATGAACGACCTACTTGAATCACTTTGTAGATTTCGTTGGTAAAACCAATATTTAAATCTTTTTTACTTTTGTTTACTTTGGTAGTAGCCATAATGGTATAATTTAATGTTTAAAGTTTAAAATTCAGATTGGGGAACTATCTCCCTCAATTGTTTACACAATATACGAAGAAATTTCGATATTGCCAAACATTTTATCAATTATTTTTAAAATATTTTTAGTTGATTGATTATCAATGAGTTATGTGTCCCAAAAAACCCCCATTTATAAGTGATTGATTATCAATAAGTTGTGAAATAGGGGATTTTCACCCCTAAATCACGGGCTTTCCGAGCCTATTTTGTTAAGAACAATTCGTTCATCGTTTTTGCTACCTCAAACATATTCTCTACATTTACTGATTTAGCACCTTTACCATAACATTGTTCGAATAATTTCCAAGCGGTTGTATGTTTGATATCACCACTATAATCGGTAATGAAATACGATAATGTATTGATACCAGCATCTTGCATTCTCTTAACTTGCTTACGAGTGTGTTTAGCTGCTGCCTCACCACGATAGTAAATATCATCACCACCATTGTTAATAGAGTAGCAAGGTTCACCATCGGAGAAGTTTAAGAAGTATGAATCCGATTCGTTATTAGATGGAATCAATTGCTTCTGAATTGCTTCAAAACATAAACCTTCTGGTGTAGTGTTATTAGCTCGTAAGATACTCATATATTTACAAAACTTTTTGAAGTTGGATTTACGAGAATCGTATACAACAGCGATGTAAGGTAAACAACGAGACCCATTATCAGTAGAACGAATCGATACCTGAACATTGATGTTACGAGCCATTTCACAAGCCTTAACAATTGCCACAGTCGAAGTGATTGCTCTTCGTAACTTTTCACCACTCATTGAGCCAGAATAATCAATAGAGATGTGTAAGTTAGCTTTCTTAAATTGGTCAACCTCTTTAGAATAGAACACATTCTCATTATCGTATCCCAACGAAGCAACCATTCTACCATCAATCTTACCTTTAGTAAGACGAGAATAAACAGTCTCTCTACTCTCATTACGAACTTGCAATTTTTTACCTAACAATGTACCCAATGTAACACCTTTACGAACCTCACTTTCAGCCCATCGTTGAGCTTCCTTAGTTTTGTAATCAATGTAACTGAATGGGAATGCCTCATCATTAATTAGGGAATCAGTAAGATTCTTAACTACGATACAATCCACACCTTTACCAATGGTATTACCATATTGGTCTTGGTAATCAGAACCTACACGAACCAATTCAGTATCAGAAGCGGCAATGTTATCCAATTTATCAATTTCACCCTTTTGAAGTTTTTTCTTCTTAATAGCATCGTTTAAGAAATCCTTTTGTTTTTTGAATTTCTTAGCCAATTGTGATTGAGCTGCTTTACTCATTGTATCCTTACCATTAACATCACCTGCAGTTGGAGCAGATTCTGAATTGGAATCCGAATCGGTTTGCTCACCCTCAATACCTTCTGAACTGGCATTAGCACCACCTTGCGAATCATTCTTTTCTTCACCGGCGTCACCACCTTGTCCTTGTCCTTCAGTTGATTCTTCATCTTGCTCACCATTGGATTGTCCATCGGATGATTTCTCTTTGTTCAAATCACCTTCACCACCCATTGGTACATATTTAAGAATTTCAGAAACCACATCGATTGCCAACATAAAAGCATCTTCGGTATTCTTTAAACGCTTGATGTCGTTTAAGTTAATCATACGATAGATAGCTCGTAAACCTTTCAACTTACTCAAATCGGTTTTCTCATTGTGTAAGTTAATAATACGAAACATGTATGATTCAAAATCCTCATCAGTATACTCATCTGAAATGATACCTTTAGTAATCATTTTATCATTAAAGTAGTGGTCGTACATAGATGTGTAATACTCTCTATAACCCGGTGCTGAAGTGAAAATGTGATAGTCAATTCTACGGTCCTCAATCCAATTGGTTAATCCACCAATCAAATCCTTAACCTCTTTAGTTAATTTACCTTTAGAACCAATCTTACCTGTTGGTAAATACATTTCCGAAAACCCTTTGTGGTATTTGAATGTAGAAATAACACCAATAATAGTATTCACTATTTTCTCATTATCCCATACGATAGCAGTACCATTTGCTACTGAAATCTCATTCTCATATTTGGCTTTAGAATAAACCCAATGAACTTTATCAAACACACTACTCATTTCCTCTAACAATTTAAAGTCAGAAAGTAAGATGTGAGAACCTTCGTGCAATGCTAAACCTACGGAAACATCAAAGTTATCATCCACATCAGCGGAAAGGATAACTCGTTCACCATCGGTTTTAGAATCTGATTTACTGGCAAAAGTAACAGGAATGTTCTTTTGTGTTACAATCTGAACGAAGTTGGCGATAGCTCTTCGAGTTGCAGATAATTTGTAAAGGTCATTGGTTTTCTTAAATGCCTTTAAAGTATCTGAATCCATATCAGAATACTGGTCTAAATAATCGTATGATGTATTGTATTCATCATACCAAAAGGAACTAACTGATTTCTTTGAATCGTTACCCTTAAATTTGTTGAAAAAACTCATAGCTCGGAAATTTTATGTGTTTATAATTGTTTAAATCTCAATTGTTTCACAATATACGAATAAATTCCCATATTGCCAAACTTTTATTGAATTATTTTTAAAAAAAGTTATAAATCGTTGAAAATCAACTAATTAGGCATAAAAAAAGACCTACATATGTAAGTCTTTGATTATCAATTAGTTATAAAAATCCCCTAAAATTGGAAATCTTCATCACTTTTTAACCCTTTTGGGACCTGCGTTTGTGGTTTATTGCCAACAACTGTAATTTTGGTTTGAGGTTGCTGATTGGATTGTTGCTCTTTTAATAAATCTCGAATCTCTTCCAATAATTTTTTAATTGCTGTAAATTGTTCTACGTCCATAATATATTGTGTTTGTTGAATATGTTTTCTGATAATATCTTATTAACTACTTCCAAATTATTTGTATTTGTTATTTCATCGGATTCATAACATTCAAACAAAGAATTCATAATGGATTCGGATGTGTATTCGGTTATGTATTTTGAATTAGCAAATTTAAATCCAGCATCGTGTAAATCTTTCATATGCATTGGCGAAGTTATCAACATAGAATTTATATCAAATAATTCAAGCCAAGCACCTTTTAATATTTTTTCAGTTGTAAAATATGGTAAATCATTTTTATAATTAAAATGAGTTTCCGCTGTTAGGAAGTAATTACAATGCATGAAATCAAATGGTGCCGAAAAGTGCTGATTTCTTAATGTTTGAGATAATTCAAATACCGATGGTCTTTCATATCTTAGTATCTTTGTATCTAATTTATTTTCAAAATATTCAACATATTGATTTCTCCAATTCCTAATAGTTTTGGAATCTTGTTTCCATTTACTGATTCCATATAATCCTATCTTATATTTTTTTGAATATGAAATTCTTTCAATATCATTCCTGTCAATATAACAAGAACCATTGCATATATTAAAATAATGAAATGAAAATGAAATATCGTAAATATAATTTGGATGATTTATTAATTCAGGTTCCCAAGTAGATGTGTATACTTTTATACCCATATCAAGAATAGTTTTCCAATTCTTTAATTCATTGGTCATACCTTCCCCATAATACCAAAATCCAAAATATTTTTTATTCTTATCCAAACTATCCGCATTTTTTATAATAGTTGATAAGTTAGTAAAATTCAATTCTATAAAATCGGATTCGTTATCATTTCCGTTTAAAATAAAAGTATGTTCTTTGGTTTTAAAATAAAATTTAGATGATTCAACTATCTCATCTTTAAATGATTCTTCTGCCAAAAAATGACTTGTATTTAAAACGAATTTAATAACCATATTATTCGGTTTCGTTATTTAAAAATTCATCAAACTGCTTTCCAGCTTTTGGATTAATTTCATATAAATGTTCTAATGCTAATTCGTATCTTCCATTTATATTTTGAGTACTGAATAATTCATTTTGTAGTGAATCTATTTCATTACTTATTTTAACATCACCGGCTAATGGTGCTACCGATTCGGATACTACACTAGCTTTAACTTTTAATTCTTCAATTTCTTTGTTTTGCATATAGATTACACTTAGTAATGCGATAGCAGTTCCCAATCTTAATAGTGGGTTAATGAATTTTTTCATATTTACATTATTTGATTTTTATCATCTTCATTATCATCCTCACCCCAATTCAAAAAATCATCTCCTTTATAATCCGGATGATTCTTTTGCATGTAATCAATACCCTCTACCCATCTCCACGATATCAATGCCACTATGGCAAACATCAATCCAAACACTAATATATATCCCATTCTATTTGTTTTTTAATCGTCCTGCTCCTTTGTATGCCTTCCTATATCGAGGTTCATTTAAACTACTAATCTTAACACCTTCCACTTTATTGGATGCATGTATGAAATATGTGTTACCGATGTACAATCCACAATGCCAACCTGATGGAGATTGTCTACTTCTGAAGAATACTAAATCACCAACTATCAAACTATCCTTCTTAATCCTTTCAGTTTGATTCCATTGTTTGTATGCTACATTAGCTAATTGTTTATTGTACACATCCTTATACAACCTCTTTGTGAATTGAGAACAATCGATACCTCTTTCAGTACTTCCACCTAACTTATATGGTTTTCTCATCCAATGAGCCATAAAGTTATTCAATGTAGTATCCGATGTGGTTACATCATTGAATCCGTTTTCGTATTGGGTTTGTGCATTTACATAATGTGCCCATAGCATACATACCCATAATATTATTACTCTTTTCATATTAATCCCACCATCCCCTCATATCAGAACCATTGAACCAATCATTCCATGCATTGGCTTGTTCTTCTTTGGGTAATGTTTTTAAATGTTTTTTATAATCTAATATGGATTGTCCTTTGAAAATGTTCCATAACTCTCTCCATTCTCTATCATCAATTGTAGCTGATAATTTGAATACCTTTCTATTATGTTCCTTCTCTTCTTTGGTTTCATTATCCTTTAATGTATAGTGTCCATCCTCCGTAGGTTCAAACTCCCAATCATGCATAATCAAATTACCTAATTCCTTTTCAGCTTGCTCAATGTAGTTATCCGATAATCTATTATCTAACAATTGAATTGCTCTTTTGATTTTGGCAACCTTCTTACCTCTACTGGATTCTACTTCCATTCCATCTTTCTCCAATCTATCAACCATAATAGTTAGGGAACGATGCAGCATTTCCAATGTATAACGATAATCATACCAGTCATGTGAATATAACTCCTTACGGAATTTCCAAATGTTTCCAAAGAAACGTGGGATACCATATCTAATAAAGTCCCATACCTTCCATAGTTTAGTATCATACCAAACTAATTTCTCTACACTCTCAAAGAATGTATCTTTAAATTTTACTTTCATTTTTTTCCTTTTTTAATAATTTGCCCCTTCTCATTCAATTGAGGAGCTCTCCAAAATTCAAATACCACCCATCCTAATATGATGCCATATATTGCACCACCAATTGCCCAACCCATAACTTATTGTTTTATTGTATGTTCAATTCTAACCCTTACACAATTTTGTGGTAAGTGGTTAATGTGTCTATAATTGTTTATATATCCCATCATATTTGCTGAACCAATTGCGTTTGCTGAATGTACTACTACATCAACTACCGGCTGACCATCCATCCATTGATTCACCAACCATTTTGTACAATCCATACCAGTCTTTTCGGTAATGTTATCATAATTCAATGTGAAGTTTTTGGCAACATTAGTATGCCACTCTTTCATTGCTGTATCACCTAAATCGTGGTCTAATGAAATCAATCCAATATTTTCCAATCCGATGTACATAATGGTACTTACGAACTCATCATAATTTCTTACGATTGTCCAACCATTATCCAATGGAGTTCTTACATCATCTAAATATATTTTATGCTTCATCATCTACAAAATTTAATTCTCTACTAACAAAATCGTAATCAAATGTAATTGGTTTGTTATAAACCTCATATCTTAAATTACAACTACATCCATTGAATGTGTATATATCACCCCATGCATCTTTGTAAGGTATAGTTCCATAACCATATGCTTCGTGAATGTGACCGGCAAAGTGTAAGTGTGGTTTTACTTCCTGTAATCTATGATACAAATCCTCACATCCTACATTTTGATAATTGTTTTGAGTCTTATCACAATATCCGTAAATAGGTCCGTGAGTAATTACCATATCGGTATCATCAGGTATAGTATTCCACATTTGTGCAGAATCGTGTCCTCTATCCACATTGAATGCCCATCCATATCCAAAGGTTGCTGAATATGGTGAACCCCATATTTTGATTTGGTCTATCTCTACGAATGAATTTTCCAAATAGAATACATTTGGATTTAAATCGGATGTTAATAAAACTTCCAACCATTGTGGTTTACCTATTGATGCCAATCCTTCATACTGAACTCTATCAAAATATTCGGATTTGGTTCTGAATAGAATTTCAGATTCAAATGTTAAGTCGTGATTACCTGCTATGAATATCTTATGAGTATAGTTATCAATTTCATTAAACCATTTTACAAATCGTTTAACTTCGGATTCTCTACCAATAGAAGAAATATCCCCACTATGAATAAGGATATCACCGCCTGGCAATTTGCCATTTAATTGATTGTGTTTATTATGTGTATCACTAATGTGAGTTATTCTCTTCTTCATAACCTATTTCTTTATCACCTACTATTTGGTAAGCTTCTAATAATAATTCTAATGCCATATCCAATTTGTTTTGAATATCTGGCTCGTTTTCTGCCAATGGGTGATTTAATATATGTTCATCCAATGTACAACATAGTACATGAATTCTATCCATCAATTCTAAATAATGACCTGGATTAATTAAATTCTTTTTTTGTTTCTTTGATGACATCTGATACCGATTTTTCGGGAGTTTCTTTCATTCTTCTGATTGCTCTGATAATGAATTCACTTAACTTATCCTTTTTATCTAATTTTTTTACTAACTCATTAAGAGTATCTAAATCCTCATAGAATTTTCCCATATTAGATTCCTTGTGATTTTAATCGATGATTTTGAATAAATTTGTTGTAATCAACCTGTTTATAAGAACCAACTTCTGCATCATCTTCATCTAAATAATCTCTAAACAATAATTCAATCTCACCGCTCATTCTAACACCGATTCCGCTAAAACCAAATCCTTCACATATGATTGGTTTATAGTGTCCTTTAGGTATGTTAGCTGCTTCTTCTTCGATATCAAAATCCCAAGGAAAATCAAAATCATAGATTTCACAATATTGTTTACTAAATTCAGCCATATTATTTTTATTTATGAATATAAAGATACTATAAATATTTCATATTTCCAAATTATTTGTAAAAATAACTAATACCAGACCATTTGTTTTCAACAATATCTTTGATATCGATTCGTTGTCCGTTGGTATATTTTCCAGTTCTAATTTCAGCTATCAATTGTGGAACTCCCATATTATCTTCCGATAATGCCGTATCGTGAAATCCAATAATTCCACCCTTTTTCACCAATGGGTAGTATAATAAGAAATCACATAATACCGATTCATATGAATGATTGCCATCTATAAATAAGAAATCAATTTCTGATATATTTTTGTAGACATCGGCTATTACCTTTTCGTTATTAGAATATCCAATAAAAAATTGGGATTTACCATCATCCAATACCCAATCTCCATAGAATTTTTTCATATTACGACCAAACTCTCTGATTCTTTCAAAGTTCTTTTCGATTGTAATCACTCTATTGTAAATTTGCCTCCAAAGAAAATGAGTACTTCCAAAAAATCCTAAACCAATTTCTAAACAAACTCCGCCATTGGATTGTAATAGAACATCTATGAATTTTTCCAATTCCTCTCTATTTTGCTGAATACCAACTTCTTCATTTAAAAAGTTATTATGAATTGCCGGATATGGGCTAAAATCAATTGGTACATAGCCACCATTTCCTTTATCGGAAACCCAGTCATCTAATTGAAAAAGAATTTTGTCTTTTGTTTTATTCATAACTTTATAAAAATGGCTGTGGTGGGAGGATTCGAACCATCCATAGTGCGATTCAGTAAGTAACACTTTCGCCGGCCGGCTGGTGGTCTACCCCATATTACTCACCTATTTCGTTCTCACTACCCCCGAGACAGGAGGGCTTGTCTGCCAATTTCAACACACCACAATTTGCGGAAGGGGTAGGATTCGAACCCACGGACCTGTTACAGTCACTTGATTTCAAGTCAAGCGCGATAGACCAACTCTGCCACCCTTCCTTTATCTTAATAGATATTACTATTTCTTCTTTTTGCTTCTTCAGCTTCCTTTACCATTCTAATCCAAGTAATAGATACATCAATAGGTGCTAATACCCATGCCATAACCAATACCATAATTGAATCTAACTCTGGCGATGTTCCATAATCTACTCCTCTATTCTTATATTTTTTATTTAACTGATAGAAACAATAGATAATACATACAATGTAATAAACGATTAATGCGTTCATATTTTAAATTTTACTCTTTTAATAATTTGAGTTTGTGAGGAATGAATCCAATTAAAAAGGTTATTCGGTTTCAAAGAGGTTTGAGTGTTTTGAAATTACGCGACAAGTGACCCTAATATTGTTGAAGTTTGTTAATTATTCATTATCTTATTCGTTCATCCGCTATTTGGTATCATAGTAGAATTGTAAGAATAAACTAATTAAATGTTTTCAAACCCCACTCACTCAATATTTTTAGATTTGGGTATTCGAATTATGAATATCCAATTCATTTTGTAACTCTTCTACAATTTCTTGCAGATTTTCAATGATTGAATTGATATTTACAACCGTCAATTCAACTTCTTTTACTGAAGCAACACTACCATATCTTTCCGTTTGCTTACCTTCATCGGTTGGAACTTTCTTTAATTCCTTAATTTGACCTTTTAATTCAGCCAATTGAAAGATTTGAGCATATACCGGTTGGTTTGCTTTATGGATTTTTGCTTTCAACTCTACTAATTCATTAGATAAAGTTTGAATTTTATCCAATGTATCATTCATTGAATATCTACGAGGATTACCTTCCTCAATTGAATTATACTTTTTCAAAATCTCATATTGAGCTTTTAAATCAGTAACCAATTTGTTTTTTTGCTTTAGTGCTTGTTTAACATTCATCGTTTTAAATTTTATTTATACAAATATACTACTTATTTTTTAATTTTCCAAATTTATTTTATAATTTCAAATAAATGCCAAACAAATGGTCCATCCTGAAATGTTCCAATGTAAGTATAATCGGTATCATCGAATGGGTTACCAGTGCCAACGATTCTGAAATTTCTAATTTCCAACTCATTATTAGGATTAACTAATGCCCATATAGTTGGTTCGCCATCCTGCTTTTGAATTGCAAGAACTTTTGCCTCCTTTGGCATCTCAATAGCATAGTTAAATCTATATTTCCAAATTTCCTTTATCATAATACTTCAGTTAAAATTCTCCATTCTTCTAGCATATTGCCATTAAAGGTAACTTCTACTGGCACATCTTTTAATTTATCAACGCTATTTACCTTTGCTTCTTTTAGCAACTTTGATACCAATCGCATTGTTTCATCGAAACCTTTGATTCTATCCTCTTCTTCCCATTTAGTATAATCACTTCGTTTAACCATTTCCGGGTCCCATGTACCTTTGAAATCACCAACACCCCATCCGGTATTTCCCAATGTAACCGATAAACCTATGCAGGCATCCTGATACCCACCATGTCCGAATTTAACTGATTGAATCTTTCCTAATTTTTTTTCCATAACTTATTTTTTAATGTGAATCTCCAATATCATGCTTCTCACCATAGATTAAATAATCAGGGTTGATTACTTTAGCAATCTTTTGTCTTTCGCCTGTTTGATGTTTGATTACAATACCTTCATGTGGTACTTTAGTTCCTTCAATGAAGTTATTGAATACAAATTTATCTTGTACTGATTGTGACCAATTACCATAATACAATTCCTCAACATATGGTAATTTTAACATATCTCTGAATAACAACTTTGAATTGATTGTACTCAAATACTCACCATTCTCTTTTGCATCGAATCCTACGAACTCAATCTCCTTCAACCCATAATCATATCCCTTTTGAATTCCAGCTCCGTAAATCTCACCATATAAGGTAATACCATCACCAATTTCAACATCATACAATTCATCTTTCACATAATCCCATAATTTGTTTTTGATGTCATATTTCTTTTCGATTTCATACCAAACATTCGTATCATAAAAACCTTGTGAATCCGAACCCTTTTCAACATTATGTGAACCAACTACGAATTCATATTCAACCCACTTGTCTGCCAATCGTAAGAATTTCTTCACCTTATCCCACAATGATAATTTGTTTTTCTTAACAATACCATAACGGGCATTTGTTCCGTGAATCTTACGAGTGATTTCAACTGTGTCCTCTTCGGTAAACAATCCTGGCACATTCTTTAAGTTAGGGAACTTATAGTAAACGTGGAAATTAGGATTGTCTTGATAACGAATCTTTCTACCACTTGCTAATTGAATTTGCTTAACCGGTGGTTCATATTTGAAGATACCCAATAACTCCATTACATCTTCACCATTTTCCCAATAATACCCAATACCTTTGGTAAATTGTTTTTTCATTTGAGGTAAGTTATCAAAATCGATAATCAAACATTCTGAATATACACCTCTTAACTTTACAGTCCTAACTCTACCACCATTTCTCAAATAATTGGTTACTCCCAATTTTTCAGATAATTCAAATGGAATAACTGCATCGGTAGTTGCACATACGACTGTTTCACCAACTTTATGAACTCCTTTCTTTACGATACAACTCCAACCACCTACTACGGCTTGTTCAATGTTATCAGCTCCTACGATTTCTTTGATTTCCGTAACTTCTGCTACGAAACATACGCTATTTAAATTTTCCATCTTTTAATATTTTCATTAATATATTATTCACTTGTTGCTCTATTCCAAATTCAATAATTGCTTCTAGCTTTTTATTTTCCATTGATGTTTCAAAATAGAATCGATTCATACCAAACTTTAATTTGATTTGATGTAATTTGAAATCAGGTAGATTAACCAATCCATAATCCATAATACTATCCAAGTAATCAGTAACTTCTGGTATATCGAATTCCAATCCACCCCAACCTTCTGGTATGTATTGTTTGTATTTTGTATTAAATTCTTGTTGTGTCATAACTTTACTTCAAATCTATTTTTCATTTGTTCTAACTTATCAGCAGGAACTCCATGTTGATTAACACCACCATGTCTATTCTCTACGATTAAAGAATAAACTGTATAACCATACTTTTTAGCCAATTCATAATATTCATCCATTTCCCAATATTGAGTGAATGTATTTGATACTACGATGTTTGGATAGAATTGGTCATTCATCTGATTATCCTTCATAAAGGTTTCTACTCTAAATCTACACCAATTATGTGCTTTAGGTAAATCCCTTGCATTGAATTTATATTCGCCAGTTTCTTCATCTATGAAATAATCATCGGCTTCACAAACTACCAATTCACTCCACATAGTTTTAGCGAATGTAGATTTACCACTACCTGGCAATCCTCTTAATAATATTAAATTTTTCATAAATTCTATTTTAAAAAGAAATTAAATGTTTCTTTGATAATACTCATATTCACTTCTTGCATAATCAACCACTTACACCAAGCAAGTGGAGCAAAGAAGAAATCCATAATCGCCCAACCAATACTTTTATGTATCGTATAACCAATCATTGCAGTTGGTAATTGAAATAGGATGTAAGGGAAATTGAATACCTTAATTGTTATTTTTTTATCTTCCATTTTATCTATAATTTTCTACAATCTCGTGATGGTCAAACTCAAACATACTTTTGATTGGTTGTCTATCCATCAATCGTAATACATCTTTTAATTCAATTGGGTACAATCCGTTACCATCTACTCCCACATCCATCATCTTACCTTTACCAACTCGTATTCTCGGTTCAAAGTGAACATGTCCATGTAAGTGAATTGCTCCCTTCGCCATATTATCCCAACTTGCGATTGGAAAGTGCATTAAGGCAAATCGTTGTTCTCCAGCTAAAGGAGTTCCAACTCTCCACTTCACATTTAAGTTTAGGTATTTGTTTACCGAACTGAAAAGTGATTGACACCCTTCTTTGTTGTTCTCAATGTGGTGGTCATGGTTACCTGTAATGATATGAACATTCTTACAAATGATTTGATTTCTGAATAATTCAATTTGTTCAAATCCACCAAAACTCCAATCACCTAAATGAAATAGAATATCATCTTGCCCAACTACTTCATTGATATTACCTACCAATGTTGCGTTCATATGTTCTAATGTTTTAAACTCTCTACAAGTCACCGGGTCTGTCCACTTTGTTGTGGCGGAACAAATATTTGCGTGATTGTAGTGAGTATCACTTGTGAACCACAATCTTTGTCCTCTTTCTAATGTTAGTTTCATATATCTAAACTATTTGGATAATACAATAATGTTGGATTCTTCTTTTGGATATCAATGTTAGGATATTGCGTTTCAAATTCCTTTACATCAAATCGTTTTGTGATAAGATGAACTCCATTTTTAGTTGGAACTATACCTTCCGTTTTATTTCCTTCGGGTCTTAATTCCGTAATGAATTTATCAATTTTAATAATTTCTTCTCTATTGGTTGTATCAATATCCACAATCCATCGTTTCTCATTCGTTTTCAATTGCCCAACTACCGAATCGAACACATGCTTTTGATTGATTTGACCCGATTGGATACGAGTTACAATTTCAGTAATCATATTCATCGCAACATCTTTATGGTTTTGTTTCTGAATGTGAATGTATGCTCTTGCTTTAAACATCTCACACAACTGAATAATCTCATCATAACGAGATTCCAATTCTTCGATACTTTCAATACAATAAGTTTTGATTGTTCTCACCGATTGATGATTTGCTTTATCGGTAGTTTGGTCTTTCTTACGCTTGAAAATATATAGCATATAGAAATCACCTACACTTTCAAAGTTTAATAATGGTTTAATAAGTTCTATATTGTTTATCATTGTTTCAAATTTTATACTCAAATATACGAAAAAAACCTCACATTTCCAAATAAAACATGAGGTTTTTAGCAAAATAATGGTTTAATTGTTACCCGAGCTGGATTCGAACCAACCCTAAATGCACCAAAAACATTTGTGCTACCGCTACACCATCGGGCAATAATCTCAAGCATTCTACTCCCCGCAGTACGGAATTGTATCTTACTTAGCCCA